CTTAGCCATATTATTAAAATTATTTATATAATTACTAAATATAATAAAATATAAAAAATCAAAATGAAAAACAAAATCAAAACCAAAACGAAAAACAAAATGAAAAAAAAACAAAATGAAAAAAAATCAAAATGAAAAAAAAACAAAATGAAAAAAAAAACAAAATAAAAAGAAAAAACAAAATGAAAAAAAAAATGAAAAAAACAAAAGAAAAAATAAAAATTGATTTTTTTTTATTTATATATTATTTGTACAGCCTTGTGCACCACCAAGACAATTTACAATGACTGTCAATCCAAATTTGGCAACATTGATGCGTGTGATTGAAGAAAACCAAGACAAAATGACAGAGGGTGAATATCTTGAAGCTATGAATGCATTGGGCGCACTTCATCGTACTGCAACTTCTGCTGTTGTTGCTGCTGCCGCCGCCCCCCCTGCAGTTCTTCCTCGTGTAAGCGACGACGACTACTTACAGTACGCCCCATCATCACCACCATATTCATCTATATGGGACGACCTTCCTCCGCTTCCTGCACTTCCTGCGCTTCCTGCACTTCCTGCACTTCCTGCAGTTCCAGTGAATTTGTTTAGCAGTGTGCGAAGTTTGTTCAGAGGACATGATGATTATGAACTGTGGAGTCGCGTCACTCGTGTGCTGAGACACATCAGCCCAGAATCATGGTTGTCAATGTCTCAACAACAACAAGACGAACTCAATCGTGAGTCTACGTACAAGATTGCCGAAAATCAAAAACGCATTTTCAGAAACCCGCCTCCATCATCTTGTCCTTTTGTCGCTAGACACGCTGTCGGCGATTGGAGAACAAATGAAACAGAAACATGGACATGCGTTTGCGGATACAGTGGAAAATTCAAACACTGGCAAAAACACGAAAGGAGCGCACGTCATCAAGAATGGGCACAGCATCGCATCGTTCCTGAAAAAGTTTTATCAACAATGAAAAAACAAATTCAAAAAGACGAACAAGGAACTGTGATTGAACGTATGCGCCCGTTATCCGGCGGGCTTCGATACTATTTGATTCGCCAAGAACAAAACGAGTGGACGCATCCCGAGTTGTTTCCTGAAAACATGAGACGCAACGACGGACAAGGATGGTTCGTTCTTCAAAGACATGTGCGCGAAATTAATGAAATTTGAACAACAAATACCAAAAAAATGAAATTTGATTTGATGATTGAAATTTGAATGATGAATGAAAAACAAAATGAAAAATGAAAAACAAAATGAAAAATGAAAAACAAAATGAAAAATGAAAAACAAAATGAAAAAAAATATAAATTGATTTTTTTTTGTTATTATTGATATTATACAGTTCCGTTTAGAGAAGACGACAAGAATATGACTATGAATATTCGCGACAAGTGGTGGGCAGGTGAAACTTTCGAAGAAGAATGGAATGCCACAAGCGAAGCTGGCGGGGCGCGTGCAATGGTTGTAAGAGACTATTATCCCAGAGCATTTGCAAGAATGTCTCAATACCAAAGAGGTCGCCTATCTGACGTTGACCTACCAAAAACAAAAAGCTCCAATCCAAATGCAGAACCGATGTTTTGCGATTCATGTATTCTGGATCGCCAGGACCATTGCACCGGATTTAATTACTGCGTTGAACACACGCATCACACTGGACAGCGCTTCTGGTTTTGCGACGATTGTAGCAAGTGCTACTATCAAAGATTGTCTCAAGGCAAGAACATACATTTTGATGAAGATGAGCGGGCAAAAGAAGAGTGGATTAAACTCGAAGTCGAAGTCGTCACAACAGAAGTGTTTCAGAGCCTCAAGAGAGCAGAGAAGCAGCTCAAACACAACATTACACGCAACGAGTAGACGCAACGAGTAGTAGTTCCCGAAAAAAAACAAAAAAGATAACGAAAAAAAAACAAAAAAATAAAATGAAAATAAAAAACAGAAACAAAAAACATAAATTGATTTTTTTTATTATATATATAAATACAGTAGTGTCCACATCTATCAATTTGAATGGGGAAAAATATCAAAAGAAACTGCGGAAATATATGTTCTATTTGTAATCACAAGGAATGTTTCTTGTATCTCTATAAAGTTGAAGAACTGAGAAAGATGCATGAGTATGCCAATCACATGGCGAACATATCACCCGAACGCTTGTATATGCGACAAATAAAGATGACTCATGCACACCTGAAGAATCTTGGTGAAAAACCTTGACGAAAAAAGAAAAAAGAAAAAAGAAAAAAGAAAAAAGAAAAAATAAAAAAAGAAAAAAACTCACAAAAAATCAATCAAAAAATATAAATTGATTTTTTTATTATTTATATTATTTTTATCAGTGACCCTTAGAGGACGATTACGACTACGACGACGAACGATGGCTTCCATTAATCCCCAACGCAAACAACAGCCCAAAGAACAGAAGCAGCAGCCCAGATGGAAATGGAGTGGCAGCGATGAACCTCAATCTTACTACTCTCGTGAAGACGATGATGGGATAACTTTGAAAACAGCTACCAAATGGTATGATGTTAAGTACCCCGAGTACGATGAGTATCCCTATGGACGTGACGATGATGATTTGCACAGCGAGCATGACGACGTTTCTCCCCCTTCTCCTCGCATTTCATCACTCTTCTGGACTACGCCGCTTTCGATTGCTTCTGGTGAAGAACCCATGTTTGAACCCGAGTACCCCGAGTACGAAGAGTACACTCATGTTCCCTTCATGAACCTTACGAAAGAACAGCGCGCCGAAAAAAGCAAACACTTCAAGTTTGGCTTGTGTTGCGATTGCGACTACGGGCTTGACGACAAAAGCGAGTTTGTTTGTCAGCCACGACGCAATGGCTGTGCGACCATCTATGCAAATACCTGCAATGCGTGCTACAACTATCACATGAATCTGTTTGAAAAGGGTGTTGGAGGCGAACACGGCGGCTGCAACTGAAGTCGAAAGTCATGAAGACATGCCGCAAAATAGATGGCGGGTCACACATCTATTTGCGGCACCCCACAGGTAAGTAAATATTGTTCTTGTTCTTGTATTTAAGTATTTAAACAAACAAAAAACAAACATAAAAAAGAAAAATTGAGTGTCCGAGGCTGTAGTGGTATTGGGACAAGAAAAACAAAAAACAAAATTGATTTTTTTTTACTTGTATTTATTTTGTGTAGTTTCCTGTTTCCCTGATTCACATCGTCATACAAACAAGTAAATAAAAATGGCTAGAGAAAATTGGAAGGCTTTTCCAGCGACTTTTCAAGGAAACAGCTGGCTTCATACTTGCTGCATTGACGACGACTTTAGGGGACTTATTCAACACTGTCTTACTGATATAAATGACAACTTGATTTCGCAACCCCCCGTTTTTGTGTATGGAAGAATGTGTCATCAGCGTCGTGATGTTGGGTTCTTCAGCGACGCCGTGAGGACCTACAATTATTCGCGCGGCAATGAGATGAAGGCGCAGCCTATTCCATGTTCGCTTCACTCCTTGCTTATGGAAGTGAATCGCATGAAGAAGGAAAAGTATGGAGAACTGGCTTGCCCTTTTAACGCGATTCTCGTAAATAGGTACAATACAGGCAAAGACTACATTGCGGCTCACAGCGACAGCGGTATTTATAACAAAGATTGCGGCGTGTGGTCGCTGTCATGTGGTGGTCTTAGGACTTTTATCATTCGCGATAAGAAGACAAAGTCGGTTGTTGCTCGACTCGCTCTTACTGATGGTCTCATTTGCGAAATGGGTGGCGAAGACTTTCAAGACACTTACACCCACGAGGTACCTCCTGAGGCGAAAAATAATGAACCGCGTGTTAGTTTTACTTTTAGAACTCACCCGCAGGATTAAATTTGTATTAAAAAAAAAAAAAAAAATTAAAAAAAAAAACAAAATGAAAAAAAAAACAAAATGAAAAAAAAACAAAATGAAAATAAAAGAAAACAATCAAAAAACAGCAAAAAAAATCAATGAAAAAAATATAAATTGATTTTTTTTTATTTTAATTCAAATCAATTAGTGTTTCCGTTTCAACAAGAATGTTTCAATCCGCCATTTCCCCTATTCGTGACACGAAGGGTGATTACACCGTCAACATTGTTTCCACGCCATGCTTTCCAGATTCACCTTTGCCAGCCGCTGCCGCCAAGACCAAATTGTGCCTTCGTTTGTTTGAAGATTCGTCATCAGTCAGCTATTCGTCGGAATGGACCACCGATTCTTCATCGAATGACTGGACCACCGACTCTGAAGCCGAGTCTGAGGAATCAGAAATTCCATTCCAGTGGTCTGCCACACCATAATGAGTATACCATATAGTAGTATAGACCAAAGAAACAAAACAAACAAAAAAGGAAAAATCGAGTGTCCGAGGCTGTAGTGGTATTGGGACAAAAAACAAAAAATATAAATTGATTTTTTTTAAGATATGTTTATCTCGTGTAGTTTCATCCAAATAGCGCAAGCGAACCCTCACAGCGAATGTGTTGAATATCTTGACGAACTCGCGAGCGTAATTGGACGTTTAGACGACAAGACTCGAAAGTTGTTGGTAGAAAATACAAAATTGAGAAGAAACAACGAAGAGTTGAAAACGCAAAATCAAGAGTTGACAAGCGAGATTGTTAAAGATTTGAAAAGTGACATTGAAGATTTGAAAAGCGACATTGAAGATTTGGAAAGCGAGAATGAGAAGTTGAAGAAACAACTGGCAGAGTTCAAGGAAAAGATAATGCAGCTGAACTTTGTCTTGAAAATCATGGGACACCCGCAGTCCGAGCCCGAGTCGGACGAGGATTGAAGTTGTGAACTTGTATTCATTCAAAACAAAATGAAAACAAAATGAAAACAAAATGATTAAAAATAGAAAAAATGAAAAAAAAAATAAATGAAAAAAAAAATCAATGAAAAAAACATAAATTGATTTTTTTTTATTTACATTTGGTGTATGTAGGTTTTCTTTCTTCGTTCAGACAACAATGGCAGCTCGTTTACCACCTCACACTACAAGATACATCAGGTCTTCCGGTCTCAACAAATGCGGTTTACAAGGCAGCCGCATTTACATTCCAGCGTTCAAAAAAAGAGACGACAGAACAGTGGATGAAGTCATTCCTCACTGGACTCCCGGCGTTATTTCATTCTTCGAAACACCGGTTGAATTCGATGAGGAATGGTTTCACATGCTTGTCCGTCATACCAACGACCTTGACGACCCACGCTTTGTTTACCGCGATGGTGACAGTTTCATTCAAAATGTTTTGATTCCCAATGTCGAACAAATTTGCGAAAACGTTTGCATTCCACGCGGAAATGTTGATGGTTCGCTCATTGAAATGTTCATTGCCGGCGCAAACATGACCACCAGCGAAGCCGTTCTCGAAACATGGCAAAAGCTGGTTAAAAAAACGATACATCGTCAACTGCAAGAAACATCCGAGTAAGGCAAGGCGTCCCGTCGTCATTCACATGCAAAACCATCCAAAAGTATTTAAAAAATATAAAAATAAAAATAAAAAATAAAACAAAAAAGAAAAATGAGTGGCCGAGGCTGTAGTGGTATTGGGCCAAAAAAAAACAAAAAAAAATAAAAAACTTTTTTTATTATAAAAAATAAAAATTGATTCTCAAACGATAAAATACTTTTTTAGTAAAACTTTTCAAGACGTGAGTATCCAATGTCTGAACCTGTTAAAATGTCCAAAGAGCGTCGCAGTTTGCTGAATAATAAAATAAACCGCGAGATTACCAGACGCGAAAGATTAAAGTCAAAAGAAGAAGCGATTGGAGTTTCGAGTGCAGCATTTGCATTACCGATTCCAACAGGAAAATTGACAACGTTGTCATTTTATGCAAGTGCGAATCCAATCTACTACTACTGGACAGTTGACAAAGATAAAGGTCAGTGGCTTCCAGAAAAGTTCAACAAGAATATCGGACTTCCAGAGTTCATCAGAGATGTTTACACAAATAATGTCGTCATGAACCCGAGCTTTGTGAATATTAACACATTTTCAACCGAGTTCATTGATGCAATGGATACTCTGCATTCCAAAATGCAACAAGCACAATGCATTACCGAGCGCGAGTTTGAAGAAATATTCAAACGTGTTTTCAGCGCATCTTACAATATCGCTAGGTATTATTTTGAATGGGAGAAAACCCATTTCGGCGTAACAAAAGTTTGCCAAAAGTGGCACAACACCGTTTGGAATGAATGAACCATGCATGCATGCATGACATGAGAACGATGAACCATGAAAAACAAAATGAAAAAAAAAATAAAAAATGAAAAATGAAAAAAAAAAAAAACAAAATAAAAAAAATGAAGAATAAATTGAAAAAAGTATATACAAAAGTAATGGAAAAAATATAAATTGAAAAATCAAAAACATAATTTACATTCATCAGTGTTTCATCATCAGTTTCAATCGAATATAATGGAGTTTGTCGCCGCCGCCGCTTCCAATGTTGCCGCTAATATTGCTGGAGCCATTTCTGAATCCACGCCTGTCAAGGCTGTCAAGAGGCTTTCAGCTACTCAAATTGTAAAAAAAATGATCGGACTTGAATCGGCGCTTTCTATTCTCAGGGACCAACTCATTGCTGCGTCGGTCATGGACACGAATGGAGAACCTATTCAAAAGAAGAAAAAAGAAAAAGAACCAAAAGAGAAAAAACAAAAAGAACCAAAAGAGAAAAAGGAAAAAGAATCAAAAATCCCAATGCCGTGGACCGGTGCTCCTGACTACAGTGTATGCATTGGACTCAGAGCGCAGTACGGTCTCTTCATTCAGTGCGGCAAGGACAAACAAGAGTCGTCGGACTTTTGCGCTGACTGTGTTGCAAAGTGTGGTGACAACGGACAACACCCTGTTGGAACAGTCAAAGAGCGTCTTGCATTTCCTGTTGGTCAATACGTTCATCAAGAGACGGGCAAAAAGGAGTCTCATTACCTTGACGTCATTACCAAGATGAGCATTTCCAAAGAGGATGCGCTTGAAGCCGCTGCTGCTCGCGGAGTCGAAATTCCAGAGTGGATGCTGGAGCCCATTGAAAAGAAACGTGGTCGTCCTGCGAAGTCGTTGGATGCTGCCGCTGCCTTCGCTCCAAAGACTCCCAAGCCAGTCAAGGAAAAAAAGGTAAAGAAAGAAAAGAAAGTTGCAAGTGTTGAGACTGCCGACACTCCTGAAAAAGAAGCCGCCAACGGCGCAGAAAAGAAGAAACGCGGTCGTCCCTCCAAAACAACTCTGCAGTCCAATGTTGGCGAGGATGCGATGCGCATGCTTGTTCTCCAAGCTACAGCTGCAAAGAAAAAACGTTTGTCCTTTGACCCAAGCGAAGCGGAAGTTATTCCCATTCACCTTGATGATGATGACGAAGACACGATTTCGTCATCATCACATGAAGGAGTTGCTACCGAAGCCGCCGCCGCCACATCATCATCCCCCGTTCAAGCCGCCGCCAACGCTATCTTTGACAGCGATGGTTTCTTGTTTGATGACTCTGAAGAAGAAGATGGGGAGGCAAATCAGCAGCAACAGCAGCAGCAGCAGCAGGAAGAGGTCGTCACGAGTCAATCTGAACAACCTGCTGCTCCTGCTCCTGTGAATGAAAAGAAGAAAACCAAAAAGGACAAATCTGAGAAAAAAGACAAAACTGAGAAAAAGGACAAAAAGGACAAAAAGGACAAAAAGGACAAAAAAGACAAAAAAGACAAAAAGGACAAAAAGAACAAGAAGGAAGAACAAGAGCAGCAGCAGCAGCAGCAGGTTGTTCAGAGTGACTGCGAGGATGACTTCCAAGAAGAAGAAGAAGAAGAACAACAACAACAACTTGCTGTTGCTCCTCCTCCTGTAGCTGCTGCTGTTGTTACTCACCATGATGTTGAGGAGGAGGAGGAGGAAGAAGAAGATGAGCTTGAATGCGAAGAGTACGAGTACGAAGGCGAAACATACGGTTTGGCACCTAACGGAGACCTTTACACTCAAGAAGGCGACCATGTTGGAAAGATTGTCAATGGTGAAGTGGTCTTCAAGCGCACGGCAGTTGCCCCAAGACGTCGCTAAGAAATCAGTCGCGTATTCATCAGAAGGTAAGTAAAAAAAGGTAAGTATTTTTTTTCACACATTTCATACTCGCATAAATGCACCAATTTTGCGTGTTTTATTTCTAGTAACATTATGACGTCTGTTTATTTTTGATGTTGACATTTGTTTTTGTTTTGACGTCTTGGTTGAGGTATGACGATGGTTATTGCGACGAGTACGAAAACGCAACTTGTGGGATTTATTTTTATTTTTAAAGAACATTTTAATGTAAAATAAAATTTTATCTCCCATTTTTTTATAACCTTCAATTACATTTGCATTTGCATTTGTATAAACATTGGACTTGTCCGGCGTATTCAGTAAAATGAAATTTGATTTGTGTAAATTTAATTTTGTATTTGTTTCATTTGCATCATCAACTACTCCCATTCTTTTTTTTATGGATTGGTTAAATTTCTCTCTATTATGAGGAAGGATGTTTTTTCCAAGATTACTATCAAGGTAACGTTTTATAAGCGTCGACGTGGGAAGAGTTTCAACATATGGTTTTACATTAATGTACAAGACATTCGGATGTCGCATTCCCGGGTGGTTCAAATCATCAATAAAACAAATTTCAGAAGTTTTTGAAATATTTGCTACACGAACAAGGTCTTCGTATGTTTTATTCTGTGTAGTTCGCCCTTCCTGTACAATTTTTCCATTTACTTTGAATGCCGCGATAATTTGGTCAAATACTTGTGTGCCAACTTTATAATCAAAATATTTTGAAATATTTGCAACCCACATTCGCGGTCCTTGATTGTTTGTGTATATAATTATTCCTTTACATGCACCTTCTCTCTTTTTTTCAGAAACATACTTTAAAATTTCGATAATATTCGGGCGAATGAATTCCGGATACAAGTCTAAAAGTTCATTGAAATTATCAAAAACGACTCGAGAGAAGTCGCTATAATAATGATTGAGCGCATCAACAAATGCTCCAAATTGGGAGAAATAGCCCAAAGTTTCATCAACATCAAACACAACATATTTTCCATTAGTTTGTTCACTTTTAATTTCTGACATGATTATCAGCTGATTTTTTTTTGAATTGGTATATCTAATATATACATATAAAATAATTTTTACGCATATATTATTTTTTATTAATAAAACCTCTTAAACAATACTTTCACTCGATACTTTTTATGTCTATTTTTAGTTTTTTCAAGGTGAAAGTCACGGTCTTTTTTGTCTATATCGAATCCATAAAACTGCATATAAACATCCTTTGTTAAATCAAAGTCTTCGACAGGTTGATATTCATTGTCAAGCATCAAGTAGACATATTTTTGACCCACTGCGTATGGATATGGAACTGCACTATTTCCAACAGGTGAATAATATTTTTCAATCACATCTCCATCTTTTGTTTTAAACGACCGAATTCCGTCACCTATATATATGTAGTCATCCTTTCCCGTTTGTAAAAGTATGGTGTTCCCTCTTCCGATTCCTTTTTCCAAATCATAAGCTGGGTCATTCAATTCATTATCTCCAACAAAGATTTTCTTGTATTTTGACTCCATAATTTTACCTTGCATTTCATCACTGTCCGTTTCTTCATGATAATGTTGGTTATAAACTTCAACGTGCCCGCCATAGTCAAATACTACAAAAGGTGTTGAACCGTTATCAACAATTTCATAAATATGTTTTGGTTTTTCCTTTGCATTAACCATGCCTGCTGGCAAACACTTCAAAAAACTCGAAACATTTACAGGTGCAAATGCTGATTTTTTGTATGCGTATTTATAAAATGGAGGTGATGTTCGTTTTAATTTTTTGGAACACTCCGACTGTTTAACAACGGTTTTTGTCGCGGTTTTTGCCGTGGTTTTTGCCGTGGTTTTTGCCGCAGATTTTACCCATTTATAGACTCCATTTTTGTCAGCTTTAGACGTATACTTTCCACCGTCATTCCCTTTCATTGTTTTACCAGGACAATCCGCTGCAGAATAAGGAGGAGAACCACGCAAACGATATTTTTTAGTTTTTAGCTTGGTACATTTTTCCATTTATATATATTATTTTATTTAAAAAATTATTTTATTTGAAAATTCTTAAAAAATATTTTTATTTATGCGATTTGGAAGAGAATGTCCAAATAAAATCATATACGCTAAAGCTAATGCTGCAAGTAGCATGCTCCTGTCTTGCGCTACCTCGTACGGTTGTTTAAGTACGAAAAGCATGACAAAATATAATAAAAATCCAAACAAAATGGAATGAAAAAGATGATTCATGGCACCGTGCATTTTCAAATAATTAAAATAGTTATATATTATCAAAATATTTTAATTATTTTAATCAACCAATGTTATTATTTTATCTTTCAATAAGGAGAGTCTACCCGCAAGAATCTTCTTTTTATTTGATGTGAATCATTCTTACACATTTCCATAATTACTAAAGCCCTCATCATTTGAAGTTCATTTTTTATGCATTGAGTTTCAATTGTACTAAAAAGTCCGTTATTTAACATATAGTCATAAATAACATCAAACCCTTGCTTACTTACATTAATTTTCAAATTGTTAGTACTTCCATTATCATAGTCATCGTAATAATCGTAATATAAATGCTCTGGATAATTTGCACGACTCAATAATGCAATCAACCCACCATCTTTTAAAATCGCTTCATTACCATGAAACAGCGCACATATTCCGCATTCGTTATTCGTGTTGGTATGGTCACTCGTATCAGCAGCATTAATGCATGCAGTTATTCTCTCCATTTGATTCGTAAAAATATCAACTTGAGCATTGTACGCGTCTATATCCGCATCTGATTTGATGAAATATGTTTCTTCCATAGTATTTAATTCATTTTTAATGTTGGTTATTCGGCAGTGTCCAATCTTCTTATAAGCTCGCAGAGCCGCACCGTTAAAGGCATTTACCCACGCTTTCAAATGAATGTTGTTATTCGAATCCGACTCCATTTTATAATGGTTAATTATAAGATTTATAATATTGTTTTTAAGCCTAAAATCAATATTATATAATAGGGGAACGTAGTTCCCATTTAAAAAGGAGGGGTCAGAGGGGAACTACGTCCCCCTAGTTAAAAGAAACTATTACCTAGGTGTTCGTTTGCAGCAGCAGGTTCAAAATCGGCAACCATTCCTGGTGGAATGCCGGGGGTTGACGCTCCAATCAGATGATTCGGCTGCACTTGATACATGGCGTTGAAATCTGGCGATGACCGCTGTGACGACAACTGTGGTGGGGGTGGCGGTCCGTTCAATGCTAATGCAGCTTGTCCGGATAACGGTTGAGTGACACGAACTTGACCGCCGCTTCCTTTTTGTTCATCCTTCTTTCCTTTCAGGCTGGAATTTCCTTCCACCATTTCTTCGAATCTTTCGATAAGAATAAGGGTTTTAGCTCCCAGTTTGTGCTTTGACATCGAAATAAATATAAACAACATGATTAGAATAATTTGAATAACGCTAAAGTCACCATATTTCATTCCACTATACGTGGGAAAATAATTAATCATTCGATTGATAAAGTAAAAAGAAAATAGAATAAAGAATAATTGTCCAAACATTTCTGCTAAAATAACAATGGACCCCTTTTCTTCATCCACATCCGGAATGTAATAATGATTAATGTAAAGAACAATTATAACCGGTACTATCGCCATCATTGTATACTGAACAACATTCAATAAAAAAGACTGTTCATAGTCTCCCATCTTGAACACATATTTAAAAAATCCTTCTGTTTTTTTAGTAGAATCAGATATTGCGTCTTCAACGTCTTCCATTGTATTATATTTTCTTATATGATTTATAAACAGAAATTAAAATAAATAAAACAAATTAAATTATTTAATTCAATTTATTTTATTGAATATTTCAATTTTAATTATTATTAAACTATCCCAAATAACAATATAAAAACTGAAAACAATTCATAATAAAAACAAGATAAAAGTTAACAAGATAAAAGATAGTGAAAAGCAAATGCTGCGTAAAAAGAAGAATTTGGCTGGAAAACATGAAGAGTATCAGTATTTAGATTTAATAAACGATATATTAGAAGAAGGCACAATGGAGGAAGGCAGAAACGGGCTAACAAAAAGTATATTTGGGGCTGCTATGCATTTTTCGCTAGAAAATGGAACAATTCCGCTGCTAACAACAAAGAGAGTTGCATGGAAAACATGTTTGAAAGAGCTTTTTTGGTTTATAAGAGGTGATACAAATAACGAGAATTTACAGAAAGAAGGTGTTGCAATTTGGAACGATAATGCATCTCGTGACTTTTTAGACAGTCGAGGACTGACACACTTGCGCGAAAATGATTTGGGTCCGGTATACGGGCACCAATGGCGTCATTTCAATGCGCCTTATACAACCTGTGACGAAAACTATCACGGTAAAGGGGTTGACCAGTTGGCACAAATTATAAAATGCTTAAAAGACCCGCTTCAGCGCACGTCGCGCCGAATGGTAATGTCCGCATGGAACCCGTGCCAACTGGATGAGATGGCGCTTCCGCCGTGTCACATCTTGGCACAATTCAATGTTACGGGTGGAAATAAACTGTCGTGCTGCATGTTTCAGCGAAGCGGAGATGTGGGGTTGGGTGTTCCATTCAATATTGCTTCATATAGTTTTTTGACGCACCTTTTAGCAAAACATTGCGACTTGGAACCGTTTGAATTCATATACTATTTAGGGAATGCGCATATATATGACGACCATATTGAAAGTTTAGAAGAACAGGCAAAGAGAGAACCACACACGTTTCCAAAAATAATCATCGATGAAAAATATGATTCAATTGAGGAATATAACATTAATAATGTGAAAGTTGAGAATTATATATGTCACGAAATAATTAAAATGAAAATGCGAAAATAATATAGAAATAAAATATTATTTAAATTATAAAATATAAAAATGAGTAGTAATGCAGCATTATCCGCCGCAAGACGACGAAGGTCAAATCCGTTGAATGCAAATGCTGGAAATATGTCTGGACCTCCGCCAGCCAATCGAGTTCTTCAAAGAATGGGTGGCGTGCCTCCTCCTCCTCCTTCAAGAATGATGACTCCACAGTTACAACCACAACTGCGACCTGGACTTGCACAGCAGCAGCAACAGCAACAGCAACAGCAGCAGCAGCAGCAAATGAAAAAAATGCCGCACCAGCAGCAACCGCAACAAAATGTGCAAATGCAGTCATCTTTGAACGCTCTTCCTCCCCTTCCACCTCCAAATAAAAATGCCGGGCAACTCTATGGTATTCCGCTTCATCCGCTCATCATGTTTCAAACCCACGACAATAAATTGAACGAACATGACCTCAGCATCACCGAATGTTTCGATCAATTAAAAGAAATTGACACCAGGTTAGGTGTTATTGAAACGAATTCAATGCAACATGCAACGCCGAATGCAGTTGCAACAGAAGAACCGACATCAGATTTAAATGAACTCATAAATGATGCCGCGTTTATCAATGGAGTTGTTGACAATATAATGTCAACAACAAATTTTGCATCCATCATTGATAATATTATTCCATTACAAGAGGAAAATAAATTATTGAAACAGCGCATATCAGAACAAGAAGTTAGAAGCGAACAAATGCATGTTCTCATTCAACAACTTGAAGAACGTTTAAAAAGCATCGAATATGAATTGTCGCAGCCGTATGAAGAAGTTACAATTAAGACGACAGAGACAACAGAGACAACAGAGGCAACAGAGGCAACAGAAACAACAGAGGCGCAGCAGCAACCGACAGAAGCAGAAGCCCACGAGGCTTAATGACGGATGTGAATGCGAGTGCGAATGTGGCGGCGGCGGCGGCGACGTGATGCCTTTTTAAAGAGCCTTGTTGTTTTTTTGCTTCCGCCTCCGCCTCCATCAAAGTAATTGACAATATTTTCTCCACCTTTGTTCATAATGTGTTTAATAATGGGTTCAACACACTGTGACCGCACGACACTAGAAAAAATGTCAGGTGTATTGCATGATTTTACAAGAGACTCAAAAGCGCGTTCGATAATCAAAACGGAGTCAGCTTTTAAATATGTATCAACTTGACTTATGACGAGGTCGCTAGTTCTTGACCTACTACTACTAGCATTCTTCGTTGTTTTTCTTCGCGTAGTTGTTTTTTTAGAAGAAAATAAAGACGAGAGACGATTCGTTGCTTTAAAAAATTCAATCCCACTTTTCGCCACACCAGTCAGTTTCATATTTTTTATCAGTGCCTGGATAGAGTCTGGAGAGAATATAATGTGAAATATTTTAGTCGACTTTTCGAAGCGATTGCTTTCATTTTCATTGTTTCCATTACTACATACAATTTTTCTTATTTTATCAAATCCATCACCGGTTAAACTATCGATAAGTATTTGAACTGCTCTAAGACGAATTTCTTCTTTTTTTGAAAGTTTATGAGTTGGATTCGGATTCATACTTTTCTGATTTTACGTCGTTGGAATGAATGTTGAATATTGTGTATATAGTATATTCAACATTATAATTTAAATATTAAAGTAATAAAATGATTTATCTAGTTATATTATAGTATAAATACAAACACATTAAATATATATTTGTAATACGAGCAAATACCACGTCATGTCAAAATCGAATTCAGGTGATGATAAAATGAACATTGAAGACATTTTGCACAGTCTTGATAATGACAGAAACTTATCAATATCAAAATTAACATATGATAAAATTAACAACATGAAATACAACATATTACAGCGCCTTGGCATGAATGATGACGAGTTGGAGTCAATGCTGCTTAAACTGGCTGACTACAGATATGTGGAAGAGCTTCCAGATATTCAACATGGCGCATTTATTCGATACATACCGCTAACTCATTCTAAAAATGGGCACAAAGAAGGTGAAATTGTTTTAAAAAATGGTGGCTTTATTTGCGAGGCTAAAATAGTTGGTTCAGGAATTCATTTGTTATGCAGAAACCATTTTCGAAAAATATTCCAACTCAAACTTGACGAAGTGCTTATATTTCAAAAACTTAGCAACCAGGAAGAGATAATTCTCTCTGTTTTTGACTACTTATCTAAAAATAAATAATAATAATAATAATAATTCAATTACACCATAATAGAATCAATGAATTACATCAATTTTTTTGAATTATTATTTTTCAATTTTTGAAACACTGCGAGTCCTATAAGAGCACTTGCAACAATAAAAGAGTATTCATTTTTCAAATAAAAGTCCTTTATTTTTTCTTCATAACTATTGTAAAAAAATCGTGGGTCGTATTCGAGTAAAGCGAAACCTATGGATACGAATACACATCGATATAAAAGAAAACGATTGTCCTGTATAAGATGTGCAAACAACGGAACGATTAACGCAACCAATACTAGTATAACATATTTTAATTCATCGTCATATTTTCGGTTACCGAGGTAGTAGTTAAGTAAAAATACAACAAATATAATAATCCATAGTAAGTTATCTTTAAAACCATAAAGACCGTCATATATACCAAACATTGACGGAGCCGGTACAAGGTATGCTACAAGAAATAGCATAATACCGTTAATAATCCTTAAAAAAAACTTTTTATCAATATCAGCTTTAGAGTTAAAATCTTTATAATCAATAAACTCACAAATTCCTACTAAAACGATATTCAAAATTAACAAATAATATATATTTCTGTTATGAACTTCATTATTTATTTTGGTGTGATTTAAAAAGTATACATATGCTACTCCAACTTGAACAGCTAACACTTTAATAACTCTTCCAATCTCGCCAATATCATTAGGTGGGTTTTTTTGTACATTACGTAGCAGTAAGACAAGGTGTATAACTACAAATCCAATGACAATATACAAAAATAAATTTTTGTTTTGGGGTAATATAAATTCAAGTAAAAAAATAATAGACCCAATAAATAAAACTATATTTTTCAGTTCCATAATGAAAAAACGTATACTTATACTGTTTGAATATTTTAATATTTTTACTTTTTTAATGTTAAATTCAATATTAAAAAAAATGAGAGTACCTTAAGAACAATTAATTTCAGATGGAATGGACTGATCTACTCTAAACATTCCGTCCAGAACGCTTTGCGTGCGAAACTCTTGGACTTTGCCTTCGTATTTGATGACAACGTCTACTTCGCTTATGTATTCAGCGTAGTGCGTGTTTCGAAGTTTAGCATAGTAATTTTTTTCCCAAGGAGTGAGTTTGCTTTCGTCTACATCGTGGGAGTCGTAGTAATTGACAAGATTAACGCGGTGGGTTTTATTTTTAACCGACTTGAGTGAATATTCAAACCCGTTGCATTTAAAATAAACGGAATAGTCGTCGAAAACTTCGCCTCCAAATCTTTTTTCTTTGTTGCTTTTGAAGTGCATTTGTTTGGGTTGAATAATCTTGTCTAAAATAGCAAACGGAACTGCTTTTGGACTTTGAAAGCTGTCGACTCCGCAACATATTGTTTTGTTGTTGCGACGATCTTTGATAATAATTGGGCGGGTATTTAGCATGTTGTTTTCAATTTCTTCTTGATTTCCAAACCATAGTAAATATACAAACCATTCTTTAGTAAAAATAACAGACCAAATGTATTCATTCAAGTAGTGACTGTTGAACCCGAGCATATTATCGGTCCATATAGTACCCGAATTGCTGTGTACGCCATTAATGGTCGCTTGGGTCACGTCCCCATACATGCCATTGTCGGACCCCCAGACGTTGGGGCAATTTCCTTGTGTCATTTGAACCAAAGGACTTAAATAGCTCAATTGCGGTAAAAAACAGGGAAAGTTTGTGTCATAATCAACAATGTTCATATGAACCGTTACGGAGTAAGGGGGGCACTGCACATCTAAAATTAAATGGTTTTTGTGGGTGTCAAAATATTGTTTGAAAAAATGCTTGCACTGAATGGCGGCTACTCCGTCTTTAACGGACACGTCCATGTCCGACCATTTCATATTTACACTGGAATGGAACGTAGTGTCGTGAATGTGGTCTCTGCCGTACATAGTAACGGTTACTTTGTCCGAAAACATGTTAGGCCGCCATATAGCAGCAACCATGGAATACTCTTCTGTTAAAATGAAGGTATAGATGTACCAAAAAGACAATCTGTTTTCGTGGTCTGGTTTTAGTTTGCTAAAAGCATTGTTGTCGACTATTCCTTTGATCAGAGTAAAATTAGTCTCTAACACTTCGGATTTTGTTTGGTATTTGTCGAGTCGGTGCAACGGGTAGACGCAAAGTACGTATATGACAACGTAAGCCACTAATAAAGTTAAAGTAGTAAAAACCAACATATAATAATTATAATAAATATATATAATATATAATATTATATTGGAACGAAATATTCCGTTATGAAAAAAAATTGATATATATTTTCAATTACTATAATAGTATATAGCAGCGTTTCCTTCTTATAGAAATATCGAATCAAAACAAATACCAATGTCATCAGCTCCAGCTTCTACGTGCGCAGTATGCTGCGACCCATTCACCAAACAGGTGCGAAAACCGATTGTCTGCCCGGTCTTATTTTGTTGAATTTGCAGAGCGTAAAAATGGACGTGAAGGATTTGAATCTCAAAACGCTGATGCAATTTTTGATAGCACAAATTACAAAAAAAAATAATGTTGTAAAATTTTTAAACTAAATTTTATAATAAATATTAAATTACAATCTTATTTGGAGATTTTTTTAAGTGAACTTGTCCTGGAACATCCGTTGTATCGACATATTTGATTGGAATATATTCCACCGTTATTCCGCGAAGAGACCTTATCGACTCCTTTGAAAATTGTTTGACTAGACCGGCCGCTCGCACAATTGCGTCCTTGTCATATTTTGTTGCCGTATTTTTTGAGTTGTCGTATAAAATCCCGTGTGGACTTGAAAATCCATTTCCAACATGAAACCACAGTGCATTTTGATTCATTTTCTTGGTCCGCAAAACAAGCGCTTGATTCTGTTCTCGTGTTTTTCCAACACAAATAGTATACTTGTCGTTGAATGTTTCGGTGTACATTATTATGTATTACTTTATTACTTTATAATGGCATAATGTAATATATGTAATATATAATATTTTTATCAATTTTTATTAAATGAAACTATATTTTGTGCAGTGAGTTGTGATGCACAGAAACAGGAATAAAATGTGACGGTTTTTTACAAGTAAATCGGTGATACATTAATTTCTTTTTTTTCAACACACTATCCGCACAAATGCCAATTGCTTTTGTTTCGCTGACCCGACTTTTCAATTTTTTAGTGCAGTTGCATAGTTTTGTAATGAGAGCTTTTTCTGCTCGTTTTTTTAAATTACTTATGCTCACATTTTTCGGTATTTTTAATTTATAATATTCTAAAATTTTTTTATAATCTTCCGCATTTAGACGAATACGACGTCTCATGTCTTTGATATTTTCTCTCTAGAATAAACTAGGATAAAAAATAATAATATAATATATAATATAATATTGTATTATATTATACTTTGAATCATGTCATCATTATACATAAAAATAGAAGATGTTTACGACTATTTATTATACACATTTTATGCGCTCTACATTCTTGTTGTTTTAAATTTAACGTATTTCAATTCCGTGACAAAGTATTTACCAGTCGTTCAATCTGTATTAAAATACTTTGTTATTTTCTTTTTAATTATTCGGTTTAATCCATATTCAAGCGTTAAAATGACTGAATTTGATAAAAAAATAATATTTTCTTCATCTTTATTTTTATTATCAACAACTACATTTACCGACCTACTTTTAAAGTATTTGAATGTTCATATCACTAAAAAAGTGTAGATTATAGAAAGAATTAAGTTGACGCATCTACTGCATCGAACTGAACTTTTACACCCGATGTGCCAACATTTTTTCCGTCAAATTCGGCAGGATTTAATTTTGTCATTGCTCCTCCACGCTGACGTTTTGACCTGCGCGATCCTTTGCCCTTGCGTCCTTTACGTGAGTTACGACGTTTGAATGTTTTCTTCATAACTGACTTTGAACTTGATGTGGAACCAGTTTTTTTATACGTCAGCTTTGCTTTCCCCATTGCCACTTTCAAACGATTGGGAGTATTTTTAGGAACTGTTTTGAGCGCCTCCTTGACGCATTTCATCCATTCTGTCATTACCATTTTACTTGTTATATATATTAAAAAGATTATAATAAAATTAAATTTTATAATCTTTTATTTAAATATTTTAATTTTCCTAAATATTTTTTATACAATTTTCATCCAAACGTGTTCTCTTCCGAACAACACATGTACAAGTATCCATCATCTTCTTTATACTCTTCATAAATTGAAGAAATGATTGTTGTCACAGGAAAAAGTTGATTATTGATGAAAATAAATAGCGCAGTGGATGAGTTCAGTTTCATCCGCATTCGAATCGCAGACATTAATTGACCAATGCTAAATCCGTTAGGTATGACAAATTTCGGTTTATCAATCATCTTATTCATACTTGATGTGTCAATGTAAACAGGCACGGAAGCGGGATATTTCGTTAAAATATTCATAGACTGATGTTTTCTTTCTTCTAAAGAAATTCGTTCTTTGAATTCCTTTGCAACTGTCGGTTGTTTAGCTTTTGACTTAAAAAACATTGTTTAGTATGTTGGATGTGCTGACTTGACTTGACTTGATTGATGTTTTTATATACTATATATAAATATTACTAAATCTTTAATATTATTTATTTTATTATATATGTATAGTAAATCATATTATACACTAATTAATATATAGAATATATATCAACATTAAATGGATTACGTTAACTTGGATTTGGATATACGAAATTACAATTTAGAAGACATTACAAATTTATTTAAAATACCGCTTGTATTTACGGAATCAGATTTGCGCGCAGCAAAACGAATAGTGCTTCATACTCATCCAGATAAATCGAAACTTCCAAAAGAAATCTTTCTCTTTTTTACGAGCGCTTACAAAATTTTGTATCAAATATTCACATTTCGCACGGGTAAAAATAGAAATAAAAAGGAAAGTTACAGCGACCTTGTTGCCGAAGAAACGGTTGCCCCCGAGGAAGACTCGATGAAATTGTGTGTGGAGAGATTTAACCAACTCAATCCATCTGAATTCAATAAACTGTTCAACGAACATTATGAAAAATGCAAAATACAAATGGAAGAGGAGCAAGGTTATGAAGAGTGGTTTCGTTCTGAAAATGATAATGACATTTCAAATGCGGCGTCTGCCGCATCATTATCTTCCTGGGACCAACGCGTCTCCGAAATCGACAAACAAAAGCAAACGCTGCGAACAAATTTATCACTTATTTCAAAAAATGAACTACAATGTGCCAATATTTGCGGTGGTGGTGGTGAAAACTATTACATGTTAGGACAAGGTGCGCCGAAAGAACATTCAAGCGGACTATTCAGTTCGCTTCAATACGAAGATTTAAAAAAGGCGCATACAGAAACGGTTATACCTGTTACACATGAAGACTATGTAAACTCCAAAAAATTCAACAACGTTAACGAGCTGCAAACATTTCGAGACGTGCATTTGAAAACGTACACTTATGAAGAGTCTTTGAATAAAAAAAAATCAGAAGCATATCTTGAAGAAGAAGACAACACGCACAGGGCATTTACATTAGCAAAACAAGACGAACTTGCTCAAGAAATGACAAAAAAGTTCAATGGTTCTTTATTTAAATCAATCATGATGTGAAAAATAAATAAATAAAAATAAAAAATAATACCTTTTATTTTTATTGCTTTTTATTTTCATTTTTTTAGAAAAATCGATACAACTATACCAACAGTAATAGTAATTATGACTATGAGAAATAGTGCATTACATAAAATCCGATTCCTCATTCTTCCATGATGATAATTTTGTCTTTCCATTACATGTATCACGTGTTGATAAAGCAGAATTTGACGTCTTTGTTCAGGAGTAATCATAATATTATGGTTGTTACGATTCGCGCTTTCATCATATTTGTTTATGTTATCAAATTCCTCTTGTGTTATCTCAACAATCTCCACCTGTTTTGAACAAGTCAAACATTTTATTGGAATAAACCTTGTTTGCAAGATTAGCACTTCATCCTTTATCTTTCGAGAAATATATTTTTCAATGCAGGCAATATGAACAGCGTATTTACAAGTATCGCAAAAATTGGTGTAATAATTCCCACATTCTTCTTCTACTTTTTCATAACATATTATACATATTTCTTCTTCTCTCTGCATCTGTGGTGTGGCGATATTCATATTCAATTTGTTTTCATCATGTGCAATAATGGAGTCAGAGGAGTCAGATTTTGTAACAATTCCATTCCACTCAAAAGTGTTTCGTATCTCTTCTTTGTTATCCGTGTGGGACATTTTTTTCTTTATTATTATAACTATTATAACTATTTATTTATAAACTGACATATTTATGTTATTTTATTCTTTTTAATTATAACAAATAAAGTAAGCCATCATGTATTTTTAAAATTGAAAATGAATACAAGTATTGAGCTGTTCAATAGTATTATCACACACGACACACACCACGCAATCACACACCCATCACACACCATCACAGACCAGACACTGCATCAATCATGCTAATTAATGGCCGGTATAAATTATTGAAACGCATAGGTTCTGGTGCATTTGGATTAATATTCAGTGCAAAAAACGCGAACACGAATGAAATCGTTGCAATTAAACTAGAACCGACTGCTCAAATGGATACACTTACACATGAAGCCGCCGTTTTGATGAAACTTTCAGGTATTCCTGGAATTCCTAGTTTAAGGTACTACGGTGTTCCTGACCATAATCGCTACATGGTGATTGATTTATTAGGAAAAAGTCTACAAACTGTTTCAAGTGAATATAAAAAATCAGTTCCCTTTCCTCTTGTTCAAGTGTATGCAAAACAAATGTTTCAAATTATTCAGGCTGTTCATGAACGGGGGTTTATTCATAGAGACATTAAGCCGCCCAATTTCATGACAGGTTATTGTGAAAATAATGAATCTAGTAACACTAGTGATAAGTTGTTCATCATTGACTTTGGAATGTCACGCACGTATATTGATGATAAAACAAAAACACACAGGTGTAACAAGTTGCGTACAACCGGAATTATTGGAACACCGCGTTATATTAGCACAAATGTGCATGACGGAAACGAACCGAGTCGACGAGATGATTTGATTTCCATCATGTATGTTATTATTTACTTGGTAAAGGGACGGCTTCCATGGAAAGCAGCGGGTTCACTTGAGTCGGTGGCGCAGATGAAAAAAACAATCTTACCAGAGGAACTATTTTCAGACATGCCAGGCAGTTACTTGGACATTTTCAATTACTTATGCAGACTGTCTTATGAAGAAGCTCCCAATTATTCGTATATTATTGATAATTTATGACATTATAATATTTTATAATTTTATAGTAATATTTTATAGTAATATTTTATAGTTTATAAAATCTCTCCATTTCTTTTTTTTTTCAAAACTTTTTTTAAAATTTGAAAAATGGACAATTATTTTTGTCCAAATTTTGATTTTTAAAAAAAGTTTTAAAAAAGTTTTTTCTCATTTTTTTTGTTTTTTTTTTCAACATGCAATTTTTAAAAATTGTCAGCATTTTGTGTAACGCGGAGAGAATAGAAAAACGGCCGAAGAGCATAAGAAAAAAATGAAAAAAATGCGATTTTTTGGACATTTTTCCGATTTTTTCCGGATTTTTCTGATTTCAAAAAGTGAAAAAAAACGAGAAAATGGACCGAAAAAAACGAGCATCAGCGCTTTTTTTTGCATTTTTCAAAAAATGTGAGCATCTGTGGTAAGGCTAGAAAAAATTTCAAAAACGCTCGTTTTTTTTTGTTCCATTTTGGCACTTTTTGATTCTGCGGGGCGATGCTCTGGCGACATTTTGAAAAATTGAAATTTCGTGAGCATAATGCTAACATTTCCGCTCGTTTTTTTTGACCCCGTTTTCAACTGCTAGGTTTATGCAGTGGGACCATTTTAATTTTTGTAATTTTGTGAGCATACAAGTCACATTTCCGCTCGTTTTTTTTGACCCCATTTTTCGACCCCCTTCCTTATGCAGTGGTCGTAAAAAAGGACAAAAAATGGCGCATGATATTGCTTTGTAAAAAATCAAACTGTTGAAAAGTCATTTTTTTTAGAAAAAATATAAAAACATCCTCGAAAAAGCGATATTTCGTGGATTGAAAAACTAAAAATGCAATTTTGAGGGATTGAAAAATAGAAATATTTTTTCTTTTTTTTTTTCAAAACTTTTTTTAAAATTTGAAAAATGGACAAAAATAATTGTCCAATTTTTTATTTTTAAAAAAAGTTTTAAAAAAGTTTTTTTCATTTTTTTTTGTTTTTTTTTCAACATGCATTTTTCAAAACTTGTGAGCATTTTGTGTAACGCGGAGAGAATAGAAAAACGGCCGCAGAGCATAAGAAAAAAATGAAAAAAATGCGATTTTTTGGATATTTTTCCGATTTTTTCCGGATTTTTCTGATTTCAAAAAATGAAAAAAAACGAGAAAATTGACCGAAAAAAACGAGCATCAGCGCTTTTTTTCGCGTTTTTCGAAAAACGTGAGCATCTGTGGTAAGGCTAGAAAAAAAATCAAAAACGCTCGTTTTTTTTTGTTCCATTTTGGCACTTTTTGATTCTGCGGGGCGATGCTCTGGCGACATTTTGAAAATTTGAAATTTCGTGAGCATAATGGTAACATTTCCGCTCGTTTTTTTTGACCCGTTTTCAGCCGCTAGGTTTATGCAGTGGGACCATTTTAAAAAATGATATTTTGTGAGCATACAAGTCACATTTCCGCTCGTTTTTTTTGACCCCATTTTTCGACCCCCTTCCTTATGCAGTGACTGGAAAAAACGGCAAAATTTTGCGCATGATAATGCTTTCATTTATTCAAAATGTCGTTTTTTCAATATTTTGAATAAAAAATATAAAAACATCCTCGAAAAAGCGATATTTCGTGGAATAAAAAACTAAAAATGTTATATTGGTGGATGATTTTTTGAAAAAAAGATGCATGTGGCGAAGTTTCGATCTCGCGACCTCCGAGTTAGATAACCATCTATTCATTCGGACTTTTTTGTGTCATTATGTTGAACAAGACGGTGGTTTGATTTCCCGGCGCTCTTCCGATTGAGCTACACATGCAAGTTGGTTATTCCAAACTGAATTTTTTGCAGCGACAACGTGAGGATTCGAAACCTGGATGGGTGGGATGGATGTTCAAATTCTGAACCAAACGTTGAACCGAACGTTTGCCAACTAGGCTATGAACCCATTTGCAATCGCTGCTTGAAATAGAAGTGTTCATATGCATATATAAAGATGATGATGACAGGCGATTGTGATGACAGATGACATTCAGCTAAGCTTAGCTTAACTAAACATTTCTTCTATCAATTTCTCTAATGTATCATATTCGAATGTCCAGCCTAACTTCTGTTGTGCCTTCGACGAGTCGCCCAACAAAAACTCAACTTCACAAGGGCGAAAATACTTTGAATTTATTTTAACTCGTATTTTTCCATCCGTCACATCTTTTCCAACTTCATCAAGCCCCTCTCCACTCCATTCAATCGTGATTCCTTTGAATGAAAATGCTTTTTCAATAAATGAACGAATTGTGTGCGTTTTTCCCGACGCAAGCACATAATCATCCGGGCGTTCCTGTTGTAGCATCAACCACATTCCGCCGACGTAGTCTTTGGCATGACCCCAATCGCGTTTGCTATCAATGTTCCCTAACTCAATGTATTCTTGCCTTCCTTGTAATATATTTTTAATACCATTTATAATTTTCATCGTAACGAAATTCTCAACACGACGTTTACTCTCGTGATTAAATAATATTCCGTTGACTGCATATATTCCATATCCTTCTCGATACACTTTCGTGATATAGTGACCATACACTTTTGCAACCGCATACGGCGATACCGGGTTAAATGGTGTATTCTCATTCTGTGGCGTTTCTTTCACTTCCCCATACATTTCGCTTGTTCCCGCCTGATAAAATCTTATCTTCTTTCTTATGGATTCCGGTTGTCCTCTTATAATTTCTAATAAACGTAATACTCCAATTGCGTCCACATCTGCGGTGTATTCAGGTATTTCGAATGATATAGCCACATGAGATTGCGCTGCCAAATTATATACCTCAAAAATTTCAAACTCGGGATGGGTTTGAAGAATGGTATTTATATAATTTGATAACCCGGATGTATCCGTCATGTCACCATATCGTAACTCAACTTTATTGCGAATCGATTCAATTCTTGAATGCGAAAATAATAACGACGTCCTACGAACAATGCTGAATACTTTGTATCCTTTTTCCAACAACAGTTCCGCCAAATAAGAACCATCCTGCCCAGTTATTCCACTAATAAATGCTAATTTCATGTATTTCATGTAATATTGTTAACTGTTCAATATATTATTACAACGACATACATTTATTATGTTTTATAATCATCATATTTGTAAATTTTGTAAATTCAGAATTGAAGAATAAGAATTGAAAGAAAAAGGAAAAATATTTTTTTTCAAAACTTTTTTTAAAATTTGAAAAATGGACAAAAATAATTGTCCAAATTTTGATTTTTAAAAAAAGTTTTAAAAATGTTTTTTCCACATTTTTTTTGTTTTTTGGTTGAAAGCAAAATACATAAAATTGTGAGCATTATAAGTAACGCGATAATAATGAAAAATATGCCGCAGAGCATAAGAAAAAATGGGAAAAATGCGATTTTTCTGGACATTTTTCCGATTTTTTCCGGATTTTTCTGATTTCAAAAAATGAAAAAAAACGAGAAAATGGACCGAAAAAAACGAGCATCAGCGCTTTTTTTCGCATTTTTCGAAAAGCGTGAGCATCTGTGGTAAGGCTAGAAAAAATTTCAAAAACGCTCGTTTTTTTTGTTCCATTTTGGCACTTTTTGATTCTGCGGGGCGATGCTCTGGCGACATTTTGAAAATTTGAAATTTCGTGAGCATAATGGTAACATTTCCGCTCGTTTTTTTTGACCCCGTTTTCAGCCGCTAGGTTTATGCAGTGGGACCATTTTAATTTTTGTAATTTTGTGAGCATACAAGTCACAATTCCGCTCGTTTTTTTTTGACCCCTGCTTTTTTTGACCCGATTCTTTATGCAGCCGCCACGAAAAAGCGACATTTTAATTCGCACCACCTCCCTCCATTCTATAAATAAATAATCTAATCTAATCCATTTAGAAATATTATATGGTTAATGTATACATACGCTGCGGATTTCGGAGTAATATACATTTTTATTTTTTATCCGTATTTATTAACTGACATAATAAGACATAATAAGACATAATAAGAATGACTGGTGATATTTGTAAATATAAACAATATACTTGTGAATGTTGTTGTTTTTCGTGTATATTTGAGAGTGACTACAAACGACATCTTAGAACAAAAAAACATATGAAAATGAAATGTGATATGAACAAGTCTGAAAACAAAATTCAAAAACATAATGAATGTGAATGTGGTAAAGTATTTAAAACGCAGAATGGTTTAATGAAACATAAACAGCGGTTGTGCTCTGGTAAAGACAATATCATCATAAATTTGATGAGAGACAATGCTGAGATGAAGGAACTAATGAAAGAGCAGCAAAAATTCATGCGAGAGCAGCAGGAACAGTATCACAAACAGTTAGTGGATATGATTCCAATGATGTGCGGAAATACTAATTTGATTACAAATAATAATACTCACATTAAACAGAAATTCAACTTGAATGTATTTTTGAATGAACAATGCAAGGATGCAATCAACATTGGCGATTTTATAAATTCCCTGAAAATTACATTAGATGATTTGAATGTGACGAGAGAAAAGACACTAGAGGACAGTGTAGGTAATATTTTTTTGCGAGGGTTGAAAGAATTGGACATTTACAAGCGCCCCATTCATTGCACAGATAACAAGAGAGACATCATGTACATCAAGGACGAAGAGAAATGGGAAAAGGATGAAGGAAATTCAAAATTGAAAGACACGATTGGCGCAATAACAAAAAAACAGATTACAACATTAAAACAGTGGAAGGATTCAGACCCGGAAGTTGCAAAAACGAGTTCATCAAAGAATGATGATTTTTTAATGACGTTTAATCACATTTGCACGCCGATACCGGAGGTAGGCGAAAAACGCATCATAAAAACGATAGGAAAGGAAGTTCATATCACCGACTAATAAAATGGTGCAGTATTGCGCATATATAATTTCATATTTTTATTTTTTTTATTTATGATTTGATTTTTCTCTCTTCTCTCTACAAACTATGCCAACATTATCTTTTTATGAATGCTTCGCAAGAAATGAACAAAGGTATTATAACAAAGATATGTTGGCATGGTTTGTAGAGAGAAGAGAGAAAAATCAAATCATAAATAAATAACAAAATATAAAATAAAACAAAATTTATAGTTATAAAATTGGTGCAAGTAAATTATAACTATTTTTTTATTTGGACGATAATATTAATAATATTATATTAATATATATTAATATATCATATACATCATAATAAATAACAACGAAAAATAAAATGTCAAACACTACAAATAATAATGATGACAGAAACAATGGTAAAAGAAAAATTGTGTCACATATTAAGAATAATAAACATAAATACTATGAATCAATGTCATATGCTCCGGTTTCCAGGTCATTTATTATGTATCCACCGCCGCTGCCGCCTCCACCGCAACAGCGTTCGTCTATCGGAGGAGGTTTATTGATGCCGGCTGTGTCAAAGGTGACAAGTCGGATAAATATAGAGGCAGAAGTTGATGAGTTGGAAGATTTGATAAGTATTGGTAAAAAGGTTGGAACAGAATTCAAATTGGAGCCGCACATTGAGTATAACATTGACCTGGCAATGATACGGGATTTGCTTCCTGAAATGGAGGATTTGAATAGTATGATAGGGCAGCAAGAAATTAAGAGGCAAGTTGTAATATTAATACTTTATTATAGCATGCGTTTAAATCGCAAAAATGACGATTTATTGCACACGGCGATATATGGTGAACCGGGTATTGGCAAGACCGAGTTTGCGCAAAAGTTGGCAAAAATATATTTAAAAATGGGTGTTTTAAAAAATGGTATTTTCAAAAAGGTTCGTCGAGGAGATTTGATTGCGGGTTATTTAGGGCAAACGTCATTAAAGACGGCAGAGGTGTTGAAGTCTGTGCGAGGCGGAGTTCTTTTTATTGATGAGGCTTATTCAGTTGGAAGTAGCAGCGGTAAAGACACGCAGGATTCGTATAGCAAAGAGTGTTTGGATTTGATTAACCAAAGCTTGACAGAAATGCGTGAAGACGACGACAAATATTTTATTTTGATGATTGCTGGATACAAGGATGAGTTGAAGCGCAATTTTTTTGGAATGAATGATGGTTTGGAGCGTCGTTTCAGCATTCACTTTACGATGCAGTCTTATTCTCCAGAGGAGCTGGTGAAAATATTTATTAAAAAAATACTTGATGGTGGTTGGTTTATTGAAGAAGGTGCTATAACCGACGAATTTATCAAAGAACATTCTGTGCATTTCAAGCATCACGGCGGTGACATGGAGCTTTTATTTGTAAAGTGTAAGATTGCACATTCTAAAAATTTATTAGCAGGAAAAAGTAAAATAAAAAGGTGTATATCAAAGATAGATGTCAAGGATGGAATTCAGTTATTTATAAAAAATGTAAACACGGCACATGACAATTCGTTTATCAAAACCATGTACATTTAATGCATTTAGTACGTTTCATTTTTTCATTTAGGTTTGTAATCTTTTAAAAGTTATATGAAAAACATTTAGAGAGATACTTTCATAACTGAGTATACAAAGAAACGACGACGATGCAGATTTTTGTAAAAACACTCACTGGAAAAACGATTACGCTTGAAATAGAGGCGAATGACACGATAGGGTCAGTGAAATCAAAAATACAAGACAAGGAGGGTATTCCTCCAGATCAACAGCGACTTATTTTTGCGGGGAAACAGCTGGAAGATGAGCGAACTCTGGAAGATTATAATATACAAAAAGAAAGCACTTTGCATTTGGTGTTGCGACTTCGCGGCGGAGGCAGTTAAACTATTTATAAACTATATCAACTAGTTATGATATATGATATCATTGAGTTAAAATATATATTCAAATATACTTAAAGGTGTCTCGTTAGTATCTTATATAAGAAAGCAAGAAAGCGTTTCGACAAGTTACAAGATGGCAACAGCAGCAATGAGTGGACAAAAGATGGCGGGATGTGTAAAGTGGTTCAACATGAAGACTGGGTTTGGATTTTTGACCGTGGTTCATGGAGGTGGAAGCGGTGAGCTAAAGGTTGGAAGCGAGGTTTTCGTGCATCATTCGAATGTCAAAGTACAGGAGGAGCAGTACAGGTTCTTGGTTCAAGGTGAGTATGTTGAATTTGATGTGTCAAATGTTGCAAATGGTCAGCATTCGTGCCAGGCGACGAACGTAACAGGCATGTTTGGCGGAAAACTGATGTGCGAGACGCGCAATGAGATGCGCCAGTCTTCTTCTTCTTCTTCGCACCAGCATCAACATGGTCGTGAACATGAAGAGAGCGAGGAAGAGGATGGTGGCGACGCGTATGTGCCGGTGTTGAGGAGGACGGCATCGTCTTCTGCTCCTGCTCCTGAGTCTTCGCGGTCGTCGGCGCCATCGTCCAAGTCACGCGGCGATGCAGCTCCCCGCACTCGTGGTGGTCGCAGTGCCGGTGCTGGTGCTGGTGCCGGTCGTAAGTAGGTAGAGGGGTGAGTGAGGAGAGTAGGCGTGAAATATAAAATATAAATAATGATTTAGAATCTTAATTATTATTTATAATAATATATATATTCGAAAACTTATTTAATTGTGTTGTAGTTTTGCATGGATAGTGGTTTGAAAATGGAGACGGTCGAAGAGGTGGACACTCGTGAATGTATGAGGCTAACAAAGTTGAAAGATGACATAGTTGAAGTCATGTGCAACATACTGAATTATCTTAGCGTTTCTTCATACGACTATCATTACACGCAATATCATGAAAATTGTAGAAAAAATATGAATGCAATTTACCAGAATGGAACAGATTCAAAAAATGCATTAACGGTTGAAAGCTGCAAACATTTTTACGAGTGTTTGAAAGGGTTGGAAAGTGTGACAGAAACAGATGATCCTGACTACTACACATTTAGAAGGAAGATAAGACGATTGATTATATCTTTGGCGTCCATCACTTCTTCGCCATCTTCATAAATAATGAAATGAATACACAAGGTTTATAAACTCACAACTATAATGAGTTTATAAATCAAACTTTCGACTTTTGACTTTTAGACTGACTCTTTGTTGAAAAATATTTTACGGAATTCCATCATTTCTTTATCTGTAAAAATAGTTGTTAAAAAGTCGTGTGGAGTTTTTGTTTCTTTTAAGAGATTTGCAATCATAAAAAGCGAATAAATTCCACATTCCGTGTTACTTTTTTGATGTTGTTTATTATTTATAATATATTTAAAGTTGATTCCAACTTCTTTACCCTGTTGCATGATTCTTTTGACAAACTTGTTGATTTCTTTGGACGGCGAGTCTCCGGTGCTGTCAAAGAAAAAAATAAAATGTTGTTTTAGGTTGATGAAGAGAGATATCCAATGCGAACCAGATAAATAATGGGGATCAGTATTGAAAACAATTCCAATTTTATGTTTATTGTTGTTCGGATTCAGGTATGATTTTATGTTAAAGTTGCACAATTCTTCATACACACATGATGACTGACCTTTTGGAGTTTTATCAAAGTCAATGGGAGAGGGACCAATAAATTCGAAAAAAGGAAATGCATCTTCATATTGTTTCATAACTTTTGTAATATCAATGCTAGACAACCATTCATTTGGATTTTTATTCCATGTTTTCGGACTTTCAGGTGCAAAGTAATTGAATAAGTCTTTTGTCGCAGAAGTACCTTCTTTCAATAATTGTCTAAACCAACACGACTCCTTGTTGCACACGTTTCCTAGTGCGGATTTTAATGACTCCCAAATGACTTTCACGTCATTGCTGTTTATCAACGCATCTGGATGACGCGCGTTCCAACTGTCTCTAAGTCTTATAATAGCATTTGTGGTGTAACACGTGAAGTCCTTTTCTTGTTTTGGACTGCACGAAAGTTTTTTAAATGATTCATCTAAATAAGATGAGGTAGGTGGTGACTCTATATTTTTTGACTTGGTTTGATTATTTTTTATTTTTTTATTAGACGACGACATTTGTAATATATTTATAATATGTTATCATAATAAATAATTATATAAAGTTTTCGTTTTTGTGCTTCTATTTTAAGTATTTCTAGCTTTTATTTTATTTATTTATTTGGTTTCATTTGTTTTGTCTGAATTTAAAGTGGTTTTCTTATTGGATTCATCATCATCAGGAATGGTTGTTGGGGTTGAGACGATGCGTTTTTCTTTTTTTTTCTTCTTTAGTCCCTTGTACTTGAATGACGGGTCTTTGGGATTGAATTTAAATTGTTGTGGGAAAACAACTGGCTCTTTTTTTTGAGATGATGACTTTTTAATGACATAAGTATCAAGTGTCAATTTTTTCACTTCTTTTGGTTTGAAACAAAGTTCATTGGCTTTATTTAATTCGAATGCATGGAGCGCATTCGCGTTGGAGTTGCATATGCAAGGTTTATCTTGTTCTTGTTGTGCACTGCTGCTGCCGCTTACAACACCCATGCACACGTAACACTTTTGAATGGTTTCGCTTTGGTCTTCAAATTTTAAATGAGATATACACGCCTTCATGTACATGTTGAATGCGCCATTCAACGCAACGTCTTTGACTTCATTCTTAAAAAGGTCTTTCGTAATGGAAATGATTCTTTTTCGATAAAATTTCAAATCCTTTTTGAATCCCGTGTCATAGTCTAAATTATTTTTTCGAAGATATTTTTCATATTGTGCGACATTTACCATATATTCTAGAGTTGCATCATCGATGGAGTTTAAAGAAATGTTCATTCGTCTGGTTGCTGCTGTATTACTCTGTTATACATACTATATATTATATTTTATGAATAATTACACTAGTCTTTCGGTGTAAACTTTGATTTGAATTCCTCCAAAACATTGTTCATTGTATTAGGTTTGGGGGGAGGCAGTGTTTGTTTTATACCAATGGGTAATAGTAGCGGAGGCGGAGGCGGCGGAGGCGGAGGTGGAGGCGGTGGTAGCAGTTGTAGTGAAGGTGAAGGTGTATTATTGGTAAAATTGACATGGTTGGGGTTGGAATGACCTAAAATCTTTTCAAATGTTGCATTGGCTGATTCAAGCTTGCATATTTTCATCTGTAGTTTTTTTATTTTCTGAAGTCGTTTGTTACTTATTGAAGTGCTTATCTCTAGTTTATTTTTCAAAATCGCATTGTCTGAGCGCAGTTCATAACATACTTTTTCTTGAGTCAAAAAAAGTACTTTGAATTCATCTAAATTTGTGTTCAATGTTGACACTGTTAATGTTTCTGCATCTGTTATGTATTGTTGTTGTTGTTGCTGTGGTAACTTACTGTTATACATTACAATTTTATCTGAACTGTTTGTTTCATTTGTTTCTTTATCGTTTTCGATTAGTTTTTTATATGTAAAGAAATATGACATGCAGTAGTTACAACACATTTATTAAAAACTGTAAACATAATTAATTGTATTTTTTAACTTATTTTAACTTATAACTCTCTCCTCCAGGTTGACACAAAGTTGAAATAAATGAATAAAAAAAATGAATTTAAACATTACAATTGTGATAATAGTAACAAAATAAATAAGTAAAAAATATGGCGGAACCAACATTGTGCTTGAACATGATTGTAAAAAATGAAACTAATATTATATACAGGTTATTCGATTCCGTGGTTGAATGGATAGACTGTTACTGCATATGTGACACTGGTTCGACAGATGATACGGTGGAAAAAATAGAAAAGTATTTTAATGATAAAAATATTCCTGGAAAAATTGTTGTTGAACCTTTTCAAAACTTCTCTCACAATCGCAATTATTCGTTGAAAGCATGCGCAGGAATGTCGGATTATGTATTGTTGCTGGATGCGGACATGGTATTTCATCCAAACAAGAATGTGTTTTCAAAAAAAATGTTGTCATGCGATGCGTACTATATTTTTCAAGGGTCAAACGATTTTTACTACAAAAACATAAGAATTTTAAAAAATAATGGGTGTGCTTCTTATCTTGGTGTAACTCATGAGTATGTTAATTTCTCGTCAAATGTTGTAAAGGAAACATTTGAAAAGAATGTTGTGTTTATTCATGACGTTGGTGATGGCGGGTCAAAGGGTAACAAGTGTGTTCGCGACATGGAGTTGCTAATGAAAGGAATAGCCGAAAATCCAAAAAATGATAGGTATCATTTTTATTTGGCAAATACACTGAAAGACATGGGTAAAAACAGTGAAGCAATTGACATGTATAACAAGAGAATTGCACTTGGTGGATGGAACCAGGAAATTTGGCATTCTTATTACAGCATTGGGTTGTGTTATAAGAGTCTCCAAAAAATGCCTGAAGCAATTGATTCATGGTTGATGGCGTATGATATTCTACCATACCGAGTAGAAAATTTATATGAAATTGCAAAACACTATAGAGAAATTAGTCAAAATAAATTATCATATTTATTTTACACGATTGCAAAAAATGCTATACGTATGTGCGGTTCAATGAAAGATGAATACTTATTTTTACAAAATGACGTGTATACATACAAGTTTGATTATGAATACACTATTATTGCATATTATACTGAAGAGAGAAACAATATAAAAAGATTAAGTGAGTCGATTGTTTCCGTGTTGAATCATTGCAACAATTTCATGATTTCAAGTCTATTGCGAAATATAAAATTTTATAATTTGAGATTGGTTTTTTCTGTTAAACGTGATATGAGTTTTACAGTAGACCATGAAGTAAATGGAAGTAAATATCATTTTTACTCGTCTTCGTGTAGCATTCTTCCAAAACGATGCGGTGGCGGTGGCGGGTATGTTATGAATGTGCGTTTAGTGAACTATAGGATTGATTCTAATGGAAAATATAGTTACGATAAACACATCATATCGCTGAATAAATATATGGAGTTGAATGATGAATTTATGATGGTTGAAGGAAAAGAAAAAATAATCAGTGTTGAATATGCTGACAAGTTGTACCTTGGAGTTGAGGATGTAAGACTGTTTTATGATGATGATGATGGCGGTTTGTTATTTGTTGGTGTTGGGTTGCATGCAACCGGAAAGATAGGTGTTGTTCATGGAACATACAGTGGAACTGGAAATGGAAATGCATTGAAACCCGTTGAAATCAAACCTGAGTTTAATTTGAATTCGGAGTGTGAAAAAAATTGGGTGTTTGTAAACATAGCGGGGGAAAGACGGGTTATATACAATTGGAGTCCGCTTCAAATCTGTAAAATAGACGAAGAAAATCCAGCCATACTAAGAAGGGTATGCATGAAGAAAGAGACAGACTATCCTGGTTTATTCAAACACATTCGAGGTTCTACGTGCGGTTTCAACTACAATGATGAGATATGGTTTGTGGTTCACATTGTTTCATATGAAGAACCGCGGCATTATTATCACATGATTCTTGTATTCAAAAATAACGAAGACATGGCGTTGTTGAAATACAGTCCCTTGTTTAAATTTGATGAACACTGCATTGAATATTGCATTGGTTTAGTGGTAGAAAAATCGCGCGTAATTGCAACATATAGCAGTTGGGATAGAAGTACAAATATTGCAATTTATGATAAAAAATATATTGAAGAAATGATGATTTTGCATTCTTAATAAGCATTCTTAATATTTTTAATTTTATTTTTTATTAGCACTTTAAGGTTAATATTTTTATAAATTGAATTATAAAAATACTAAACGAGAGTGTGCAGATACAGCAGCAGAGGTTAACAAAGAATCACGAACACACGAATCTTAAGTGGAAATATGGCAACACCAACTGCAAATACAGCAAATACAGCAAATACAGCAAATACAGCAAACATCAACAGAGTTGAACAGGTTTATGACGTTGTTGTAGGTCTTGGTTTGTTTATGATAATCATTCTGCTCTTGTCGAAAATGCTAATGATGACAATCATGAAATTTGTTGATTACTTTTCGAGGCAGGTCGACCGCATTGTTATGGATGAGTCAGAAGACGAGAGCTGCGAGAGCGACGACGAGAGCGACGACAGCGACAATGATAATGGTTATGATGACATTGAGTTGTCTTCATACATTCCTCCTCGTAGAAGCCAACGAATTGCAGAACATAGGGCAAGGTGCAACTCTCCTTTGCTGATTCGTCGTTTGAAACTTGATTGATTGTGAAGTGTGTGTGTGTGTGTGTGTGTGTGAATGAGAATGTTTTCTAAATGATAATATTGTAATTCTTGTAATTCAATATTATAATTCAAATGAGGAGGAGGAGGAGACGAGGATTCAGTTTTTTTTATTACGATGTACCGGTAATCGGAGCAGGCGCATTATCTTTATCAGTAATATCTTTTCCAACCCTTTGATTTACATTATTTACTTTTTGTTTCAGCACGGTTGTTATTGTATCCATGGTTGTTTTTATGTTGGATGTATTATCGTTTACATTTTGTGAAAATTCATCGAATGTGGGTTGAAATGCTTTCACTTTTCCAGATAGTAAACTTGTTCTTAACTTGTCTGCGTCAACTGTTTCGCTTAAAGACATTGGCTCAATGTATGTCTCAGTTGTAGTCGCAAGGTGTTTAAAAATAATTGCAGTAAAAAATAGAATGTACATGAATATAATAATGTTTGAAAAATGTAAATAATGTTTCATTTTTAATTATTATTTATATTAAATTCATATTAAAATTAAATTATTTATTTGATGGTTTATAAATTATGTTTTATCTTTATTTGCAATAATTGCTAGAATTGCTTGTTTATTTTTTTCATTGTCAGATGCATTTTTGGAAACAGTTGGCACAAGTGTCAACATACTAGACTGCATTGAGTTTATTTTTTTTTCCAAATCATCTATTTTTGTGGTGTATGTTCCTACAGTGACGCCAATGTCTGAGGAAGAAGAAGCAGAAGAAGCAGAAGAAGCAGAAGCAGGAACAGGCGCGTCCGCAGATGATGCGTTATCAGTGTCAAGTCCTTCTAAAATATTTCCATGTTTATAATAATTTGCAGCTATGATTGCAAACATAAACAATATGAATGAGTAAATAATAAGTTTATTAAACATTGATTTATTTATAATGAAAATAAAATGTTGAAATGTTTATAATATATAAATAATATATTATAAAATGGATGTAATATAAATTAAATAGAAATTAAATGTATTTTTTTACCTTGAATATAATGTGTGCGTGCGTGTGCGTGAGCTAGCTCATCAAGGCGCATTCGGACACTTGAATTCAACTGGAGAACACTCTGGCGTTTTTAGCACGAGTGTTTCATCATCGGGCGCGGGTGAATGCACATGACAACTCTCATCCTCATCTTGTTGATTCAAGAAATAAAATTGTGATGACACAGATAAACTATTTACAAATTGAATGACGTGAGACATCGTTACGCGTTTTCCTTTGTATTTTAGAACTTCCAAATATTGCTTGTGCAGTTTATACATGTTGTTTCGATACTTTTTAGGAAATTCTTTCAAACCCATCTTTTTGTAAATGTAACAGTCCAAATAGTTTTTATGCAAAGAAGAAGTGTAGTTGAACAACTTTGACTGAAACTCAAAAAATTTCAGCTCATCTTCCGGACATCTTTCAAAGTGTTTTTTCAAATAATTCAGTTGTTTAAGATGCAAATAAATAATCTCACATCTTGCACTAACACCCTTTGCATTTTTCACCATCTCATAATTTGGATTGCGAAACTTGAAACGCTCCCCCGTGGTCGTTCGAAACATAACACCGGGATAGTAATACAATGAATCCGAAGAAGCATACAGTTTCACTATTTTATTAAAATCGTCTTCACCCTTTATGGTGAAACGAGCAGGATGCGCCACTTTTGAAATACTACTCCAATGCACAACCGACGACCGCTTCATTTCATATGCAGTTGCGGAAGTAAAGTCGTGATTATTTTCAATGAAATAAGTGGCAACAATGTAAAGTGCCGTATTTTTCACAGGTGACACAATAACATTATCCGGATGTTGCATCACAAAACTATAACAGTAGTCTTTCGGCAAGTCATCGAAATTCAAATTGGCATCTGCACACGCTTCCAAAAACATTCTTTTAAAACACTTTCCTACCGTTTTTTCAACAGGACAAACTGTATTTTTAGTTGAAAAAACCCAACCCTGAACGTCATTTGCCGAGTTATAAAATAAGTTTACCATTGTTCCTTCAACAAATTCTTCGGCAAATTGAATTTTTTCAACGTCAAGTGCAACATATCTTGTTTCACACATTGGCGGAGAAAATCCAATAACCCTTCGATCTTCGTTCAAAATAACCGAACGAAAATGTTTTACATTAACATCAATAGCATCAGCATAACATTTACGCACGATTTTCTTATCATAGTTGATTAAATAATAGGATGATTGTACCTCTTGTGCTTGTGCATTCGCACTCACGGCAGATGCGGACACTTTTTTACATTTAATGGGTTCAACGCTGTTGTCGATAATCTCGGAAAAAGAATTCAAATCAAAACGATATTGTACTTTGGACGACTCTTCTTGATGTGATGGCATCTTGTTTATATTTTCTCTAATGCTCGGTATACTGTTACTACTTGTTTATTCTTTATATTCATTCATTAAAATATAAAACATTTAACAACTTTTAAAAACGTGTTGTTTGGGCTAAATTAATAATAGTGTAAAGATTATAGAATTTTCTCTAACTATTATACTATATATATAATTATATATTAGTATATTTTTACTCATGAGTAACATAAAAGAAAAAGAAAAAGAATCAGAAAATACAGGTGGTAACAAAAATAAATTATTTCTTGGAGATGAAATCAAAATAAATGCACACGTGCCTGAGTCCAAGTTGCAAAATAACGTGTATGAGATTATCTATATTGATTATGCATTATTGAAATTAAAAAATAAACAAACGCAGCAAGTAACAAGTGTAAAAGTATTTAACGACAAGATACAAAAAATTGAAGATGAAGAAGTTTCAGAAATTCAAATTATCAAAAGGAAGTCCAGTCACAGATATGTTGAGCAATGTGGTTTTAAAATTGACATGACGATTTCGATTGAACTCATGTCATCGTCGTCATCATCAGAAGACGAGGAACCTCTTTATATATTGTGTAAGATTGCAGATGTAGATGCAGTGCAAGATATGATTGAAGCAAAGTTGGTGCTTGATGAAATTAGGAAAGAGGTAAAAGACGTTCCGCAGGAGTTACAAGAGAGTATTTTTATACATTTTGGTTGTAGCGGGTTGCCTCCATGGATAAAAAAAATAAACGTGATTGAATTCAAACCAAAACCGGTTGATGTTCCGAGCGGTCGTCTTCAAGGTGAGGGTGAGGAAGAAGGGGAAGGCGAAGGTTTTGGCGAATATGAGCTTGGAGAAGAAGAATCAGGAATTGAACTTGATTTAGCTGAAGCGTTAGATGAAGGCAATAAAATATTTGCAAGCATCATGTACGAAGTTCCGTTGTCTCAAAGAATTGTGTCTGAAACGAAACAGTATGACGATTTACTAGAGAGTATTATTTCATCCATTCCAAAAAGCAAACGGACGGATGCGGAGATGAACAGAATTCATCGAGGAATTGAGCGTTTTTTTCAATTAAGGAAAGAGTATTCTCTGTTTGATAAGAATGGCGTTCCAAGAATGCCGAAAGCTTTGAGCGAAACTGACAAACCGTGTGTGGAGCACATTCAGAATTTAGACACGAAACTTCTATGGGTGTTGCCGGTGGTAGAAAATATTAAAAAGCTTTATGTAACAGGTGATGATGTTGTCGGTTCTAATGTGGAAAATGGAGTATATGATTTTAAAGAGCAAATACTTGAAGAGAAGAACGTGTATCCGGACCTAAATGCGCCTTATAATCCAAGACTGATGGAAGACTTGAATTCATATTTAACACCGTTTGAAAATCCGAAACAAAATCCAGATAATAAGTATGTGTTTCAAAATAAACCGGTTCATGAAAGCATTTTGACCATTTCAACAAATAATGACACGGTTGCATCGGTATCGGTAGCAAGAAGGGCGGTGACGCCAATGACGACGACGACGAATGCAATGTTTCAGACCTACATTGATCGCGCATATAATCCGGGGTTGACCAAACTAGAATTTGAGGATGTAAAGTCAAATAGTGTAAAGAGGGTTGATATGACTCCAGACGACCCCGCATTTATAACATCATTTGTTACGCTGAATAAGGAGGCGGTTGTTTTGACGCAGGCGAGATTACCTGATACACTGTTATTAGACAGAGTTTCAATCGACTCATTGTATTTGAAGACTTGGTCGGCTTTGATTTCTGAAATCAAGTACCGAAGCAACATTGCAACCGAGATTATAAATGTTGGTGCAGTTGGTAGTGCTGCTGGCAATAATGATGAAGAAGCAATTCGCGCGCGATTGGAAGAGTACAAGGGCGGGACTGTTTTTTCAGATGTTATAGCGTTTGCTCCAAATGAAACGATATCAAAATCCACAAGTAAAATAAGTAATTTTATTTCTTCATTTGTTCCAACCAATGAAGATGCATTTGCAGCGTTGGAATTCCGTTTGAATCGTTGCTTGTCAGTGTATGAAGTTGTGTATGCACTTCAGCCTTTTTTGATATATAACAAAGATTTGACGGAACGTCAATACAACATGATGCGCGAATATGTAAATAAAAATATTTCCGATTTTATGAAAAGGATTTCTGCATTATCTTTGAAATTTAAAAAAATTGTTGATAAAAATGTAATTACAAAACAAGATTCGTTAGAGTTGTTTTATGATGCTTTTATAGATGATGAAGGTGGCAGACGAAGTGCGAGTTCAAAAGATTTGCATAAGAAAATAGTTTTGTCGGATGATGACACCACCTCATTAGATGAGATATTCAAACTTTATAGTTTAAATAAAGATAAAGGTGGTACTGGTGCTGGTATTGGCGGTGATGGGTTTTTATCATCTTCAGAAATCATGAAAATAATTATTGACGCTGATTTTGCGCGGTTGTATATGGATGTCATGGCAGTTGAAAATTCGGATTTGACGTCTTCAGAGATGGACACGATACTAAAAAGGGAGCAACAGGGTTTGAAGGAACAAATGCAGAAGGAGTTATCTGGGGCGGATTCAAAGACGTGTAAAAAGCGCGAAATTCGTTTGAGTCGAGTGTATTCATCTCTGGGTGCTTTAGAAATAGATAATGGAAAATCTGGAGACATAGTTTATGATTCAAAGTATGATTCTACGGGAAAGCGCGTTGTTAAAGACGGAGACTACGCAGCTTTGAAAATTGTTGATGCGGATGACGAGTCTGTGCGGTATGACTATTATGTTAGAAAAGGGAATGAATGGATGATTGACAAAGACCCCGAACTTCAGAATGTGCAGGTGGACGACCCATCATATTTTTGCAATATTCCGTCGGAAGAAAAACCAAAACCGCTGTGTTTTTCAATCAACCAGAAATGTTTAGACAAAACAGTATTCGACTCGTCATTATTGAATGATTTGACAAATAAGATTATAGACGAGTTTGATTCGAAGAGTGAAATGAAGAAAAAGAGCCTCGATGAAACATTTTTACGAGACTTGAAAAATATAAAACTTCTTTCAAAGTTGAAGATTTATGAAATATTGAAGTATAATCAGAAGAAGTATATTCTTGGTCAAGAATATAATAAAAAGGTAAAAACAATAGTCAAATCGCCTTATCAAGACGTTGTAGACTGCATAATAGGGATTGATGATGTTGCCAAAAAATATCAATGCATTTTAGATTTTGTAAACAGCGAGTTATTTGTTAGAGATGCATTTTCGGATGAGGATGCTCGCTGGTATTATTGCAAATCGTGCGGTGTTCCGGGTGTGCGTTTGTTACCCACGTTTTTATATAAACTTGCTCAAAGTTACAATCCAGAAGATCCCAAGTCTTTGAAATACATAACAGTGCTTTCACAAATTGAAAGAACAAACGGGAAACGCGAAGGTGACCAAATCGTTGACAGGTATAGTGGATACATGATTTCAAAAATTGCGCTTGTGTCGGAAGAAGGTTGGGCAGCTGAGTATGAGGAAGGCGGTGGTGGTGGTGGTGGTGGCGGTGGCACTGGTGAGTTGTCTGAGTCTGTGGTGCATTTGATTCGCAGTGAAGAAGAAAATGCATCTGACTTGTCTGCAGTTAATTCGGGTGAAATTATCGATGCAAATATAAAATCTGTTGAAAGAGGAGGAGAAGAAAAAAGCGATGAAGAGGGTGGTGAGGAAGAAGAAGAGGAAGAAGAGGGTGTTGTTGAGGAAGAGGAAGAGGGCGTCGAGGAAGAGGAAGAGGGAAGCAGCGAAGATGAAAAGAAAATTTTGAATGCCGTTATCAACCATTATGAGACTTCATTGTCGGTGTTGTTTAAAAATAAGGATAAACGATTTATAAAAGAAACGGTGCAGTTACTTATTCCGAAAAAAAAAACAAAAGAGCAGTATGAGTTAGATAAGAAGACGACAGTAGATTATGAAGCATATGAAAAAACATATAATCAGTATTTAATTTTTTATTCGATGGCATTGATTATTGTTGTAATACAGACGTCGATTCCGCAAATAAAAAGTAAAATAACATTTCCAAATTGTGTAAAATCATTTGGTGGATATCCTTTAATGGATGAAACAGATTTATCATTTATTGTTTATATGACATGCATTACTCAAAAGATAAAGAGTGATTACGCTCCTTGGAATTCAGTGAAAAAGATTAACCAAGATAAAATGAGAGACACGTTATTTAATCTGATAAAAACAAAAATAGTAAATCAGCCCCAAATACAGACGCGTTATGATAAGAAGCGCGAATATGATGCGCTAAGAGAGCAAAGAAAGTCATCTTTATCCTCGACATCGTCTGCGAGAATGAAAATAAATGTTGCATCACTGCACTTTCGTCCGTTGTTGGTAGACCCTTCTGTGTTTATTACTTCAACGCCGATGCCTGTGACGAAAACATACTGTGACGACCTGAAACGTAATTTGAAAAATGGAAGCAATTTGCAAACGGAAAAAATACTAGTACTACAGTCGAAAGTGATACATTTTTCATTGATTGTTCAAAAACTTATTCAGGAGGTGGTTTCATCTCAAACGAAGGACAGGTCAAAACTTTTGTCGAAGAATTATATTCAGAATGCGTGCTGCAATGATGGCGACCGCAAAGGCAACATGAATACGCTGGACTACATGGTAAGTCATGTGCCGAATATAAAGAATTATTGTGACATGGTGGATTGCACAAGTGCGATACTTGATGACATTTATAGTCTTGGCGAGGCTTCGACCATGATGGACCCGATAGATACGCGAAATAACATTCCCGAACTTCCAACGAATTTTGACGAGTCAACTATATACAATGCATTTATGACATATTGCAATTATGGAAAGAACAAGGGTGCTGCTGCTTCTGCTTCTGCTTCTGCTTCTGCTTCTGCTTCTGCATCATCGCTTAGCGAAGAAATACATAAAATTTGCAAATTCAAAAACACACTTGGAGAGAATAGAGAAATATACAATATGTTAAAAAGTTCAAAAGATGTGAGTTATTCTGATAAGATGAAATTAATTGATAAAATAAAAAATGAATATAATCTTGAATACACAACAAAGGATTTACAGCACTTGTTGCAGATTGTAAATGGGCAAACAATGAAACCAATGGTTCAGTATGAGTCGACGGGTGTGGGAACGTATAATGAAAAATTGAATCGGATACTGACAAAGGCGATGGATGATTTGAAAACAAAGTCAAAGTCGAAAGAGTCAAAGAGCAAACCAAAGGGTAAAGAAATGTTTTTTTCAGATGAGTTCATCGTTGCGCTAAAAAACTTCAATGAGAGTCGCACACAAGTGCTTATGAGAGAGTTGCAACTAGTGGTCGAAAATAATATAAAAATATTGACTGAGAGGTGTGAAAAGTATTTGAACATTACCATGAGTAAAAAGAGTGTTTCATCGGTGCGGAGTGCGATATTTCGAAGTTTGGAGGATGTTGACAAGGGCATTTTCAAGAATGGTGGAATCATGTTGTTCAACACCATGGAAAACACGTTATTAAATGGAGAAAATAATTCACTAGAAGTATCGGTTGAGTTTGTAAAAAATGCGATAAAAAATATTACACAGGTGTATCCGAATATTATACTCTCTCAAATTCCTGAGATGGAATCTTTGCCGCCATATATTTCTGGGCAACTTTCTAGCGGTGATTCAGAATCAATCATTAAATTTTCAAATGAGAGAATAACAAAGAATTTAGATAAGTTTTATACGATTGGAAGTAAAAAGTCAATCAATACAATTTTGAAAAATGTGCAAATGTCGACATTATTTTTGAATGAGGTGGTAAAAAATACAAACGTATACACTGATGCAAAGCATATTACAGTATTGTTATACGAGTATTATTTTCTTCAGTCGGTTGACTCGTACATCTTTTTTTCAGAGGTGGCGAAACAAAAACAGGGACAGGGACAGGCGCAGGGAAAATCGGTAGTTGACATTCAAAAAGAGATTACTAGAATATTAGAAACTTACTTTCATTTGATTATGGAAGATAAGAAGTTGATAAACAAGGACATTGAAAACATTCGTGAAAATTATTTGCGTTCGATTGATGAAGAGAGAGATGACATTGTTCAAAATGTTGAAAAGATGTCCGAAGACCAAAAACAGATTTATTTAAATCATAAAAAATACAAGATGGGAACGCAGTCGATTGGGAAAAACACGGGTCTGCGAATATACAATCCCGAGTTTGAAGCGGAAGAGTTGGTGCGTATTGAGAGAATCAATAATCGTAAAAAAGAGAGAGGTTTGTCTGCGGTACCAGATGACCCCGAGGCGCTAGCTCGCGAATATGCGGTGGAAGATGAGGGAGATGCGCCCGACATTGATGCGGATGATGTCATGAATGAAACGCAAGAAGACGACGGTCAAGAAGAATATGCGGCTTCTGCGGACATGTATCCCGACAGTTATCAGGATGAGGGTGACTAATAAATAAATGCGAGAAGATAAGAAGTGCGAAAAAAAATAGTTTAGAATATCATAAAAAAAAAATTATAATAATTTGATATTTATATTACAATTTTATATTATAATTATATAATATAAAATGTCAGGAGTACAAGAATTTGATGTAGTTCAAACACAAGCTGAAGCAGAAGCAAAACCTTATTCTGAGATGAGTCCCCAAGAGCGTGAAAAATACGAGCGTATCGATAGATGGAAAAAAAGGGTGTTTGACCTCGAAAGTGTTCCATCTCAAGATAAAGATAAAGGTGAAGAATTGGAAAAAATAGCTGCTGGTATAGAAACTGAATATTTTGCTGTAAAAGATGCTCATGAAAAATTGTTTGCAGATCGCTATAGAATTACAGACGAACATGGGGTCACAAGTTATTTCTACTTTTATCCAAATAAAAATCTTTGGAGAGATCGCCCAAGGGAAAAAAAAGATATTATGGTTAGTCTCTTTAGAGATGCTGAATTTGCATATAGGAAAGCCGACAAAAATCATAAAGCTGATGAAATGGAAATAAAGAAAAATATATATAGTAGTTTGGGAAAAATGACAGGCATGACAGGCAATTCTGACTATTATATTGGACCATCTAGCGCCGTTGAGTCTCGCGATGATGTAAGCGTCGACAAAATAAGGGCTGTGCGTTGTGATAGTAAGAAGGGATGCGGAGTTCAAGGCGGTAGTAAAAAATCGATATCGAAATATTCGAGAAAATCGAAATCGAGATACTCAAGAAAATCGAAATCGAGATATTCGAGAAAATCGAAATCGAAATATTCAAGAAAATATTAAAAATAAGAATTAAATAAATTGTAAAAAAAGAAGGTTCTTTATTTTTTATTTTTTTGCTTTTTATTTTTTTTTTGGATTTCATGTTTTTTTAGTTTTGTTTGATATACCATTCGGGTGCTTCTCTCTTCTTGTTCCATGTTGCAATCTTTTGTTTTTCTTCGGACATGTAGTAGTTTCGGTATGCAACGACGGCATCTTCGTGTTTGTACTGGTCGGGCATTGCCTGTGCAAACGGCGTGAGTCGTTGTTCTGGAAAGACGTCGGCGTCAGGAATGTGCTGTCGTAAATACTGCGCAACCAAGTAGGACTTGTGAAATTTGGTGTCGGGGTGGTTGTAGCGAAATCGCCATTCCTTGTGCATTTCGTCAACAAGGTCGAGCGTCCAGATAAAGTTTTCGCGCGACGTTCTGCACCAAATGGTGACGGGGTGATTTTTGTGAGCGAGTTTGTAGAGCGGCGCATTGGTTTCCTCGTCGTTTGGAAGAAGAACGCGTCGAGCAGAACAGAGCATTTGGACAGCTTCAAGCAAAATTTTGACGACGTGTTTGTCCATCATAAACTTTGCAATTTCTTCGGGAAAGAAGGATAGAATAAAGAGATTCATTGGAGCGCAGAGGTCTGAGTCTTGTCTTGAGTCACTGAAAAATATAAAAATAAGTATTTAAAAATCAATTTATATTTTTTACATTGTATTTTACGCAAAGATAATCGTATTTTTAACGAGGTTTATTTTATGCATTTTTTTATTTAGATATATTAGCATATTAATTAAAATTTGAACACAGTCACAATTCAATGAATAAAATTTTTGTAAGAAAGAATATAACCTCACTTTCAATAATATTATTTATACTATTATTTAGTATCATGGTTTATGTTAAGCCGACTTGCGTTTTTAATAAAGATGGAACCATGCGGCAATTTGGAATAGGTTATAGAAATAAAACAATTATACCCATTTGGTTAGTTGTGATAATAATGGCATATTTATCATATTTATTTTTATTATATTTGAATACTTATACACATATTTAATTTATAATATTATTTATTTCATTTTTAGTTTTAGGCATTTTATTTTTTTATATTTATTTTTTTTTATATTTATTTTTTTTTATATTTATTTTTTTTTATATTTATTATTTATAAATAAAGATGGCAAAAACGAGGTGCAAGCGCGGTTCGCGAAAGTGTGTTTCAGGTTGTGTTGGTAAGAAACCGTATCAAAAAATAAAAAAATGTGCCAAGGGTTCAAAAAAGTGTGCAGACCAGGCGTGTCATAAAAAGACGGCAAAACGTGGGCGCAACCGTAGTTCTCCTGTGAAGAGCAGTTATTCGCTTCGTTCTCGGGTAACTAAATAAATTTAGTATAATATTTTTTAGAGATACAATTGCTTTTCAAGCGGGAGACATGACACCGCAAGACAAGCGATGATTAATTTTTTTCATAACATTTTATATAGCTAATTATTTTATATACGCATTATATAAGGTATATAAAATGACGTTTAATTTATTTTTTTTAATATCTTTAAAAATAATTTAATAAATATTCTATTGTTTTTTCTTGGGAATGGTAATTAATATAATAATCATAACATTTATTTCCATATACAGACTTTAAATTATTTTCATATATATCATCTAAAATATCTTTAAATTCACAAGTATTTAAATTTAATTCAATTATATCATCATCATAAAATCCTAAATTATAATCTGTTAAATTAAAAAATTTTACAAAACCATCTGTCAAATATTTTTCTTTTTCTAAACATATTGGTATTATAGTAGGTATTTTCATTGATGCAGATTCAAGTCCTGATGTTCCCATTGAAAATGAAATATCAAAATTTTTAATTATATAATTATTTTTTTCATCATTCAATAATGTATTTACAAAAATTATATTTATATTCCCATTTAAATAATGTTTTATATTTATTAAATTTTTAGAATCACCTGAACCAATTATATGAATATTTTTTTTTTTATTAGTTTTATATGAATATAAATTATTTAATATATTAATTAATGAATAAATTTTATCAGAATCGAGTCTACCTAGCCAACCAATATTTATTTCGTCATTTATTAAATTATTATTTATTTCTATATTAATGTTTGGAGAAAAAATTGGCAAATATTTAAAATTATTTTCAGGATAATACTTTTTAAATTTAATAGAACATGCTTTATCCATAAATACTATTTTATCTTTTGAATTATTTATTATATTATATAATTCTTCATTTTTTAATTTAGAACGGTATTGTAAAAAATCATAACTTTTTGGATGTGCAACAATATATAATACTTTATAATTATATAAAGATGTAATTTTTTTTTTTTCATGCATCATTGTAAATGGAATAATAAGATTAATGGGCATATCAAATTTTTTTGAAAAATTATCATCATAATAATCAATAAAAATAATATTTGTATTATTTAATTCTTTTCTAGATAATCCATCATTATAGTCAATATAATATACATTACAATTCATTTCTAAAAGTAATTTACATATTCTTATAAAAAATATTTCAAATCCACCTATATATTTGCTTGGTAAATAAAAAACATAATTATTAATAAATAAATTATTATATTTATCCAAGTATTCTTTAAATTTATTATTAATAATAATATTTTCTTCAATTGTTAAATCATCAATATTAGTATTTTTATAGTCTTTAATACTTAAAGTTAAATGTTTATAATAAAAATTTTTATATTTATAGGAATTAAATATATACATTTCTAAATAAAATATAATATTTAATAAATATTGATGATTTTTACTTTTACTTGACCATCTTGATGTTCCTGTATTAACTCTATACACTCCTGTAATTTTTTTAAAATCTAAATATGATGATTTACCATCTTTTAAATGAATTATATTTCTAAAACTATCACCTTCATAAATTTGTTCATTATATGTTCCTATATATTTTTCTATTGAAGATAATATTTCTTCATTAAAATTATTTCTGAAAATAGTTGATGATGTATGACTGAATAATACATTAATTTTTTCATTACTTAATTTAGATATATTTATAAAATTAAAATTAGAATATTTTTTTTCATTTAATGTATCATTATATAAAATTTTAGTATTTGTTCCGTATATATTAAAATCTAAATTTTTATCTAAATAATTAACACCATCTTGAATAAATTCATTATTTATCCAGTAATCATCACCATCTAATACTGTAAAATATTCAGTTTCAATATTTCTATATAATTTTATTGATGTATATAATACTCCATAATTTTTCTCATTTAATAATAATTTAATTTTTGTAGGATATTTTACCATCCATTCATTTATAATATTTATGGAATTATCTTTTGAACAATCATCACATATTAAAACTTTAAATAAATTAAGATTATTTTGCTTAAATATTGATTCAAATGTTTGATTTAAAAATTTATAATTATTATAATTAGGTATTAATATTGTTATTTTTTCCATTTATTATATTATAATATTTTAAATCAAATAAATAAGTTTCATATATAAATTTTATATTACACTCCAAATATATAATTCCAAATATAATTATAATTCGTATATATCACATATGTCATAGATATGTCATAGTATATATCAATTATAATTATAACAAAGTTTAATTGAATGGAGGCAATCATGACGCTGCTGTCAATATTCAGGAACATGACGCTTGAATAAACAGCCGTGAGAACTAACACCTTCAACTTCGTGAATAACAGTTGCATCTTGATACAAACAATTTGCAAGCCATATCTTCATAATGCAAAAGTTCTTTTTTGGAGAAATCGTTATACCATTAATGTAAGGTAGTATTTTTACATTATCAGACATTGTTTCTCCAACTAACAAGTATGACATTTGTTTCCAAGCTCCAGGAACATCTTTATTCACAATTTTATACGAAAAACAGCCCCCATTTCGATTTCTTTCATCTTCCCAAATAGGTTGAATGCCTTTGCGCATCAAAAACAACATGCAATTGATAATCAACTTTGGCGGAAGCATTTCAGTAACCGTAATAGCTTGCTCTACTGTATCAAATTCATATATTTTTGTATAACTTTTAATGCTCCAATCTGTGTCGTGTGGAAGATGTGCCCAAAGTATCCACGTGTCCGACAAAGTGTGTAGTGATGATGGTGATGATGATGAATGATGCGAGTTGTCAGTGTTGTTTATATTACTAAAGTCGCCTCCCTCTTCCTTTTTTGTCGACGACGCGAACGGGTCTTCTTCTAACGATGACATCTATGGAATATAATAAATATAATCATTCAATATGTTTATATTGATTTAAAAAAATATTAATAAGGTCAAAGTTAAAAGCTTATAATTTCATAGTCATCTACTTTTACCAACAACATTGACGACTTACCAAACTTGAACATTGTAATTTTATTGGATATACATGTGACAGTGTATTCGCATTCATTTTCTTTATCGAAAGATGTAACATCATATTCTTTGAGCATATACCATTTTAGAAACGTGTAGTCAAGTATAATATTTCCAACCACGTTGAAATTGTAAGGAAATGTAATATCAATGTCGTATGATTTCCCTCGGTATTCGAGAGAACACAAAATCATTCCTGCTTTTGAAACTACGAGGTCATTTGGTGAAATCAAATAATTATTTTCTATGAATTTTCTGTGTATTTTTGTATAATTTTTATTTTGTTTAGTATTAGAATTATTTTGTTGGTTATTCACTTTATCAAAAAATAGTGTTTGCATTATGAAATCGTAAGGAACAAATTGAACAGTATTATTTTCTTTACTTTGTTTCATAATGAATAATTGTTCTTCCTCAACTTTTTTTTCTGGTTGATGATTTTCATCGTCTTGAGAATCACTGTTGTCACAGCCATCAAACGAATGAGAATGCTGTGATTCGTCATCATCTTGAAAATCGCAATAGTCATTTGGATTTCCTAAATAATTTGATTCTTTGAAATCTTTCATTGTTTCAAATTGTTCACATTTTATTCCATTTTTTATTACTCTGATTTCATAGTTTGTATAGGAATCATCGTCGTCGTCATCATGGTTGGTGATTTGTTCATTTTTACTTTTACCGAATTTGTTTGAAAAGAATGATTTTAATTTGTTATACTTATTATTTATTTTTGTGTATACATACACTGCTTTATAGGTAACCTGAGTGAGTGTTTCAGTAAAAGTATTTGTTTTTATAAAGGAATAAAACATATAACTACCCAGGGCAATCATCAACGTCATGCTTGTCTCATAACCTAATTTTGCACATTCACAGTTATTATCATTGTATTTCATTGGAAAAAATTTATTGTTAGTTTCGTAGTGTTGTTGAAACAGAAAAACCATGAGTAAAGTTTAATTATATAACAATATAATATATTATATATAAATAAATGTTTATGTAATTATTTTATTTATTTATATATAAATAATTTAATTATAATATCTTTTGTATAGTTTTGTGTATGTGTGTGTTTTTTTTTGAAAATGTATATTGTGTTACGTAACCTAACTTACGTTACCGGGTTGAAAACGCCGCAAGCTTTTCCGAGGGCAGCGCTTCCGTCGGAACAGCAGCCGTACTGCGTTCCAGCGCATCCGCCGACAAGTTTTTCTGGAGCCAATGAAGATTTTGGGTCTAACACAAGGGATGTCCCCGAGGGGCACGGGTTTGGAGTTACGCCATCATTACAGCATCCGTATTGCGTTCCGGCGCATCCGCCAATATTTTGACAGTTACTTCCTTTTTCATCACTTTTTGCGGTTACTCCGTCGTCACAGCATCCGTACTGCGTTCCGCCGCATCCGCCAATGTATTGACAGTTGCTTCCATTTTCATCACTTTTTGCGGTTACTCCGTCGTCACAACATCCGTATTGCGTTCCGGCGCATCCGCCGATAAGGTGTTTATGATGATGCGGGTGTGGTGGACAGTTTGAACCGTGGTAGTTTCTTTTTGCCGTTACTCCATCATGACAACAGCCGAAACGTGTTCCGGCGCATCCGCCAATGCGTTTGTGTTCATGGTCGCGGCGTTTCTTGCGTTCAGGCCTTAAATTTGATTCATTTGGAATTCCGAATACAAAAAATAGAATCGTAGTAATGTATGTCATTAAAATAAATGGTATGAACACAATGAACCATGATATGATTCCAAGTCCTGATGCACATAAAACGTTTAATGCAACTGTAAAAATTATCATCACGAGAAATTTTAAAAATGCAGTACTCATTTCGCCTCTAAACATATCAATAAGTATTTGAATAATTGAAAAGGCTAAATATAATGATGCGGGTGGACAAATATATTGAAAAATCATTTTTATAGGAATAAACGTATATTATATATATAATATATAAAATATACTCAAGAAATAATAAAATTATTTGTAATGCAACAATATTATCTTATAAATTGTCTTCTTATAAATCTATTATTTGCGTTTAAAAAATGAAGGCTTTCCATTTTTAAATTTTCCGACAATTTCTCCAACATCATCATTAATGCATGAATAAATGTCGCCATTTTCCTCATTTGTCGTATAGTATGAAACATTCTTGATTACAATTTCAAAAACTTCTTCTTCATCTTCTTCTTCCTCAGCTTTTGCTGGTTCTTCCTCGGTTTTTGCTGGTTCTTCCTCAGCTTTTGCTGGTTCTTCCTCGGCTTTTGCTGGTTCTTCCTCGGCTTTTGCTGGTTCTTCCTCGGCTTTTGCTGGTTCTTCCTCGGCTTTTGCTGGTTCTTCCTCAGCTTTTGCTGGTTCCTCTTCTTCTGCTTCCTGTTCAGGTTCAGATGCTTCTTCTTCTTCTTCTTCTGCTTCCTGTTCAGGTTCAGATGCTTCTTCTTCTTCTTCTTCTGCTTCCTGTTCAGGTTCAGATGCTTCTTGAGATGCTTCTTCTTCTTCAGATGCTTCTTCTTCTTGAGATGCTTCTTCTTCTTGAGATGCTTCTTCTTCTTGAGATGCTTCTTCTTCTTCCTGAGATGCTTCTTCTTCTTCCTCTTCTTCTTCAGATGTTTCCTCTTCTTCCTCTTCTTCTTCAGATGTTTCCTCTTCTTCCTCTTCTTCTTCTGATGTTTCTTCTTCTTCCTCCTCTTCTGCTTCTTCTTGTTCTTCTTCTTCAGCTTCAGCTTCAGAAACAGTTTCAAAATAAAAATCATTTTCGGAATTTTTTTTGTTCATTTTATCTGTTTTCAAGAAGTCAGTCAAATCAGTGAAGTTACTTGATGCGTCATCATTATTTTGACGCAATGAGTCATCAATATTCAATGTAATGGTTGGTTGTTCATGGTCATCTTCGCATTCGCATTCACAATCGATGTCATCGTCGCCGCATTTTTTTTCTTGTTTTAATTGCTGTACTTGTAATGAGAGTTCTGAATTTTTGTTGCACAATTCTTTCACAAATGGGATCTGAAGTAATGCATCATGTGTAGACTTGTACAAGTCATAATCTTTGAACACATCATCAAATGAATTTTTCAAATTACTTTTTATGGAATTTGTTACATCTTTCAGAACAGATGCAATGTCAATTTGAATTCCGCGAATGTCAATTACAGTGTTAATATCATCTGTATGTTTTTCTTGAGTTCCTTTATTTTCCATTTTTTGCGCGTTTGGTTGGTATATGTAAATGTAATATAAAAATTCGTTTAATATGATTTAGAAAATATTTAATGTAGTATATATATTGACAGTGAGTTGAACATAGATATGAACTCTGAAGATAAATCAGATTTGAATACTAGACTAATTGATACAGTAAAAGAAAAACTAGAATATAGACGAAAACAACAAATTCAATTTATTGTTTCTCAAACAAACTATGATGAACAAGAAGCACTCGAAAAGCTTGAGTCCTGTAGTAATGATGTTATGAAAGTTGTAAGTGACTATCTTGGCATAACGCCAAAAGAAGATCATAACTTGAAGAAAACTAAAAATCAAAAAATATATTCTGTAATAAGAGACATTATGGACAAGGGTTCAAATAATTTTAGAATGCAACAAGAAAAAGCGAAAAAAATACAGCAGGTAAATGAGTTGATAAAGCGTAATCAGGCAGCTGCCACTGCCGCTGCTGCTACTGTTTCCACGGATGAGAATAAAAAAGAAGTAGTAAATATAGAGGAGGTATTTGATGAGTTTAAAAAATGCGTTGAGTGTAATGCTGTCAACTGTGACCAGAATTGTATGAAAAATAAAAATTTTATTTTAAAAGAAAAGATTGACTAATATATAATTTCCAGTTACTATTGTTGTAACTGTAAAAATAAAAGTAAAACATTATACATAATCAATAGCATACATTATGACACACACTCAAATATTTATATACATTTAATATATATTTGAGTTATTTGAATAAAAAAATGGCAAAAACGAAAACTAAAAAAAATGCAGTTTCTTTATTTGGTATAAATGACTGTCACAAGCCAAGAGTAAATACCAAGAAAAATTATGAGTATAGAAATCGTAAAATATACACTAGACAAAATACGTTGAAAAATTATTCAAAGTATCCGTTTAAAAATATTATATTATTTCCACACGATTTAGGGCAAACGAAACATGGTGTTGAAAAAGCACCAAAATTTTTAAAAAAATTCATAAATAAAAGAAAACATAATGTGTATGATGTCAAAAATGAAAATGATTTTTTTGTAAATATTGATAATTTATATAAAATAAACAAAAAAACGAAAGGAAAAAAAATCAACATTGGCGGAGATCATTCAATGTCAATAGCCACCATTGCTGACACTATGAACACGCATCCTAATGCAAAAGTAATATATTTTGATGCTCATGCTGACATTAACACATATCAAAGTTCAAAGTCGAAACATTTTCATGGCATGCCTTTAAGTTTTGTAACTGGTATAGATAAAGATAAGCGATTTTACTTTATAAAAAATAAATTAAAGTTAGAGAATTTATTGTATATTGGTGGAAGATGTTGGGATATATTTGAAAGAGACTTGATATACAAACACAATATTAAACACATTGATCCAAATGAACTCAATAATGATTTTGAAAATACTATGAATAAAATATTGTCATTTGCCGGAAACTCTCCAGTACATTTATCATTTGATGTTGACTGTATGGATAAAAGTTTAGTTCCGTCCACCGGTACAGCTGTAAAGGGTGGAATAAAAATGGACACTGGTAAAAAGGTTTTGGATACACTGAGAAAATATACGAACATTGTTAATGTGGATATAACTGAGTTAAACATGGACTTGGGTTCAAAAGCCGATGTAAAAAAATCTGGCAAAAATACAGTTGAATTATTTAAATATTATTTAAATTAAATTTATATATATAAATATAACAGGACGACGGTAAAATAAAATAAATAAAAGATTACAATGGCAGAAAAATCAAATATTATACTCTCAACGCTTATGACGTATGATTCAAACAAATACAAACCTTTAGGAATTGCGCGAGGCATCAATGTTCACGGTGTCTCGCTTTTTAGAAATATTATTGGAAACCTGTCATCGCTTTTTGGTGGTAAAAATGATGCAATTAATAAAAAAGTAGACGATGTGTACAATGACGCAATCGATGAACTTATCAAAAATGCAATGGTAATGTATCCCGGAGTCGTGATGATTTCTGGTGTGGAAGTCACGCTAAGCGAAACAAAAAATGTTATTATTTGCGTTGCCACAGGAACTGCACTTACGACGTCATCAAGTACACATTTAGAAGTACCCAAAAAAGTTCAAACAACAAGACGAAAGACTTTAAAATAAAAGACTTTAAAAATAAAATAAAGTGAAGTAAATAAAATGAAGTGAATTTTATTTTATTTACTATTTTACACCAAAAACTTCATTGATAATGTTTGATTTATTAGATTTTTTTTTCAGTTGATTTTTACGGATGCCATTATTTTGAATGATTTTGTTTCCGACTAGAAAGTCATTGTTATCTTCATACAGTTCAGGCAAAACATGCGTAAGCGGTTTATTAACCATATAAATAAGTTGTTCACTTTTGAATAGTTTTCGGTACTCTGAAATGGTAAGATTTCCATAGTACTTATTCAATAAATAATAAGGGTTAGGAGCCGGTTTTATACTTTTTTCATAATTGTATATTGGACCATACATGGAATTTAGTAGATGATAGCGTTCAAATTTTATCGACGTGTCAATATTTTCATTCATAAGAAAAGCGACCGCGCATTCTGGATGACAAAAACATCCATAAACATTGCACACATCTTTGACCATTGATTTGGGAATATATATTGCAGGCGTATCAAAATCGTACGTGCACCAGAAACATGCAGAACGATGTGAATTGATGAGCTGGAACGTGTCATTTTTGTTATAACTTATTTTGAGCTGTGATATTTTCTTCCAAATATCTTTCATTGTTGCATTGTTATCAGCAGCAGAGTCTATGGCATCATCATTTTGATATTTATTTTTATCTTTCCAGTCAGTAAATAAGTGTGATGATGATACATCGTCGCCGTATGTTGAAGCTGGGCAAAAATTCGAAAATGTAGAAGGGTCATAAAGTATTTTGACATTATTGTTATTGTTATCGGGTTCATAAGCGGTCGCCGCCGTTTTTAAAGGTGAGTTGGAAGATTCGACGGAATCAGAGGATGAAGAGGAGTCGGTATAATTACAAACCTCTGAACCACACAACGTTTGGTGGTTGTAACACAAAATTTCATTTTCATCATGAACAACCACATCTGTATCCGACGAACCTATAATGTTTGTAACATTTAAATCCGAGAGAACACATTTTAAATGTAAAATAATATTGGGAAGTTCTGGAATATTGTTTTTATGCACAAGATTTTCTTTTATTATTTTACCACCTCTAGGTTTTCTACCTCTTTTTTTGTGGACAACTGGAGGAGGAGGTTCGGTGCTGGTAACAACATCTTGTGAAACGATAACTTTATTATTCGACGTGTCGGGTTTAATAAGTTTTTTTCTTCCTCTTTTTTTTTTCTCCACAGCTGGTGGCGGTGGCGGTGGCGGTGACGGCAACGGTTCTGCATCTGCATCTGCGTGTTCAACAGCTACAACGACAGAGTTATTATGATTGGAGTTGTTATCAACGACATTGATAGTCGTATTTACTACTTCGGTAACTTCGGTAGTACAAACAGCATCATTTGGAATTGATGTGATGGCAGCATTAGCATTGAACTTTGATTTCATTATATTATAGTTTACTTACAGTTATTGTTATTTATGTTATTTATAGTAAACATATGAATTTATGGTTTATATTGTTTTAATATATTTTATAACGTTTTTTCTCTCATCTCTCTGAAGTGTTGTCGGGGAAATATTGATATATTATTTTCTTTTCATTTTAGTATTATCGACATTATCGGTACATTTATCCAACGTGGAATCCGGGTCTTGAATGCTGTATGGGTCTTGAATGTTTAAACACCACTTTTGTGGGTATCCGCCTTTTATACAACTTTCATAATTAACGTCTGAGCCTTGATATGACTCAATGAGCGTTTTTGATATGATTTGTCTATTTTTGTATATGTAATAGATAAGTGCTTCTAAAATAACAAACATTATGAAAAATATTGTTAACAGTATTATTTTATTCATTTTTGCGACTACAGTGTATATACATAATATACATTTTTTTTTAAAGATTTGATTTGTATTAAAATTGATTTTTAAAATAAAACCTTGTATATTTATTAAGGGTAAAAAATTTTACAACCAGTGATGATATGAGAAAAATAAAAATAGTGCCAAGACCGAAACAACCACCTGGACTACTCGTACCACCATCACCACCATCACCACCACCACCCGATGAAGAATTAGCACAACAACTAGCACACCGTGACGTTGAAATTAATAGTTTGAAAGGTGACATTTTGGATTTGAAGAAAGAATTGTTAGATTTGAAAACCCAGTTTGAATATTTTAAAAAGTTGCAAGAACAGCAGCAGCAGCAACAGCAGCAACAGCAGCAGCAGCAACAGCAACAGCATTTAAATCAAGGATGTTGCAGGTGTGATTTTATAGAGTGGGTAAACACGTTGGAGATAACTTCTGATGATTTGGAAAAGTTGTTCAATTCAAAAGATGTTTGTGATTGGACGTGCATGTTTGTTGTAGATAACTTGAATAAAAAAACATCTGAATATGTTCCGATTTGTTCACTCAAGGGATCAAGAAGTGACATTTTGATTTATACTTCAAAAAATTGGAAGAAACTGACAGATGAAGAATTGTCAGTTGAATTTATGAACAAACTCTTCAAGAAGATATTAAGAAGTTTTACGGACTGGAAAAATGACAACTATAAGCAAATTATGATAAATGAAAAAGTTGGCTCGATATATCATACAAATAACGCTCGAATTCTAAGTTTTAACGATAATGCTACAAAGTTAAAACTTAAACTGTTTCATGCTCTAAACATGAGAACTCAATGAATTGCAAACATGAACACACCTAAAATCCAGGACTGTCGGTAAAAACTTCAATAGAAGCATTACTCGAACCCTCTGACTGAAACTGAAGGAGTAAGTAGTAACCGATAATGCAGCTGGCGTAAACAACCACAGTATCGCGCATTAAGTATTTGAGAGGTCTTGGTTCTTCAACGGAAAATCGCATTTCTAAAAATTTTACTAAAAAAAATACAGTAGATATAACACATCCGACTACAAAAATGTTGTCCATTTTGATGTTTGCGATATTTGTTATTTTTTTATGAAATGAAATTGTTCTTTATATTCTATAAATTCAAATATTAATTGTTTTTTTTACGAATCAAGTGAAAATACATCCACGTCTAAATCTCCAAGGTTTACAGGGTCGCCTATGTGCAGAGTGTCGTTACTGTCATCATCATCACCACCATCGTCATATTCATCCTCTTCTTTACGTTTTGCGAAATTTCGAATGCTTATTTCTTCCAATCTTTCTAAAGTTTTTGGGGCATTTACAAGTGTTTCTGCATGTTGTTCCGAGTCAGAGTCTAAAACTCTAACTCTGTCAATATCATCAAAAGTTATGGTTTGACGCTTTGTAGTCAGGCCGGGTTCTTCAAGAGCTGCAGCAGCAGGGGGTGGAGCAGGTTCGTCTTGTTCTTGTTGCGTGTTTATTTCTTCTTCTTTTTCTTCATCAACTACCGGGTCTTGTGATATGATTTCTTCCGTGTCAACAACTTCGGTGTCTTCTTCGATGAACTCGTCCTCCATGTAAACTTTTAACAAGTGTTCGATTGGAATACTTTCGCGCACGGTGTTAAGAATGCATTCTTTCACAATAATTTCAAGCTGACGGTTGTGTTTTTGAATTTGCAACTGCTGTTTGCTTTTTTCAAATAAGAATGCATTCAAATACACTTTTCTAGCAGTATTGATATAAACCTTATGAATAAATTCAGACAGTTTGGGTATGGCAATGTCAATTTTTTTTTGTTTACTTCCGGCTCGCATGCACGTCAACATTTTGAGCTGAACAATGTGGACACACGTAATAAGCTCTTCAATGTGATTGCAACCGCTTTTTTCTACAATGCGCGTTGCCTCTTGTTCAATAATTGCAGTATTCCATTTTGGCACACGCATCAAAAAGTTTTGAAATGTCATCAAGTATTTTGGCGCTTCGTCATTATCCATGCACAGTCTCCATGCTTCATCAAATATAGATTTCAAACCCAACATGATTTGCGGTGTTAATATATTTATAAGACGAGCACAAAATTCATTTCGAGATTCTTGTAAATTTCCAAGCACAAAGTCATCCATTTGAAACAAAAATTTTTTGCTTTTACATGAACGATATATTTTCTAAAGTTAAATCAGTACGAAATATTAAAAAATAGAGTATAAATAACATTAATAATTTTTCATTTCTAAACTCTCTCTTTACTTTTTGAAATGTAATTAAATATTCATATTTTTTAAGGTCTTTGATTTTAGAGTTATATTCAATATAGTAAAGTAAGTCACTACTACAGTATGCCTTATCATAGAGTTTTGAAACAAATAACATACATTCGGAAATAACACGTTGTTTTTTGTTTTGAATGTGTTCCGTGTGTGTTTCTTCATATTTCTTTATTATTCCAGCTAGAGCATTTTTCAAGTACTGTCTACGTTTTGTGTCGGTTTCTTTGAAAGCGTATATGTTATTCAAGTTGTACGTGTGTAAATTGGTTACACTGTTATTGATGTTCGGTTCAGGTACATAAATTTCGCAAAACCTTGACAATATTGGTTTGAGTAATTTATATTTATCTTCAACTATAATGAAAAAACGGGTAGAACGACTGAAAAGTTCAATGCAGCGTCGTAAAGCGGATTGAGCGTCAATGGTGAGTTTGTCTGCATTAAGTAGAACGACCGTTTTGAATATGTTTCCGTCTTTTAAATCAACATTTGTTTTTGAAAAAAATTTCAAATCTTCTCGAATAAAACGAATACCTTTTCCATGGGCGCAATTTACATTCATAACATAATTTTGTATTACTGACTTATCTCCATTATATATACTGTGAATAAAGTCAGTTACGAGAACATTTTTACCGCAACCAGATTCGCCATGAAAAATAATATTGGGAATTTTTTTTTGTTTTATAAAGTAGTCTAATTTATCTTTAATGTCGCAATGAATTTTCAATTTTTTTTGTTCAGAATTTGCATTCGGATTTATCGCCGCACTCATAATATGTATAATTAATAAATATTTGGAAAGTAATATTTAATATTATTAAGTAATTAATTATTATATTGTTATACGCACAAATACTTTTACCAGATGCTTTTAACAAACCGCTTTTAACAAAAGCTTTCAATGTTTTTTCAACACATAGGATAAATTGCGTGCATACTTTGTTGGAATAACATATTCACGGCAAACTGGTTTACCTAATAAAAATGTGACGTAGTTGAAACGTTTGCCATATTCGAACTTTTTCTCTCCATAGTATAATACGAATCCGGTAATGCCAATACATATTAATAGGTAACCTAGTATTGTATCAATTTTACTGTATTTATCTTTCATTTTTTTATCTGTGGTATTTGTCATTTCATTAATAATTATAAATTTTATGCATAAAGTAATGAAAAACAGTAAGAAGAAATTCTTATCCATTCGCGTTAAAATGATGAATATAAAGTAGAGTACGACAGCTTTAGAAAATACAACGCTGGTTATTTTGGAAGATTTTTCTGAAGTTAGAATAATTGCAAAAAATAAAATAAAAAATGCAAGAAAATGTTTCCAGTAAATATTTTCTGTGAAAAGTCTTTGAACCTGACACGGAAAAAGCGGTGCAATAAAATTTCCACCTAAAGTTAAAAAAAAAATAAATAGAGGATTTATAATATTAAAATCCAAGTTTAACGCATTCATTGTACAATACAATATAATATAAACTCATATTTTAATTTTTATTTTATCAATATCCTCTCTACCATATTTTGAAAATATTGATTGTATTTCATAATTCATAAAATTATATTGTATATATAATATAGTAAAAAAATATTATTTAGTTGTTATGAGTCATCAGAGGTATCCGCCGTTACTTTATCCTCCATCTGTTCAGAATTCTATGAATTCTAGTCCCGATAGTCCCAATAATCCTTATCCTAATACACCTTTACTTTCCGATAGTTCTCCTGAACAACAAGTTAGAGATAGACAAAATATGGTGTATGACGTTACAGATGTTATAGATAGTACAATAAGGTTTCTTATAAATAAAAGAGATAAGGATGGTATAGATGAAAAAAAAGAGTTGAACGAAAGAATTAGAATACTGGAGGATTTGAAAAAGAGGTACACAGCAGAATTTAATAGACAAGAAGCAATATTACATGTTCATAGAACAACAAGTCCGGGAACACAATATATAAAGCGGCCTCAAAGTGAGTTAGATCAAGCACAAGACGATAATTATAGACTTCTTCAAGAAAAAATATTTTCTACTAATGATGATATACTTGCGTTAAACGAAGAAAAAAGACAACTCAAAGAACGCGTCCGCCGAAAAAATGTTGAGGTTAACGATAATATACAAAAACTAATACTGATTAAACAATTTATATTACGCACAAACCCGTCGCCAGTGCTGGTTAAAAAAAAAAGTGGGTGCTGTCCTTGTCTTAGAACAGGTGGTAAAACAAAAAAAATGCGTTTTTTTAAATCAAATACAAAAAATGTATATAGTAAAAATAAATTGCGCAAAAGTTGATTTACACTTATTAATTACATTAATAATTATATTAATTATATTATATATATACCTAATATAGTGTAGCTTTTTATGGAACAGGATCCCGAACTTGACTCTCTTGTTGCGCAACAACTTATAAATGAAGTAAATCAATTTTTAACATCTTATGAACAATATGAAAATACACATGATATTGGAAGAATTCACAAAATTCAGAGTGAAATGGATAAATATGAAGAACAACGAGAAAGATTTTTTGACGAATACCAAAGTATTATGAATGATATGAGTGATATTGAACGACGAACAAATAAAAATGATAGTAAAGGTTTAGGAGGAATGTTACAAGGAATGTTAAAAACCGGGCCAACAATGGACGAACTGAAATTAAAACAAGAAGAATATGCAGAAAGGTTGGCAAAGATTGACATTGATATACGGAACCTACAAGCTAAAAAGAATGAATTCCAGGATGATATAAGAGAAAAATTGTATTATAATAGAGAACATATACAACGATTAATTAATACAACGGGACTTATTATGTTTTTAATAACAACACCACCACCACCACAGGAGGAGAGCACAAAATGCTGTTCATGTGTACGTAGAGGTGGTAAAACAAAAAGAGTCCGTCGTTTACAGTCAAAATCAAAAAACAAGTCACGCAGATGAGTCTAATAAAGTATTGTATTTGTGTTACTGCGTCGGTATAAATTCCCAGTTTAGTTCAAGACATATTTTTTTCCATATTTCATCTTGTTCGATTTGTTTCTCTCTATCTTTAAGCAACGGAAAGTAAGGAAGGAATTGTTTTTGCCCGATGAGTTCGCACAATTTATAAATGGTGTAGTAGTAGTTTAAAAAATTGACGCGGTCATCCGGGCAAAATTTGGCATAAGGTCCTTGTATTTCCATAAAAAGATTGCACAATAATTCTTCCAAGTTAGGCGTCATCGTTGGCGGTTTAATTCCGAGTTTATCTTTTATGAATGGAATATGTTCATAAAATTTATTGTAACCGAGTTTTTTCAAAATATCTTTTGCTTTTGAATTTGTAAATTTAGAGAGACTGATTCTCTCCTTTTTAATTTGCAATTTGATATTCTCGATAACTTCGGGCGGAATTTGTGTAGTTTCTTTCGCTTGAAACTGTGCCATAATTTCTTTAAAATGGTTGATACGCTTGTAGGCATAAAAGCACGCCTCTTTGGGCGGTTCTTTATAAGATGGTTTTTCGTTTTCAATCAAATAAACAACATACTTTGAACAGTTATTGCACACGAGAATACCTTCATGTTCAACCGGAATAAGTTCGCCAGTTTTGCAGTGTTGGCAATTGCCTGTTTGAAATGTGAAATCATTTATGTTGATAAACGTTTGGTCGATATTGGACAAGAATTTTTTTACATTATTATCATTCATTGATGTTAATTCGTTGACACGTTCAGTAGAAGTGTCAATTTTGAAAAATGAGTTTAAAATTTTTGTTTTATTGTTTCCATTTGATATTTCTTTTTTATTTTCAAAATAATCGAAAATATATTTAGAATTATTCAAGTAGTATTGTTTTATATTATTTTTGTGAGTTCGAAGTTCGGTTTTAATTTCAGCCAATCGGTCTTTTATTTCAAGTTGTTTTTCAATTGAAAGTTTACTTTTATTAGACGTGTTATTAGATGTGTTATTGTTTTCATTTCCACTAGATTCAGATTTATTTTCATGTTCATTATTATTACAAATATGATGATGATTATCAACATTGTCATGTTCACTGCTATGGTCACTGTCACCACGAATAATTTTCTGAAGTTTACTTTTTTCAGATAAAAGATTTGGAATAATAATTTTTTCAATGTTTGAAAAATATAGCTGCATTTCTCTGTGTCGGTTATCTAGAGTAGCGATACTTTTGTCATCTACTATTATTTTTTTATTTGTTTTATATTTGAACGATGGCATTAAAAATATAAATACTCTCAAATAAATATATTAATATTTTGTATATAGTATTATGTTAAAAAACTTTAATAAGATATTTGTATATATATTTTAATTTTCATTTCTAAATTTTAGAAAAGACTCGGCAAATGTAAAGTAAGATTTTCTCATTTAACCATAACAACCCGAAATTATTCAACAGTCAAATACAATTCAATATAATTCAATATAGTTCAATACAATTCAATACAAAATAAAAAGGGAATCAATCATATGAATCATATGGATAATAAGAGTGAAACGGTTCATTGTGGCACAAAAAGTCGCTACATCACCGATGATGGCGATAATAATAAAATGATTAACAGATGTGAATATTGCGATTTGAGTGTATTAATAAAATATTTAGAAAACAGTTGGACAATAAAAAAAAATGTAAATTTCCATGATGATAAAAATGAAAAAGAAAAAGAATATATTTTGAAGAAAACTTCAGGACGAAATGTAAAAATAAAAATAGTTAGACTAAAAGAAGATTTGAAAAAAGATGAAGAGAATAATCATGAATATGAATGCGAAGAAGAGGAGGTATCAAAGGTATCAACTACAAAACGTGATAAGAAACAGACATTACTATTATCTGATATTTGTTTGAGGAGATTTATATATAATGCTTTAGAAAATGAATGGAAATTGAAAAAAAGAGACAATAAATATTTTTGTTCAAAGAGACACAAGGGTGATAAGCGTGTCTACGAAGCTGGTTATTTGAAAGAATTCTTATTAGATAATTTAACACTGTAAATTTTACTGTAAGTTTTCATATTTTATGCTTCAATATTTTTTGTTTAGGTAATATTTTTTTGTTTAGGTATTTTTTTTGTGAATTTTAATTCAATTATTTTATTTAATTTAATTAAAAATAAAAACGTAAAATTTTTTTCTTTAGCAATATTATAACAACATAAAATGGCAGGAGGATTAATGCAACTTGTAGCCTATGGCGCCCAGGATGTTTATTTGACGGGAAACCCTCAGATTACTTTCTGGAAAGTATCTTACAAACGTCACACCAACTTTGCAATGGAGTCTATTGAACAGACTTTCAACGGACAGGCTGACTTTGGTCGTCGCGTGACTTGCACTATTAGCCGCAACGGCGATCTTGCATATCGCACTTACCTTCAGGTGACTCTTCCTGAAATCAACCAGAGCATGAGGAACGTTAACACCAATGGTGCCGGTGTTTATGCCCGTTGGCTTGATTTCCCTGGTGAACAACTTATTTCTCAGGTTGAAGTTGAAATCGGTGGTCAGCGCATTGATCGCCAATACGGTGACTGGATGCACATCTGGAATAACCTGACTTTGCCCGTTGACCAGACCGCTGGTTATTACGGAATGGTTGGAAATACCACTGAACTCACTTTTATTACCGACCCTTCATTCAATGATGTTGACGGTCCTTGTCAGAGCACTGCTCCTCGTCAGGTGTGCGCTCCCCGCAACGCCCTCCCTGAAACCACTCTCTATGTGCCCTTTCAGTTCTGGTATTGCCGCAACCCCGGTCTTGCCCTTCCTCTCATTGCTCTTCAGTACCACGAAGTCAAGATTAACCTTGATATTCGCCCCATTGACGAGTGTTTGTGGGCTGTTGGTTCGTTGAGTACCGTCAACTGCACGGCTAATGGCGGTCGTGTTACTGCCGCTTATAACCAGTCCCTCGTTGCTGCATCCTTGTATGTTGACTATGTGTTTTTGGACACTGATGAACGCAGGCGCATGGCTCAGAACCCCCACGAGTACCTCATTGAACAGCTGCAGTTCACCGGCGATGAATCCGTTGGTTCTTCTTCCAACAAGATTAAACTCAACTTCAATCACCCCGTGAAAGAACTCATTTGGATCGTTCAGCCGGATCAGAACGTTGACTACTGTTCATCTCTTGACTGCAACCAGCTTCTTTACAGGTTGCTCGGTGCCCAGCCCTTCAACTACACCGACGCAGTCGACGCTCTTCCCAACGCAATTCATGCATTTGGAGGCCCCGAGGCTGTCGACAACTACATCGATGCTTCCGGTCTCTTCTATGATGCCGGTGCAGGCGACGAAACCATTTCCACAACTGATCAGTGGTGGACTACTGGTTCCCTGAACCACGGCGGTTCTTACGACCAACCCAACTTCAACTCAAACATGAACTCCGGTGTTTCTGATGCCGGCACTTTCGTTCTTGCTGAAACCTCTCTTTCCCTGCATTGCTGGGGTCAGAACCCCGTCGTGACTGCCAAACTCCAGCTCAACGGCCAGGACCGCTTCTCTGAGCGTGAAGGAACTTACTTTGACCTCGTTCAGCCCTACCAGCACCACACCCGCACTCCCGACACCGGTATCAACGTCTACTCATTTGCGTTGAGGCCCGAAGAGCATCAGCCAAGCGGTTCGTGCAACTTCTCCCGTATTGACAACGCAACTCTTCAGCTCGTGTTGTCCAATGCCACTGTTGAAGGTACCAAGACCGCCAAAGTTCGTGTCTATGCCACCAACTACAACGTTCTCCGCATCATGTCTGGTATGGGTGGTCTTGCTTACAGCAATTAAACACTGGTTGTTTTTGTTACAATCATTATAGTTATAATTTTATTTTAATTATTTCCATATTATGAAATATAATTAAAATAAAAATTGAAATGCTGATTTGTTGTAGTTCACGCTATAAGTATTTGATAAACACAATGCATCTTCAAAAATAAAAAGGATATACAAACACACACAAATATTCCATATATTAAACGATTTGGCATTTACATCGTTTGTTTTTTTATTTTTATATTTATTTTTTAAAAGAAAATAACTTAAAAGGGCGAGTTTACATAATATATCAAGTATGAGTTTAGATACAGAAGCTTATGTTTATAAATTGCGATTCTCTATCGACAAAGATTCTCCTCCAGATTATATGAAACGTTGGTTGGATTTTAAAAACAAATGTGAAGGTGGTGGTGGTGAAAACAGACATATCGTTGAACATATAAAAGAGTCATGTTCATTGCAAGAAAATAAAAATTTACCATACTTGAATCGTAGTGAAGGAGGAATGGGTGGTGATAATAACAGAATAAACAAGCAGATTCGGTTTCGTGAAAAAATGTTATTAGATATGTCATGTTGCTTATGGCAATATGATAATGATATTGTAATGGACCAAATTTATTGTACAGAAACGGAAAAATGGACATATGAAGAAATGGGTGATTTGCTTTCTGCTTTTATTAAAGTTTCAGGATATTATGTCAAAAGTGAAGGATGTATTAGAGGTTGGATTGAAATGACACCACAAGATATTTATAGATATTAATTATAATGTAAAATAAAAAAAAAGGTATAATTAATATCGACCGAACGCATCAATGTAAAATCTAGAATGGATGACTCAAACGCACTTCATAGTCTTCAAAAATGGCCTTGGTCATTCCGTCGATTTCTGGACCAGTTGAAAAATCTTCTTCAAATTCTGAACGAGACAATGTCAGCGACAACTCCTCTCGAATGCTCTCGTCCATATTTTCCATGAACCAGTCTCTGAATTCATCAAATGCTTTCCAGTATTTAATATAGCCTCCCATAATAAACAACTTGAGCACATTTTTCACATAAGTTTCATCAATGGGTGTCTCGTTTTTTTCATGAGCGGGATTCAAAAGTTCTTCATAGTTCAACTCTTTATCAAACTGACCTAGAAATCGGGCAATCATTCTCGTTTTACTGTAACCCTTACAGTGTCCGCCAAATCCAAAATGGTATTCAAATTCTGAACGATGTACTTGTTTAATTGGGCACTCCAGTGCCACAGTAATAGGCTTTCCGAAAACAAAGGTTTTTATTTCTACGAGACGGACATTTGTCTCTGCATAATGGTTGTATTCCACCTTCCATTCAAGTCCGGTAGTTAGGTGCATTTCGCAAAATTGTTTTGAGAATACATCACTCACAGTGTGAATCATGTATCCTCTTGTAACATAATATTTCTTATGCAATTCTTTGAATTTATTCACAACATCACTTTTAGTGATTTTCTGAGCCGGTGCGGTAGTAGCCAGCAATGACTTTGATTCAGAATCGGCAGAGCTCATTGTGTATGGGTTTGGGTTGGAGTACTTTTGTATGTGTTCCTATGCTATATGAATTGTGTCCAACTCTTTATATGGGTTTGCATATAATATTTATGTCGATGCGCCGGCACACCTGTTATGCTATGCAGAAGAAAACAGCTTGTTCATGTTATCCGCTTCGAGTTTATTGGTAGAAGGTAAAAACAATTTTTTAATCAAGTCATCGTCTCGAAATCGAATGGTGTAGTCTTGCTGAATACTGTTTCTGCCGACACGTCCCATTGCCTGAATTGTTTTTTCTTGCGTCATGTCGTGTAAATCGCGGCTAATGTATCCGTGACAAAACTGATAATTTGTGCCGTAGATGTAGTCGGATGATGCGATAATTAAAAAAAGTTTTTGGTCTTGTGCAAGCTCTTTAATAATTTCATTATATTTTGGATTTTTATGATCTGTAATTACGCCGATGCCCATCAAAAGCAGAATCTTCCAATGAGACTCGATTGGTAACAACATGATTTTTTCCACATACGTGTCTTCAATGTCACATGACCACGGTTTATTATTTTTATTCTGACTCTGACTTGTAGTTGCAGTTTGAGTTTCATGCCACCTGTTCAAATGAGCAGGTCGATTCGGGACGAACAAATCATTAAGCGCCGCCCGCTTCACTTGCTCACTAAGCGTTTGCAATTTATTGTTGAGTTCTCTTATTTCACCAGCATCCATTTTTTTATCGAAAAATTTTGTTGATTTTTTTTCTGTTTTTTTTGAAGCACCTTTGCTTCCATCTCCGCTTGCTCCAGCTGTTTTTTTTTCAGCATCATTGAGCAAGTCTTCGATGCGTTTCTCAACACACTCAATTTGTTCGCATAATTTGTTATTGTGCTGAATTGTATCCATAATATCATTGATAAGTTGTGCCGGTATTTGCGCTGTTTGAAGGCAAAATGTTGCGATTTTTTCAACATCATTTGTCAAAAAAATTGTGGGTCCGTCAGTAAGCGTGTGTGCGTCTGATGTGGTCACATAACCGGTGGATTCATACAGGTTGTCCGCACCTTCTCCTGAATTGAAATACTCGTATATTTGTTTCCATGCGGATGCGGATGCGGATGCATTTGACTCTTGTTTTATATTTTTTAAAAGGGTCAAGTAATAGATTTTAATACTAATAAGTGTAATTTCCTGAAAAGATGAAAAATATCTTGAAATATTGTATCTCGAGTTTGAATAGAGTTCGTTTTTATTAACATATGAAATAAATTCACTTATTTTATTTATCCCAAAATATCGCAACAACGTTTTATTTTTTTCACAATGAGCAACACTGCTTAGCACGTCAGAGTATTCAGAAAATAATGTGTGTGGAAGTTGAACACAGCCGCCTTTGTTGACGATTGGAATCGATTTGCAACAATCATGACTTACAATGTTGAAAACTTTTCCATTTACAAAACGAGTTTTGAAATCTGCAATTGTGGTTTGAAGTTCCTTTTCGTGTGGAAGTGTTGCAGATGAAAGGATTATATTTGGGATAATGTTTTGTTTCCAATTTTTGTGAATAAGTTCATGGTGCTCGTGTGTTTGGTTGTCCATTGTAATCGTCGGTTCATCCCAAAAAAGTATAATGTCTTCCGTATTATTAAATGCCTTCATATAAAACATCGCGTGCAAATAAGATTGAATGTCGCTGATAATGATTTCAACATTGTCTCCAACGCTGTTGTCTACTTTTCGTATTCCGCCTGTTTTCCAGTCTCTTGTTGCTTCTTTTACGGCGAAATAGTGGAGTCGTATATCGTCGACGCTTCTGCATCCAAATGCGAATGCAATTCGTTTTTGAATTGATATTGCCGACTTTGCTAATGCGAGTCCAACGTGACGTGCCGCACACACGAATATTATTTTATATTTTTCTGATAAACCAATTGGTGTCAGCGTTTTTCCTGTTCCTGTTGGTGCAATGTATAAAATAAGCTTTGGATTCGGAAATTTGCAGTATGTGAATATTTGTTTTTGATGTTCATATAAACCAATATCTTGATACTTTGTGCACAAGTGATTTTTTTCAATGTAATATTCAGAATATTTTATAAAATGAAAAATGTCCAAGTCTTCATCGCACAATTCAAGCAAGTGATTTACAAATGCAATTACATGCGTGTTTACGTGGTCAATATTATTTTTTGAATTCACCATCAATGCATAATAATAAGACATCCAGCTACAACTTACAATGTCGTTTCCGTCGTCGTCGTCGTCGTCGTCACTATCATTGTCACTGTTGCTGCTGCTTTCACTTTTTTCATTTTTCTCTTTATTTTTCTCTTTCTCTTCTTTTAATTTATTCCAACCTGCTTTCTTATCAAGTAAAAGTTTACATATTCTTAAAATTGTAAATTCATAAACCGATTTTAAATTTATTTCATTTTCATTATTTTGAATTCGAATTGCGTCTATTTTTTTTATAGTGGGTTGTTGTCCTTGTTTTATATTTTTATTTTTTACAACATCTGATGTTGCGTTGTGTGCGGGGAGAGGTGGTATTTTATATTTTTTTATCATTTCTTTCACAGTTTCTTCAAAATATTTTTTATACAAATGCAGGTGCATTTCTTCATAGGAAGATGTTTTCAACATTCCAATCATGGAAACATTTTTATTATATTTTTTTTGAACATCATGATAACTATCCTTAATTAATTTAATTATATCCAATTCATCAGAGGAAACTGGAATTTCCATATTATTCCATTCTGATTTTGTCAATTTTCCTTGAGAAAATGTTTGATTTTGATTTTGAGGTTGCATGATGGAAGACTGAATTTGTGTTGGTGTTGGTGACTCCACTACTAATATAAATATATAAATGTATATTTATATTGATAACATATATAATATATGATAATCCATAGTCAAAATATTATTATTATCTATTATTATAATATATATATATATTAGTTACATTTAGCTTAATTTTAAATTCACATGAGTTTTTTTACAAGTAGTAAAGAACATTTACTTGGTTCTGCTAGTTCTGCTAGTTCTGCCAGTCCTGGTGATTCTGTTATTCCTTTTTTGGAAATAGATACACCTGAATTTCAAGCTGCAGTTATCAATGGAGTAAATGAATTAAAAAGACATATGGGGGTTGATACAATTGACGATATGGATTTTAATTTTATTTTAAAATATCTCAAAAGATACAATGAAATTAGTGATATTTTTAAAAGAAGAAGAGATGATATTCCCGATGAATATATAAATGGACTTATTTTATCGATTTTAGATCAAATAAATTTTTACCGGAATGGTTGTGCTATAATTCAACTTCAACCCTTGGAAAATAAAGTTAGTAAACTTTCTGAAGAGTTAAATCCACCAACACGAGTTGAAGATGTACCTCTCAGTACAATGGACAAATTTACAAAAAATGTTAAAGATGTTGCAAAAAAAACTTCACCAAAGTACTGGAGTAAAAAAGAGGAATATGAAAAATATATGAATGAACTTACTGAATTACAAAAACTACATGCTCAATTAAGTAAAGAGTCATTTGCGACAAAAAATTTTTTTTATAGTCAGCGTATATCAAATGTCATACAAAAATTACGTACAAAATATGGCAGTGTTGATGGAATATTTTGTGGAGAAGCAACATTGTCCATGGGAACTGAAGTGTTTCAATTAAATATTATAACAAGTAGAAATGGTGGTGATGACTTAAAATTAAGTTTTACTAGTCAAGAAGTAAGCCTTGAGGATGAAGTTAATATAATGAATGAATTAGTAAATTATATTTCAGAAGGAGAAGCAGAAGCTCCGTTACTTCGTTCTAATAATGTAAGAATTACAAATCTGATGCCAAAACCTAGCGGTTGTTTGCAATGTGGAAAGTGTATTATGTTAGGTGGAGCTAAAAAAATAAAAAGGACAAAACAATCAAAAAAAAGGAATGTGCGCCTTTTAAAATCGAAATCAAAAAAAACACGTCGTAAAAATAAAATGCGCAGAAGTCAAAATAATAAAAAGTAGAAATTCCCCCGACACGTTTCGATCGTGTGACCTCCGGCTTGTTATGCGATAACCATCTATCTTTCGGATGTTTTCACAACGTGGTGTTGACAGACGGTGTTTTACGGCGCGCTTCCTCTGCGCTACGAGGGATTGCAGGGGACATGCTGTCCCCTCTGACCCCTTGCCCGAATTTGAAGGGAGGGGTCAGAGGGGAACCGTAGGTTCCCTTTATGGATACCGGCAACTCGTTTCGATCGAGTGACCTCGGAGTTATGAGCCCCGCGCGCTAACCGCTGCGCCATGCCGGTTTAAAGTTGCTCCAGTGCCTTGATGCACCATTGCGATGTGATGTGTTGATATTCCCCCGACACGTTTCGATCGTGTGACCTCCGGCTTGTTATGCGATAACCATCTGTCTTTCGGATGTTTTCACAACGTGATTTTGACTGACGGTATTTTACGGCGCGCTTCCTCTGCGCTACGAGGGATGAAAGTTGCTCTAGTGCCTTGATGCACCAGTGCGATGTGATGCAGGGGACATGCTGTCCCCTCTGACCCCTTGCCCGAATTTGAAGGGAGGGGTCAGAGGGGAACCGTAGGTTCCCTTTATGGATACCGGCAACTCGTTTCGATCGAGTGACCTCGGAGTTATGAGCCCCGCGCGCTGCCGCTGCGCCATGCCGGTTTAAAGTGTCCATGTGTGGACGGGTGCTGCTTCTGTAAAGCAACTGAATTGTAATCATACCGGCAACTCGTTTCGATCGAGTGACCTCGGAGTTATGAGCCCCGCGCGCTGCCGCTGCGCCATGCCGGTTTAAAGTGTCCATGTGTGGACGGGTGCTGCTTCTGTAAAGCAACTGAATTGGAATATATGCCGGCGGTAAGTTTCGATCTTACGTCCTCCCCGTTATGAGCGGATAACCATCTCTAATTCGGACTTTTTGAGTCATGGTTGCAAGAGACGGGTTTTTAGGCGCTCTTCCTCTGAGCTACGCCGGCTAAAGTTGCTCTAGTGCCTTGATGCACCGATGCGATGTGGTGGTGATTGATGTCCCCGACAGGTTTCGATCCTGTGACCTTCCGCTTATGAGGCGATAACCATCTTCATTTCGGACTCTTTCGAGTCATGGTGACTGACGACGGTGTTTAGACGCTCTGCCGCTGAGCTACAGGGACTTTTTTTGGAAATACCCCTAATATTTCTTCATTTTTTATTGGTCTTATTTCAAAGCCTTTTTTTTGGGACTTGTCGAGATTCGAACCCACGTTCTCATTGGTGTATGAGTTGATGATGTTTCTTGAACGGAAGGTTTCCCACTAAGCTATGCGCTGAATCGCACATGCTTATGACAATATGTTGTTTATTGATATACTAACATGATGACACGGTCAGCAACTTACACATTTTCAATATTATAAAAATAAAATTTATAAAAATAAAATAATAAAAAAAAATAATCATTTGATGTTGTTGGTGATATTGATAACTATTGATTTTTATTTATCACTCTGAATTGTTGTGATTTTCATTTTTAATCTTTTATTTTCTTCTTCAAGCTCGTCACGTTCTTGTTTGAGAGCGTCGCGTTCTTTTACAACCCTGTGGAATACAGTCGTCAACTGTTTGAGTTCCCTTTCAAGACGCAGCCTTATTTGATTTTCGTCATGCCACCCTTGCCACATTGTCCAGACCATTGTGTTGACTTATCTTGTCTCTTTTTCTTGTCTACCATGTTGAGATAATATGATGAAAAAATCAATTTATATTTTTTTATTCTCATATTAAAAAAAATATATTTAATTAAATAAACTTATCTAATTTTTAAACAATTTTAATTTCTCTCTAACTTTTTCGATCCGACCATATTCATTGAGCTCTTTCACGTCAAATGGTTTTCCACTTGAAGAAAGAGTATCAAACGTATCATCCTTATAATAAACCTTGTTTGTTTTAAGCGAACGAATCAACCTTTCCCCTTTTTCGCCCTTATATGCTTCAGGAAGCATTTTAAACTCTTCTTCTTCGACTGCAACATTTGCCACGAGTTCTTTTTCTGTTTCATCCAGTTCAATATTTGGAACATATGAAAATGAAGTAGAATCCGGCGTTCCCAAAAATTCAAAACACTTGGTTCCTTTGTGAATTTTACAATCAATGGATGTATTTTTTACCGCATCTAACAATTCACGATTGATTTGTTCTTTTTTCTTAGAAATATCAAAGAGCGCCTGGTCTGTTGTCTTGCCGCTGTCGGTCGACTTGAGTTCTTTGTTCAATGTTTCTTTTTGTGCTGGAGAGAAGACAGTTAAATATTCAAAAACCTGGACTGTTTTTTCATCTTCAGGTAAGTCTTCGTGACTGCAAATGCGGCGCGCTCGCCCAATCACTTGTTCCACTCGCACCGCATTCCAGTATGGTTCGGTTACATGAACAAATCGCACATTTCGCAAGTTAATTCCTTCTGAACCTGATGCCGTAATCATGAAAACTTTGATGATTTCTCCATATTTATTTTCTAATTTACCCGATGATTTTTGTCTTCTCTCTAGATAGCCTTTGATGTTTTGCGGTGTAGATGTAAAGTCGCTGTTGAATATGTTTCTAATAATTTCCTTTTCGTCCGTTTCTTCCGTTCCTGTGTAAAGCGCGTACATGGGTTTTTCCTGGTCTTCAGGCGCAATATCTACAAACCATCCTTCGCCATCTTTGTCTTTTTTTATTTTGAACTGCGCAAACCCATTTGCGTTTAAAACAAGAGACATCATTCCAATTCCTTCGAGAGAACGAAATTGACTATAAATAAGATGCAGTCCTTTATTTTCCGGATTTGTAATATTTTGAAGCATTTTCAAAAACTTTGGACTATATTCATTCAGTCGTCCTCCTTCATCGCGTTCTTTCAAATCATCTCCATGTTTTTCATAATACTCAAAGAGCTGACGGATTTTGTCGTTATAAGAACCGTCAATTGATGATTCGGGTTCCGGTTCTTGCACTTCTTCCTCACTACCTTCAACAAATGTTTGTGCTTCTCTGTTCCTGAAACCTTCATCTGTGAGCAAAAAAGCATCAACATTTTGCTCGTTCAACTTTTCCTTTTTTGGTCTGGCAGGTCTTCCGGTTGTTTCATCCGCTGGAGGAAAAACAAAATTACAACAGAGTCGAGAGAAAATACGATAAGAATTAGAAGAAACTTCATACATGTTTTTATTTTTTTGAGAACGTTTTGTTTTTGTGATTTCATCCGTTCTTATATCAACATATTCACTGTATTGCATGTTACTCATTGGAACTGTTTCGAGTTTTATGGGTAACAAACGCGGCATGAGTTGTTCTTGCGCACTTTTAAAATATGACGCTAGACCAAGAATGCGGCGCTGAAAAATGGGCAACTCTTTCACACCAATGATTTCAAGCGTATCCGGATTTACTTTCAAAAACTTATTTTTAAAATCTTCAAATTTATCTGGAAGCGCTGTAAAGTTTGTAATGACTGGGTCTTCAGTTTTAATGCGTTCACTCTCAAACATTTGTTTTATTTTTCGAAGAAATTGTTCATTTGATTCATTTCCTGCCGCATTTCGTATGACTCCTGCATATTCGTTCGCACTGTCACCAGTACCGCTGCTTTTACCTTTGAACACGGGTGTAAAGCCAAATGGATTGCGTGTTATAGTAACCACTTGGGAAGACGGCGTATATTTTACATAGTCATAGTTTGCCACATTGTATTTTTTAAGCATTGCAAGAATAGAAGACTCATCAAACTTTTGTTCTTTATCAACTGTTAGTTTAAATGACCATGTTTTAATATAACCGCGCAGTATGTTGAATAATACAGCCAACTCATTTGGGTAATTGATAATTGGTGTTCCTGTAAGTAATATAACTTTTGCATTATCTGCATTTTGTAAATATTTATATAATTGAATCGAGATGAACATTTTTGATTTTTTTTCATCTGTTTTGGTAGGTTTCAAATTCTTAAGTTGATTACTTATTGAGTTTACGATTCTGTGCGCTTCATCGATAATTACCACAGCGTTATCGAAAGGATTGACTTTACCATCTTTTGTCAGTTCTGCGATTTTCTTTTTATTAAGACCATTGTAGTTAATAAATTTATATTTTGCTTCAATCATTTTATCTAGTTGTGCTTCCAACTGTTGCTGTTGTTCGGTTGTTAAATCGGGGTAATTATTTTTCGGGTTACTTACGTCAATCATCCAAGCGCCGCCATTTTCTTTAATCATGTCGACGTCAATATTTAATATTGTTGATAACTGTGCAATTTTTTCTTCCTTATCTTTGGTGTTTACTACATCTTTGATTGAAATAAAATCCCAGTGTTGATTTCTCTTGTAAAACTCGTCTCCACACTTTTTAAGATCGTTTCTGTAGTTTGCCTGGAGAGATGCAGGAGTCATAATAATAATTTGTTTTTCTGTTTTTATTCCTTCTGCAATTGCAATTGATGAGCACGTTTTCCCACTTCCAAGACCATGAAACAATAACAAGCCGCGGTACGGAGTGAATAAATTCAAATAGTCTTTAACAATTTGTTGATGCGGAAAAAGTGACATTGCTGCACTGTCTGTTTTTGCACTACTTATTTGTTTGCACGTAATTTGTGCATCTTTTCCCATGACATCTTTATATCTTGACGCAAAGAATTTATTAATAAAATCAACAAAAATTTTACGATTGTTCATATAGTAAGGAGATGCAATAATTCTTTCAGACGGAGGACGGATTCTTTCTCTCAACGCAACTGAACCAATAATTGTATCCATGTCAATGTCCACTTTGGCCTTGGAACCTTTAGTCACTTCTCCTTCTTCCTTTTCTTTATCACCCTGTGATGATTTTGGTTTTATAACCTTTACTCTAATTTTCTTTGGAGGTTTTTCTTTTCCTTTTTCCTTTTTTTCACCAACAGGTTCTTGTTGCTCTTGCTCTTGCTCTTGCTCTTGCTCTTGCTCTTTTTGTTCTTCTTCATGAACAACGACGACAGGTGGCGCGACTACAGGTGCAGCAGGTGCAGCAACAGCAGATTTTTTTTCTTCACCAAACTGTATTTGAACATTTTTCAACGTTATTCCGTTGCAAACAGATGGACGAGACTTCATTGTATATTTTCGAATAATTTCAAATATCTTTTTAAACTGTTCTGCTGACTGCGCCTGTTTTGCTGACGACATTTTTGAAAAGGCGGCAGATGTAAGAAGTTTAATTAAATCTTTCTCAAATTTGTCACCGAGAGATGTTCGTTTGCCATTTTCATTTAATACGGGAATATTTGTATAAAATGTGCCATCCATATTTTCAATTTCATTACAATAAAATCGAACTTTTCCTTTTCGTTCTTTATGATGAATTTCCACCGCATACTTATCAATAAACATTGCATCACTTGCGTATGACATATCGAATCTCATTGCAACGGGAACAAATTCGTCATCTTTCAATACGGCTCGAATATTTTTTAAAATAGTTTGATATAGTTTATCTGTAAGTTTTTTTAATTGAAAATGAATTTCATTTTTAGAATTGTAGACAATATTATCAATTAATTTTATTTTACCTTTATCATCTCTCTCTATTCCAAAACAAAAATAGTCTACGAATTTTCCTTCCAGGTACCACATTCGATATTCATTTTTCCGTTTTGAAACGATTTTATTGTACGGTTCTGCAATAACGACGAGGTCAACATGATTTTCACGAATAAAATCGGTGTAAATTCTTATCAATTCTGAAATATTTTCATTCATAACAAAACACTTATCCTCTGGAAATGCATTTGCAATTTCTTCTGGCAATTCCATTTCACTTGCTGCTTTTTGTGAGATAACCAAATAGACGTCTGTCATATCTGCTGAAAATCCATTTTTTACAATAATATAGTCGGTTTTTTCGTGTACAGTTTTAAAGTATGCTAGCATTTCCTTTCGCGTTTGGTCGATGCTTTTGCTTTTACTGGAACTTTGATACGGAAACAAAAATGTTTTACTGTGCGGCAGTACAAATTCCTCATTCTCAGGTGCATCGTGTAAATCCAGAGAATAAGTTTTTGAATTGGTATAATAACTAAAATCTGGCGGAGGATATATAACGGTTCCATTTGATTGTAATTTTTTGTAAAATGCATACGCTTCTGCGATATTCATACCTGAAAAAAAACGCGGCACAGACTTGTCAATAAACAAGTCTTCAAAATTCAATAAAAGGTCTACTTTTTGTTTTTTATGCATTTCACGAATAAGTTCTGGTTGTTCGCTTTCATCTTGTTGTTGTTGTTGTTGTTGTTGTTGTTGTTGTTGTTGTTGTTGTTGTTGTTGTTGTTGTTGTTGTTGTTGTTGCTGCGGCTGTTCGCTTTCAGCAGGAGGAGGAGGAGAGAGAGAGGGGGGAGAAGAAGGAGAAAGAGGAGCATCACCCATTTCTGAATCCGAATCTGATCCCGGACTTAAATTTTCCAGTTCTTCTTTTCCAGAACTTTCAATTTGTTTTTCAATTTCTTCGAGTTCTTTTACTTCTCTCTCTCTTTGTTGTTTAGCAGCTTCTGCAAATGAGATTCGAGGCAACGCGTCGCTTTCATCCAATAACTCCGCTGCGGCGTCCACATCCACGTCCACCACGTCCAAGATATCTCTCTCAACTGGCTTAGCAACTTTGGACCGCGCCTTTTCAAGTCGTTTTTTTATGAACAATGCGCGTTGCTCTTTATCTTTTTTACCTCCTCCATTCATTTCCATTTCATGTTCACCTTGAATTTTTTCAATATTTGAAATGTAGTTGTCTTCTATCAATTCAACCGTAAAACCTGCTCTTTTTAAAACATGTTCTAAATTTATATAAAACGGAGTCAATCCTTTTTTCGTTTTGATATTGTACTTGTTATTTTGAATAACACACAGTTTACCCTTTGCATCAAAATTGGAAACGACGTCAAGCTCCTCTGCGTCTGCTGATGCTACCGCCGACTGAACAAACGAATCTTTATTTTTTGCAATTAAATCATTCAATGCCGGATACTTCTCTCTCATCATTTCTTTGCAAAAACGAATGTCATCTTGTCCTGATGACTTTTTTTTAAAAACCCACATTGGTGATTTGTAATCCTTTTTTTTGTTATACCCGCTTGCACCCACCACTCCGTCAAAACGCGCACTTGAGCACCAGCCACAAACAAATAAGACCATGGGTTCAATGATTCGATGTTTTTGGAGGCCTTTGCTGAAGTCGTCAATGTGTATCACCATATTTCCGTCGGGCGCTAATGTATTCCAGGCGATATAGAGAGATTTAAACAAAAAATGCACCATCCACTTTTCGAATGTTGAATGAGTAATAATGGATTGCTCACCTTCTGTGGTAAATACTTCCAAATCGAAATAAGGCGGACTGGTAAAAATCAAATCGAATTCGCGTCCTTCCAAAATTGCCTCTGCGCTTTCAAATGGTGCATCAATCACTTTGTACCGGTCTTTATTTGAGAGCTGATAACTCACATGCGGTACGAGTTGATACACGAGTGAGCCTTTACTTGTTACACCGTGTATAGAAGAGAACGTCTCGTCAATCATGGCTCTGTATCCCGGTTGCAGCGACGCATTCGGGTCAAATGCCAAATAAGAATCCAGGTTTTTCGCAAGCGCTGCGAGCAATCGGTCGCCCCAACCGGCACTAATGTCCAATACACGCGTTTTTGTTCTACCTTTTAAAAAAATATGATACACGGATGCTGCAAGAGTTGCTTTGAAAAAATTACATTCCATATTTTTATATTTTTCAGGCAATTTACTGTTTAATTTATAGAATGATTCTCTCAAGTTAAAACTTGTCAAATCTTCTTTATCTTCCATATATTTCTCAATGACCAGCTTCATGTAGTCTTTGTTGTTCCACGCAGCAAACGGAGAGAGCTCTTTGCCTTCGCGCTTGCATTTCATTCGTTGCAATCCCGTAAAACAATCGATTAGTTTATCTGCTTCATAGTCACCAGGTTGTGTGTTGATATACGTGTATCCCGATTTGTAACCGTCGACCGGTAAGTCCATTTTTTGCCACACTTCTCGCCCTAGTTTTTGTTGATAGTTCGAATGTCGCGAGTTGACTATTTCCGGTTCATATTTTTTAAGTATTTGAAAAGCATCCTCTTTAAATTTCGGAGTGCAATATTCGGGTGGATGTGGGAATTTCAGCTCGCCGCTCTGTATTTTATCAATAATTTTTGTCGCAATGAATTCCTTGTCATATTTTCGGTATGTTTTTTCTGTCAAGTTTAATTTTCCATCTTTTATATAATCGTCAATGTTGAATGATTCTGGTTCCATTACTAACTATAACTAATGAATATTAATAACTAATAATATTAAATACTATATATATTATTAGTTATACATTTTGCTAAATCAATTTTTGCTTATTCATTATTTATTTATTTTTTCAATGATTTGATTTGTTTTTTTTTCGAAGAATCTTTTTACTATTTATCTCTCAGCCAAATACATGTCCACTCCGACTCTGATTATATTATATCCTAAACTTTTAATAAAATCAAATAATTCTTTTCTTAATTTTATTGAAGGATAATTATTTTTTTCATAATGTTCATCCCACGATTCAAATAAAATTTTTGGATAATTATTTATTTTGATAGTTTCAACACTTCCTTCTAATACCTCTTTTTCATGCCCTTCCACGTCAAGTTTTATAAATCCAATGTTTGTCAAATTATATGAATCGAGTGTATTTTTTGGAACATCAATGTATGGAGTATTTTTAATATTATCATATTCGAATTTAGAAATTCCGTTACCACCTCCATCATTTGCATCTCGAATATAATATGGAGTAGTTCCTGATTCATTACTTAAAGCACAATTGTATTTAGTAACTGAATAATCTAGTGAGTTTAATGCGATATTGGCACATAAATAGTTGAATGACTTTGGAGAACATTCAAAAGAATAAACATGTTTGGCTTTTTTTGCTAATTGCACAGTATACCATCCAATGTGAGCTCCTATGTCGATTACATTTTTATCTCCAGAAACAAAATTTTCAATTGACCAATCGATATATCCTCTTTCATAAAATCCAGTATTAAAATAGTCTTTTGCGACTCTAGCTTCTGGTATAAACATTGTAGTATCACTATTAGGCAGTTTCATATAAACAGGTTCATCCGTATTATAACTTTTTTCTTTAATTAAATACATTATATTATTTACCATGTATATAATCATTTAAGTAACTTTATATATTGATTATGTTACTAATGTAGAGAGTTTTTTCAATAATTTCCTTGAATATCTTTTATTTTTTTTTACTCGTTTACTAACTCGTTTTGATTTACCATTACGTTTACTCGACTTGTTTTTTTTTCTAAAACTATTTTTAATTCTTCCCCCCATTACTACGCATGTTGATTGTGGTTGGTTAAATTTATTTCGAAGTTCTTGAACCCTTAAATTTTGCTTGTCTTGTTCTCTTAAATATTCTTCTTTTTGTCTTATTAATTCATTCATAAACTTTGCATCTTCTTCTTCGATACCCTCACTTTCATATTTTTTTTTCAATGCTATAAGTTCGCCAATAGTAAACCATGGAATTAAATCATAAACCGGATATGATTTTTTGAATTTATAAAGAGGCACTTCCTCTTTCAGTATATGACTAAAAATAACTTTTGAACTACAATTCCCATTTTCTTTTTTAGCGTGTTCAATAGCAAGAAAGTCTTCTTCGTCTTCTTCATTGTATTCTTCGGGGGATGTTCTATCGGTTCTTTTGTTGTATAACATTGACCCAAAGTTTACCCCTTCATAATTCCAGATTGGTGGTGGTAATTTCAAAGGTGGCATTTCCGCCGACATGATGTTGTATATATACAAGCGTATACAATTTTGCGTATATAATATTTATTTTACCAGATAATAAAACAAATATGAATTATAATAAATAATATAAATAATTAATTATACTTCAAAAGTTCATTCAGAGCCAACTCGCACGCAATTTGTTCCGCCTTTTTCTTAATTTTGTGTGTTCCCTGCGCGAAAAACACCACAATTTTCGACTCGGTTTCAACAACTGACTTTATTTTTGAAAAAGATTGCAAGTCGGAATACAAGTACGCATTTTTATAATCGGCTTCATAAAATTGTTGTCCGAGACACAAATACACACCCATAGTGTATCCTGTTTCCAACGTGTGAGAAATCTCAAAATAATCCGGCGTAGTCTTGAATTCCTTCTGAATTTTAACTTGAAGAATATTTTTATAGTTGTCATCATTCTTAATTAAACTAACCCAGTCAATGTGAGTATGAAATACATTTTCAATAAATAACTGCGCCATTTGAAAACCAGGACCAGTAATAAAAATATTTTTAAACCACTCATCTTCATCTTTGACAGAAATCTTATTAAAATCTAAAAAAAGCGCACCAATGAATGCTTCAAATAAACAACCCAATTTTTTCAAATTCGTTCGCGTGTGTTTTTCTTCTGCATGTTTTGAAATAACCAACCACTTATGCAGTCCCATTTCATAAGCAATTTTTCCAATCGATTCATTTTTAACAATTGCTATTTTTTTTTCCGTCATAAATCCCTCATTCTCTTTAGGAAAACGACGATACAAGATATACTTTGTTATACATTCCAAAACTCCGTCACCCAAAAACTCTAGCCGTTCATTTGATTTCGTCTTTAGAGACAAACAATTATCCGGCTTTTCGGCAATTGTAATATTGTCTCTAGCATTTTCAGCAGTCGGGCGTTTTGTGTATGATTTATGAATGAACGCTCGTTTATAAAGTTCCATGTTAAATACTGTTGGTGTCGGAATACCGTACCTTTGAAGAATAGATTGAACATCGCTCAATGTAATCTCCACATTATTTTCATTAAACGGATTGAAAACCAACCCGCCATTTTCATTATACATGATGTCTTCTTCGTGTTTGAAACTCATTTCTTTGTAGTGCCGAGTATTTAACTGTAAGTAGCAACATGAGTCTAAGTTGTTTTAGTAAATAATATAATATATGTTGTAACGCCAAAAACAACTTGGAATATAAAAAAAATAATTAATAAATAATTAAATAGAATTATAAAATAAAATATTTAGACAATGTATAAAACAAATAAAATGGTTTTAATGAATGCAGGAAAAGCCGCAAGGTATCAACAAAGCATAACGAACAACAATGCTAAAAGTTATGGTTTAAAAATGGGCGGTTTGACTCCGCTTGTCGGTAGAGGTCAGTTTGCAAGCATTGCAATTCAGGAGCGTGCTGGATATTGCGGTTGCGTACCTTATGGGTTTACTTCTGGTTTGCTTTATATGAAACAGAAGGGTATTTTTCAGAAGAACCAATCGAGTTCTGGTGGTGTGGGTAGAATGTACACTCAACCTGGCATTAATAATGCTCTCGGATAACTCGGATAATTTTAGTTGTTTACATCTTATTATAATTATTATAAATATTATCCGTATTATCCCTATTATCCCTATTATAAGTTATCAGTAGTTTGCATGGTGAATAAATAACAATAATTATATAAATACATAATTACAATAATTTATATAATTAATTATATTTGTTATTTACATTTACAATTCTTTTATTTAGCAAATAAAAAAAATAAAAATAAAGGATGAAAGATAATTCATTACAAAATGTTGAAAATTATAAAAAATATTCAAGTAGTGCAAATAACATAGTAATTGATAATGATAATGCAAGCAATAGTAATGTAGTTGTTGAGTTACACGCGTGGAATGAAATGGATACATACATGAAATATGTAAATGTCGTCAACCAATATTTATTATTTGGCATTGAAACCATAAAAAATCAAAACTCGGAGTACTTGAAATACATTTTAATAAAGGGGTTGTTTACAATTTCTCATGTTTTCAAAATGTTATTGTTGTTTACTCGAAATTTAGATTTAACATATTATCATTGCCAGAAGTCATATTCTTATTACATTGAATTTATTGGACAAATTGGAGATGATGCAGTTACATATTTACAACTGAATTCAAAAGATGCAGCATTATTTGTCTATAAAAAAACAATATTTGATATTAATCAAGATTACAAAAAAAATTATTATGAAACAAAAACAGAAGAAACAAAAAATAAACTTGTTTCAATGTTCATTGAAATATATAATAAAATAATTGAAACTGAACTGACACACTTGACTCATGAACAACTGCAAGTCAAAAATGGCACAGTCATCAATAAAATTCACACCGATACTGGACACATAAATGATAAGTTATATAAGTTATACTACTCGTATTTTTCGAATTCAAACGCACACACACACACACATGCATCGCTGCAAATGTTGGATGAAACGCAGCATCCGCATCAACACGGAATAAAGCTGAATTCCGGCGGTGAGGTTGATGCAGAGAGCAGTCGTGAAATGTTATATAAAAAAGTAACATATATAAAACAATTTTGTGATGTTATTATTTCGAGAAAAAATGGAAATTCCACAAATGAGGAGTATCATTCTGAAAACTATAAAGACTACATCAAACTCATTGAATGTTTTATAAAAAAAATTAGAAAATTAGGACAAGTCAACGCGAGTCGTTTTGAGTCACTTGACTCATTGTTCACAATAAAATATTTTTCACACGAGTTTGAAGAGAGACTGAAAATGCACAACGCGTTGAAATTTATCAACTGGTTTTTTTCTTCATGATTTATATATTATATATTATTATATATTATTGAGAATGATGCGTGTTCTTAACTTTGGAACATGTTTTTTGGCAACATCTTCATGTTTAATGATGTGAGAACCCACATTTGAATATTCAACGCTCAACAACTCTTTGATAAATGCGTAAATGTCATGTAAAACATAGTCTTCGCACTTGCCAACAATAAGAACGCTTCCTGTTCGAAACACCATGAATGATATCTCAATATATTTTTTTGAATCATCATCCTCTGTTTTGGTTGTTGTTATGTTGGATGCGAGTGTGGGCGTGAGCGTGGGCGTGAGCGTGGGCGTGGGCGTGGGTTGTTGTCCCGTTTGAACCATCGTACCCACGGCGTCTGGTTTAGTAACACAGTAGAAGAATTTACATTGAATTCCCGGATAAGAACAAGAGTCGTAGTTACTGTTAATTCGATATTTGTACTTGAGAATGTCGTATAATTTGTCTCGATCAATGTAATATCCACAGTTGAAGTTGGAGTTAATTAAAACTGTTTCGCATTTGTTTCTTTGATAATCAACATGTTCTCCAATAATATTTTTCAATATTTTAATTAGATTGTCAATGACATTTTGGAGAGAAGCATCATTTTGTATTCCTGGGACTTCCAACTTTCCCGTATTGAATACTTTAATGTGCATTTCTTTAAATGTTCGCGCATCTGGCGGCGACATTTCATCTTCAACTCTCATGATTAGAACAAAGCAGTTGAAAAATGCGCGTTTCTTTTTACACCTGCAGTTTAATATATCCTTTTTACAAAGACCAATGTTTATTTTTCTTTGGTCTTTGAATTTGATTCTTCCATCAGGATTATCAATGTGTTCAATAATTTGTGTTTCAACATATCCTGTTTTTTTTTCACCTTCAACTCGAACACACTCTTCAATTTCAGCAAGTTCCTCTTTTGATATTGATGAAAATTTGATTTGTTTTTTTACAACCCCTTCACACATTTTTGAATATGGCATGACTGGAATATCCCAAAATGTTTTTTTAATGTCAATCTGTGTGTTCAGATATGATATTTTCGTCTTTGTTGAAATATATATTGGAGAACATACCGGAACCTTTTCAGAGTCGGTATCGGTACCATCGCGCTCTTCCATATTATCACTGTCATTGTGATTGTCACCATTGTCATCATTGTCATGATTGTCATTATCACCACCACCATCATAGTCGATAACATCATCATCATCTGAGTCTAATTGCGAAGAAGCATATTTTATTACAGGTGGTTTTTTTCTTTTTTGATTTTTATTTTTGAACTTTTGAACTTCTTCCTGGTTTTGTTCTTGTTCTTGTTCTTTACCCGTGAAATAGCAACTTTCATATTCATTTTTTTCATAATTATTTTTTGTATTGTTGGAATTATTATAGTTTTCACCTCGAAACATCAAGAAGTTGTTCCATTCATCATCAATGTCGCTGGAAAATGGTAACGTCGTAGACTTAGACTTTGACTTAATTGTTGCTGTGTTTACATCTTGCTGAGAATGTTCGTTTTTCATTTTGAAGGAATGATGAATAAAGGCAACGTTGGATTACTTATTTACAAACCAATGCTTCTAAGTATATTATTTAATATTATTTAATCAATTTTTATTTAATTTATTTGTCATATTGAAATATTAAAATAATAACTTGACAGTGATGTTATGTATGACATTTATTAATATACGCAAACAAATATTTAGAGAGATTTTTATTTATTATATATAAAAAAAATAAATATGCTATTTTACAATTATTATACTAGTAATACTAGTAACTCCGGAAATGTTAGTAACTCCGGAAATGTTAGTAAATCCGGCACTGGCAATGCTGGTAACGAAGAAGAAGAAGTTATCATAACGGGCAACGACAGTCCAAAGAATGACCAAAAGATTGACGCTGACGCTGACGCTGACGCTGACGCTGACGCTGACCAACGAGATATTGTCAACACAAAAAATAACGACAGTTATAACAATGAAAAAAGCAAAAACACTAGTTTTGCGTACTCCTATGGAGTTGAAGCGCCAGTGTCTACACTACCCATTTTATTTATTGAGGAATTTATTTCGCAACCCTTTTCTCAATACGATTGTATCGATTGGCGAGCATACATTTTTTATGATGCAACCACCAAATCTTATGTTTTGAATGGAACGCGCAGGCGCAGGGGTGAACCAAAAACGGCTCATCCTGATATTCGCATGACATTCGCGTCGAAAAGCTCGTTGGCATTTTATTTGCGGAATTCCATGTGCGCATGGCAACATGATTTGAGCATTACAATGTATTCCATTTCGCGCAGCGTGCTTTATCTTTCAACTCCCAATGCTATCCCAAATTTTCACAGTATTCACAACTGCCGCTCTAAATTCCGGTCAGAACTTTTTGGATACGACAATTGTCACCCTTCCACGCGCAAACTCAAGTCATATTTGAAAGTTTTGCGCGATGGAACAGAGGGCAATATGTTTCGATAGACAAAAATTATGTTATAATAATTGATATGTAAAATGTGAAAAAAAACTTTTTGTTCATATCAATTATTTAATAAATAATATTTTTATGATATTCTATAACTAATTAGAACGATGCCCGGTCTCCCAGCCGGGTTGGTGGGAGGGTTATTTGTATTCGATCCACCGTGTCCGTATCCATTAGCCGCCCATCCTGTTCCATTTGTTCCGGAAGGACCACCGCCACCAGCGGAATAATATACTGTCTGTCCTGCGCCTGTTATATCATAAATACCAGCACTTCCAGCATTTGTAAGTATTCCTGGTCCTCCCCGCCCACCGCCTCCACCACCAATAACGGAATCACCATTACCACCAACGTTCCCTTGTTGTCCGGATGGATTTCCGCCAGAGGTTCCAGCTGCGGCTCCGCCTCCTCCTCCTCCACCAGACCCACCATTATTACCATTAACACCACCGCTTCCCCCCGCGCCGCCTCCAATTGCTGTATCATAAACATTTGAATTTGGATTTGCGAGCGATGAGTTCTGACCATTACTACCATTAGTTCCGCCAAGTCCCACAACTACGGCATAAGCTCCTGTCATTGGAAGGATTTTGTTGTTGCTAGTAACAACCCCTCCCCCCCCTCCTCCACCATTCCATACTGACCATGCATCATTGCCGATTGAACCGCCTCCTGCGACTAACAAATATGTAATATTATTAAGTTGTTCACTATTTGATAATGAATTAACCATAAAAGTTCCACTTGAAGTAAATGTATGAAGGTTGTATGTGTAACTACCTACAGTATATTGTGTTACGGTTCCTCCTGTTGCGTTTAAAAATGTTAAAGGACGCAATCCACTTAAATTTGTTATATATAAAGTAACACCATCAAAATATATAGTACCTGTATTAAGTGAACCTCCGACAGTACCAGGTGTTATATTAACTGTAACAGTAGATATGTTGCTGGATATATATATACATTGTGTGAAATTAAAGCTCAAAACCCCGTCAAAAATATTATAAGCATTACTTGGAGGTGCGGGTTGATTATCGTATATATTTGGACTTGATACTGGAAAAAACGATGTACACAAACCACCTTCAATTGAAGTAACTGGCTGTGTGGAGTTATATGTTACACTAAACCGAAAACCACCGAATTGGTAATAATTGTTAATAGCAGTACTGGTTGTTGTCACACCCTCTAAAACATGTGTTATCGAATATACACCAGGAGAAAGAACAAAAGGTTGATAATCTGAACCAATTAAATTAAGATTTGTGGGGGTAGAGTTGCCGGGTGGGGTGCTCCCTAAAGCACTTCCCGTTATACCAAAAAAATAACCTCCCGGAGCTTGTGCAAAAACTGTAAAAGGATTTCCACAGATACTTCCACTAGCACCTGTAGGACCAGTAGGACCCGTTGAACCAGTCGGACCCGTGTAACCCGTAGGACCAGTCGTACCCGTGTCACCCGTAGGACCCGTTGAACCAGTCGGACCCGTGTCACCCGTAGGACCAGTCGTACCCGTGTCACCCGTAGGACCCGTTGAACCAGTCGGACCCGTGTCACCCGTAGGACCAGTCGTACCCGTGTTGCCTGTATGACCCGTTGAACCCGTCGGACCTGTAAACCCGGTCGGTCCTGTAACAGTACTTGCAGCACCACTTTCACCGGTGTGACCAGTGTGACCAGTGTGTCCAGTATAACCGGTAGGTCCTGTAACGGTACTTGCAGCACCAGTCGGTCCAACAAGTCCTATTCCTATGGGTCCAGTTGGACCGGTTAAACCGGTTGGGCCTACACTTCCTGACAAATTGATAACAAAATTATTATATGTACCACTACCCTGAAACACACCTGTTGGTTCAAGTATGAGTTGATTTACAAGACATGATGGGGAACACGTAGAACATGTGTAATGAGTCACTGTTGCCACAAAATAATTGTTAGGATTTCCTGAAAGGTTAATGGGAAAATTAGGTGATGTTGCTTGGGTAACCGTTACAGTGTCGCCTGCAGTAAAAGAATAACAAGTGCTGCTTATTAGATAAGGATCGGGTGGACTGGGATTTATCGCCGAAACCAAATCCATTATAATACAAGTATGACTTTGTGTTGAAATATCAAAACCAGCAGAAATATATCCACCTGCTTGATATATGGATCCATTTTGTCCGGATGGTCCAGTAATGCCAGTGGGTCCAGTTGAACCAATCGAACCAGTTGAACCAGTGTGTCCAGTTGAACCAGTGTGTCCAGTCGACCCAGTGTGTCCAGTCGGACCACTTGAACCAGTGGCTCCACCTGAACCATTCTTCCCCGCCGCCCCAGTTGGACCAGTGTTACCGGTTGGACCAGTGTTACCAGTTGGACCAGCAACAGTGCTTGGCGCCCCGGTTGGACCAGTATTACCGGTTGGACCAGTGTTACCAGTTGGACCAGCAACAGTGCTTGGCGCCCCGCGCGGTCCTGTTATACCGGTTGGACCAGTGTTACCAGTTGGACCAGTTGCTCCTGATTGTCCGATAGGGCCTGTGGGTCCGCCATGAGGACCCGTGGGTCCTGTCTGTCCCCAAACAGTAGATGACTTGATTGCCGACCATGGACCAGGTCCTTGACTAGTGATTGCACGAATTCTGAAAAAATATTGTGTAACTGGTGAAAGTCCGGTTGCAGTATAATATGTTATGTATGGTGGAATGTTATTTGAATTGTATGGTAACGCGATATTGACACACGGTTCCCATGTGGTTGAACACATATCATAGTTACATGAATTCTGCTGCAATTCATACGCAACGATTGGGTAAGTCTGTGTGGCGTATGCTTGCGACCATTTAATTGTTGCTTGTGTTGTAGTTGACATGTATTAATTTTAAAATTTATATGATTTATTTTTTATATTAATATATAGTTTTATATTTAAAATACTTTTTATATTTTAAATATTTCAAATATTTTTTTATATTAAACTGACTTTATAATTTTTATGCAAATGAATTTGACAACATCATTAAACCACCCAATATGGAAAGATTTTTTGTAAATGAAATTATTTCTGATTTATTTGTCGGAAAATGAAATATTAATATTGTCATGGCAGTAAAGACTGCAAGTCCAGTCGCGGCAACATATGCATAAGGTTTATATCTCCCCGAAAAAAGTGAATACAATATTACTAAAGTGCTCGTTATCAAAAAAGTAATAACTCCAACAATAACACAATTATAAAATAAGTGAATATACTTGAACTGTTTATTAAAGTATGCTAGAAATACAATGAAACATAATGAAAAACTTATTAAAATAAATAGGTAATTCTTGTTGTTTTCACTCAATATGTTATGACTACCATTATAAATGTTGAAGTAAAAAAATAAAATAAACATAAAAACAGAAGCATAAAAAATAAAGTCAAGATGAATTGAGTTTACTTTATCTTCTAAAAATTTGGTAGTATTATTAAAATTCATAATTTTATTCATTCCTCCAAGTAAAAAAATCAAAAGTAAAAAGAAAACATTTAAAATATTGATAAGACTATCCATTTTTATGAATAGAGAATAAGTATAGAGAAACTTTATATATAAAATGAATAGATAATAAATTATAAATTACAAATTACAATGAATGGTATGATGAGTGATTTTACGAATAAAAAGGATGCTACACTACATGTTTTCATTCCATACAATTTCAGGGGGGGAATTCCATTCTGCATATGCCTTTGCTTTACTTGTTGGACGTTCTAACGCCAGTAACTCGTGCAGCGCTTGTATTCGTCTTTCAATTGGTTTCAAGTGCGAGTGCGAATGTTTACAAGAAAGCTTTCGAGAGAGTTGTTTGAGACGCCATTCAAATTGAAGAGCAGCCGACCAATCCGGGAATCCTGTTACATGACAAACGCGCCGCCAAGTGCACCCTTGAGCCACTTTGACGCTTGTCGCGTGCGCTCCACCCACCAGCTCTTTATTGTGCTGTCTTAATCGGTGGTCCAAATTTACAGTTGCACCAACATAAGTGGCTTTTTTATCATTTGATTCCAAAATGTAAACATAAAAATTTTTATCATCCGGTGATGCCGGTGATGGAATCGTCGTCGTTGTCGTTAACATGTATAAAAATTTGATTTATAAAGAATCTGAATATATCTGAAATATTGAAATATCTGAAATATCTGAAATATCTGAAATATTGAATTTAATAAAATGAAATATAATAAATTAGTAAAAAAGACATATTATTTGTATTTTTTAATAATAGATTACAAAATACAAACAAAATAATATAAAAAATGCAACAATTTATTGCAATACTTATATTTTGTATTGTTCTTTTTTTATACTTGCATATTTATTTTCAATTGAAAACATCAAATGATTTAGAAGTATATGAAATAGAACAGCCATCAAAAGATAAACTGGAAGAAATATGCGATTTAAGACAACCGGTTATATTTGATTACCAAAATGATTCCTTGCTCGAAAGTTGCAAAATAAACACAGTTGCAGAACATTATAACGCTTTTGATGTAAAGTTGCGAAACGTGAAAGAACTTGATGAAAACACGGATTTACACATTCCCGTTACACTGAAAGTTGCATTATCATTGTTTCAAAACGACAAAGATTCTAAATACATAACTGAAAAAAATAATGATTTTTTAGAGGAAACAGGCTTAATAAAAAATTTCAAGTACAATGATGCATTTTTACGTCCACCGATGGTGTCAAACTGTTTTTATGATATTGTGTCTGCATCTCAAAATGCTGAGACGCCGCTTCAGTACAATGTGAATTACAGAAATTTCTACTTGGTCACTTATGGGAAAATCAAAATTAAATTAATTCCTCCCAAGTCGGCTCGCTACTTGTACCCGACAGATGATTATGAGAATTTCGAGTTTAGGTCGCCTTTGAATCCATGGGACATTCAGCGCCAGTATAAAGCAGATTTTGATAAAATAAAAACGCTTGAAATTGAACTAGTTCCGGGTAAAATTGTCTACATTCCTGCATACTGGTGGCACAGTATTAAATTTATCGAGCCGCTAACTACCGTGTGCGCATTCAAATACCGCACGTATATGAATACAATTGCCATACTTCCCAAGTTGTGCTTGAAAACGCTTCAACGCCAAAATACAAAGAGAGAAATTGTTAAAAAGGTGCGGTTTTCTAAAAATATCGCGGATGTCAATTCAGGAATGTTGAAAAAATATGCACCCAAATCCAAAACAGCAACAGCAACAGCAACATTGGATAACAAGGATAATAAAGAAGAGCCTGGTTTGGCTATTCCAGTTGCCGCTTCAGATTCACAAACATCTTTGGACACTACATCGGTCATTGACACAATTGACACCATAGCCGCCGCCGATACAGTGGCAGAAAGCGGTAAAAGTCAACACGAGAATGCCATTACTCTTTCTTTGACGGAATGAAGGAAAACCATTTGTTTGCGCAACGGCAACAGTACTTACTACATGAATACCAGGTTTGAAAGCAGTTCGCTCAACTGTTGAATGTTGCATCGACGCGCCGGTTCAACGAGCACGTGTTTACTCAAAACGTCGCGAATGTATTCGTGTTCAACATTCTGAAAATAATTTTGAGAAACATAACCACTGTTCGTAAAAAAATCATACGGATAGTTTTTGTAATAGTGGTACGTTTCCTTGAAAATATATATTGATATGAAAATTAATCCCATGGACCAAATGTCGTGGGATTTATTATGAAGAGTCCAGTTGTATTTATAATTGGTCACATTGAAAACTGCATTGTTTTCACAACGCTTGTTGTGAAAATTTAACGCGCACGTGTTTTGGGTTTCTGGTGCGCAATATGGCAAGGTTCCACCGCTTGCGTGTCTTGTTTTCAAATGGATTCCAGCTAACCCAAAGTCAATCAAATACACGCAATTTTGAGAAGTGTTTGCATTTGAAACAACCAATACATTTCCCGGTTTCAAGTCGCCGTGAACACATTCTAACTCGTGCAATTCTTTGATTATTGCACACAACTGTATAAATAAATCATAAACAATTTCAATAAAATTTCTTTTATATTTATTTTTTTCAACCCAGCAGTCAAGTGTGATGCCACTCATGTATGGTTGAATGCTGTAATATAGGGGAAAAAGAGGCGACATTGATGAATGTTGAATGTGAGCGTAAAAAGGCAACACAATTCCCATTTGCAGAACATTCTTGTAACTATTATTGTATTTGTTTAAAAGGATTTGTGCTATTTTATTTTCGTTATCTATCTGGTCATCTGCGCTATCAATTCTGAAAATGAAATCCATTTCTCTGTGTTTGAATATGCCGTAGTCATATTTACACTCATCTTTTGAATTAATTTTTATTTTCGTCAACAAATCTTCATATTTTTTGAATACGATAAATTCATTTGATGAAAACGCATGTGGTTGATGATGATGAAGTTTTGAAACAACCTTCAATAACTCATCTCTGTTTATATGGTCACGACGCAACGGTATATCTTGCGATGCTTTGATTATTGTGTCGACAATTTCAGTAACAGTTAATACTTTTTCAATATTTTTGTTTTTACCGTCATCACCGTCATCATTATCTTCATCGGATTGAAATGATAATAAAGGACGCGTATCTTCCAATCTATTTTCGAGGTCACAATTTTTTTTATAAATTTTATTTTTGTCAGCATTCATCACTTGTCTTGTCTTTATTTGTGTATATAGGGTTGATATATTATATATAATAATTACTTTGTAAATGTATTTATTATATATTAATAATTCAAGCTTGTAATTCAAGCTTGTATATCATTATGTTATTCATGTAACCTACATAAAAGCATATTATAATTTAATAAATAAAATAAATATAGATGAAAACCTTACATATAACAAAAAAAGAAATTAATACCTTGCTTTTTGATAATACATTTCAACACATTGTATTGGAAGAGGTTGATAAATTAGAGTTTTTTTGTGATGTAGGGAAACAACATTACCGTTTGTTATCATATTTTTCAACACTTTTTGACAACTGCAACATAATAGACATTGGTTCTCATAGAGGAAATTCGGCATTAGCATTGTCTTATAATAAAACAAATACAGTTTATTCTTTTGATATTGTAGATAATATTCGAAGTAATGTAAAAAAGATTGATAATATCAAATTTTTTAATGATAATTTATTTGAAACTGCAGGTATAGAAAAATGGAAAGAAACCATTTTATTAAGCCCGTTTATTTTTATTGATGTTGACCCACACAATGGTCATATGGAATTACTTATGTATAAGTATTTGAAAAAAATAGACTATAAAGGTTTTGTTATCTGGGATGACATATGGTATTTCAAAGAAATGCGAGACAATTTTTGGTATAAGGTTGATTATGAAGAACGATTTGACATTACTGAATTTGGTCATTGGTCAGGAACAGGCATTATTAACTTTAATAAAAATATAACATTTGAAAAAAATAACAACGAGAATTGGACGCTTGTTACTGCTTATTTTAATTTAACAAAATTTTATGATGCGAGTGAAGAAATAAATAAACGTGATGTGAATTACTATGTTACTCATTCGATTTCGACACTATCATTGCCCTACAATTTAGTAATATATTGTGACAATGATAGTGTAGATGTTATTACAAAAATTCGTCCAGAATATTTGAAAAATAAAACAGAAATTATTTTATGCAATTTTGATGATTTTAAATTTACAAAAAATGGTAATAAATTAAATGATAATTTTAATGACTATCGTAAAAAAATAGTACAAAATAGAATTGATAAACCATATAATTTTGATAATAGAAACACTGCAAGTTATTATTTATTTTGTATGTCGCGTTACATAATGTTGAAGGAAACAATAACTCGTAATACATTCAAATCTACTCATTTTGGGTGGATTAATTTTTGCATTGAAAGAATGGGTTATTCTAATCTAGTAAAATTAGATGAAGCGCTGGCATTAAGTCGAAATAAGTTTTCTACTTGTTACATTGATTATATACCACAAAAACTTGTTGACAATGCGTACGAATATTTTAGATGGGGTAGATGTAGCATGTGCAGTGGATTTTTCACTGGAAATTATGAATACATGTATAAAGTGTGTGATTTAATAGAAAATAAATTTTTAGAATACCTCAGTTTAGGTTATGGTCACGCAGATGAGCAACTATATAGTCCTGTTTATTTTGAAAATCCAGAATTGTTTCATCATTATTATGGTGACTATAATCAAATGATTACAAATTATACACATGTTTATGAAAGTGCCGACAAACCAATTTATAATTTCATAAAAAATAGTTACAACAATAAAGACTATAAAAAATGTTATGAAGCTTGTAAATATGTTTGGAACTCATATTGTAGAAACAAATGTGATATAAATGATAGATACATTCATCTACTCTGTTATTATTTTATGAACTGTCAAAAAAATTTAGGTATTTATTAATTTTGTATAAACGTGTGTTGGAATATTTATAATAGTGTCATTATGGTCTGCGAGGTACCACGTAAATGACACATATCCCATGAATTCAAGCCATGCCCAATAGTTTACTTCCCAAACAAGTTTTTTTGTCAAAGATAAAAATTCCTCAAAGTAACGCACATTGGCATCATAAAATGATAATAAACTATTCTTGTCTCCAATAAAAAACCCTCCGCAAAATCTCCAATAAACATCATTTTTTAAAAATTCCACGTTGGTACATTTGTTCCAACATCCTGAATTTGCAATAAATGGCTGAGAAATAAAATTAGATTCAGAATATATTTTCAATTTTGCCAAACAATTGTCAATACTCTTGAATACATATGGTAAACTAAAATCAAACCAACAAAAGTAATCATTGTTAAATGGATTGGCGTTGATTGCTTTTTTAATAAACTCAATTTTTGAGTTGATAAGAAACATATAATTTGATGAATCTTTCAAACTGTTTCTTCTCTCTGGAAGATTCAATAAATGAGAGTTTTTTCTTCCAATTTTTGTAATTTCCAAGTCGTCTATGGAGAGAACTTCAAGTACAATTATATTTTTATGTTTGTTGGTAATTGAATCAATTGCGTCTTTAAATTCTGGGCTTACGAATAAACATATATTTATATTTAGTTCAACAATTTTCATAAAAAACTCCAATCTTTTTTCAAATGTTTTGGTTTCATGATAATCATAATCATAAGTTTTCAAATATGCTGTTACAAACGTGACATTATTATTATTTGCCATTCAAATATAATTAATTAACAATGCAATAATACATTTAAGTTAATTATATTTGTAAATATTAGTTTTTATTTACGCATATTCAATGGAGTGTGTGTTCAATGTTTATAAAACTCCAACAGCCTTGCAGACGGGTCCAAGTTTGAACAGAAAGGATGACGCCAATAATACGGAATCGCATTATCGCTCTTATCCGGGAAAAAGTTCTCAAATACTTTTCGATAATAATAGCTTTCTTTGTCATACGGCAGATTGAGCTCATTTTGTGCGGAATGTTTCAAACCGACAATGGTTTTTGTATACGTGTCATATTCCACATCCGACACTTTTGTGTCAACGTATTCTTTTATCATCTGAACCCATGTTCTACCTGTTATTCCAGATACTCCATCGCTAAATGCTTCTTTTCGTCTCCAAAGTAAATCATTTGGCAAATATCCGCACCCGTCAAATGCTTTCCTTAACAAATATTTTTCGATTCTTTCATCATTGAACCGCTTGTAACAAGGCGGAATTTCCATCACATACTTCATTAGCGCTTTATCTGCAAAGGGAACGCGAGCTTCTAAACCGGCTCCAGAAATCGTCTTATCTGAACGCAACAAATCAAAATAACGCACGTCTCGAATCATTCGCTCATTTTCCATCTTGAATGCTTCATCTGTGGGTGCTTTTGTAAACCCGCGATAAGAGCCAAACATTTCATCAGACATGTCGCCACAGAATATTACCACGTCATTTGACATTCGTGATATGTATTTGCTAATCAAAAAATTTGGCAAAGATGCGCGCACAGATGTCGTGTCATAGCTCTCAATTTGATAAATTGTGGCTTCTATTGCATCCAGAAACTCCTCTTCGGTCAAACACACTTCATGATGACGCGTTCCCAGAAAATTTGCCGCACGCCTTGCCCACATTAAATCCACTGAACCGCTCAGACCAATGCTATACGTGTTCAACTTGGATGGGTCCATATTTTTGCACAGAATTGCCGTTACCAAGGTGCTATCCAACCCACCAGAAAGCAACGACCCCACAGCGCGCTCCGACATTAATCGTTTTTTCACGGCGGATTCCAACAATATTTTGATATTTGCGCAAATATTAGCTTCAGTGTCGTGCACCGTTTTAAATACATAGTCGTATGGAGTGTAATATTCCAAATCAACGTCGCACACTTTGCGAACCGTGAGCGCACTATAATAGGGTCGAATGGATAAATGTCCCAGTTCATATTCACCCCAACATCCCGATGGAAATTGTTTTACATAAATGCCCAAACAATGTTCCATGGATTTGACTTCGCTTGATATCGTTACATCCGCCGCAAATCCTTGCGTCGAGCCATAAAATAAAGACCGAATGCCAAATGGATCTCTCGCAACATGCAACTTTTCAGTAACATGGTCGACCAAGACCAGCGCAAATACGCCGTCAAGTCGTTTCAATGTTTCTTCCATTCCAATTTTTCGAAACAAGTGAATGACAATTTCACAGTCCGACCCTCCAACACTGTACTCATCTTTCAACCCAAACTCTTCAATAAGTTGTCTGTAGTTGTAAATCTCCCCATTACAGACCAACGTGCAATCTTTCAATTTTAATGGCTGATTCCCGGCACTGCTTAAACCATTGATCGCCAGTCTGTGAAACCCAAAACATCGATGCGAATTGTTTTTCGTTTTTTCATTTAAAAAAATAGAATTGTCAGGTCCGCGATGACTTGTTTTGTAAAATGATTTTTGCATCATTTTGAGTTTATTCATTTCCATGTATTTTGTTAACCGGTTCTCATAGTAATAAATTCCGCACATTTATGTTAGTATGCAACTTGTATTGTATATGTTTAGCAACTTGTATCTATGTTGATTTAATAAATATTTATTCACAAAAAATGTGAAAATGAACATGTGTTAATCTATTTTTTTCAATGATTCATAAAAATATAAATAAGTAAAATAAAAAATTGAAAAAAATATGATATAAAAAGTATTCACTAGGTATTTAAAGTCATACGCATATATCACAGTCATAGTAGTTACAATGAGTGAAACAATTGTTGAAATTTTGCCACCACATACATCAAGAATGATTCGAAGTGACTGTTTTGCAAAAAGATTTCATCCAAATCAGACGTTTTCATCACCGTCATCATCGTCATCGTCGTCCGATTCGCCGGCAATATCGTCACCAGTATCCATTGATGGAGAGTTTGACGAACGCGTGGATGTTATTTCAATCTCACCACCACCAGCGACACACAATGCGCATAGTCATGATGTGGTGTACAGCGTAGTAACAATAATAAATGTTGGTTCAATGGAGTCAATGGAGGCATCTGCGCCACCACTTTCTGATGATGAGAGAGAACATGAAAATAATAGCAGCAGAAATGAAAATGAAATGATGAATCAAGAAGCGCAAGGGCAAGCGCAAGCGCAGGAACCTGAAAAAGAAATGAAGATATGCATTATATGTTATGATAATTTCTCTGAACCTGACTCGACGACTCGTGATGAAAATTATGAAGAAGAATGTTATATAAAAAAAGAAATTGATAGTTTCTGCCAAACTTGCAAATACAGTGTTCATCATAAGTGCATTGACGATTATAGAGCGAGCAAAATCAATGACATACTCGATGCGCGTCAACAGCGTCACAACAATAATGACAACCGGTTAAACGGAACATTCGGCATCAAATGCCTGACGTGTGCTAGAGAAGTGGAAAAAATACACATTTCAAGAAATGGCGACATTGATATTATAAAGACACAGCAATACAATGGACGGAACAATGGACAAAACTCAGAAAATGAAAATGAATATCAACTCTGGCGACAACGTCATCAACGCGAAGAGCAAGTGCAAATGGAAGAAATACTGCAACAACATAGAAGAATGCGACAACGACGCGGCAGGTGTCAATATTGTAGAAGTAATTTATGTACTATATGTTTTTGTGTTTTAATGTTTGGCACTCTATTACTTGTCTTCTTAAGAAGTTACTATTGAATCGAATTGAGCAAAAAAAAGAATGATACGACGACGATATTCGATACACTTTAATATTTTTATTTTTTTTAAATATAATTAAAAAAACAAGGAGTTTATTCTCTCTTCTCTCTAATTCTCACTCTCACTTTATTCTATTTTTTCTTGTGATGTTGTTCTTGTTCTTGATGTTCTTCTTGATGAATATACATTGTTTCTGATACCTTTGCCATGCACATGCGTTTGCAAGTGCAGTCGGCTTCATTCTTGTAATTTTTTGTAATTTCACATTTCATTTTTTTGTAAGATGATGATTGTTGTTGTTGTTGTTGTTGTTGTTGTTCAACAATTCGCCTGGCAGCTGCAATGTTTGCCATGTCATTTGCACTGTTTTCACTGCAACCATTCTTCTTTCCACGTGCGGCTTGTTGTATATTTCTCACAGCTGACACTGCTGCAGTTGCCATTTTAGTAACAATGTTGCTCCCGATGCGAGTGAACATTTTGATTTGATGAAACCTGAAACCTGGTCGGTCGTCTGATGCATGCTTGTATATAGATTTTTATTTTCAATTTATTTTTTTAAGTTTTTAAAAAAATGAAAGTTTTAAAAAAATAATAATAATAATAATAATAATAATATTTTCTTATACATATATAAATATATTCGTATATCTTATATCTTATAGATTATAAAATGTTTGGCGTTGTAAATAAGTTATATATATGTAACCAAGAACGGTCTAGACAACTGAGTGACCGAATAAGCATTCGAAATGTGCCATCTGCACCGTTGCAGCCGCAGTACAGTATGCGACCAGTTTTAACAAAATATTCAATCATGCCAATATTAGACCAGCGCGCGACTCCCACTGTTCCCATAGGAGAGTATCCGACATTCAATCCGGAGGTTGTATTTAATCCGGGAAATGCACAAGCACCGTGGTCCGGCTTTTCGTCAAACATTAATACAGAATCCATTTTACGCAATCAAGTTTTTGCACTTCAAAGTTGCGAGCAAGCCGAATATGTGCCATCTTCAAAAAGTGACCTGTTCAATGTGCACATTCCGGAAAATTATGTGCGTCAACCATACCCCGATCTTTTTAACCGCCAAGAATTTTGTCCTCATAACCCAAATGAACACAATTTAGCAAATAAGTTTTTCAATAATTCGACTCGACATGATATTAAAAATTTGTAAAATAAAAATAAAAAATATATCAAAAAACAATATTTTCATCAATCCATTTTTTAATTCGTATATTGACCGGTTGTAGTATCATGTTCAATCCATCTGCATAGTGCATGTAATTATTTTCATCATTTTTTATTGCAGTAAGCGTATGATGTATTATTTTGAATATTTCGTCTGTGTATAACTCAGAAATCTTAATAAAGATGTCATCCATGTCAATTTCAGATGATGCAGCGTTACCGCCGCCACCGCCGGTACTTCCGCCACCACTCGATGTCAAATGTATTGGTGTATTTGGCGAAACAACATGATTGTGGCTGTTATTACTTCCGTCCAACATATTTTTGTACATTTGAAGCGTATGCAAAACATGCGTTTTCTCAGTGTTGTTATAGGTTCTAATTAAATTACTAATTCCATTTTTTGCCAGTTCAATTAATAATGAAAAAAGTTCATTATACTCCTTTTTTTCATCAATGTAAAATTTTTTGAATCTGCAGAAAATATTAAACAAGTAAAATAAATCTTCTTGTGTATCATTATTATACCATCTTGTTACAGATTGACTGTATGTTGGTGACTGTATGTGTAGAATATTATTTTTAATTGTTAATTTTGTTCCAATAGGATAATACGAAAGCAATCCAATTTGAATAAGTGCTTGTAAAGGTTCAAGAATTGTTTCAAACCTTTCTTTCTTTTTACTCCCACTTATTGTTTTATATAGTAGTTGTATTGTCGTTTGCATGCTAACTATATTCATCATATATATTTAAATTATAATTATATAGATTTTAATGTCTCGTCTATATAATTATTTGAAAGAAAAATTAACCAAACGGTAAAAAAATATTGACTGTTTGAATCGTTTTATAATGCGGAATATTATGTTTGTAGCACCACTGTATACATTTTTGTATATTGCTTTTTTTAAAATTTTCATTTTTTTCCGTATTTTTATTCATAATTAAATTCAATGTAGTTATAATATTTTCAATTTGACTCTCTCCAAAGATTGCATTGATTTCTTCAATTCTTGTCAAGTATACGCGATCATGTTTAAATCTGAAAAAAGATTCTATATTCAATTCTGAAGAAGTTAAATAATGAAAATTTTCATAAAATTTATTTATTAAATGTCGAATATTAATATTGCAATTCGAGTTGAAACCTTTGCATACCAAATATTTTTCTGAATTCGCATACCGGCTTGTTTTTGGTTTCATGATGTATACTTTAGTGTAAAGGGATGAAAGTAAATACAAAACATCAACTGTAACATTCAAAAAAATATCAAATACTTTCAAAACAAAATTTCCACCAACCGACTGCATTGCAATGGCATAAATAACTTGAGCAATAATCAACTTTGTTGCAGTGTGTTCTTGGTTATTGAAATTTTCAGAAAAGTCAACTCCTCCATCTGCCGTAATCAAATCAAATTTTCCGCTGTATTTTTCATAACAATATTCAAAATTTTCTTTTGACAACAAATTCCCAGTATCGTCACTTCCTTTTTCAATAATCACATTTTTATTTTCTTCAATGAATTTTCTGCTTTTTTTCCATCCAGGACACTTGGAGTCATTGTTAACAAGCGTCATTCCATAGTACGTGTCATTGGGATTTTTTCTCATGTGGCAAACTGCTTCAATAAAACCTCCCGGACCTTCAGCAAGATGAAATGACGACATTGGTTCTGAGTTGTACACAGGACTCGACTCTTCATGACTTACAACACACTGCATAAATGAATTATGACTATAGTTACAACGACTCATTCCATTACCGTTGTTACCGTTACCGTTGTTACCGTTACCGTTGTTACCGTTACCGTTGTTACCGTTACCGTTGTTACCGTTACCGTTGTTACCGTTACCGTTGTTACCGTTACCGTTGTTACCGTTGTTGTTCTTATTCACTTCAATGTTGCCACCATACTCGAAAGTATCAGTATCATCTAGACTAGACACACCATTAGACTTTTCGGCTTTACATAAATTAAACTGAGCACATATTTCAATCATTTTATAAAAAGAACGTGAAAGTGGTTTCATTCGACTCACTTGAGTTTTACAACCTGGAACAACTGTGTGAATAAACTCATATGGGTTTGTCAGCTTTTTGTAGTTATCCCAACTGGTTTCAATTGGCTCAATCTGATGTTTTGTTCTACTCAACATTTCAAACAATGAATTTGAAATGAGTACATTCGGAATATCACAACTCATTTTGAATTGAATGTCTTCACTTTTAATCTCATGCGCAACTCTTGGTAACAAAAAAATACTCATATTTATATAATAATGTATCAATCAATATTGTGAATACTAATTTGTATGAGATTAAATATCTAAATTGTTTTTATAACTTTATTTATATCTTTGAATCCAAAATCCATCGCTTTTTTGATGCCATGATAATTTATCGGCATAGTCTGCCCACCATTCTCCGTTTTTCATAACCCACCCAATTTCTCTCGTTGTTTCTTTAAATTTACCGCCTGCAACACTTATATAGTTTTTATTGGCGTGTTTCATTTGTCTTTTTATTTTTTTATATAGTTAGTTACATGTTCATTTTTTTAATATCTTTTAAAAAGTGTTTATTCGTTTATCATGACCATGAAGTCATCGCGGCTTATTTTTTTTTAATTTATTCTACTTCATCAGCCGGTTTCAGATTTTTTTTTGTTTTATTCTTTTTAAATACTATTTTATTTTTTGGAACATCACTTTTTACTGCAGGTGGTTCGGGGGCGGCGGCGGCGGCGGCGGCGGCTTCTTTACCTTTGTCTTCTTTTGTTTCTTTAACATTTTCCGAAGCACTAGATGCGCCATTCGTTTTTTGCCAAATCCAATTAGGTTTATATCTTCCACCGGTTGTAACTCGCGACATGATACCTTTGAATTCGGCATCCTTTTGTTTTTCGACGTGCTCTTTTATCATGTAATCTCCAATGTAATCATATCGAACACTCTGAAATACAATGTAGCCTCCAATTCGAAGGCGACTCCAAAGAACCTCAATGGACGCGTGTAAAAACTCTTTCAGCCATAGTTTTTCATTATTAAACATGTTTATAGACTGATTTTTTACCGTCTCATCGTTGTAGACTTCTTTCCCCCACATAGGAGGACTGAACATTACAATGTCTGCCCATCCAAATGGTAAATTTTCCACGCCGACTGCACCTGGAAGTCCATCTTCTAACATTTTTTGTTTCTCCGGTGAACCAAACATTTCAATCATTTTAGAAAACCCTGGACTAGAAAGTGGATTTGGTTCGACGCCAACATAATTGGCGTTCATCATAATTGCCGCCATCAAACGACTGCCATATCCTCCGGCTCCGTCCAGAATTTTTATGCTTGAAAAATCTTCGGGTGACATTTGTGGAAACAACAACTTCCAGATAATAATGTAAACATACACATTCTCTGCACTTGACAAGTATACTTTTTTATCAACGCCGTCTATCATTGACACTTTCATATTTATTCTTGAATCTTGACTTTCAGTGCGCTCATCCGACTGATGCACAATCACCTCGTGCAGCGACTCATCTGTTGCTTCTATTGATTTTCGCTTCAACAAACGCAACGCTTTTTCTACAAGAGTGCCGTTTTTAAAATGGTCTTCTAACGACGGCTCGCCTTTTGCCAAACGAACCGTTATTTTTGAAGGTTCTGTAAAATAATCAACTAGTAAATAATCTTTATCAAGTAATTCTTCATCTGGCGACTTGATTGATATAAACTTGGCACCCCTTTCATTTTTAAATTTCAAATTATCATTTGCACCCACATGCTCTCTGATAAATCTATTTACTTCTTCAGTTTCTCTGTTCCCCGTTAAAATATTATAAGAAGTCTCATCAACATAATGTTCCTTTTCAAGCATCGACAGAGAAGCGTCTGCGATTTTTGTTTTTATCAACGCATATGCCGCTTCAACATCATCCTTTGTCCAAAAACGCTCCACAAAAGGAAAACCCTTTTCAATTACCGAAACTACGCGATCATGTTCAGAATCATACTTTTCAGATTCTTCAACATTGCTCAAAAACATCGGCTCAATCGCATTTTTATAAATCCATTCGCAAAAATCCACGCAAAATCTCTCGTAAACTTCAGGATTTTCCTTCTCAATATCATTGACACCATAGTCATGACGCGCATTAATTTCCAACAACTTGACATTGCCGTCATTCGTAACCATAAAGTCACACCCAAAAACTTCAAAACCATATTTCGAATCAACCGTTGTTGCAATGTGAGGTTTATAAACGTCGTACGCACACCGCAACACTTCGCGCATTTGTTGCATTATTTTTTTAGACTCTTTGTCATCTATTCCAAGGTCACTAGAATTCGGAAACAGTCGATTCTTTTTGGTTGACTTGAAATGTGTGTCATGAATCTTTTTATTCTTGTAGTCTGCATCCTTGTATGGTAACTCGGCTGTAATTATTTTACCCTCATCAAATAAAAACCAGTCCGACTTTTTGTTTGGTCTCATGCAAACCATAAAATACATGCGCAAGTGAAATTTTTTACCTTCGATAAGCATGGGATTTCTAATATACTTTGAAACTAAATATGGTTTCTTTTTATGCGTTGCCACAAACTCCTTTAAATCTTCTTTGCTCGTAATGTATTCAATTCCTTCACCTCCTCCTGCGCCAACACCAAGCGGTTTTATAATCAAAACGCCTTCACCGCCATCACTCACTCCGTACTCGGAGTTCCGTTTTTCATCGCTCAACATCCATGACTCTGCCATGTATTTTTTACAAATTTCAGGGCATTTTTTATTCAACTCAATATAAAGTTGTGCCTTATCTGTAATGACATTTTTTGTGTAAGGATAATCTGGATCAGATGTGCTGTACCCTTTTACACCATTTCCTTTGAGTAGATTTTTTACTACGGTTTTAATATTATATATAACTTCTTCATATCGCAGAAATCCTGTTTTTTTTACATCACTTGTTGCGCCAACCCATGCAAAATCAGCACTTGGACTGTTGATGTCGACCTGTTTCCACTTGTGCTCAACTAACATGTCCGCAAGACGAGTCAAAAGTAAACCCTGCTTATCATACATGGCAAATGTTTTTTGTTTTTCGCCCAAACCCGAAGGAACAACTACAGCTGCATGTTTCAAATTATCGCAGTCAACATCCCTCACTTTTTTGTATATAAAGTAGTCATTTAAAAATGATAGCGTTTTCTCTTCATTTGACATGGCCAACGCTTTTGAATATGCAAAATTTTTGGAATGATATGTTTTCATTATTTTGAATAACTCTTCAAATGACGCCCGACTTTTGCTGAAAATATCACCATCCCTATCCCTATTTTCCAAAAAGAACGGTTCAAATCCATATTTTGACATAAGACCGTCAAAGTACTCAAAGTTTACTAAAAATTCAGGTATGTACTGGTTGATTGACTCCTGCCATACTTCTATTTCGTATCCAATACTGTTTTCGTCAGGAGGAAAACGCAGGTCATCATCATATTTTTTAACAATTTCGATTATTTTTTTCGATTTGTCACCGCTCTTGAAAATTGAAAAACTTTCTCCTTTTTTGATTCCATTTTTTTTCAAAAGTTCAAACACCTTTTTTCCGTTGAAGGTTGTCCCAATGAAAATTCCGCCTTTTTTCGTACACTCGCATACATTTCTTGCAAATCCTTCAAGCGTTTCTTCACTTTCAAACATATAGTGAACTGCAAACTGAATGGATGAAATATCAAACCCTTGTTCACCCTTTCCATAGTTTGACACAACTCCGGTTAGTCCTGCTTTTTTTAATGTATCAACGCTTCCTTTTCCAAAGACTGCGTTTGATATTTCCCGAGTCAATTGACTCGAATTCGAAAATGCGCTTCCATTTTTTATGTTTCTCGTAGTATTTCCAACAATAAACATTGCGTCCAATTTACCAGAGTTCTCTCTTATAAAATTAACATATCTAGCACATGCTCCGTTCACCGGATTTTCAATGTTGTCTCTCGAAATGTCAATCCCAAACACAAACGATAGCCGAGAATCTTTCCATTTTGGCAAGTCGCCGCCTTTTCCAACAGCAAAATCAATAAGCGTGTCTCCTGATTTAGAAAGTTCATAAATAAGCGCAGACTTTACAAACTTGTTATGAAAATCGCGCAAACCCTGCGTAAGTTCTTCTTCTTTCTTTGTGCCACTATTTTTATAATACTTTTCCGTTATGTCCGATGAATCTGAGGCAGCAGCAAGTTCTTCATATGCAATTGTTTTATCAACACCTTTGATAATATTTTCAGTAATAGGATAGTGAATAGAATACCAAACACTGTCTGCTGTCTTGTAATCGTTTCCAAAGTTTTTACCTGTTTTCCTAAGTTCAGCAGTTTTATCATAACGAATTCTCAACGGAATCCATTTTTTATCTTGAATATCATATCTGAATTCAACGACTGTCAAATCTTCAAATACTTCCGACCCTTCTTCAGTAACCATATCGCCTTCAGAATTTAATTTTATTTCCATCGTTCCAGCATTTACGTCATACGGATTCGATGGCAAAAATTGTATTGGTTTGTATTCACCCGACCCTCCAAACATTTTTTCAATGCTGCCTTCATAAATTAATGCGCATGCATTTGGAATGATTTTATTCGAACGATTGGATGGGTCAAACCCAACCTTTAAAATGAGCTCCTTGTACGACTCAACCTGTTTTTGCGCCAGCATGTTTGTCGCGTTGATTCCTCCTCTCCCAATTTTATCAATAACTTTATCTCGATTCGTTTTATCATCCTTCACGGTAGTTACTAGAAAATCAACCGTGTTGAACTGCGGCGGTTTCCACTTGAATGAAAGCGCCCATGTAAATTTCCGATCAAGAGGTCCAACTTGTCCAGGTGTTGACCCTCCAACGCCAGTATTGCACGGTGTAAAAATCAAACCATCTGTCACATACTTGTATTCAGTTTCCATGCACTGTTTACACAACATGAATATTCTATCAGAAGAACCTTCACTTTCCTCTGCCGCCGCCGTCACTGCGCCAAAACCCCCTGCATCATCAAAATAGAAGCGCTTCACTTGAATAACAAATGGATTCTGCGTGCCCTTGATAATTGGTTTTGCATCAATGCTTCCAACATATTTTACCATTTCTGAATGCCGCGACTTGTCTGCATGTTCTTTGCTGCTCGTATAAAAACTCCTCTCTCGAATTCCTTCTCCTTTTATAAAGTATATATCAAATGCTAAATACAAATTAATGAAATTTCCATCCTTATCGTGTAAAACGTGCTCTCCGTCAATGAGCGTACTATGAAATGCCTTGATTTCTGCTTCAAGACCGGTAAACTGAACATTCATCAAGGGGTCAATCAAATATATTCTGCCCTTTTTTGAAACATATAACAGTTTTCGAAGTCCATCCGCCTTGTCTGTTACAGAATAATTTTTACGAATGCTCGGCATCTTGTATAATCCCGCGGGTGCAATATTTTTTATCTGAAGAGTCACAGAAGATGGACCAATAAACGCTAGACGGGAAGGTGGTCTGGATTCACCTCCGTAAATTAATTTTGAATATTCATCCAGCACATCGCGCTTCTCGTCATTCGATATCGGGAAATTGCTTGATTGTATTCCAGAGAGAATCATTTTAATTCCCTCTCTCAACTTTTTCAATAAAACTTCTAATGATATTCCAGAATCCATAACAATCGTATTATCAACTTCAATCTCAACTTCGTACTTTTCTTCACCCTTCATAATGTTCGATGTTTTAAAATCACCGTATGATGATTGTCGTCGGCTATTTGACGACGACGACGACGATGACGAAAATGTATCTTTTACAATACTCACATCAATCTTTACCGGACTATCAGGATGCGTAAATGTTGTCCGCCGAATATACCTGAAATTTTTTCCAGTCGATTTCCATTTGGAAATAATTTTTTCGCGCTCTTCTTTTCCAATGTCTCTCTCCGTTTGAAGACTAACTCTGAAATCAAAGTCTAAATTATCAACAGGTTTCACATCCGTCTTATATTCTGACCCATCTTCGCGAACAACTGTTTGTTCTATATTCTTTTTAGTAATCATTTTTGCATTTTTTTTTTCATCAATTGTATTGTCAATGCAAAAATTCTGTATAACTGGAAAATTGTCAATTTGAACTCGAACATCAGAATCATTCAAAAATATTCTTAAACTGTATTGTTCAGAAGACTGCGAAAAATTCAAGGACTTCAACTTTTTAATAATATTTGTAACATTATCCTTCGTCAAAGGCGCAGCAGACTGTTTCATTGTTCCAAAACGCACTTCCAACTCTGGTGCAGCAGAATCAGACTCCTTTTGTTTTTGTTCCCTCTTAACTGCATCTAAATACAACTTTACAATGTTATCAAATCTTTCTTTGTCTTCATTTTGTTTTTCTTGTAATTTGGATTTTTTTCCAGAAGAATCGGAAGAAGTAGACATGTTATATAATTTATATATATAATTCTATATTTGTTCAATTTTATAATAATTAAAAATAATAATTATAAAATGCAAACCATGCAAAACATAAAATATAAATGAAATAAAATCAACTACATTTTATTATTTAAGTAAATTAAACATTAAATTATCCTAACTGCTTACATATAAAATCATATAAATATTGTTTGGTTTTTTTTTCCTTTGGATTACACAGTGATTCTTTCATTTCCTTCGCCTTTGATAATACCATGACTTTATTGTATATTTCAAGTAATTCTGAATGCGTGTATGCTGATATTGATTTAATCGGTGATAAAACATTCTCCATTTTCCATTTTGTTTTTCTGACATCTCTCGCCATTTCACTCAACACATTTTTATTTTTAGAAACATGAATGCCAATGCCATGTTCGCTTTCCTCAATCAAATGCGGATTCTCTGAATCTCCAACACCATACAATTCACAATAACAATTATTTCTTATAAACATCGCAGAGAGATTGTGAATAATACATAATCCAAAAAAACCTTCAAGCGTTAAAAAAGCATCACTTGATAATTCTGCTTCAATTCGACTTTTATTCAATTTATGCTGTTTGAAAACATTCGAAATTTTATGCAGTTTTTCAACAGACGTTATCCTAATTTCTTTATCAGCCACAAATTTCGTTTTCAAATACTTATACGCATCTTCGCCATTCAACATAATGTAAAATGCCCATAGTAATTTATCCTTTTCTTTAATAGTGAACAATTGTGACAATGAGGGCGGCGGCGGCGACTTTTGTTCTTTTTTTTCCTTTTTATATTCTGTGTCAGCTTCAACTTTGGCTTTTCTTCCAACTACATGCATCTGCAATGAAGAAATTAATTCTTCCAATGACGACGGTTCCACAGTTTCCACAGTTTCTATATGTGATTGTGGTTGTGATTGTTTCCTCATTTACTATAACGTACGTTAATATAGTAAATGAACATGTGTTTAAACCTTTATCAATGCACAAATATAATTAACAATACTTTTACAAGATTGTACTGCCATCAAAACCAAAGCATACTGATTTAATCATTTTATATTATTTCATATTATTTCATAACATAATTTATTTTATATAGTTCACATGTTTTTTTAATATGATTTGAAATTTTATGAATCCTATTTATATTATAAGTACCATTACCAGTAAATAATTTATGATAATTTATCCCACTCAATCCAACCCCATAGAATTCTATATTCTTAATATATTTATTCAAAAATATGCAAACGAAATCTAATGCACTATTTGAGGATGTTAAGGCTGATGGTAATGTTATATAATTTGGATTAGGATTACGATTAGTACCAAGATTATATACAATATATTTTCCTGTAAATTTTTTTTTTTTTAAATATTCATAAACATTAACAAAATAACCATTTATATTAAAACGTTGATTTATATGTAAATATTCAGGAGTTAATATATATTTTAAATTTTTTAATTTGTCTTCATGAATTGAATATATATTCTCTAAATCATTTATAACTAACATATCGACATCAGTTAATATATTTACTGTTTGATTTATACCAATGTGAAATTCATTATCTTTATCTATTTTTTCTATATTTTTAAAACTTGGTCCTTTTCCAAAAATTCTTACTAAATTTATATTTTTGAAATCATTATTATCAACTATACTTTCTAGTTTATTTTTGTCAATAATCATATCATCATAAACAATATTATTTATACTTGTACTAGTATTAGTATTCATTATATTTTATAAATATATATTTTTTTATTGAGTTCTTATTTAAAATATTGATTTGATAAAACAATTTTCTTCTCTTCAACCTCATTGAGTTGCAACTCTTGTTTATCAACATATACAATATAGTCGTTGATTTTTTTGATGATGTCTTGATTCACATAAGTCAAATTTACAAAAACACCATTTTTATTTTCACTAAATGTAACTTTATTCATTTGTAAAATTCTCAATATTTCAATTTGATGAAACACTGTCAACGTTTCAATTTTGTCTCTCAAATATTTCAACGCATCTATGTTTACATCTTTATTTACATCTTTACCTTGTTGTTCTGATGATTCAACTTTATTTTGAAATTCCATTTTTATTATTCATTACTAACCAGTAGTTTTTATGTCTTTATTCAAAATTATATTATTTATTTTTTTTATATTATTACCATCTTTATTATCATCTTTATTAGAAGTATAATTCTTCTCAACAAGCGAGTTATACATCAGCACCCATCCAAACCCAATCATTCTTTCACACTTTTGTAAATGTTGTTGTTATCTTTATATATGTATAGTTTTATATTATTATTACCGTATTATTATTACTATTACAACGGTGGTTCAGTTCAATCAGTTCAATCTAAGTTTGTTGAATGGGAAACATCAACTTTAACAAATGACACAAATGACAAGTATTTAAGAATATCAGTTTCAAATAGTTCAATATTATCATAACCAATAACTTCCTTCATTCTATCACTGGCAACCTTTTCAAAATCAGAAAATGAACTGTTATCTGAAAGATCCGAATAAAAAAGTGTAATGGAGTAATTCATCTTGTTTCTTTTGAAATTCAATAGTTCATGTAAAAATAAATATGTTGTATGTTCTCCACATATCTTGAGATTAAAAATAATATTCTGATTAAACTTTCTATTTGCACAAATGTGAAATTCACCATTATAATATTGAACAAAAATTGACCACTTGTTCTTTTCAACTATGTGAAAAACTAGACGAGGCATGCGACGAGATACTCTTGGAACATACTTGTATTATAATATTATATTCAAATTGATTTCAAATATAATATTTATAATGTTTTTTAGAAAAAGAAAAAAATGAAAATTATACTTTACAATCCAAACTGGCTGAAGTCGGCCATAACAGGCATTGGTAAATAAGAGTCATTTTGTCCAGAGTAATTCGGCACTTTTTTACACTCAAATGCCGGTTCCGGACATCTTGCACACGGCGGACATGGCGGGCATTTTTTTTCAGTCGGACACGTCGTTACAGCGGGACATGCGGGACATACAGGAGGAACTATTTCAGATTTCAATATATACAAGTCTTCGCTTCCTGGTGGTATTTGAGAACCTCTAAAAGTTTTTCTGATATCATGTGACGACGATCTATTTTTACTTCTACCCGCCATTAATATGTTGTCATATTCAACATTTGGGTACTTGTTTACGTTTCCATAACTGTTTATATTGTTGTCCTCGTTGTCATCGTCATCATAATTTTCTTTACTTCGATGTGGTCCAATTTTTTTATCTTTTGCAAGTTTTGAATTTGAGTAATCAACAGTTTCTTGGTCTAAATTTTGATAATAGTCGCTATACCCATCTTGATAAGTTTCACCTACGGGGTTGCGAACAAAATTATCGGGGTTGTTGGAATTTATTCCTTGGTCTTCTACATTAGGATACTTATTTTCATTACTATTTTCATAACCTTCACGCATAAAACTTCCTAAACACGAAGAACATATTAACGCCAGCATTAATAGTATAAATATATGAATTTTATCAAGGTTCATGATATCTTGTTGAGGTTACTTACTATACGACGTATATAAATATATATATATAAATATAAATATCTATTGTAAAAAATATAATTTAATTATTATTTAATATTTTGATTGTATTTATTTATTTATAAATGTAGTTTTTTCTTTTTTCTATATGTAACTTTTACATATAACACATATGATATTCCTACAATGATAATAAATGATGTGAAATAGATACCAAAAACGTTGTTTACTTTACCATATATGAATAATAAAAGTTGACCTGTTAAATTTAAAAAAATCCAAAAATATGTTAAATTATCTGTTATTTTTGTAACATAAACATGTTCTATTAAAAAAGAAAATGCGACAATTGTTAGAATACCGGAGATTAGTGTTAGTTCGTTGTATTTTGACATAGGGGTTTTATTCTAATATATATATTGGTGTTATTATTATCGATATTATCGATATTATTTTTTGGTTTGTTATTTTATTTATACCATTTCATTTTTAAACTTTACGAAAAAATTGATAAATTATTTTAGTGTAATTGAATAGAACAAACAAGAGCGAGCGAGCCATTGAATGCGCACAATATGCTTTGACACAGAAACAACGGGGTTACCTGAGAGTAAACATGCTTCAATATATGACACAGACAAGTGGCCGCACGTTATTCAGCTGAGTTTTATAGTTTATGACGACAGCAAAGGTGCGAGTGAAATTGTTGAAGAGTATGATGAAATTATAAAAATCGACGAAAGTGTAAATTTAACCGCTAAAAGTATTGAAATACATGGAATTTCGAGAGAAATGAGCAGTGAACGTGGCATTCCAATTGCGGATGCACTTTGTGCATTCAAGCGCGCACTGAAATCGTGCGACTGTTGTGTCGGACATAATATTTCATTCGATAAGCGCATTCTCATTGTTGAAGCAATTCGAAACAAGGGATTCGACCCCGATGATAGTTCGTACGTGCAACTTCCATTCAAAAATGAATTTTGCACAATGCTCAAGTCGGTCGATATTTGTAAAATTGAAAAAACGTGGAAGGATGGTACAAAATATTTTAAATATCCAACTCTATTGGAATTGCATAACCACTTATTTCATATTACCCCCAAAAATGCTCACAATTCTAAAGTTGACGTTTTAATATGTCTTCGTTGTTACTGTAAAATTGCATTGAATATTGACTTGTCTCGTGAAAATAGACAGTTTCGGAGACTGTTTCGAGAGAACTGCTTAATGTTAACCGACAGATAATAAATTATTATTTATAACCCAATTATTTATAACCCAGCAATATTCATATTTTTATTTTTATTCATATTTTTATTTTTATTCATCATATAAATAAATAAAAATTGAATGTTTTTGTTTATTTTATAATACTTATAAAAAACTCATTGGAAAATGAACATGGAGCCAGTGGCAAACCGAGACTTTTTACTTGCATTCATCGCAAGCAATAATAACAATTTTTATAACGGTATCAACGATATCAACATCAACTATTACATTTACAACAATGTTATCAACAATTATCATTATTATATGAACCATCAAAACTTTCAAGCAGGAGCGGCAGGAGGAGCGGCGGCAGTCACTGCTTCGGCGTTGGAAACATTCGAAAGACTCGGAATAGATGTTTGTAAAGTAGCTCCTCAAGAACAAGCTGAAGAACAAGACAAATCAGCAGAGCATAGTTGTGAAGACGCTTGGTCTTGTTCAATATGTCAAATAAATGAACAAGAAGAAGAAAAAGAAGAAGAAAAAGAAGAAGAAAAAGAAGAAGAAAAAGAAGAAGAAAAAGAAGAAGAAAAAGAAGAAGAAAAAGAAGAAGAAAAAGAAGAAGTAAATGAAATTGTGAAAACAAAATGTAAGCATGTTTTCCATTCAAAATGTTTGGCAAAATGGGTCGTAATAAAAACAACATGTCCAGTGTGCAGAGCCTCTTTGATAATGAAAATTACATGAAAATTACATTACATGAAAAATATAAAAATATATGAAAATAAAATAAATACAAGTTTCAAGAAGAGCACATTGTGCAAACAAAATCTTCTTTATCGGATTGAGACTGAACTGCTGTATTATTTTGTATTTTTTCTGGTTCAATTGTAAATTGTTGAGCCTGATGTTTTGGTTTTCTTCTTAAATAATAAAGACCAGTTTTCAGACCTTTGTTCCAAGCATAAAAATGCATGGATGTCAATGGTCCATAACTCGGTTCTTCCATCCACAAATTCAAGCTCTGACTTTGGCAAATAAAAGCTGCTCTATCAGCTGACATGTCGATTAAATCTTTCATTGGCAACTCCCAGACTGTTTTATATTTATTCCGCATGTGTTCACTCAAATTGGTTAAATGCTGCACGCTCCCGCGATTCGCAATTATATTATTTTTCAACGCTTCTGTCCAAATTCCCATGTCAATGAGTTCGCGCATCAAATACTTATTTATAACAATAAATTCTCCTGCCAATGTGCGTCTCGTATATATGTTACTTGTGATGGGTTCAAATGCTTCGTTATTTCCTAAAATTTGCGACGTACTTGCTGTTGGCATGGGTGCAATTAACAATGAATTTCGAATTCCATGCGTAACAATTGATTTTTTCATTTCGGTCCAATCGTATCGTGAGTTACCTGGGTCAACATTCCACATGTCAAACTGCAGTATACCTTTAGATGCGGGTGAACCCTGGAACGAGTCATAGGGTCCATGCTTCTTGGAAAGTTCCACCGACGTTTCTAAAGCTGCATGATAAATCGTTTCAAAAATATGCGTGTTTAGTTGTTTCGCTTGCGAACTGTTGAAAGCAAAATCCATCATCATAAATGTGTCGGCGAGTCCTTGCACACCAATTCCAATCGGACGATGCCGCATGTTACTGGTTCGCGTTTTTTCTGTTGGATAATAGTTTACATCAATCACTTGGTTCAAATTGTATGTCACTGATTTTGTGACAGAGTGCAAAAGCTCAAAGTCAAATGTTTTATCTTTTTCCTTGACAAACCTGTTGAGCGCAATACTTGCCAAGTTACAAACAGCTGTTTCTTTATCATCAGAATACTGAACCACTTCACAGCACAAATTTGAACTTTTAATGGTTCCAACATTTTGTTGATTTGACTTTTTATTGCAAGCATCCTTGTACAACAAGTACGGCGTTCCTGTTTCCATTTGACTGTCTAAAATTTTGAACCACAAGTCCCGCGCCTTTAACTTGCATTTTTCTCGTCCTTCTGATTCATATTTATGATACAGATTTTCAAAGGCGTCTCCATAAACATCAGATAACCCCGGACACTCATCCGGGCAAAACAAACACCAGTCTTCATTTTCTTTTATTTTTTTCATGAACAAATCAGGAACCCAAAGAGCATAAAACAAATCGCGCGCCTTGATTTCTTCATCACCATGATTTTTTTTCAACTCTAAAAAGTCGCGAATGTCTGCATGCCACGGTTCTAAATAAATTGCAAAACTTCCATTTCGGCGTCCGCCTTGGTCAACATATCGCGCAGTGCTGTTGAATACTCGCAACATTGGAACAATTCCGGTCGATGCACCATTTGTTCCACGAATCAAACTTCCTCTGGCTCGAATGTTGTGAATGTGAAGCCCAATTCCTCCAGCCCATTTAGAAATGTGCGCACAATCTGTGAGCGTGTTGAATATACCACCTAAACTGTCATTCTCCATTGCTATTAAATAACATGAACTTAACTGAGGACGAAGTGTTCCCGAATTAAAAAGGGTGGGAGTTGCATGAGTAAAATACTTTTGAGACATTAAATCGTATGTTTCTTTTATTTTACCAATGTTATCCCCATGAATGCCGATGGAAACGCGCAACCACATGTACTGAGGACGCTCAACGACTTGTCCATTTATTTTCAACAAATATGAATACTCTAATGTTTTATATCCAAAGTACTCAATCAAAAAATCTCTCTGATGAACAACCATGTTTTCAAGTTCTTCCTTATGTTTAGTAATTACTGACATTGTTTTTTCTGAAATAAGAGGACAGCTGCATTTATGACTGTCTTTATTTTTGTAAAGTTTTGTCATAACTTTGTAAAATGAAGCATCTGTATTTTTATGATTATTTGACGTTGCAATATAACTCGCCAGCGTAATGTAATCGGGATGTTGAGTGGATAAAGCGGCGCACTGTTCTGCAGTTAGTTCGTCTATTTTAGTTGTTGGGATACCATCATATAACTGGTCAATAACTTTAATCACTAGAGATGCATAATTAATTGAAGTAATATTTGCCGCTTTTCCAAGATTTTTTACACGATTAAGGATTTTATCGAAAGCAATGATTTCAAAAGAACCATTGCGTTTTTTAACGCGCATCTCTTCATCATTATGATGACTGTGACTTTTTATCTTATCTGTCATATTTGTATTTATTTTGTTTTTTTTATTTAATTATATTTTTTTGTTTAATAGTTTTTTGAATAACATATAATATATTTTGAATAATTTTTGAATAATTTTATTTATTTTATAAATAAGAAATTATATAATTATATATATTTATATAATATATACTAATATTATACAAGTATAATTAATGTCAATTGCTACGTTGAAAAGAAAAACATATCGAGGAGGTAATCCTCGTGTTGATGCCATTTCTGGAATTGGACATGATGGATTTTCATTGAATGGTACTCTCCGAAACATTGGCGGAGTTGGTAGATTTCGCATGGTAAGTAATGTAACCCGCACACAGTTTAGAGGAAACAAGCCAATTGGATGGGGAGGATGCTGTGGAACATACCCACAGTACATTGCAAACTCTGGAGACTGTTGCAATAACGATTCATCCATTGTCAAAAAAACAGTTAAAAATACAAAGGGAATGCTTGATGAAAAATATTTGGGAATATTGCACGGAGCTTATCCAAACACCTGGGTTAAAGATGATGATAACAGCTATAGAATTACCGATTCACAGTCTCAATATACAGAATCATTAAGTTGGAAGGTTGGTTCGTGTAAATTTCAAGCAGATAAAAGCGCAAACACTACTGTTGCTGATGCCGAAGTGTGTAAATGTTTACAAGGCAGTTTTTATCATATTGGCGGGAAGAAGTACATGTATTATAAACCTACAACTAAATTTGTCGGAGGGTATACCACGCAAGGACAGTATATTACAACCGGAGGAGTTGCAAAAAATAATTACTTACCCCCACCACCATGTGCAAGACCGTTCCCATATTCATTATCTCACAACGGTTGTGACATTAATTACAATACAATTGAACAAGCGAGAGGAAAAGGTTTTATTGTAAAAAATCCAAACACACACACAATCAACTAACTATTTATTCGTTCATCTATTTTTTTAAGAAAGTCATTACTATACACTAAATTTCCAGTTGGCTTATAACTATTAATTGGTTTATATTCCTTTTTGACTATGTTTGGATTTGCATTTGACGATGACGATGTTTTGTTTCGATTCAATAAAGTATGGTCAAGGTTTCCGGTTGAGTCTTCTCCTGAATTTGTAATGAGTCGAATTCCTCCTCCTCCTCCTTCACTGTTATCATCTTCTTTTTTATTTCCATGTTCGTCAATAGATATTCCTGTTTTCTTTTTGAATTCGGTTCGAACATATGTGGGAATGTAATGTCCCCAGCTTATAAATATCAAATTCGGATGAGTGTACCTCACCTGAAAGCCATTTTCTTCCAACTTTGCAATGATATACGATATGCACATGACACGATCATAATTAACAACTCCAAGCATAACCTCTGGAACAAGATACCAACAAAAGTCGCTGTTTACTTTTTGTCTTGAAGTTGTTTTGATTTTTGTATGTATTCTATTAAGAATACGATTGAAGATGTGCATTTTTTGTAAATCCTTTTCTTTTTTTGTGTCATACAGTTCATCTAAATTTATTTTTCGAACATTTTCGACATCCTCTTCTTCTTCTTGACGAGAATAAAAAAGGTTATCCATTCAAATAATGTAAAGGTAATAAATATATTTTATATTTTATAATTAGTTTATTTTTTTTATTTTTTTATTTATTTTTATTTATAAAATATATTTATTTTGTTAATAATTCACAATAAAATAAACATAAAAATGTACAACTATATTTATATATTGATGTTATATAACTAAAAATAAAATAATATTGACGAAATGGTGATAAAACATTTAATTATTAGCGGTGGTGGTCCAACAGGACTATTATCATATGGCGCTGCAAAATATCTTGAAAAAAATAAGTTTTGGAATATTGACAATATAGAATCCATCTATGGAACATCGATTGGCGCAATTATTGGAGTTATTTTATCACTAAAACACAATTGGGAAACGATAGATGACTACATTGTAAAATGTCCGTGGAATACCGTGCTGCCATTGAATACAACATTTCATGACGTTTTGAACATTTATACAAATAAAGGAATTATTCCTGAGGATTTCTTTGACATTATTATGAAACCATTATTGCTATCAAAAGACTTGTCACTGGAAACAACAATGAGCGAACTGTTTGAATACAATAAAATAGAAATTCATGTCATGTCGGTAGAGTTGAATAAGTTTAAACTCACAAATATAAGTTATAAAACACATCCGAATTTAAAGGTAATGGATGCAATCAAAATGAGTTGTGCATTTCCAGTGATATTTTCTCCTAAAATAATCGAACCATGTGGTGACGGTGGCGACAAACCTTGCGTTCAATGTTATATTGATGGAGGAATCATGTCAAATTATCCAGTAAACATTTGCATCGAAGACCAGAAATGCGACCTGAATGAAATCCTTGGATTTAGAAACATATGGGAAAAATACAATGATACAATCAATAACGACTCAAATCTAGTAGACTTTTTAAAAATGTGCATTAAACAAATGATACGTAAAATAGATAGTGAAGATTTGATTACTAAAATTAGAAATGAAGTAACTTGCGTTAGCGAAGTAAATGATTATACCAGCTGGTTTGATTTATGTTCTGACGAATCAAAACGTCTTTACTTTATACAAAGAGGAATGACATACGGTGAAGTATTTTATAGATTTATCACAAAAATATAGAGAGAAGAGAGAAAAATGGAATATTCACAAATATATGAAAATTGAATAAAAATAATATATTTGTTAAATATATTAGAATAAGTATATTGTTTTTTTGAGTTTAATTACTTGACAAAATGAAAAATAAAACACGAAAAAATAAAAATCCACATGAAAAAGAAAGTAAAGACGTTATTGAAAAACTGATTATAAAAGATAAAATTGGTTGTATTACTGTAGCCAACTCATTTGAAGAAAATTTTAAAAATTATTTGAAGAGTAAAAAAAATACAGGCAACCTGCATTCAGATGCATCGGCATCTGTTGGCAAGGAACTTATTCGCTTGTTTAGTAAGCCTTTGGCGCCAAAGTCGGTAAATCCAAAAGATGATTTTTACACATATGTAAACTATGAGTGGTTAAAAAGAATGAAGAGCCAAAATACAAATACATACTATACACGAATTGATAGTTTTCGAATGTTACAAGAGACGGTTTATTATCAACTTATTGAAATTGTTAAAAATTACACTTCGGAAAATTCAAGTCATAAATCCAAAATGATAAAAAATGTATATGAATCCTTCTTACATTTAGATGAAGTGACGTGCGAAAATCACTGGAAAAATATAAAAAAAGAACTGAATAATATTTTTGAAAAAGGAACATGCGTTGATTTGTTAGTATACATGAACAAGAATGAAATTGTTTCGTCATTTTGTCCACTGTCATTTTCAATTTTAACGGATGAAAAAGATTCTCAAATCAATAGGTGTCATATTAATGCGCCACAGTTGACGTATTACAACGATGACTTGTATGATAATAACGACAACTACAAAAAAGACTTTAATAAAAAATTCAATGATTTCGTAACTCGTATATTCAAACTTGCATTTGGAGAAGACAACGAATACAATTCTCAGGATGTAATAGATGTTGAAAAACAAATGTTGGACGCGATTAATTCATATGACTCGAAAGTCAAAGAAGCTGATGATGGGTACAATGTCGTCACCGCAAGTGAAGCGAAAAATATTTATCATCTTGAATGGGCAGAAATTACAAAACAACTTGGTTTCAAATCCACTCCTTCGTTTTTTATAACAGACAATATGAATTACCTGTCTAAAATTACAGGTATTCTACATGAGAATTGGAATTCAAAAAAGTGGAGAACCTATGTATATTATTGTTATTTTAAACAGATTATGCGCTTTCATAACTCGTGGAGAGTTATATACTATAACTACTTTGGGAAGACGGTGAAGGGTCAAAGTGTGATAATGCCGCAAGCAATATATCCCATCTTTGGCCTGTCGTATTGTTTTAATACTTTTTTGACAGAAGAATATGTTTCTAAGTATGCAAATGGAGCATACATCAAGTGGGCAAGTAACCTGGCATATGATTTAAAAACAGTGTTTATGCGAAAAATAGAGAGAAACAAGTGGTTAAGTCCAAAAACAAAAAAATATGCGCTTCTTAAATTGAAACATATACGCGTTGATATGGCACATCCGCCATATTTAGTACCTGACCCTGACATTGAATACAAAACAAATGACGCATGGGGAAACATTTGCGCATGCAATGAATGGCGATTAAAATTATTGATTGAAACAGAAGGAAAACACTACGTTGATTTGCCAATAGTTGACTGGAGCATAAATTTTAGTTTAACCGGTAACCAAGCCTACATTGTGAATGCGTTTTATGACCCGACAAAGAATAACATTTATTTACCTCTTGCTTATCTACAAAAGCCATTTCTAGATGGCGACGAAAGGGGAATCGAATATAATTTAGCATACATTGGTTATACAATTGGTCATGAACTGTCACACTCGCTAGATGATTTGGGAAGCATGTATGACTACAAGGGCAACTTATTCAACTGGTGGACTCCGAATGACCGCAAGATATTCAACATGAAGGTTAAGGATGTTATTCGACAGTATGAAACATTTGCTGCAAGAGATGGAATAAAAATGGATGGGTCTTTATCTGTTGGAGAGAATTTAGCAGATATTAGCGGATTAGCAATTATAGAAGAATATTTGAGAGACTATCAGATAAATGATGACTATATTATTCCAATAAAAAAATTGTCATTTGAAACATTGTTCATGTATATTGCGTATCAGTGGCGTTCTTATGTTCCAAAAGAATCAATTTCCATAGAGTTGAAACTGAATCCACATCCTTTAGACAAATATAGAGCAAATTGTCCACTGTCGCGTTTACGATTATTTAAAAGTCTTTACAATATTAAAAAGGGGGATGGAATGTATTGGCATAGTGACACAATTTGGTAATTATTTAAGCCATTTAGTTCATTTCTAAAAAAATTATTATCCAAATAGTATTTATTTTTATTTATTTAGGAATTTTGTGTATATTGAATATTATATTTTTTATAATTTTTTTATAATTTATATTTTTTATAATTTTTTTATAATTTTTTTATAATTTATATTTTTTGTAATTTATTATAATTAAAAAAAATATTTTTTTCTTTAGTATGTATATAACAAAATATAATGTCATCAAGAACTCAACGTCGTGGTCGTGGTCGCAATCAACGTCGCAGTCGCACTCAACGTCGCAGTCGCACTCAACGTCGCGGTCGCGGTCGCAACTAAGCGCAATTTTTTAAATTAGTTTTTTATTTCGGTTAATAAATAAATTATAACAAAAAATGAGTAACAGTCATCTTTTGTTATATGGTTTACGTACAATGTTTTATTAACTATTTGTGTATATATTGATTGGATTGGATTATTTTGGCGATTCTAAAGAAAATGGAAGACTATTTCAGGTGTTCTTATTTTCAACTGAGAAATAAATATATTATTTAACAATAAATATTAAATATTATTTAACAATAAATTATTTAACAATAAATATTAAATAATATATAAACTATTTATTAAACTAATTTTTGAATTGCTAATTGATAACCTGAATGAATTACTTTAATTTGCTTGCTATATTTTTTTAAGAAATTATTCATTGTATCTTCAATTTCTTTACCGCCTCTATAATCATCCATCCACATTATGCCTTCTTTTTCTAAAAATTCAAAAGAATTTTTCATATCTCTCTCAATAAAATCACATTTATGGCAGCCATCAATATAAATAAAATTAAATACTTGATGATTATATTTGAAGAATTCATCTGATGTAGTTTTTTTGTAATTTATTTTGTCTGAACTATCACAAATAGAAATATTAAAATTAAAATTATTTTCTTCATTATTTTGTAAATAATTGGTATGGTCATTATCTAAAAATGATAAAAATGGATCAACACATGTTAGAGTTGAACAATCATTATTCAATAAATTATCTGCAAAAAATACTGAAGATAATCCTTCAAAACAACCTATTTCAAGTATTATGTTAATTTTATTTGTATGAATAAACTTCAAAAGTAAATTATGTATTTCTGAATTTATAAACCATGTTTGTGTAAATTTATATTTATTTATTCCAATATATTTTTCGGTTGGATAATTTTCTAAGTAATGATTTATCTTTGAGTTGTGCATTACAAAATGCTTATGGTCAATAGTAAAAAGATGAAATTCAACTTTACATCTAGTATCGACATTTTCATTTAAATATTCCAATTTACGTAAATGATTACTTTTAGACCACCAAAAATTACCACTATAATGTTTTGCAACTCCGTCAGAACCATCATGACAGTTACAACCTACAGAACTATAACCATCATTTAATAAATGAATACACCTTTGATACTTGTGTAAAAGAAAATACGTCATCATGTTTATCCAGTCAATTTGTTTAGTATCGTCTATACTGTATCTTACACCCTTTGTGTGAATATAAAGAATATTACAATTCTTATTATTTTTTGAAAAAAGTATCATTTTATTTATTGTAGGGCTTTCTTGCAAATTTGTATTTTTTGAATAGTTGACTATTTCAAATTTATTTTCATTTTTGAATTGTTTAATATAGTCGTCATCTAAACAGTGTCCAATATTAATGATAAAAATTTTAGTTAAATAACTAATACATCCACTACTAGTCAATTGATGTATCAAATAGTCTAATCTTTCGGTTTTGCCGTTTTCTAAGCAACAAGAATGTATAAAACAATAGTTATGAATATCTTCTGATTTTATTTTTACACAGTCTCTTTTATTATCAAATTCATTTTTATAATAATTTTGTAAATAACTATTATACATTGGTGGTAAATTATTGTTATCAATAACACTGATATATTTCATACTATTATCTATGGAGTTATTGTCTCTGTCAAATAAGTCCTTGCAATTTTCTATTTTTTTCAATATGATATTTTCATCAGTAAATGTGTCATTGTTCAATTCCTGGTGTGAAAAATTTTTAATTTTATTTTGAATAAAATTTGTGTCACCAAAGTAGCTCAAATGCCAACCAGCATGTTCGATGAATTTGCAGTTAAATATATTTCTTATTTTTTGGCAATCACGGGCATTATCCAAATATTTTTTATATGTGCAAATTTTTGCATAATTCCATTTTTCATTTCTTTTACAATTTAAATTATAATAATAAAAATCCATTTGTAAGGTTGCAATATCAAAGTCCTTTTCACAATTATTGTGTATTTGTTGCAATATTTCTGGATTTGGAATCTCATCAATATCAGTAATAATGATTACATCATCATTTTTTAAATCAAGTTTATCAATTCCTCTACTAATACAACGTCTTTGGTGTATTTCATTCTGCCATTGTTGACCATTATTAATATCAATGTTAAATTCGTCAAATGGTATATCATCCACCACTATAGTAATAATTTTATCTTTAAAATCTGAAAATAGACTATTATTTTCACTATAAAATAACGGTTTTTGTTTACCAACAAATGTTTTTGTAGACTCAACCAACACAAAGTAATCTACTACATCGTTTAGTAGATTCAAACGATAACTCAATAAATCTAATTCATTATAAAAAATAAAACAATCAATGATTTTTTTTTTAGAAAAAACAAATGGCTCATGATTTAAAGATATTTCATTGTTATCAAATACATTTTTCATATCAAGACTGCCAGGAATTAATTCAGTATTTAATTTGTATGGTTGATTATAATATTTTTTATGTATAAATGTACATTCAAATACATTTGGTATTATTATTCCTTTATGATTTCTAGTTCCACAGCAATTATTTGGATGAAAATGAATTAGTATATGAGTTTTATTTAGTTTATCAAAAATAGGAACTTCTTTAAAAGAAAAAGGAAAGTGAAACTCAATGACAATTTGTGAAAATTTATTCAACTGTTTGTATGTTAATGTATTCATCCATGGTATTTCAAATCCTTCAATATCCATTTTCAAAAATATATTATCATAATTTTCTATTTCTAAGTGTAAGTTTGTATTGTTATTATCATTGAAATAATTTATATTTTTTTTAATAAATTTTATATTTGAATTATTAATATTTATATTCTCTATTGTTCCGTCATACGCATGACATTTTACACTTTTATAAATTTCGCAAAACTGTTCTTCAAATGATATGTCGTCACATACTCCACAACTTAATAAGAAATCATATTTTATATCAGGAATATCGCATATTATATATCCACCATCAAAATTTTTACCAATACGTTTTTTAGAATAAGGCGATTCAAAACATGTCAATACTTGTGGGTCAAATGAATCAACAGAAAATCCAATGTTTGTCTGTAAATTGATAAGTGTGTATAAATTAGAAACTATTTTACAATAACAACTCTCGTTAAAAACTATATATATGTCTTTTATAATTCCAAACATAGGATCAGTAAAAATAGCCGTTCTTTCATTATCAGTTGGAGGAATAATTAATTCATCATTTATAATACATTTTTCCAAAACTATTCTAGTTATATCAATATGTTTTTTAGATATACCATAAAAAAATTTTAGGCATTTGGTGACATCATATAATGGTTCGGATGTAAGATTTTTAAAAAAGTCTGAGGGTGTTAATTCTTTCAAATTTTGAATGCAATTATTAAACATTGTATTATTTAAATCTACATGAAACCAAGATCTGTCAAATGAACCATTTTGTGAACCTTGCATGACAATAGTTGGTTCAGCCCAATATACATTACAATTATTATCTTGTAATACAATCTCTAACCATGAGTCAATAGCACGATTAATTTTACTTTGTTGATTATCAATATAATTTTTAAGTTTTAAACAGCATTTTTTATTTATAATATAACTATCTGCACATCTTGTTAATCCATCACATACATTTCGTTTATAAATAAATTTATTGTCTTCGATTTGTTTTATATCAACATGTAAATTACAACCATTTCCAATAAATAAAATATCATAATCACTCGGAAGTTGTGTTAAATATTGTTGTAGTTTATTAACAAAATTGTCGCATAAAATAACATCATCTTCAAAAATTAATGCTTCTTCATGACTATCAATAATTTTTTGATAAGCTGAATAATGTGATAAAGAAATTGCAGTTAATGCATTTCCGAAATTTTTATCAAATATGTCACAATTGTAATTATATAATTCATCTCTATCAATTTCAATAAATTCATAATTGGTTATATTATATTTACGAAACTGGTCTAGTATTGATATTTTTCTTTCTGTTAATTTTTTGTAATGAACTATAAAAATTTTCATATTAAATTTGTCATTATTATTATTTTTGTATTGTTTGATTATATCACAATTAAAAAAGTCATTATAATCTATGAGTGTTAAATTTGGATATTTCTCAATAAATTCATTATCTACATGAAGTGAATTTTCGGATAATATTTCAAATCCAGCAGATAAAAGCCTGTCACACCTAATATGTTCAAAGATTGCTGTAGGTTCATGAAAAAAACCATGTATATTTAATATTACTTTACACTTTGCAATCTCCTGGTCTCTCATTTCCTTCCATCCAGTTATAAGATTAACAGTATATCCATTTGAAACTAAATGGTTAACTACAAGTGCCCTTCTTTCACAAGAAATTATTTTATTATCAGATATCATTCCAAAATCATATATTTTTTCTGTATTTTTATTGAGATTTGATAAATAACATTTTTCACTATCATAATTTATATACGGTAAGTGTCTAGTAACTATAGTATCATTACACTGATTTAATATTTTGATATTTGATGAACTGTAGTCATAAATAGTTATGTCTTTACTATTAAACATTTTTTGTAGATATTTATAATTATGACACAAACTATGAAGACGTACATTAATATTTAATGGTTCAGTATTTATAATACTAATTTCACAATGTTTATTCATAAGTTTATTATATAGGTCAACAGTGTATTCTTGATTGTGTAAATGTTGTATTGATATAAATGAAAATTTATCAAATTTTGATTTTAATACATAGTTTATATCTCTTGTAGTTTCAATATTAAATTCACTCTTTAAACTATCAATATAATCGTCAAGAATATTATTCATAAAACTTGGTTCAATATAAATAAGCCATTTATTGTGTTTGGTATTATCTTCATTTTTAAAAATAATTTGATTCCAAAGTTTTGCTCTATTTTCCCAGCTACATGATAATGCGTATTCTTTTCCTCTCTTTTTAATTTCACTCTTTTTCTTACTTGTCAATTCTTCGAATACTTTTATCTCGTTTCCTTTGTCAACTTTTATTCCAAAATCTCCCAATGTGTCGACTAAACCGGCTATAGGATAGTACACACATATAACTTCGGACATCAACATTTCCATCGCAGTGATACATGAGGTTTCTGGCCAGTTGGTAGGATAAAACCAATACTCAGCAGTTGACATTAATTTATACAATTCATCTTTATTCAAACAACCCAAGTGTTTAATACTTTCGTATTTTTTCATATTATTTTGTAATGTTGTTCTCTCAAATTCATTGCTTGGAAATGGATTGTATGAACAAATATACAATTCTGCATCAGGAAACAAATCCGTAATTTCTGGCCAGAGCTCAATAACCCTGTCTAATCCTCTCTCAGAGCATGATGTATAAATAAACCTATTTGCATTTTTCATGGGTTTACAAGTGAATTTATCAACTAAAATACCATTATTTATTATAAAAAGTTTATCATTAATTTCAGGGCATCTCTCCGAAAACAAATTTTTATGCCACTCTGTTTGACAAATGCAACCATTAATTTTATTTTTCCATTTTCCGAGAATAGAGTTTGAATCTAAACCACATCCATAATTTATTAAATGAACATCGTGACCCCAAATAAAAGACTGATAATATGATGCTTCTTGAAATATTTCATAAAAAGAAATGTATCTAGATACAATTACTGTGTGAAAAGGTGTGGTTTTTACTATATTTTGTAACGTATTTAAATTAATATAGCTTATATTGTCAACTCTCTCTTCTTGAACTTGTCCAGCAACATAAATTTCATAATACTTCGGAAAATATCTTGAGAGATTCGCTACAGCTGTCTCAGAACCTCCAAGTGCATTCGAAACACTGAATGTGTAATTCCATGGTAAATTCGCATATCCAGTATAAAATAAAATTTTATTACTTTTCATACATTCTTCATTTGAAAATAAAGATTTTTTAATTTTCTTTAGTACTAAACCGTATTTTTCAAAACTGCAAATAAAGTTATGCTTGTATACATCATAACCGGCGTCTTGTAAATAGTCAATATAAGTTTGAAATAAATTGATAAAATTTTCTGACTGTTTCATACAGTTTTCAATAAAAAATTGTAAATTATATAACAAATTGTCTGTAAAAAAATAATTAATAATCGGATATTTTTTAATAAATATTATTTCAAACATCTTATATATAGTTGTTGTAGCTTCAGTAAACTCGCTTTTAACCTTATCTGCAACTATAATCATATAATAAGGAAGTATAAAATTAGATTTATCACTCTCAACAAACAACTTGTTGGTTGAATTATAATCGTTTAAAAAAATATTCTCATAATAACTTTGAACATATTTATAATATAAATATGCAAGCTTGTATTCATTTCTCGTGCAGTAATATTGAACCAAGTAACCAACACACTCTAACCTATTTGGGTCATATTTGAACGCTTCAACAAGATAGTAAATACCGTCTTCTTCGTTATTAAGTATTTTGCTGCAATTATATATTTGTAAACAGGACATATATTTTTCCTGATGCCAATTTTCATTCGACAAAACAATTTTATACCAATTTATTGCTTCACTGTAATTTCCATAATCTTTATAACTATTTGCACAATAAAATCCATAACGTAAATAAAGTGGATCATTGTTTTGTTTCGCTTTATAATACTCATCTCTTAGTATTTCAGCATCTTTAAGGTATTTGTTTGGATCTTTGTTTCTGCTTCCTCGCCTACCAGACACAACATAGTAGTTACCAGGTAAATCTTTCAACACATGTTTAGGTTCCAAACAAGTAATATATTCATGAATTACTGATTCATATTTCCAATTTATACGATTATTTATAAGCAAAACTCTTTTATATGATATTCCAGCCGATGATCCAAAACTCAAATAATAACCGTCACATTTATCGTTATTGGGTATAACAAGTTCACCATGAATTTCATCATCAGCATCAAAAATAAATAATAAATCGGTTTTATCTTTGGCAAGTTTCAATGCAAGTGTTCTATTCGCTGCAAAATTAATCCACTTACAAGTATGTAACTCACCAGGAATGTTCTTCTCTTCAAAAAAATCTTGAATAATCTGGCGCGTGTTATCCGTTGAACCTGTGTCACATATTACCCAATATGAAAAATTGATTTTTTTACAAAGCATGTCTAGTGTTTCTTTTATAATATGCGACTCATCTTTTACAATCATGTTCAAACAAATTGTTGAAGTAGTAATTTCAGTTACAATTAATTCCATTTTTTTTATTAATTTTTATTATATAATTTTTTTTTTTTAAATGTTTTGAACATATAATAATTAAAAATAACATATATTAACAATTAAAACATGTAAAATTAACATATAAAAAGATATTTTATCTTATTAATAATAATTAAAATACATTCTAACTACACTATGGAAAAAGTAGTTTTTACCTTACCTGATAGTATAACTAATCATAAAAGTAATGAAACAAATGAAATTGCTTTTAACAAAAATGTTGTTGTTTGTTCAAATGTAAATGATACTCTTTCAAGTAACACACAAATGAACCAAATGCAAATGGGACAATCAAAAAATAATAATATTGAACCTACTAAGGTATTAGAAAATGTATACACATTTGAAGATGACAGTAACATTCACATGACGGATAACACTTCTGTTACTTCATTATATTCGAAAGGTTTACTTTTAAAAAAACAAAAAAAAATAAAAGAAGCCATTTCTGTATTTTTAGAATGCCTTAAAAATGAAGACAAATCAGATGAAAAATTAGTTGATATTTATTATGAAGTGTATGTTAATCTTGGGTTATTGACACCACAAGTAGATGAAAATTTTGAAATAATTAGAGGTTATTATACTTCTGCATTTACTTTATGCCCAGATCGCGCAGAACCCTATTATTATTTCAGTATTTATTGTAGTTTATTAAAAAGATATGATGTTACATATGATGTTTTAAAAAAAATAGTCAATATTTCATATGATGAAGCAAAAAATAAATATAAATCAGTTCAGCATAATGCATATGGTAAACATTTATATTTTGATTTGGGAATTGCATGTTGTGAAATAACAAAATATGATGAGGGTTTAGAATTATTGAATAGTATAAAAACAGATCCAGACTTTCATTTTATGGAAGAAACTATAAAACAGAAAATCCATTTGTATGAAACAAAAAAAAAACAAAAGGTGACTGTAAATAGTGAATATCCAAGCCTATGTTTTATATCAATGTGTAAAAATGAAGAACATGTAATAAAACAGACATTAGAAAGTGTATATAAATATATTGACTACTGGGTAATATGTGACACAGGTTCAACGGATAACACGTGCAAGATTATTCAAGATTTTTTTGCAGAGAAGAATATTCCTGGAGAACTTTATATTGATGAATGGAAAGGCTTTGATGTAAATAAATCTTTAATGTTTGAGAGAGCGTACAATTTGACTGACTATGTTTTACATTTAGACGCAGATGATTGGTTGTGTGGTAATTTTGATAGAAATATGTTGAAAAAACAGGATAGTGATGCATTTTTTTTTACATACAAACGAGGAAATTCTGAATGGTTGGCTAGTAGTTTATATAATAACAGGTTGAAATGGAAATATGTAGGTGTAGCACATAATATTATTATTTGTTTAGACAATAAAAATGTAAAATATTCATCATGTTTTGTCACAGATAATGTATGGGTTGATGGAAACGAGAGGGGATTCAGATCATTTGATCCACAAAAGTATTTGAAAGATGCTGAAAAATTAGAAAAACAGTTTTTTGATTCACTGTATGAAGACCCGTATGGATTAGTAAACCGTTCTATTTTCTATACAGGACAAAGCTATTTTGACTATAAAGATTATGTAAGTGCATTTAAATGGTATAATTTATACACCAAGTTAAAAAATACCTGGGTAGAAGAGGTTTTTGAAAGTCATTTAAGACTAATGCAATGTAGAATAGCATTGCATCATAATGAAACACAAATAAAAGAACAGTTTGAACTGGCAGTAAATATATTTAACGACAGATCTGAACCTTATATGATTATTGGAAATTATTATTTTCATAAAGGCGACCATCCTGTCGCATATGATTATTTTATCAAAGCAAAAAGTTTTAATTATGACATGGTTAAAAATAAATATTCGTTGTTTGTAAATAAATACAGTTATGGAAAATATATCAATGACAACTTGGCGGTATGCTGTTCGTATATAAATAAAAAATATGAAGGGCGTAAACTAATAGATGAAATTATAAATGATTCTGAGTTTGAAGCCCATAGAGAAAGACTTTTAAAAAATTTAGAATTTATGTAATAAATATATTAATGTAATCAAATGCAATAAGAAAAATAAGGAATTAAATACATAAAATGGTATATATGTATTATGTATTTAATAGTAGGTTGTGGTTTAAGCGGCGTAACAATAGCTGAAAGAATATCAAATGTTTTGAATAAAAAAGTGGTAATTATAGACAAACGTGAACACATCGGAGGAAACTGTTATGACTATATTGATGAGGAAACAGGAATTTTAATGTGTAAATATGGAGCTCATATTTTTAGGACAAATAGTGAAAAAATTTGGAAATATATCAATTCGTTTAGTGAGTGGGTTCGATGGGAACACTGCGTTTTGTCCTGTGTTGAAAATAAGTTTGTACCCGTTCCTGTAAATATTACTACTGTTAATGTGTTATGCAATGAGACAATACAAAATAGTAATGAAATGGATGAATGGTTAAAATTAAATCAAATAAAATATGAAAAAATTACGAATAGCGAAGAAATGTGTAAGTCTCGGGTGGGAAATATTTTATATGACAAAATGTTTTCAAATTATACTTTTAAGCAGTGGAATAAATATCCGCATGAGTTAGACAAGTCTGTGTTAGCAACTATTCCGATAAGAAATTCATTTGACACCAGATATTTTGATCATAAGTATCAAGGTTTACCTAAGGACGGATATACAAAATTTATAAATAACATGTTGAATCATCCAAATATCAGCGTTCATCTTAATTGCGACTATGAGAGTTATAAAAAAAAGAATGATATCTCAATCTTTGATGGAATTATTTTTACTGGACCCATAGATGAATACTTTGGTGATGCAAATTTAGATAAATTAGAATACAGAAGTTTAAATTTTGAAATTAAAAAATTCAAAAATATGAATTACTATCAGCCAACTTCAGTTGTAAATTATCCCGAAGTTAATGTTCCATTCACTAGAATTGTGGAATACAAGCATTTTTTAAATCAACAGTCAAAAGACACTGTCATTGTAGTAGAAACATCATCTGATAAAGGTGACCCATACTATCCTGTTCCAAATTCAAGAAATATAGGCTTATACAGTCAATACAAAGAGCTCGCTGAAAAAGAAGAAGAAAAAAATCGTGTTTATTTCGTAGGAAGATTGGCAAATTATAAATACTTTAACATGGATCAAGCAATATCAAATGCTCTTGAATTCTTTGAAACCAAACTACTTCAATCTAACGACACACCGACACACAGTCAATAACTAACAACCATTTTGAATTACTTTTGCATGATGCGTTGTGTTGACAATGTGTTGAATGAATCTATCAAATGGATATAATGTTTAAACTCTTTAAAATAATCATAATTATTTATGATTTCAATATTATTTTTGTCTATTTCAAATTTTTCCTTTATTTCAAATACTGCGACGCCTCTATAGTTTATATTTGAGTAATAGCTGAAACTAACCTTTTCACTCAAATTTTGAAGAATAAAATAAATTATTTTCCATACATCTCCAGTCCATGCTTCGCCATATTTTAATATACCATTTTCATAGTAATGTTTGATTGGTATTTTTAACTGTTCGTTATAATTGAAAGGCAGTATATCATCTATAAATAGCAGACCATTATCATGTAAATACTTGATTGAGTTATTGACATCATTTAATATATATTCCACTTGATGCATACCATCAATAAATATAACGTCAAATATTTTATTATTATTTTTAAAGTATTCATCAGACGTAGATTTGATAATTTTATCTAAATTAAAATTCATTTTTGGGTCAGGATCAACGCCTAATTTATTTTCAAAATGAACATTATTAAACGTAAATCCATTTTCTACTCCTATTTCCAAATATGATGAATTTTTATTAGTTAAACTATTTATAATTTCAAAACGATTATCGTATTTCGAATTGAAATCTGTAAAATAAATATCAACATCAATGATTTCATAGTTTTGTACAGATTTATACATTAACATAAAATAATTAATCAATGACTGTTTTGATGAACCTATGAGCGAATAACACTTCATTCGTTCAAAACCATAATGGTCAAGTTTTTGCTGTAAGTAACCAAGCGAACTTTTACTTTCTAAAACTAAAAAATCATTTCTTACATTTTTATACAACTCTTTTATTGTCTCCATATGACGAACTAAACTGTCAATGCCAATGATGCAATATTGATTATCATAGTCGAAATTTATTACTTTATTACAATATTTGTGTTCATAGTTGTTGATATCTCTTTCATAAATTTTTGAACAATTTTCTATATATTTTTCATCCTCATATGCATCTATATCTTTCATTTTTTGATGAATGTCAAATTTTTCATAATAAAATGGACTAATATAATGTGGTCCAATTCTATTTATTTCAGAATTTCTGATTAAAGAAAAATTATTATTATTGTTATTCATATATTGAATATACCCTAACTTATGAATTTTTGCCGTCTTTGTTTCAATACATGTTCTCAGTAAAATTTCATAATCATCACACACCGGTAAGTATTCACAATAACTTCCTAATCTTAATAAAACATCACGTCTCCAAATTCTTGGATGATTTGGGCAACAAACTAGGTGACTAAGTGTAATATTGTTAATGTTTGGAGTATTATACACTAGTACCCATTTGTTGTTATGTTTTTGTGAATAATAAGAACCATACCCTTTACAAAGAAAATCCCCATAAAAATGAGTACTTCCATCTTCATTTGCAAAAGAACAATCTGTATAAATGAAACCTATTTCATTATCACTTTCAAATAATTTGGCAGAGTCTTCTAGAACCCATGGTAATAGTTCATCGTCATGATCCATCTCTAAAAGATACTTTCCACGACATAACCCAATTGTTTCATTTTTTATGCTACCAATACTGCCATTATTTTTAAATCTTTTGAAAATTCTTATCCTACTATCATCTGAAAATTTTTTCTTTAAAAACTCAAAATTGTCATCACCTACAGAATCGTCGATAATTATCCACTCCCAGTGTTTAAGAGTTTGATTTTTTAAACTAGAATACACTCTTAATATTTTTTCAAAAGAATTGAATGACGGTGTAAACAATGAAAATACAGGTCTAACAAGTTCTCTATCAATTGAAGATATGTAAACATAAAATAAATTTACTGTTCTATTGAATTCTTCAATATTAGTTATTTTATTTGTTTCAACGTGTAAGTGTCTAACTAACATTCTTTTCGGTATTATTTCAGTTACTTTTTCATAGTATTCATCAAAGGTGTCGCCATATGTAACTAATAAATGATAATTTGAATCATACAATTTATTTAATGTTTTATTTGTTCCTGTTATAAAAATGCTACAGTTTAAACGTTCACTATTTTCAAAAAAATAATTATCTATATGAACATACTTATCGAATCTATAAAAAATAATAAATGGATATTTCATATCAAATCATATGAAATAATGAGTTGCAGTATTTATATTATTTTTTATAGTTTATAATAAATATTTTACTATTACCATTAGTTTAGTAAATACCAGAAAATATGAATATGAGAAATAAAATATAATATAATAATAATTTATACTTGGTTTAATACTTGGTTTAATAAATTATTATGGGTGCAGGACAGTCAACGACACTATCGCAAGCGTCAATATGTAAATTTTCAGAAGAACAAATCAGTATATTAGATAACAAAATTCGGGATATAAATGTGTTTTTAATACAATTCAGACGGGAAACTTTTGATGATTATAATAAATTTGTTCAGGAACAAGCCTTAAGCAAAACGGAGGTGAAAATGCCACCTTCGCTTAAAAAAATACAGCTTCTTGAGAAAATAGTAAAAATTTTAAACGAATTTAAAACGATACTGAAAATTATAACTGATTTATGTAAAAAATATCAACAAAGAGGATGTGAAGATGTAAATGTAGAAAATGACATTAATACATTTATATTGGAAAATATGTCACAAGCGGAGACACTTTTTAATGAATTTCGTCGTAATATTGAAATTCCCAATGATCGTGATTTGAATGAACCTATTGATATATTGATGAAAATAATAGAAGAGTTTAAAAATGTTGAGGTAATTAAAAGTGAAATGAAAACCATGTGTGCGGAACAAAAAAGAATTGCGGAACAAAAAACAGTGACAAAAATGTATTCCATGCATGGCGGAAAAAGCTCTAGAACCAGGTCTAAAAAACGAAAACAAATGAAAATGAAAATAAAAAAAAGCAGTAAACATCTCTCGAAAACAAGAAATAATAAAAAAAAATACAACAAACATGCAAAAAAGTAAAAAAGTTAATTAAAGTTGAATTTAAAAAGTTAAAACGTCGCATGTGATATTATGTGATATTATTCATTACATATCGTTACATGTCAACGACTGAATTGGTCCTCTGCACATCGGACATTCCGCTTTTTCCAACTTTCTATAACATTCGGGACATATTATTTTATGCCCGCACGGATTAATTTTCAAGTTTGCCTTGTGTTTAAAACATAATATGCATTGTTCTTCTTCATTGTTTGTTTCAATGTTTCGAACACCAGGCGGAAGTGGTAACTTGGCGTTGGCTTGTGGGCGTGGCTGATGCAAAAACGATGCAAAGTCTTGATAGTTTGGTCCATATGGGTCATTCTGCGCCGGTGCCGGTGCCGGCGTTGACACAATAAAATCACCAATGTCCGTCATTCGCCGATAAAATCCCAAATATCCAGACCGAGCAGAGTCACTATCACAAATTCTGATTCGCGTAGCTCTGTGATCATTCCTTTCATAGTACACACTTCCATTTTCATTTCTTGAAATTTTAAATACAATATTTGGAGGTAGCCCATCCACATCTATCGTGACAACCTCTCTGTAGTTGCTCGTTTGAAAAAATAAATGAGACGAATGCTGTGAAGCATAATATTTTACTGAAGCACGATTTGAATCATACACAAAGTCACGATACGCCCAGGCTTGATAGTCCCTTGCTTTTACCCAGTTTGCATTTGGAAGGTCTGTTAAAAAAATCTTTACATCGTTCAAATCTATAATCGGAACCGGAACCGGAACGCATCCATGTTGCTGTCGAGTGTTTAAAGCATACGTCGGATTATAATGATTATTATCATCTCTATATATTTTTATACCATCTTCATTACAGTGTGGCAACTCTGCATGATATGTCGGTTTATTTTTATACTGGATGTACGCCATTTTCAAATTTTGCATCTGAAGTTGAACCTCGGTTTCATGCGAAACTGGCACCCAAACTGAATTTATTCTAACTTGTATGTTTCTTTGCTCACGTTCGTGGTTCATCTTATAAGTATACTTTAATTATGTATTTAATATGTGTTCAAATATAATATATTCAAAAATTATTATTTAATGATATTCATAATAACAATAATAATAATTAATAATAATTAATAATATAATAATATAAATAAATATAAATAATAGTATATTTCAAATACTTCAAAGTTATTGAATGTCATTTACTCGTTTTCACGATGACCCTTGTAGGATACACAAACAGCTGCAAGAATCGACAGACCCTGGACGATACATGTTGAACATGCCGGGTAACGGGGATAAGCCTTATTATATTGAAGATCCGTATATTCGAATTCAGGGATGGGGCGCGAATTTAAGAACAAACACAATTAATTTAGAAAGTAATTTGATGGGATTAAATCAACCTCTCTCGAGAGACTGTCTTGAAAACAATTATTTAAAACGAGCTGTTTACAGTAGTCCAATCTCATACCCGTCTGCTCAGCCATCGTTTGTTGAACAGTCGCGCGTTACTCATCCCGCATGGACATATCGTGACTTGGAACAAACCAACTGGTACTATCCTCAACTCAATCCTCAAGAAAATGTGTGTTTTCCATTTCAAAACAATCTTAGCACACGCATTTTAGAAAAAGATAATTTTATTACAAAGATTCCATGTTTACCCTTTCTTAATTCATCATAAAAGAGAGAAGAGAGATTATGATAAAGTAAAAAAAAATAGTAAAAAAAATAGTAAAAAAAAAGATATTAAAACGTTTTCACTTATTTACGATAAATAATAAACCAAATCAAACCAAACCAAACCAAAACAATGCCGAGACTTATTTTTCATGTTGAAGAATACAATACCTGGTCATTTTACATTCGATACCAAAATCGTAACTTCAGAGTACTTGGAAAACAGAAAATAAATCCACACACTGTTTTTTATTCAATTTTTCATAATATCGATGAATTAGGAGATTATTTAGAAGAAGTCATGGAATTTAAACCAAATAAAAATAACTTTAACATTTCATTATTTTGTCACTGTTGTGACAGAGAGACAAACGCAACTGACGCGAGTGACCATGAAAATAAAATAACGTATAGTGAATTAGAAAAATATTCCGCTGAACGAAGAGATGAATTGGTACAATATTATGACGTGGAATTAACAAAATATAGATGTTTAAAGTATTTGAACTTTGTAAAAAATGACACGTATGTGAAAGAGAATTAATAAAGAATCATGATAATAATGGCACACAGTACATAATAATGTCAAAGGTCATAAAAAATAAATAAATAAATAATTTATGAAAAATAAAAATGGGAATTATTTATTTATTTTTAGTTGAAATAGAAATAAGAAATAAAATAATAGAGTAAAATTATATTACATATATATAGTAAATAAATATATAATATAAAAATATATAATAAAAATGGAAATCGCAATCCCAATCGTTGCATTAGGAGGAATGTATTTAGTATCAAATCAGAATAAAAAAAATGATGCGGGTTCAATAAAAAATGCAAAGGATAATTTTAAGGAGTCATTTATCACTTCCAATAATCCAAACAATCGCGCAAATAACCCAAACGTGCTTCCGAATACAAATATTCCTACGACAAATTATCCAATCATGTTGCCGGACACCGGTTCAAATGTAAATGCATATCCTCATCCGAATGCAGTTACTGATAAATTTTATAACGACACTGTAGGCAAAAGAGTATTACAAAATCCGAATCAGTTTGGAAATTCTTACAATCCAAATACCAACCCAGTAAAAAATCCAGGTTTTACTAGTCCGAACACTGTTTTCTCTCTCACCGGAGAACCAATCAATCAGAATGACTTCCAGCACAATAACATGGTTCCGTTCTTCGGTGCAAAAATTAGAGGACGAACGGTTGATGCAAATGCAACCGAGTCGGTGCTTGACACGTTTTCAGGCGCTGGTTCACAAAAAATACGCAAGGAAGAACGCGCCCCTCTATTTGCCCCGCAAAATGACATCAATTATGTAAATGGAATGCCCAGTGTTAGCGATTTTTTACAGTCACGCGTCATGCCTGGAAGCAAAATGGCAAATGTCAAGCCGTGGGAAGAAATTCATGTGGGTCCAGGGTTGGACCAGGGATACACGGCAAAAGGCAGCGACGGGTTCAACTCTGGCATGGAAGCGCGCGACAAATGGGTCGACCGGAATGTTGACCAACTGCGCACCACGAATAACCCAAAAATTACTTTTGGTCTTGAAACGCATGAAGGTCCAGCTTATAACTGGAATAATTTGAACGCGCCAACTCCGGACACATATGGTAAAGTGGAAAAATATTTACCGGATAAATTTTATTTGAACACATCGGACCGCTGGTTTACCACGACCGGTCTTGAAAAAGCACAAACCGCTCGCGCAAAAGAGGTTTACAAGCCGCAATCACGTGTGTGCACAAGTACTGAATATTATGGTCCGGATTCAAATGTGTTGGGAACAAACACGTACGCGCCTGAAAACTATGAACCGGCAAAGAGACCTGAATCTATCGCACACCCAATTTCGCATGCTCATAGCAGCGGAAAACATGCGCCCGGCGAAAACGACCATGGTCGCGACGGATTCAAGCTTTTATCCAATAATCGTACAACCACAAAAAATCATGAGAGTGGAATTATCTATGGCGCATTGCGCGCCGTGGTTGCGCCCGTGCTGGATATTCTGCGACCGTCTCGAAAAGAAAATGCAATTGGAAATATTCGGTTGTATGGCGATGTCAAACCGGCGTTTGGCTCCTCTGGTGTTGTTTATAATCCCGCCAGTCGAGCACCCACAACCATCAAAGAAACCACCGAGGGACTTCTTGGTTTTAATCACTTGAACGTGGACGCGCAAACTTCTGGCAGCGGTTATTTAGTGAATCCGCAACAACCCACGTTTAACCAGCGTGACACAACGAGCGTGCAATACGTTGGTGCAAGCGGCGGTGCGACAAACCAGGGTGTTGGCGTTTATGAGGCACAGTACAACCAGCACAATAATGTAAATAAAATGTCAACGAGCTTTACACCGGGTGGAAATATTAGTTTATTTAACCCGACTGAAAATATATGCACAAAACGACACGATGACAACTGTGACCCGTGGATACCTAACCCCGTTTTTAGAATATCAAATCCGCCAGGCGTTGAAACATATGGCAAGGTTGAAAAATATCCACAATCCTACCAAGAATCTGTGAACTGTGCACGCATCCAACCCGACATTTTAGACGCATTTCGGAAGAATCCATACACGCAAAGTTTGCACAGTTATGCTTTTCCTTAAACATTTACATTTTCATATATTTATTTTTATTTTATTATCTATAGTTTTTATATCACCATACTATAAATAATAAATAAATATAACCTATAATATATCATCACTATGAAACTAGATTTTGATGTCAAACTAGGAAAATGGGCATTGTTTAGCATTCTCATTATTGTTATTTTATACGGGTCTTATTACAGTTTGTTCGGATTTAGAGAGGGGTTTGAATCAGGTACATGTCCAACGGGATGTTGGGGACCGCCAAAAGGTAAAACTGATGGAAATTGTATAAGATACAATGTAGAAGACGGTTATAATACTTTTTATGTTAAAATTGGTTCCGAAAACGAACCTGATATGACGCCGATTTCACTTGTGATTAAACCTGATTTTTATACGGGCAATGACCTTGCAAATGAAATGCAAACATTAATTTCAGGCAGTGGCATTGACAATCCAGTCACAAAAAATTTTACATGCAAATTTCATGACCCCGAGTATGAAAAGCCTGGAACAAAAAAAGTAGACCCATATTTGAATCAACTGGAATTCAACTTGAATAACGACAGTCACGACACCACTGTTACTATTTTATTTGTTCTTGAAAAATCGCAGTATGCAATAAAAACTCCATTAGAAAGTTTATTCAAAACGGATAAGATTGTTCTTAAAGGTAACACGCCTCAATTTACCGAGGTTAACTTAACTAATCCATACTTTCCGTCATCATTGAAACCAACGTCTCTCTGTCCGCCAGTGTGCGCATTTGGTGGTTACGACGGCGGTATTACAAAAAATAAAGAGTATTGTCAATATGACAAAGATTGTCTAGCATGTCCAAAAGTAACATGTACGAAAGGCGACTGCCCGGAACCCGGGCCCAAACCAACCCCCCCTCCTTCTCCTTCTCCTTCTCGAAGAAGAAAGGGCGGTGGCAGCGGCGGCGGCGGCAGCGGTGGCGATAAACCTGACTGCTCTCAAGCCAAATGTTATGCTCAACCACTGGCCGGAACAAATGACCAGTTCAATGAATTTGACCCGTACAATCCAAATGACCCCCATAATCCAAACTATAATGAAGACGATGGATTCTGTGGAGTTGACTACACTGATAAGAATGGTGTGAAATTTATGTTTGGATGTAATTCTACTGAAAAGTGTGGAAAATTAAACTGTAATAAGGTTTGTGAACGAGATAAAGATGGAAAACTTAAATTTCCAGATAAATGCCAAGAATATCCGTGCACCAAGGGCGTAAATTGGAATCGAAAAGATTGTATTGTGAAAAATCCAGGAACGATTGACCCAAATTCAAGAGGACAAGGACAAGGAAATAACAGCGGTTACGACTATTATGACAACGATATGGACGATTACATGAATGAACTCATGAAACCAGGACAAATGACTCCAAATCAAATGTTTAATTTTAACCGAGCGCGTTATGGTTGTGATGCATCTCAGTACGGATGTTGCGCTGACGGATTCACCTATAGAAAAGATGCGAGTGGAAATAACTGTTTTGACTTTCTTCCATACTACAACCCAATCTTATTCAGAGGTGGTTCTTAAAAAAAACAAACTTAAAAAAAAAACAAATTCAAAAAAAAAACAAATTCAAAAAAAAATAAATCAAATCGAAATCAAATTTGTTTCATACTTTTTATATTTTTTCATTCAAAAAAATATAAATTGAAAACTTTTTTACTTGTTTTATATTTTACAGTGTTCTACGTATCAGAGACCGTTGCAGCTCCCATCCCAATATGGCCGTTCAATCGAAGTTAGCATCAGCATCAGCAGCATCAACAGCCGTTGATTACAGCGCTTATTCGATATCTGCACTTTATATTCCAAGAGTTCACCGTAACCAAATGCATGATGCGTACATCAAACGCGTTTTTGAATCTCAACAAATTGCAGTTGTTTCGCGCGTGGATTTTGCGGAATATGAGCACCCAGATGCAAACTTTTGTTTTGCGGTTGTCCACATTCAATTCTGGATTCACGGCATCATTTCCAAGCATTTTCGCGAACGAATTCAGTCACAACGTGAAGCGCGGATTGTGTATTCAGACCCATCTTATTGGGTCATTCTTCCGTACATTCAAAAGCAAAAAAAACAATCGATTCGTGCAGAAGCAACACTTGAAACCGCCACCACCGCCGCCGCCACAGACAGTTGTGTGACTCCTCCTCCTCCTCCATCATGTCCCATCTCGTCTTACAGATTTGCGCCTCCGCCATTTGCACCTGATGCGCCACCGCGGGTTACCGTTGGCCACCAGAATAAGAACTGCATTTGCGGTTGCGGTGGCAGTGAACCTGACTGTTCTTCACAAATCCTTTACAACACATTCACAGATTCCACTTGGAAACCCATCAGCACACCAACAACATCGACGGCAGAGTCAAACTGGAACATGGAAGACAACTTTCGCTTCCATGACTACGACCGTAGCAGCATACAGTCCGCTTATTAACCGAGAGTATAAGCGGAACTAAAATCGCATGATGAAAAAAAAAGAAAAAAAGAAATAAAAAAAAAGAAATAAAAAAGAAACTAAAAAAAATAAAATAAAAAAGAAACTAAAAAAAATAAAATAAAAAAGAAACAAAAAAAAAGAAATAAAAAACTTTTTTTTAATTCAATAAAGTTTTTAATTTTATTTCATTTTTTTTCAATGCTCAAAATATAAATTGAAAACTTAAATATTATATACATAAGATGTAGTGCTTTCCTTAGTTTCCGGTTAAATATTATCAATGACTGCTGTTACCGCCGCCGAACTCGCCGCCAATATTGAACAGAGGCTTCTTGCGCAAATGGAGAATATCAATCCACATCCGTTTACACGTGAAGAACGTGAGGCGCTCAACGATTTCCTTGAATTTGCACGACAATATGTGAGAGTCATTGAACCTTCTGAAATGTTTGCTCGTCGGGCTACCGCATTTCTGGACACGATTGAATTTCAGCGACAGCGCGCCCCTCCTCCCCCTCGCGTGCAGGTTACACGCATGGGTTCAAAGCGTGTGTTTGGCGCCGACATTACACACCAAGTCATGCAAGACGAAAACATTACTGCCGGTCTACTGCAAAACCAAAACCAACACAACCGCCGCAACTAAACCCAAACCCACCCAAAATACAACCTAAATACAACACACACGCACACGCACACCACACGCGCAACAAAAAAAAAGAAAAAAAAAGAAAAAAAAAGAAAAAAATAAACAAAAAAGAAAAATTATTTTTTTACATAAATAACCAGTGTTTTACTTTTTATAAATTCCTCATTATCAGTACAGATTGATACATCAAGTGACATTTTATCTTTCGTCTCATTCAATTCACACAACTGAGTATTCAATTTTTCTCGAGTTAAAAAAGATAGTAATTTGAAATACATGTGATTGCAAATATAATTATTTAATGTTTTGAATACTTCTTTGGAATCAATCATGGAGTCAAATATTCCCGTATCGATTTCTATTTCTCTCGTAAAACCTGTAAACATTCCGCCTGAAATTTTGACCGTGTATCTAATGACATTGATTTGTTTTTTTTTATTTCGTAAATATTCTTTATTACTCAAAATAAACTCACTTAAATAAGAAGAACCAGAATCAGAATGAAGATAATCCGTCATTGATATACTCGATTGATATAGTGATATAATATGAATAATATTTATATTATTTATTTTTATACTTTTACCTTTATAAAATATAAAAATAGTTGAGGAAATCCAAGCAGGGTCTTCCCCATCCATATGTTTTTTATCTTGCATACATGAGTCCACAAGTTCCGCCCACAAACGTAATCATATTAAATCTCTCTTCAAGCACTGTCAAGTTATAATTGTAATCATAAATTCTCCACGTCGGCTTGTTCACACCAATTGGAACATCAGTTTCCGGGTCACAAATTGTCAAAAAATTTGCGCTGGGGTCGAGTGGTGGATAAAATGTAGTAAATTCAAGTTCAATCGTTGAAAACTTGCTTGCATTTATTGCACCCGATGGTTGAAAATCTGATGGCTCAGTGTTAAGACAAAAATTGTAACAATAAAGACCATCAGGGGCAGAACCGCGGCTGCTTGTATACTTTTCAATGTAGTTATAAATACCTGCATCGAGCACATTCTCTCTATATTTACCATCTAATAAAATACCACAGTTTAACAATATATCTTTTTGGTTTTCGACACTGAATGCTTGTGTGATAAAAAGTCCGGTAGGTTCGTTCAACGCGGGATTCCATCCAGGACCGTAGCATCCAACAATGGACGGATTGTCACACACCGGAGGAGACCATACGCACATCAATGAGTTTGGGGAATCTAGACTAGTGGGCGCAGGAATCAATCCGACCGGTTTATAGTTGTAAGCCCAATTTGTATAATTGCTCCATTCGTTGCGCAAATAAGCGTCGCTTCTTTGAAAATAAAACATCCAACTGCTTACCATTCCGAGAGTGTTTTGTAACCACACGCGCCGACTTCCTGTAACGTTTTCATAATTCCATTCATAAACAGACTTGATGAGATATTGTTGAGGCATGGATGCAAATTGTTTAGACTCGTCAGCAGAGAGAAAACAATATGTTGACATGAGATGAATGTCTGCATTCCAATCGCTTCGAGTTGAAGTGTAGTTGAGTTCAACGTTTGGAGGAGGTTGAATAAAACGATAAAATTGCTGTAAGTTATCAGAAAAATTGGGTTGAACATAATTCGGAGTCGTGTACTCTGGAAAATAAGATGGCGTTGTGTTCTGTCCACTATTTACATTAGAAACGTCACGAATTACAAAAAGTTCTTTCACAGGGCGAAGCGTGACATCGATTTGAAGCGTGTTGTACTGCAACGCAACCAGCGGAAACGCCATTTTACTGCTCAACGTAAACCAAGCATTGATTGGAATATAAAGTTTTCTAAATCGTATAGATGGCTCGACGCCTGCTGGGTTGTTTGTATAGTTATAAAATGCATTCGGATAATTTCCATTATTACTGGAATAAAATGCTGGGTTATTCAGTTCGGGTAGATTTCCTGTCATTCGATTGTAGAGATCACGCTCGGTTCCATTGAAGTTGCGCTGAACGATTGCAAGCAAATAACTACCTGTTAGTTTTTGAAGTATTTGTCCTCCAACCGATATTGTAATGTCTTTAATCATTTGTGTTCCCAAATTTTCAATCCACTTGAACTCATACGGAGTCCATGAGTCGCCACAGTTTACAGGAGGTAAAACGGGACTCCATATATTTGGCATCGTAATAACGAGATATGTGTCCATTAATAACTCTGCATATCGCGGAATATAAAATGTAAACTTGGACTCTTCATTCATTCGCAAGTTTCTTTGACCGTCAAAATCAATTCTAAATTTTTGTAATCCAAAATTTGTGTATTTTGCATATGTTGTTTTGAAAAATGTTTTTTTAGGATTTGAATTCAATATAACATTCTGGTTTCCATACGCTACTAAATTTAACAAACCTCCTGCCATAGTGTTTGGTTGGTATCACAATATAAACTATATATATAAGAATATTGATTCTAAATAATAAATCCAAATTATATATAAATTTAAAAAAAAGAGTTTTAATTATTTTTAATTTTAAATATTGTTGTGATAATAGTAAATAATTATTGTATTAATTAATTATATATACAAAATATAAGATTTAGATTAAAAAGTAAAGTATACAAATGCAGGATATAGATGCTATCAAAAATGATTTACAGAATACAGTCTTTAAACTTAAAACAACTCTTGCAGAAATTCCTAATACCACGCTGATCCATGTTATCGGGTGCACGTTGGTAATTTTTATAATGGCGTGTATGGCATATTATATTTACTACAAGTATACGCTACTTCCAAAAAGCTGTGCACGTTTGAATAGAACAAAAGTGCCGGGACTGAATTCAAACTGGATAACAAGCGCTTCATCAGACCCATCTTCACAATTTTTATTGAGAGATTATTACGTAAAAACTGCTTACAACTGTTGTTCAACTGGTAATTTTTCAAATGACTATGTAAACACTTGTGCTTTAAAGCATGCTATAAAAATGGGGTGCAGGTGTTTGGATTTTGAGATTTACGGATACAAGGGTAAACCAATTATTTCCACATCTTTGAGCGATGACAAGTGTATCAAAGAAACATACAACTATGTGTCATTTGATGAAGCCATGAGAACGGTCGCGACAAATGCATTTAGCACAAATTCAACCGTGTGTCCAAATTCTAGTGACCCTCTTTTGTTGCTTTTTAGATTGAAAACAAATGATGTTGACGTACTCGACAGCATGGCCGACACCATAAGTTCAAATCTGACAGGTAGGCTGATGCATGAGTACAGTCATGAATTTGGTGGGAAAAATATTTGCGCTGAACCAATTAATAAGTTTGGAGGTATAAATGGAGGTAAAGTGGTGATTATTGTTGAAGCAAATCCGCTGCTTTATCAGTCTCAAAAAATGTCCGAGATTACAAATCTCACAAGCAACGCTTTTTTAAGAATATTAAAAGTATTTGATGTGCTGAACAGTCCGGACATTACTGAACTGACATCATTTAATAAACAATACATGACGATTGTTGTACCCGATGATTCAATGTCGGTAAATAATTATGACCCAATGCCGCCTTCTTTGGCTGGTTGTCAGGCAATGGCATTATCGTTTCAGAATATACGTGATGGTAATTTGGCTGTATACAACGAGTGGTTTGAAGCCGGTCCTAGCAAGAGTGCGTTCTTATTAAAACCCGCCGACTTGATGTTTAAACCTCAAACAATTCCAACGCCAACACCCCAAAACCCTGCGCTTTCATTCGCGAGTCGTCCGCTCAAGTCTGACATGTACAGTTTTTCCATTTAGAGCAACGTGTATTTTCTTATTTTTTTTTTCATAAATATTTTTTTTATATTTTTTATAAACATTTTTTATTATACATTATTAAAAAATTGAAATAAATGTATAATTTTATAATAATTAATAATTACTAGTTGTCTTGTGGTTGTCTTGTGGTTGTCTTGTGAATGAATATAGAAAAAGATGAAAAAGACGAAAAAGATGAAGTGACGAATCCGAATCCGAATCCAAAAAAAATAAAAATTAAAATAAAACCTAAACAAAACAGTGAAATTGTAATGCCAGTACCGGCACCGGCAACAGTTGTGCCAAATTTGGTTCAAGATAATCTTGTTATTTTAAGCGAAATGTTTTCAAAAGAGTTGCTGGAAGAGCTCGCGCGCAAATATGATTACAAGAATGACATCGACGACAAGAACGACAATGATGACGACAAGGAAAAGAAGCAAAGAAATATTTACAATTTTATCGATGCGTATCGCGAAATGATTAAAAAACAATGGAACATGGAAACAAATTTTACAGACTATCGACTTTTTGCCGATTTAACATCAAATCCCGAAAAAATAAAAGTGGTTTGGGGCGGCTGTTTGCAAGGACTGAAACGTCTTCCCAATGAATCAGTGGGACATATTGTCACTTCGCCGCCCTATTACAATGCGCGCGAGTATTCCACTTGGGAAAATCTACAAGCGTACCTAGACGACATGCGCGAAATAATCACCGAATGTTATCGTGTTCTGGATAATCATCGCGTCTTCGTCTTCAATGTTAGCGACGTGGTTGACAATGATAAAATGGATAAAATAAATGCGTTTGGAAACAGGAAAATTCCGCTTCCAGCGTATTTTATAGTCATGTTTGAAGAATGCGGATTTACATTTGTAGATGATGTGATTTGGGATAAAGGTGAAGTGCAGAGTTCCAGGCATAAAAACGGCAATAAACCGTACCCATTCTTTCAATATTCGTGCAATTGTTATGAACACATTCTCATCTTTCACAAACACCGCTTAGAGAAAGACATCAAATATCCGTGCAATGACTGTGGCAGTTTAACCGTAAAAAGCAACAGCTACACGTTTAAAGGGCTTCGCTCGTGGGAGTGCAAAAATCCCACTTGTGAAAAGAGCGAATCTGACCGCGGAAAACGCTTCTCTCTAAAAACCATCATGACGCAAAATCCGTTTCGTCAAGCTCAAAATGTAATACCGACGGAGTTGGTACAAGACTGGAGACGAGATATTCACAAGCTGTCACCTGTGATAAAGATAAACAATAAAAAAGAAAATAAATTGGGACATACTGCGCCATTTCCAATCGATATACCGACAATGAGCACTTATTATTACAGTTATCGGGGCGACATTGTTTTAGACGTATTTGCCGGAAGTTTTACTAGCGCGATTGCAGCGCAGAAACTGGGTCGGATTGGAGTTGGTTTTGAACTGAGAAAAGATTTATTTCGAGACTGTATTATAAAAAATATAACGAATCATGAATGTCAAATGGAAGAGATTGATTTAGTTTGATTGATTTAGTCTGGGTCTGGAAATTATGTGGAAGTTGTATCATCATCAGCAGCAGCAGCAGCAGCCGCCAGCCATGAATTTCGTTTTGCGATTCTTTCTTCTATTTCTGTCCAATATTCTTTAACCGTGAAGGATTGCTGTTGCATGTTTCCAAGATGAGTATCCCAAAATAAATTTCCAGGGAAATAGTCTGACAACATTACATTATTTTCTGGACAAAATCGTATGTTATGATTATTGACTGCTTCATTGTGACTAACATCAACAATATCGTCTTTGCATTCCCCAACCGTTTCCTTGTCAAAGGCGTTTATAGATATTTCCTTTTGCGTGATTGGACTTATGAGCTTCCCATCTCGAATATTTTCAAAATTCTTCATTAACTCATAACATGACTTCCCAAAGTACTTGGTATTCTTCAAGTAGTCTTCCAGAGTTTGCTTGTATTCTAACGCATTTTCTCTGGGAATATACTTGTCAATATCAAAAACATGAAGCTTCTGCCAAACTAATGAAGCCATAACATCTGTAATGACTTTTTCACTCGACATGAACCCCTTGTGTGTTGTAAAAATTTGAGGTTCTTTATCTGGGTGGCTTTTAAAACTTTGCTGCGACCCACCTGATATGTTGTAATAATAATGACCTGACCAGTTTACATTACCTTTATTTTTTTTACCCTTGATGGTTTTTTCTTGATTGTATGCGACAGGTTTCCAACCTTTCACGGCTATTTCATTTGTCAGTCTTGCCAGGTCTACGCGCTGCAGAGATGACCCCGAATATCCATTTTCTTTTCTAATGGTTACAATTGCGGCAACTGGATTGGTTGTTTCCCCTCCAATGTTATCAAGTATGTATGCATCAAGTTCATCATGATTGATAGTGATGTCGCCAACGAAAGAGTTGCGAATTCGTTCATATTCACGAAACGGAACATCAATGACAACACCACTGGTGTGCATTTTTAAATTGTCAAGCGTCAACCCACATTTGCGAATGATGTCATAAGGAAGCAGTATTCTGGAATTCTGACTTACGCGTTTTGTAGTACACACGTCGCATTTTCCAGCTTTATTAATATTTTTGACTTTTGTTCTTATATTTTTTGGCAGTTTCTTTATAATTTCACCAATGAGTCTTTTAACGGCTTTTGCAGTAATCATTTTGATTCTAAGCTTTTTTCTTTTGTAATAGACTAATCATTTTTGAATATAAATTCAATTTTATATAAATTAAACTGAATTTATCTTTGTATATAAAAAAATAAAGTATGAACCATTCGAAATCACTCAAAACTTACGACAATTTCCACCTTTTCCTTTTTAATACTTTTAGTGGCAGACACAGATAACTCTTCGCGTTTTTTGCGAGTTTTGTTCTTATCCCCTTTTAAAATGGATTCACTTATCATCTTCGACGTTTCTAACTGAACATCGCAACTGTCACAATCTTCAGATGCGGTTGACGTCGAAGACAATGATGAGCGCGAGTGTTTTGATGTGCTGTTTCTTGAATTCATATCATTTTCAATTGTTTGATAATTTTCTTCAATATAATGGACTACATCATTTTCAATTGCCCATTTGAAAAAATTCAACTGTCCTATTGTAGTTTGTATAAATGCACCGTCATTGTACGGAATTGTGATTCTGTCCCAACGACAAAATGGGTCAAAGCGCTTTTTAGAGTATGCTTTTAGTTTCAACTTGTAGTCTACATATACTTTAAATCTTCTCGACGTATTTTGAATAGTATAAACAGTATAGTTTTTTTTAGCATAATTTGTTGCAAACCAATCAATAATACGAAGAGAGATTTTAGAATGACCATTGATAATTTTAAGCATGGTGTCCAAATTCGTTCCCTGTTCATAAAATTTCAATAAATTCTTAAGAAGCAAAGTGTTTTGTGTGGTGTATATACCACCACCACTACCACCAATGTAGTCAACAAGACCTCCTCCTCCTCCTCCTCCCCCTCCTGCAACAAATGACGTTGAAGTTGTTGTATTTTCACAAATACTCACAGAACCAGCACTAGCACTCATCGTTTTTGTAAAATTCAAGTTGAATTATTTATTCTAATACTTATTTTTACTATTTTAGTATATGCGGTTGGTTTATATCCTTTTTAATTTAAATAAATTGATTTGAATAACATCTTTGTGGTATTTTTCAACTGTCTATTTTTTTCAATTATCTATTTTTGTGAATTTTAATTGTTTTCCATATTTGAAACGACCACTATCCATTGTTCCTCTTTTCAAGTTACATTCTAAGCAGCAAATAACAACATTGTCAACATTGTGACCGATGTCATTATCAATTCGGTCTAATGTCCACTGACGTTTAGAAAGAATATTTTCATAAATAAGTTCGCATTCGCATTTACAGTAAAAACATTTCAACTTGGAACACAATAATTTTTCAATTACATCTTCGAGAGAAATGAATGAAATATCAGAATAATTTTTTTTATCAATATCTTGTCTTTTATATCCTGCTATTTTTTTAGTTATTTCTTTTATATATATGTCACGATTTTCAATTACATCGTTATCCAAATTCATAAACAATTTTGATATAACGTTAAACTGATGTGAGTATGTAAAATAATTGTCAGGCAAATTCCATTTTTCACAAACAGCCCGTTTTTTACCGCCACCGCCATCTCCACTGTTATTTAGATTTATACTGTATATTTCATCATCGCCATCACCCGTTATTTCAACACTTGATGTTGATGTTGATGTTGTGAATAGTCCAAATATATTTTTCTTACCGTTTATATTAATATTTTTTTTCGACTCCATAAATTTATTTTTTGTTTTATTCAACTTGTATTATAATATTTAGTACAAATAAATAAAATTAGTATAAATAAATTCAAATAAACAAAAAAATATTATATTTTCACAACTATATATATAACGTATAAACGAAATGAATTTATTTAACTCGCTTTTTGGTCCTCTTACCCGTGAGTACTGTTTGTATTATTATGGATTTTCCATTTTCTTTTACATTGTGTTTGTTTTTGTAACACTTTTTTCAATATACAGTCTTTTAACCAGGAAATTTAGTTTTGGTTTGTTGTTGGGCTTATTTATGGGATGCTTTACTTATTTCTTAGCTTATTTTGTCTCGCGCCTTTCTTATTCAATGTGTGTTGGTAGTTTAGCGCCTTCATCTTCATCTTCACCGATGATGCATTTTTTCAACAACTAACCGAAATCAACTAACCGAAATCAACTAACCGAAATCAACTAACTCTCTATTATTTTATAAATTATTCTAAAATAGTATTTATAAAATGGGTTTAAACTCTATTTTATAAATATATTTAAGGTGAATCAATCCAACATGAACATGAGTTCTGACAATTGCGCAGATGACAATAGTGACAATTCAAATGTGGGTAACACAATTCATAAAGAGTGTGACTGCGTTGAATTGAGAAATATCAAATATAAATCCATGTTGTTGAAAAAAACAAGTCCAAAACAACTCACAAAGCATAATTCAAATATCGACGATTTTTTAGAAAAAGAACGAACGCAAAATAAAGAAGACCAGTGGGTAAAACTGGACAAGTCAATGAAATTAAAAAAAATGAATGACTTCGTTGACACATATGCAACTGAAAATAGCTTGTGCAATAAAGATAAATCTGCTTTATATGAATTTTTAACTAGTAGCATTGATCAAAAAAAATTAAGTAAAACAAAAGAAGTCATTTACGATAAACTAACAGGAACAATCAAGTCAATACCGTGTCTTGTTTACTGTCCGACATCTATAAAAAAATTTACTCTTAAACGGTGTGAAAAAAGACAATCTACGTTGAAGTCGCTTGCTCCAAAAAATAAAGTAAAACCACCGAAACAGGCATCATCTTCGTCATCAGCGGTTGAACCTTGATTATTTATTGGCTTATGTTTTCTATTTGATTGGCCTCTTTTTCTTTTTTCTCTCTTCTCTCTTTCATCTCTGTCTTAATCTCCATTATAATATGCAAAAGCTCACCTATATTTTTTCTTATAAATGCAATATCTTCTGATATTTGTTTTACTGTCTCATTATTGAGCTTACTGCTGTTGACATTGACACTAACATCGTTATTCTCGTTATCATGTTGACTCTGGTTGCTCTGGTTGCTCTGGTTGTTTGATGATGATGGCACATGCACATTTGTTACATTTATTTTTTTGAATTTATTCATCAATGTATTCAGCTCAAATGAAGCATTTGAAACAGGCGTGGCGGAGGAGGCGGAGGCAGCAGCGGCTGCTCCTGGTGCGGACACATTTGAACGTAAGTATGGTTCATCTACTGTGTCATATTCATTTTTATTTTCATATTCAATTCGAGTTTCATTGAAACTTACTTTTTTTTTTGTCTCAGAATTACCATTATTCGTTGGCTTATTTGTGATTGGAGAAATGGAACTAGAAATGGAATTATTTATCCACTTTTCTGCGTTATCCTTATCTTCTTTGTTTTTTACAAGTAGTTCAAGTTCGCGTTCTCGTGATGCCAACGTTTCTGCCAGCAGTCTTTCCATATCGTCTCCTATCGGCTTGTCATAGTTATCGTCAGAAAAATTAATTTCGTCTGGTTTTTTCAACTTCATGATGGATGACATTTCTTCTTCTTTCTTTTTCAACTCCATATTGAATGCACTTTGTCGTTCTTTTTGAATATCTTCTGCTCGGTATATTGTTTCAAGTTGAGGAATTTGTTGTTTTTTCTTCTCAGTTACAACAGGAACCATAGGAAACGCAGTTGATTTTTTGTTCTCTTCAACAAATGAAGTTAATTTTTTACAAATCATATACACGGCTTCTTTATTCATGATGTTCAAATCAACAGGTTGGTTCATTTTTTGAAAAGTTTCACTCACTTCAGTAACAGTTGTTTCAAACATGACTTGAACCATTTTCAATGCCGTTTCAGGAATGCCATTAAACTTACCACCGCCATGCAAAACACTCCAGAGCAACCCTTTATTTTCATTGCTTGTAAACGTGGACAATACACTCGAATTAGAGTTCATTAAAATCGTAATACCGTCTATATTTTTATAATAAAATAATAACAATTATCTTTATTATTTTATTTATTGATTTTATTTAATGATTTTACTTAATGATTTTATTTATTGATTTTATTCATTATATTTTCCATTCATTCATTCCCCACTTATTCAACTAAATGACTATCGTTCGAATATAAATGTACTTATTTTAAGAACAAAATACTGAAGCAAATGTTCTGTTTTGCAGTCTTGTTTATGTATAACATTCTCAATGAAATTTAAAAAAGCTGGAGTAATATACTCTGGGTGTTGACGTATGATGTAATTCAAATAGTTTTTAATTATATTTTTACGTTCAATATTATATTTTGAACTTATTTCATTCAGTTTATCAACAATGATAGATGACTTTATGCGCGATTTGAAGAGTTTAGTTATATTATCCCATACTGCATTTGTAATTACATGACAGTTGTGAATGAGATGCTGATTTGACTGCATGTAATTTATCATACTTCGAATGTCCGAGTTGAAATGGCGCTGAATGGATATAATCGTATTTTCATCAACATTCAAATTTTCGGCAACATTAATTTTTTTTAAGAAAGAAAGAATTCTTGACTCAGGAAGTTGGTTGAATCGCATTCGCACAAATTCGGTTTGCAACGCTTCATCTATTCTGCTTATATAATTGCAAATCAAACAAAATCGAACATTAACAAGGTTGTTATAATTATTCAATAAATAACGAAGCGCCGTTTGCGCATTTTTTGTCATGTAGTCTACCTCATCCAAAATAACAAATTTCATTCCCTCTCCTCCAAACATTGATTTTGACGTTACAAAACCATTTATTTGATTCCGAATAATATCAATCCCTCTCTCATCAGACGCATTTAGATGAATCATTAATCCTTTATTTTTTTGATTGTATCTTTCTTGATATGCATTTACAAGATTAATAATGGTTGTCGTTTTTCCGGTTCCCGGAGGACCATACAATAATAAATTTGGAAAATAATTGTTCTCTATAATCGATAAAAGTATTTTTTTATTAATATCATCCAATACAATATCATCAAAATGTGTAGGTCTGTATTTCTCTACCCACGGAGTTGAGTTATGAACGTCGTCATCACTTTTGTTATCACTGTTACAAAACATAATTTATTAAATAAATAAATAATTCATAATGATTAACATTCATTTTAATGTTTATTATGTTTTTACGTTGTAATTATTATAATAAAATTGAAGTTATATATAATAGTTATGAAAAATATAACAACGACGCTGCCAGTACCGCCGCCGCCAACCCATCATCATCAAATGACAACCACAGCCACATCAGCCAGAGCTGCATCCGCAGGATATTTAGAAATTATACTAGGACCGATGTGGTCCGGAAAAACGTCGGCTCTCTTGAAAATTCATAGACAATATTCATTTTGTAAGTCGAGAGTTTGTGTTATAAATTACAAAGCAGACAGTCGATATTCAGAAACCATGATGTCGACGCATGACAAAGAAATGATTCCGTGCATCATGGGATTCTCAATGGAAGAAATTATGAAAATGCATGAAGATGAGATTGAAAGTAGTGAAGTTATACTCATAAATGAAGGACAATTTTTCAATGACATTGTGCCTTTTACAACCAGAATGGTGGAAGAAAAAGGAAAAAAAGTATACATCTGCGGATTAGATGGAGACTTTCAACGAAATAAAATAGGAAATCTCCTTGAACTGATTCCCATGTGCGATAAAATGACCAAGTTACATTCCCTCTGCAGCATTTGTAAAAATGGAACGCTTGCACCATTTACCTTTAGAAGCACGTGCGACACAGAACAGGTCCTCATTGGAAATGACATGTACATGCCTTTGTGTAGAAGCTGTTATCATGTGCAAACCAAACGTAAAATGGAGGAACGCGAGTAATAATCATGATTATTGATGATTATGATAACTGGAACTGGTTAATATTGCACAATAGAACCATCCGTGTTTGTCAAAAATGTTGTAACCTTTAATGATGGATATTTTTTATTCATTAAAACTTTGAATTTATTTAAATTTTCTTTATGTAATTCATATTCTTCTTGCATTGACATTGACGGATTATCATATAAGATTCTATATGCTCCGCAATCCATGTGGTCCAACACAACTATTTCCTCAATTTGATGCAACTCAATGGCTAGTTCAACGTGTTTATCAAAAGTTTCACTCCATGCTGGAAAAGAATTTTGGTTGTAACCTAAACTGGCGCCTGCCAAGCTAAATTTATTATAATTATCACGATATCCTGATGCATTGAAAAAATATATTTTGTCGTTTACAAATCTAAAATCCATACATGATAAAACGATGGCCTTGGCCGTATATTCTGATAACCTATCTCGAATCGGAGAACGGTTAACAAAAACATAAATAAAAAGTACAAAAATAATGAAAATGATTGAATAAAGAATAGTTTTACTTTTCATTACACTATTTTAATTTTTTATAATATAAGTGAATAAAAAATTAAGTTAGATATTAAATTAGATAAGTTCGCCTAAACTGGAAACTCGAGGTGAGGTTAGTTGCGTTTATTGTATCGACTTTGTCGTCGCACCTTTTGTGTGAGTGTTTTTACACTTTTTTTATGTTTATTCGGTGTTGAATGCAACCGTTTTGAACGTTTATATGGCGATGGACTTGCGGTAGTTAATGTTTTTGGAGTTTTCCGAGTAACTCCTGGACTTGGACTGGCTGTTACCGGAGTATTTTTGCGTTTTGAATACGACGGCGAATGTTTATTAATACTGTTTAATTTTTCATTAAATTTTACTGCAGCTTTTCCCTTCAAGGCTTTGTATTTATGTTTTTCAATCGGATTGTAATTTAAAAACCATTCATCATACTCGCGCGTGCCTTTTTTATTTTTCAACTTTTCAAACATGTGAGTTTTCGCATCTTTAATGTCTTTCAGTGTTACCTGCTTACCGATGCACGGCTTGGAAAATCGTTTGAATATACCTTCATTTTTTGTCAACTTATCATACTGTAAGTCATATATGTACTGACTCATACATAACAGGCGATCTCTGTCATAGTAAGGTCGATTCACATAAAGAAATAGCAAATAAAAACTAAGAATTGTATCGGTTGTTGCAATATGAACATCTTTCCCATTTATTTTAACTATATTATAGTTGTGACATGCACCGGGTGACGGCTCATAAATAAATGCAACGGTTCTGCCATCAACTATGATTTCATAATGAAAAGCAATATGTTCTCCAAATTCTTCACGTTTTTCAACAGTAACGCTTTTGAAATCGCCCGTGTTATCAAGAACCTTTTTGATTTTGTTGGCAGACTTTTCCGCTTTTTCAGACAATAAATCAAATGACGGCATACGCGAATATAAAATCGGACGATCCGTTTTTTTTAAATGCTCTGAAAATAGCGAACACGCATACCCTCCAAAAAATACGAGTTTTTCAGCAATTGCTTCGTCACGTATCAAGTCAAATATTTCTACTTCTTTTTTATTTGGAGATAGTGACGACTCTTTTGCATTTTTTAAACAGTTTTCACCTTTAAGCGGATAATTTTTATTGAAACGCATAAGTCGACTATAAACCTTTTCCCATCGCGATACATCACCATCTGGACGAGAGAGTTCTAAATACATTGACATTCTTAAAAAGTTGACAGGTGCATACAATATTCCATTCTTCTCAATCGTTTCACGCATCAAACTCTTAAATAATTCCGGCTCAATAAATGTTATATCGGCAACCCCAATAAAATTTACAAATACTTTGTATGTTCCCGTGTGCATACCTGACTTTGCTTCAACATCACTAAATCCTTTATTATAAAATATATCAGCCAATTCTTTTGCATCATCCAATGAATTTGGAGAGAAGAAATCATAATCCGGTATCTCTCGAGTTAAATCGTAAAATTGGTCCTTTTTGGGAAGAATATTATTTATCGCCGTCCCTCCATAACAAATTAGTTTTTTCTTTATAATAAATTGTTCAACAATTGAAATTATCTCTCTAATTGTCGGGTTACTAACTAGTTTTTCTCCTTGTTTTACTTCTATTTCTTTTTGAGACTTTTTTAAAATCTCAAGAGCACGCTTTTCTTTACTTTCACTCATTGGATTTTTGTAACTTACTATATATTATATATAATATAAATAATTAATTATTTAATTATTTTTTTCATTTTTATAAGTTAGTTTAGGGAGTAATGAAAAGTTAATTATTATTTTATCATTATATAATAATATAATAACAATCATTATTAATAACATTCATTCATCATAATTATATTTTTAAATAATGACATCATTTTTGAATGGAACTACTTCAATAAGTGCATTATTTTCATCAAATAAAGAACCATTTAGTATTTTTTCCTCATCAGATGCAACTGACGCATCAGGAAATCCACCACCGTCGTCATCCGGAGGAATATTCGGTAACATGTTTTCTTCTTCTTCAACGGATGCGTCCGGTAACCCCACACCAACAACAACCGACGCATCAGGAAATCCATCACCGTCGTCATCCGGAGGAATATTCGGCAACATGAGCAACATGTTTTCTTCCTCTTCAACCGACGCATCCGGCAACCCCATACCAACAACCGACGCATCCGGCAACCCCGTCAATACAAATCCATCTATATCCTCATATGCTGACTTTTTCAAAAGCTTATTTTTTTTATTTATTAAAATTTGTATTATTGGATATTTGGGTGCATCATTCTTGTGTTTAGTAAAAATGGATAGAGTAGACTTGACAAACTATTTGCCTTCTGATATCAACCGTTACCCTTATTGCAGCCCAGATGGAACACAAGAATTTGGTGTTGTTGAAGACCCAATTTATTCATACGGGTTCCCGTATAACTTATATTGCGATTCAAATGATGACGAGAAATGTTCAAAAACATGCCGAGTTATAAAAAATGAGTTACGAGACCCTGACGCATTCATCGAATACACTCCATTTGCTTTTTGGCTTTCCCTTTCTTTGAAAAATACATATGCAACGTTTCGAGGATTCATTAAAATGATTTGTATGAAAATGGGTAACTTATCAAGACAAAATCAGTTTGATACATATGGAATTCTTGAAAATATGATTATGCTTTCGGGAGCATTACTGGTCTACATTCTAGTGTTGTATGGAGGATTTATTGGGTTTTTCATGTCATATGCATTTCAATTTTACAACAGCGGATTTATAATAAGCGGATTTTTATGGACTCTTGGATTATTTTTAGTATCATGGATTCCGCCATTTTTCAACTTTTTTGGATTCATTTTTCAAGTGTTGGTCATATTTTTGTGGATACCATTTACTCAAAATGACTTACAAAATAAAACCAAGGTTGTTTTTAATATATTCAAAAGTAAAAAAAATCTGCTTGTTGTATTATTTAGCATTGGAATGGTAATGAATGCATTCAGTTATTTGAAGGGTTATGAACCGTACTATGTGCTGATAGCTGTTTCCATGTTTTTATTTAATATGTTTGCGTTTAACTCATCTAAAGAATGAGCGTCTTATTATAATATACGCATATACGCCAAGAGGTATAATATAATATGACTTCAGAATCAAAACCATTTGTAAGCGTTTGCACACCAACATTCAACCGAAGACCATTTTTTCCAACAATCATCAAGTGTTTCGATAATCAAACCTATCCAAAAGATAAAATGGAATGGATTATCGTCGATGACGGCACCGATAAAATCGAAGACATTGTAAAAGAACACCCCCTTGTAAAATATTTCAAATATGATGAAAAAATGCCACTAGGTAAAAAACGCAATATTATGCATAAAAAAGCGCGCGGTTCAATTATTGTTTACATGGATGATGACGACTATTACCCACCAGAGCGCGTGTCTCATGCAGTTGAAATGCTTCTGAAAAATCCAACAGCACTGTGCGCAGGAAGCAGTGAAATGTATATTTATTTCAAAGATTCTAACCAAATGGTACAGTTCGGACCCTACAGTCCAAACCACGCCACTGCCGGAACATTTGCTTTTCGAAAAGAATTGCTGCGCGAACATAAATACAATAATGATGCATGTTTGGCCGAGGAACGCGAATTTTTAAAAGGGTATACGGTGCCATTTGTTCAACTCGATTCTATGAAAACAATTCTGGTTTTTTCACACCGACACAACACGTTTGATAAACGCACTTTATTGAATGACCCTTTCAGCGATGTTATGCGCTTGTCTAAAAAGACGGTATCTGATTTTATAAAAGACGCAGATATTGCCGAGTTTTTTATGAACCTTGAAAATATTTTAATTAACTATCCGCCAGGAGAGCCTGGCATGAAACCTGATGTAATTAAAGAAACCAACATACTAATAAAAAAAAAAGAAGAAATGAAAAAAAATCATCAACAGAAATATCAAGAACAGCAAGAAATAAAAAAAAAACAATATGATAAAATTGCAGAAACAAATCCTGAAATTTTTGAACGCATTCAATCACAACAACAACAAATTCACGCATTGCAAAGCGAAAACTACTCGCTTCAAAATCAAATTCGCCAATTAAAAGAACTTTATTCAAAGACTATTCGAGAGAATATGGAACTAAAAAAAAATAAATAATTTGATTTTCATTCTCAAATTCTAACTATATTTACTATTTACATTTCATTCTTTTCAATTTCTAGCGTTGTTTGCCATCGTCGCCAGTTGATGTTTCAGTTTCCAGTTTTCAATAACCGTGTCCTTTAGTTCAATGTCTTTTTTATGAAGACTGCCCTTGTATTCGATTTCTTGTTTGAGATGCACAATCTCATTTTCATAATCCTTTATTTTCTCTTTCAATTCGGCAATTTGTTTTTGAAGTCCAAGCGTTGCACCGGCAAAATCATCTCCAATTCGACGATACATTTTCTTCATATTTGCAAACTGTTTGTCATCAAGAACAATGAGCTCGTTGAATCCTTGTGTCGTTTTTTTCACGCGCACTTCAAATGCAGCGCACATTTCGCGTACTTCATTTTCGGCTTCTGATGTGTATTTTGTATCAATAATGTGAAACGTCCCAACTGTCATCGTAACACCGGGCAGTTTTGAATATTCGGCTTCGAGTTCAATGACACGGCGCGACAAATCTTCTGTGAATCCAAACTTGTACACGGTTGACTCGTCTGGTTTGTTAGAGGGAATTTCAAATGTTTCGCGCAGTTCGCGCACTTTTCCGAGCGACATTAAATAAATGGACGGGAATGTCGCGGCGTGTTTGTCGAAAATCGCCTTCAATGTGCGCGGAGATGTGTTTAAAACTTCGGCGCCGAGTTTCACTTTTTGGTCCCTTGTGCCCATCTGAATGGTGAAGAGCTTTTCTTCTGCCCAATCGTGAAATTTATCGACGTTTCTGTTTCGAGACACGAATAAAACACGCAACAAACCTTTATATGTCAGGTATAATGTTGTCTTGGATGGTTTAATCGTGTTTTTAGACTCCATTGAATGGAGCGTAGTTTCACGTTTAAACGTAGTATAATGGAGTCCACGTTCATAAGCTTTAAAACATAGTATATTTCTTGATAAACTCGGCATTTCGAAACCAACACTCACATCTTTCACCCTAAAGTAAATTTTTTTTCTGTCCCTTTCACCTCGCGTTTCAATTTCAATGACATTTCCATCTGCATCATGGAATTTTTCAGCATCATCCAAATATAGTACTGGCGGAGCATTTTCAACCTCTTGTTGTTGATGTCCGTTTTCTTCTTCCAAAACTTCTTCTTCTTCTTCTTCATATTCATGAACAGGTAACACTTCTGAGTCGCGCTGCGGTGTTTGTGGTTGTGATTGTTGTGGTTGTTGTGGTGTTTGTGGTTGTTGTGATTGTTGTGGTGTTTGTGGTTGTTGTGGTTGTAAAGTTTTTTTTTTCATGACGACAATTTTCTTTTTTTCAATTGTTGATGAGGATGAGGACGAAGATGGTTTGAAATAATTCTCATCCACCCATTGTTTTGAAATAAGAAGTTGGGCTTTCTTGCACGACTCGTTGCTTTGATTCCATCTTGTCAATGCTTTTTCATATGTGGCATAAACATATTCCCAGTTTGGAATACCTTTTTTTGAAATGATGTTTCTTGGTTTTGAAGCGAATCCATTGTAATACTCTGGCTTGAAAGCTTGTAAGTCTTTTGAATTATAATAATAGCGCCCATCTACTTTTATTGGTTGGGGTTGAGGGGTGGTATTGCTGGCAGTGGTGGTTATTTCTGTATTTTGATTTTCCTGAGTTTCCTGAGATGCCATTGCGTACGTAGAGTGTTCTATGATTGCTGACTCTTATGCTTTCATGATAAAATTCAATTTTTTTTTTATTCATTTTTTTTATTTCGAAACTGTTAAAAAAATGAATAAAAAAAATTCAAAAGATTTGCAAGCAAGGTTTGTATTTCTGTATTTTTGCATTTCAGCATATCCACAAATTTCATTTCTTCATTATAGCCAAAAGAATAACCACCTCAATTTTTCCAACCATTCTTCTTCATCATCGCCTTGTTGAACTATTCTTATCGCAAGTGTCATTTTTTTTCATATATTTCTATGTAATAATAATACTATTTTTATATTTTTTTTCAATTTTTTTTCAATTTTTTAAATTTATATAGAAAATGAAAAATATGAAAATATATTTATATATGTAAAATATAATATTATACTTATATAAATTATATAATGACAGGAAGTACGAATACTCCAAAACAAAATGCTCCATTAAACTTTAGGACATCAAATTCGTTGATAACAACGAGGGTACCGCATTATGCCACGAAAATAAAAACTGCAAACAGTGTTGTTCCCGGTTTACATCGTCCAAACACCAACGGCGTTCCATCAGGTGTGTTCCAGCATGATTTTGATGGTCCCAATTTCAAGGCTCGACCCATAAAGCACTGGAGACGACAGTTAGTTCCAACATCAGTCAATACGAACAACGGAACAACCGGCGGTGCTTCACAACCGATAGGGTCATCAGGTCAGCGAAATGCAACTGTCGGTTTGTTAATGGACCGACCTGGTGCCGTAACATATGTTGGCGATGCATCGTGCAAATGCGTTTCGCAACCTGGAAATTCATACACAATTAGCGAATATTTTTTAAAGACACCAAAAAATAAAGGAGAAATTGTTGAAAATCAAGGTTTTGTTGATAATAATGACTATAAAATTAATACTGGCATATACAACACTCGGTGCATCGGATGTAACCCGGAAAATAACGTCATCAAGAGCGCATCCAGTCTAATTAGCAGAGCATATTATTCGGACACCACCGGTTATTTAAAGTCCAGGTGCAAAACGTACCAGCAAAATGCATCCATAAACAGAGCACCTGGAGTTACGTATTTAGGTCCTAATGAACAGCATATATGGGCAACGCCTAGCGCGAGCGGCTCTCAGGTTTATCAGACAAATAACATTTACAATCCAAGAGTGAATCCGTATGCATGCAGTGGCTCAGGCGCATCAAAAATTATATTCAAACCAAATAACTACCAATACTCAGTTCAAGGTGCAGTTGACAGTAGCACGCGAATTGAAAAACTTAAATTGAATACAATCAACACGAATGCGAATTCTCTACGAAGCGCGTTTGGAAACGAAGCGGCAAGCGCGTGTAGATTTACGGGTAGCGGCGATACACCATATTTTCTTAAAAACAAGTATCAACCGCCTATATGTAGCGAAACCAACTTAATAGCAAGGTACAGACAAAATAAAAGAATTTGCAGTTTGTAAGGATATTACAAAAGTGTTTGTTACACCTGTGGAGGAATGACGGTTACAGCATTGTCTAAATATGGGCACTTTATAATATTCGGATGAATGGAGAAACAATTGTGCGACATGTCTTTGTATTGGAACATGTCTTTATTGTCAGTGGTTGGATACACTACAACACTTCGCTCGGAAGGAGAAGATAAGTAAATAAATAACATACCAACTAAGAAACTTAGAATAAATAAACTTACTGAAATGTATTTCATTTATTATATTTTAAAATACGCGAATCGTTTTTGTTTATATATATATTATATATAACTTAAAATATTAATTTTTATTTCATAATAATTATTAATATCAGCAATATATAATAAAAAATGTTGATTTTAAAAGATTTGTTACATAAAGAGACAAGTAAATATATTATATCTATTCTTCTGGGTCTTGGTTTAGCAGCATTATTTAGAAAAGCGTGCAAGGATGGCAATTGTGTTCATTTTGAGTCGCCGCCAGTGAAGGATTTAACCGGTGGAAAAGTTTATAAATATGGAAGTGAATGTTACAATTATAGCATTGCCACTCAAAAATGTGATTCAAATAAAAAAACTGTTGAATTAAGTAACGGATTGCGTAATATGATGTAGTATATTTTTATTATTTATATTTAGAAGAAATAAATAATAAATGAGCGATACGACAAGTATAGATGATTTACCAGGAATTGCCGGTGGCAGTGGCGGTGGCGGTGGCGGTGGAATAGTTCAAAACGCTTTGAAACCTGAAATACCACACCAAACTTATTCTCCAATAGTTATTTCACAACAACCACAGCAACAGCAACAATCGCAAGCAAAACCTGAAATGAATGTTAATGAATTTATAGGTGGGTTACAACGCGCAACTGCATCCGGAATGACAGCTCTTCCAATTAGAGATGTGCCCAGAAATACGGAAAGCGTTGTGTCAGATGAACAAACGATGCCAAACTATGTTCCCAAGGCGCCTCATGATTATATACGAGAACATCATGAAAATACGCAGTCATTTTTACAGCACCATGAGCGTTCAACAAATCGAAGAGAGTCGGTTGATGTTGTTTATGAAACGCTTCAAGTGCCCATATTATTAGCCATACTTTATTTTACATTTCAGTTGCCTGTTATGCGAAAATATTTGCTAATGTATCTTCCGAGTATTTTCAATAAAGATGGCAACCACAACTTGTCTGGACTACTTTTTATAAGTGTTCTATTCTCATGCACATACTATGGAATTAATTTTGTCCTGAATCAATTTGTTTTAGAGTCTGAATCTGAATAAAATCAGTCTATATTATAAAAAAAAATATTTTTAATTTTTTTTATGATTTTTATGATTTTTATGATTTTTATAATTTTTATGATTTTTGTTTGTGACACATGAACAAATGAACAACTATGTAACTATAATCCAAAACGCAACAACGCAACAACAACAACAACAACAAGAGGCAGCACTTACCAAAACCATCCGAACTGTGACTGCTCAACTGACTGAGCGTTGTGGTATCTTCTTTTGATTCCGCCTATAAGCGCCGGCAGAAGTGGCTTCGCAGGAGCAACAATCGTGATGTTGCGTGTAAACGTAATCACATTTTTCGTGACAGAATGATGTTGGTTTGGATGCACAATGAAGTCGCCATCGCCGTCGGCGCTCTCTTGCATGCGCTCAATGCGAATGGATGTTGGCGTCACGCTGATAATGCGACCATATTCGCGCACACCTTTGCTTCTGAATGAACAAATACTTCCAATAAAGTCAGCCGCTTGTCTTGAACTGGTAATGCGCGTCGTCGTAATTGGCTGCTGCTGCTGCTGCTGCTGCTGCATTGTGTATCTCTTGTCTATCTGTCAACTGATAAGTATTTAAATACGTTTTGAATTTTCAATTTATGTTTTTTACAGTGTAAGAAACATAAATTATTCATGTGTTTTATAAATATAAAAACAGATGATAAATAAATTAAATTAAAAAATAGTTTTCATTTATATTTTTTTTGTTTTTCTATTTCTCACAGATTTTTTTACATAACCAAATTTACCCTTTTTCGCAAAATATCCATATTTTTCAAGACGCATTTCTTTTTTCGCCGTAAAATGTTTTTTTTTGCTAACAATATAACCATTTTTATTATACAAAAGTTTATCTTTCGTAAGTTCACCAGTTGTCATGTAAGCAGTACCGTTCAATACCTGAGTCCTGGAACCACGTATTTTTTCATAAGTATTTCCTTTAATGTTATAAAGACCAGTTTTTTTATCTCTCGTATATCCCATTCAATTATTTTTTTGATGATTATATATAGTATATATAAAATTATTTATAAAAATATGTACAAACTATGTTATATTCAACAATTTTATTATTTTTTTTATATTTTAATGAATGAATTTTCTCTCTTCTCTCAAAAAACAAACCTACAATCTTTTCTTTTTTGTAAAATGCATCAAACCAAATAACTCGTAAAGAAGCGGTTTACGCATGAGAATACAGAGAGAAGAGAGAATATTCATTTTACTAATTTTATTAAAAAAAATAAAAATAACTAACATCATAGTTTCATCGAATTCATCCTATGCCCATGCCTAATTATTTTTATTTTTTATTTTATTTTTTTACTTAATGAGAACGGCGAGATTTACGCGAGGAATGGTGGCGGCGGCGAGTGCTGCGCTTTTTGCTAGATTTAGATTTATCACCAATAAAAACAGAACCGAATTTTCCTTTTCCGATTGGAACCCACCCGGCTTTCTTGAGACGATTTTCGCGTTTTGCAGTGGCGTGTTTGCGCCTTGAAACTATTCTTCCATATTTATTATACATGAGACTGCTTTTCGTCAATCCACCAACAGTTTTATAAGCGGTTCCATGCATTACTTGAGGTCGTGACCCCCTAACAACAGAATACGAATGTCCGGAAATATGATACAAGCCGTCGGCACCTTTTTTATGACCCATTTTATTTATTATTTTATACAATATCAAAAGAAAAAATTATAATTTAATATTTCAATTACAGTTGTTTACTTGTTTATTTTTTTTCCTAAATATACCAAACATGGTTAACATCTTGAAAAACAAGTTGTTTGAGGACCTAATACGGCTGGACCTACACTGCAATTTTGGTAAGGGATATATCGATTGGTAGATGAGTAACCTGGCCCTGAACCGCCAGGACACCCTGCCCATTTTCCGAAAGCATTCAAGGTTTGATTTGCAAATTGAAAACGTCCACCACCTTGAAATCTGGAAGTGTTGATAATAATTGTATTTCTTACGTATCTCGGCACTAGACTCGTGTTTGCATTATCAATGTTATATTGAAAAACCGGTAAAGGACAAGGTCCTCTACATATTCTACCTTTAATGTATACCATTTATCTTATAAATACTGATGTATATAATGAAAGAAAAAAAATAAAATTTCTTTTTTTCTTTTTTTTATTTTTTTTTTATTTTTTTTTGACCCAAAATCAATTTATAAAAAAGTAAATGAAAAAAAAAGAAAAAAAATCGAATTCTTTTCTTTTTTCTTTTTTTCTTTTTTCTTTTTTTTCTTTTTTCTTTTTTCTTTTTTTCTTTTTTCTTTTTTTTCTTTTTTCTTTTTTTCTTTTTTCTTTTTTCTTTTTTCTTTTTTTTCTTTATTTATAATTCTGCATTTTCTAAAATTGTTTTTTTACCATGGCAATTTCTACACAACGCGATTAAATTACTTACTTCATTACTTCCGCCTTTGAAAAGTGGAATGTGGTGGTCTACTTCATATGCATAATCCATGACATCATTACAGATTCCACATTTCCACGATTGGTTACTTGCAACTATTTTTTTAGTCAATGAAGAAACATTTCTTTTTACACATTTCGGTTTACAATTATTTTTAAGTGCATCATATTCTTCTTCTGTTATAATTACATAAGGAATCGAATTTAATTCATCTAGAGTATGAATGTATTTACCATCAATTTTTTCTGGGTGCACTCGCTTGTAAACATAGTGTATACCATCAAATGACTTGTATACAAGCCAACTTCCAAGATTGAACGTCCCCTTTAAAAGCAAGCTACATGTCAAGTCCATTAAAAAAAATAATACCATTGTTATAATGATGAATAATATGATTTAATATATATTACTATGATAATATATTTATTATTTTTATTTAATGTATAATTGTGTATTATTTTAAAAATTGAAAATATGGATACCAGATATCATAACACAACAAAAGACACACACACAACCTAGAAACCAGGCTTATCAGCTTATTGGATAAAAATGGCTCAGACTTACAAAAATCGCTCACAAAATAGCATATTGGAGATTAATGGAAGACCATTTTATGTGAGAACACATGAAGACGTTCAAGGTAAAGGCACTCCTCAGTTATATGACATTGACACCAACGAACATGTTGGATATTGGTGTCAAAAAAATGGAACATATGTCATGTTTTCACCATACGAAAAAATAATGAATGGGTTGACGAAACGCACGCGCAATGATGCCGATGATGCCGATGATGCCGATGATGCCGATGATGCCGATGATGCCGATGATGCCGATGCCGATGACGATGACGCGGAAGAAGAGGTGGAAGAACCCGCGGACTCATCATCAGAGTCGTCGTCAGAGTCGGTGGACTCAATTGATGAAAATAGTGCTGCACGCATATTTATAAGATTCTTTATCTTGATGTTTATTTACATGATGCTTCAAAAATATTTTCAATCTGTTTACTTTGATTTTACATTTATAGTTGTATTTACAGTCGTGTACAACAAAATGGTGAGAGTTGTTTGTTTGAATTTGTAACAACATTCAAGTTATCCACATGCGTATATAGGAATATCATCAATATTCATAATTTCTGTTTTTGAAACATTTTTAATATTTTTTTGTGTAACTTCATATTGAGCGAATATACGTTGTTTGAGTTGTTGTGATGGAACTTTATTGTGAACTGTTCGTGCAATCATTTTATATAATTTAAAATCAGGATACCTATCAACTCCATTTTTCTTGTATAAAATATTTCGCCCTTCATCATCGGTGACCCAGTCAACAATAAGGGATACTAGTCTACTTTTTTTGCATTCCCGAGCGACATCTTCCATATCGTCAATAAAAAAATCAAAGAGTGAGCAACCAAGTCTACATAAGTCAAAACTGTAATTAGGTTCAATGCATGGTTTTTTTTCATTGAAATATGGTTCGCAGTTATACTGTGTTGCAGCATCTCCACTTTTATGAAAACTATCACTGCAAATCAAAGTTGAATTGAATCTATAAATTGACCGACCAAAATCAATAATTTTAAAAATTCTACCAAAGGTCGGAACCTTGTAGTATTTTTTATTAAAAAAATAATATATATATTTTTTGTCTGTTTCAATAAACATTATGTTATTCGTATGCAAGTCATTATGTGTAAATGAAAATATCTTTTGATACGTCGCAAGTGTGATGACAACCTGCATTAATGCGGCTTCCCATTCTTCATCTGAGAGAATATCTTTCACCATTAAATAATCAAGAGTTTTTGTGCAACGTTCAAGCATGATCACTTCAACAGGAAAATTATAAATAACTGCATTCAACGTTTCTTCTTCTTCATATTCTTCATCGTCATCAATGGTTTCAAATGTGGATTCTGTGTTGCTGCTGTTGCTACTGCTACTGCTAACACTACCCTCACTGCCCTCACTATCCTCGTCATCATTTTCATCCTGACCATCATCATCTGTACTACCATCGGTTGTTGTATGTGACGACCTCGAAGAACATGAAACATCAGAAGAAGAATTGCACGAGATGTCAAACAATTTATCACCGGTTTCAAGGTTCAAAAAATTTGAATCAGTCAACTCTATCAACTCGGTTGGTTCAGCGTTGTTATTACATTTTTCTTCTTTGTCACCATTTTCATTCTTACAACTATTATCAAAAACATCAAAAACATCATCGAAAACATCAACATCAAATTGAATGCCCATCTCTTGAATATTCAATTTAGGATGGTGGCTGCAGTCACTCGTCTTTTTATGACCACCCGTTTGTTCATCATCACTGTCATTACATTCTTCAAATACTTTTTCATCAAATTTGAAAAGAATTCCATTTTTTTCTTTAAAGTAGTCATTTTTCATCAAGTATTCATAATCATCGATAATATTAATTGTAAATTCATTTTGAATTGCCAAATATGCGCCATAAAAATCAATACCATGAATAAATCCATGCGTGTTTAAAAGTTGACTTGATAAATAAGAAAAAAAACCATCTACGTATGCCGAGTTGTTAGCATCTAGAATCTTATAATGATTATACTTTTCTTTTTCTTCAACGACATGTTCAGAAACGACGGAATCAAAAGCAAACGGTTTTGAATGAAAAGATGGCAATTTCAATAAAGACTCTTGTAAATAAGAGCGGGAATCTCCATCTTTATTTTGAAGAATGTCACCCCCACTGACACCGTCGCCGCCGCCACTTCCATTTGCATTTTTCTTAAAGTTATAATTTCCAGCTAAATATTTGATTGGATCAAGTAGTGGAGAGTATTTGAAAAAAATAGGAGTTGAATTATTATGAATAGGATGATTAGGATGTATCATAGCATTTCCAAAATTTTTTACTACATTATCACTGTCAGTCGGCGCTAAGATGGATTTAACTTTATATTTTTGATTTAGGTTAATTGAATTATAGTTTGTGTCGTTGAGAGAAAAAAATTTCGAATAAATGGGAATATAATTTTGACAGTTTTTTAATCCCAAATAAGACATTTCTAAATCTTTAAGAACACTATCATTTTTTGGCTTTTGATAAAATATTTTGAATTTCGACTCGCCTACTGTCGCCGTATCAGTTACAGTATCAAGAACAGGTATTGTGGAAGGCAAAGGCGTAACAACTGGAGGAATAACAGAAATAGACATCAACAGTAACTAAATGAATGAAATATTACTTTCTATGAATAGAAAAATACAACTATTTAAACTTATACTTGTGCATTTATTACATTTATTACATTTATTACATTTATTACATTTATTACATTTATATACTAAATTAAAATTAGTTTGACATATGCATTTTTTTTATTTTTACAGGATATATAACAATATATAACATATATCATACATAGTATAAAAGTATCTATCAGATGAATTTAGAATTAGGGAAATTTGATATGCGCTCCATCAGCTTTAGACCCGACGAAAATAAAGGTCCCGTCATTGTCCTCATCGGTCGTCGTGATACCGGTAAAAGTTTCCTCGTGAAAGACCTCATGTATTACCATCAGGACATCCCCATCGGAACCGTCATCTCAGGCACAGAAGCAGGAAACGGATTCTTCGGAGAACACGTGCCAAAACTCTTCATCCATGACGCATACAACACCGCCATCATTGAAAATATCCTGAAACGACAAAAAGCAGTCCTGAAACAAGTCAAAAAAGAAATGGAATCATACAAACGGAGCACCATAGACCCCCGAACCTTTGTCGTCCTCGACGATTGCTTGTTCGATAATAAATGGACCCGCGACACTATGATGCGTCTCCTCTTCATGAACGGGAGACACTGGAAGATTATGCTGGTCATCACAATGCAATATCCTTTAGGCATTCCGCCCAATTTGAGAACCAACATTGATTACGTGTTTATCCTGCGAGAGCCGTACATAGGTAATCGAAAACGAATCTATGAAAATTATGCGGGTATGTTTCCGACATTTGAGTCATTCTGTCAGGTGATGGATCAATGCACTGAAAACTTCGAGTGTTTGGTGATAAACAACAACGCCAAATCGAATAAGCTACAGGACCAAATTTTCTGGTACAAGGCGCAACAGCATGGACCGTTTAAACTCGGTAGTAAAGAGTTCTGGGAGATGAGCAAGGATTTAAATTCTGATGATGAAGAGGAGTCATATGACCCGAAAAATATTAACAAAAAGGGTTCAGGACCCAAAATCAACGTGCGAAAAAATAAATGGTAATTAATATTGCTTTTGATTTTAAAAAGCAAAAGCAACCTAGTTAAAATAAAAATTGAAAAAATAAAACCAAAAAGCAAAACAATATAAAGACAACAACAGAATAGACGTATAAAATGCAAGCAACTGAACAGAAAGAGAGTATCGACATTGTCGGGTTGATAGAAAGCAACCCTGTTACAATGTTACATGCAAATAGCCAGTCAAAACTGGTTGAAAAAATAAAAACAAAATTTACAAGTTATGAACAGCAACTGTTTATTTCAAGCTTCTACTGTTATTTCAAGTACAATCCAAAGACCGACTTTGTCATTGACCTTGATACTGTATGGAAATGGTTGGGATTCACAAATAAAGCTCATTCAAAATATACATTAGAAAAAAATTTTACCATTGATAGAGATTATAAATGTTTGCTCACGAAGGTTCGTGAGCAAAAAAACTCAACAACCATCCCAACTGAAGCTGAAACAGAACACTCAAAAAAAGAAAAACGAGGTGGTCACAACAAGGAAACAATCATGTTGAATGTTGAAACCTTTAAAAAATTCTGTTTGAAGGCAGGAACAAAAAAAGCGGATGAAATTCACGATTATTTCATAAAGATGGAGGAGGTATTTCATGAAGTTTTAATGGAAGAAAGTGAAGATTTGCAAAAACAATTATTATCAATTGAAACCGCCAAAGAAAAAGAAAAAACCCGTGCGGTTGAACAAGTTATTATTGCACAATTTCCGCAGAATACCGAATGCGTTTATTTTGGGACAATTGACAATACGAATGAAAAAGGAGAAAAGCTGATAAAATTTGGCATTTCAAACGACTTGTCGAATCGAGTGCTGGACCACCGCAAAAAGTATATAAATTTCAGATTAGTGTATGCATACCGCGTGCAAAACAAGACCGAGATTGAGAATCTCATGAAGAAGCACCCAAAAATTCAAAAACATTTGCGCACGATTCAAGTGAATGACAAATGCAAAACCGAAATCCTTGCATATGACGAAGTGAATATGACGATTGATAAATTTAAAAAATACATTCAAGACATTATCGATTCGAGAAAATTGTGCATGGAGAATTTTATAAAAATGGAGAATGAGATTCAAATGTTGCGAAGCCAAAACGATATGTTGTCAACGATGGTTGAATCGATTACAGGAAATTATAATAAAGCTAAAATTGAAATCGATGCACTTCAAGAAACTGTGAAAAAACAAAAAGCGGTAATTGAGTCATTCCGTAAAGAAGAGAATGACAACACGGTTTTCCCGGAACCCGAAATAAACGAGGAAGCGATGAATGATGCAGCGGCTACAAGTGCTGAATTCACGGCAATGTTTAACGAGTTTGTTTCCGCCGAATGCATTGTTCGTTCAGACGTTTATGAATCATCGGTCCAACTGGAAGGACGGTTTCGCCTTTGGAGACAAACAAAACCCAAAAAAGAAATATTCCACGCATTCAAAAGTTATATGGACACGCGATTTCAGCCGAAGCGTATGCCGATGAATAAACAAAACGCGCATTGTTATGTTGGCATCAAATTGAGAGAAGCAGAATATAAAAAGAAATTCTCATCTTCCGACGCACATCCAGTCGAAACATTTCTGTTTCAAATGTGCAAGTTTTCAGATACTGGCAAAATTCTAAATTCTGTCTTGCTGAGAGAATATAAAAAATGGAAACAGTCCGTCCATCGCGACTGCGCGCCCGACGAAGTCGAATTGAAGGAACTCAAAGGATATTTGAACGCGTGTCCTTATGCGCTGAAAGCAACCGTATGGACAGAGCACGGAGTTAACGAAGGATATTACGGACTATCACTTATGGAAGATTATATCAAACAAACGGAACAAGTCCAAAAATCGAATAAAAATACTACCGGAAAAGTGGTAGAAAAACGCGAAATCAAGACAAACGCGCTTATTGGAACGTGGGGTAGTATTGCAGACGCGGCAATTTCAGAGAATGTATGTGCTGCAAAAATGAGCAGATACATTCGAGAAAAAAAACAAATTGGCGACTACCATTTTATTACAGTAATCCATACTGCCAACAGTGCAACAACAAGTTCGCTTTCAAACCCTTAGACTATCACCATTTTGTAGATGTTGTCCAGATAATTTTTTGTTTGCACTCTCGTGTAGAGCTTGGAAAACCTGGAAAACCTGGAAAACGACGATGTTTTTGTTTTTTCGATAATGTCTTTGACTGATTTTTTCATGCATTGGTGTTTGTGGTGCATGTCAAAAAGGACTTTTTCTTCATTTTGTATCAACCGCAATTCATTTGAAATACCGAGTTCCAAAATGCCAAGTTTGAAATAGAAATGAGGGCAACAGGTGTACTGATGATAACCGTGAGATTCATGCAGCTGCATCTGTGCCAACCTCATTTGGTGTTGAATCAGTCGACTGCGCATGTCTTTGCATTTTTGTATTTGTTGCGTGATTTCCGCCTTGGATTGCAACTGGGCTTTCATGCGTGCTTCGTGTTCGGAACGTCGTTTGAGTAGCAGTTCACGCTCGCGCTCGTGCATTTCTTTTTTTGGTTTTTTCTCCTCTGACGAGGATGATGTATTTGCTTCTTGTTTCACTAATAATTGCTCGATGGGTGATAGACTCTGAAACCATTCGGATGCCTCCTTTTTGTTCCTTCTCTTTATTCCTGACTTGCCTACTCCTGATTTGACTGTGGTTTGCATCATATAATTGGTTTGTTGTGACTTGTTACCAGTTCGAACACTGAACATTTTAAAACCAATCGAAAAGTTTTCAATTTATATTTTTTGTAATAATTAAAAATTGAAAATAAATGTTTCATATTAATATATTCAACTCACCAGATAATCTCATGAAACACGATGATAATATATCAAAAAAAACAATATTGACATTATATTTATCATTGTCAATATTGTTTACATTTATTTTATGCGTTGAAAGTAGTGTCAATGTTACTGCGAATGTTACTGCGAATGTTACCATCACAACCAATTCGACTGATGACAAATCATCAGCATCGCCTTCGCCTTCCCCGTTCGATGAAAGAACTGTGACGATTATAATTTATTTTATAATCACGTTGATGATTGGCATTCCAATTTTGACATTTTTGGCATGCATCTATCATACGAAAGGGTCAGCCCCTTGCGATTTCAAAGAAGCATTTTGCAATTGTTGTTAATCCAGTTCAGGCATTTCACCGCCAACACAAGTTCAATCAAGTTCAATCAAGTTCAAGTTCAAAGTCCTTCTATTTTTTTTTATACGCGCGCGCGCGCATTTTATAACTGCGTTTTTTATATTTGCGCGAATGCATCTTTTTTCTTCTTCCTCCTTCTAGCCCTGCATGTACTCGTTGTTGTCTACGTTCGTCGCGTTCTTCCTGACGTTTTTCAGCAAGCTCGAACAACCCTTGTGAAATTTGATACTCGCCCCTATAATATTCTGCATCTTCTTCTTTTAATTTCTTTATATCAGATTCTCGTTCAGCTTTACCATATTTTATCAAATCTTCTACAGTAAAACCTTGAATGATTTTATAATATTTTTTATTTTCATTGAGAAGTCGAATCAATTTTTCAAATACTGAAAAAATACCCTTCATTCTTTGTTGGACAGCTATGCGTGCTTCTGGAGTATTTTTCAATGAATTTTTATCGATAAAATCAAGTAAAATAGAAACCACACGAGTGAAAAATAATTTTATACTTGTACCAAGTTCACTATTAGCATCCAAATTATTATCAGATATAAATTTATCAACAATTTCATCACATTCTTTCATATATTTTTCACGACTTAGGGGGGGTCCATATAACGTTTTTGGACCATATTTTTCTATGATTTCTCTTAAAGGAACTACAATTCGAGGTAAATCTGGCATATTTTTTAGTAAATCAAAAAACTCTTTCGTAATATCAATCAAAAATGAAGGAGAATCACTAAAATTATATCCTTGCGTCGAAGCTACAGGAGTAGATAATAGCCATATGAATCTTGTAAAAGATTCCTCTCCAAGATTTTCTTTAAAAAACTCAACAAACTCGGCAACATTTTTTGCTCTTGCGCTTCTAATGTGTCGATTATAATAATTCTCTTCAAAGTATGATGACGTCCTCATGGGTCTGCGCGTCTTTTTTGACGGTGTTCTGTGTTTCAAAGTGCGCGTGGGTGTGGGCGTTTTTTTTGACGGTGTTCTGAGTTTAAAAGCGCGCGTGGGTGTGGGCGTTTTTTTTGACGGTGTTCTGAGTTTAAAAGCGCGCGTGGGCGTGGGCGTTTTTTTAGACGGAGACAGTAGTTCAGCTCCTTCCAAAACGTTATCAGAAGACATTTTTTATTCCTATATATAATGTATATTATAATCTATATAATCTATATATAATCTATATATAATATATAAATAAATTATATGAAATAAATTATAATTTATTTTATATAATTTTTGCGATTCGAGAGTGTTGTGTTGTCTTGTGTTTTTATTAATCTACTTCTTCTATATTTGGTCCTGAAGAAGAAGAGGATGGTTGTGGTTGTTGAAATTCGGGCATTCCACCTGGCATCCCACTGCCGCCGCCAGAAGCATACAATTTCGACATGATTGGACTAACAACTTCTTCCAGTTTTTTTTGTTGCGCTTCATACTCGCTGGCATCAGTATCACGATGTCCTGCAGATTCCAGCCACTCAAGCGACGCCTTGCAAGCATTTTCAATTGCGTTGCGGTCCGACTCGGATAATTTTTCTTGCATACCCTGTTCAGAAGTTGAATTTTTAACTGAATAAACATAATTCTCAAAACCATTTCGCGCATCAATCTTTTGTTTTTGTTTCAAGTCTTCTTCCTTATACTTTTCCGCTTCAGCAACCATGCGCTCAATGTCGTCTTTTGACAAACGCCCTTTATCATTTGTAATCGTGATTTTATTCGATTTACCACCCGCTTTATCAACCGCATTCACATTGAGCACGCCATTCGCATCCAAATCAAATGTCACCTCAATCTGCGGAATTCCACGCGGCGCTGGAGGAATGCCATCGAGTTGAAATTTACCAAGAATGTTATTGTCCTTGGTAAGCTGACGCTCACCTTCAAATACTTGAATTAACACGCCGGGCTGATTATCCGCATATGTCGAAAACGTTTGCCCCTTTTTGCACGGAATCGTGGAATTTCGCTCAATGAGTTTTGTCATCACACCACCAGCAGTCTCAATTCCTAGAGAAAGTGGTGCAACATCAAGCAATAAAATATCCTGCGTAATCTTCGACTGGTTACCCGTCAAAATGGCCGCCTGAACGGCCGCACCATATGCCACCGCCTCGTCCGGATTGATAGAACGATTGAGCTCCTTTCCATTGAAATACTCGGTCAGCAAACTGCATACTTTCGGAATGCGCGTCGACCCTCCAACCAGCACAATTTCGTGAATACTGTTCTTTGACATTTTTGAATCTCTGAGCACGCGGTCAACGGGGTCAATCGTGGAACGAAACAAATCCATGCACAGCTCTTCAAATTTAGCTCGCGTAACCTTGGTCATAAAGTCAGTTCCGTCAAACAATGAATCCACCTCAATCGTGGTTTCTGCAGACGCAGAAAGAGTTCGTTTGGCGCGTTCGCACGCAGTCCGCAACCGGCGCAAAGCCCGGTTATTACCAGTTGGGTCCTTTTTGGTCTTGCGCTTAAATTCCTGAACACACCAATTTACAAGCCGGTTATCAAAATCCTCTCCACCCAAGTGCGTATCTCCCGCCGTCGCTTTGACCTCAAAAATTCCGTCGTCAATTGTCAAAAGTGATACATCAAAAGTACCTCCGCCCAAATCAAAAATCAAAATGTTGCTCTCCCCTTTCCCCTTCTTATCAAGTCCATACGCAATTGCCGCCGCTGTTGGCTCGTTGATAATACGCAACACGTTTAGACCCGCAATTGCGCCCGCATCCTTGGTGGCTTGGCGCTGCCCATCATTGAAATACGCCGGAACCGTAATTACGGCTTCTTTTACGGCAGACCCCAAATAGCTCTCCGCAATCTCCTTCATCTTGACCAACACCATTGCCGATATTTCTTCAGGGGAAAATGTCTTTTGTTCTCCTTTGAACTCAACCTGAACATGCGGCTTCCCTCCATCTTTAGAAACCACTTTGAATGACCAGTGCTTCATATCATTCTGAATGCTGGCATCATCAATTTTTCTTCCGATGAGACGCTTGGCATCAAAAATGGTATTTTCTGGATTCATCGACACCTGATTTTTCGCAGCGTCGCCAATAAGACGCTCGCTGTCCGTGAATGCAACGTATGACGGCGTTGTCCGATTTCCCTGGTCATTTGCAATAATCTCCACGCGTTCATTTTGCCATACGCCCACGCATGAATATGTTGTTCCCAAATCAATACCGATTGCTTTTGTCATATCCTGTATTTTTATAACGCTTAATGCTCTGTGATTCTAGTAGTAGATGAATGTATATATAGAATTGGCTTTATGTTCTTTCATTTAATTAAATTATGATTACACATAACTTAATTATGATTACACATAACTTAATTACACATAACTTAATTATTTATCTGTTTTGTTAATGTTTGTTTATTTATTCGTTGACACCAGCATCATGGTCGTCGCCATTGTCATCATCATCGCGTAGAGCCTGATTTTCAGTAAGACGAGACAATCCGTGATCATTATTCTTGTTAATAACAACATTTTCCGTTTCAAACATTTGTTTGCGAATATCATCAAGTGTAACATTTTCTGAATTTTCTTCATCTTCGGCTGCGGCTGCGTCTTCATCGTCAGCGGACATATTTTTTACACTTACAAGTTCGCCCTTGGAGTTAAGAGTCTGGGTGAGTTTATTTCCAGATTTTTCCGCATTTTTTTTATTTTCATTAATTGCCTTTTCTTTAGCCTCTTTTACGCGCTTATCGAATTCCTTTTTGGCATGATCCTCATTCTTTTTCTTTTCCGACATGAGCTGATTCAGCGTTTCTTCCATGTACTCAACTCGTCCAGTCTTGTACGCATCTGGGTGAAATGGAACCCATATTCCCACCGGTCCAACGTATACATCGTGGTTGGGGTCTACTTCACGAAGCAGCTTGCAACGCATCTCGGCTTCTTTCTGTGATGCAAAAACACCACGAACTTTAATTCCTCTGATGGATGTCTGAAACTGATGTTTTTCTCCAAACTCAACATCCAGTCTCTCTTCATTGTTATCTACAAATGTTTTATAATCGTCATTCACAGTGTAATTCATTATGGCTTCATGTTCACTTCTAAGAAAATCCTGGAAGTCCTCATTTACCTTATCAAACGACAAATTGTATTTATAAGAAATGAAACTGATAAAATGAAGCATCACATCAACGGATTTTTTGTAATTCCACTGTTTTAGAAACTCTTCAAAAAAGAAATGGTCTCTCTGTTTTATAATTTCTTCTGGGCTTACAAATGACAAACAAACAAACTTTTGACCAGAAATTGCTTTATCTTCTTCTAACAAATCAACATAATTCATATTTGTTGTCCCATCGTCATTTTGTTTCATTTCAACACCACGCGGTTTATTTACTTTAGGCATATTTTTATACATTATATTATATTCATTTTTTAAGTATTTTAAATTGTTATATATTTTATTTCATAAAAACAATAATATAAATATTTGAAATTAATTTTATTTTTTTTTCTGTTCATTTAATATAATATTATAAGATGTATAATAACGTTCTTGATTTAGGCGAGCTTGTAAAACGCGCAATTAAGTATTTGGTAGAAGGTATAATGGTTGCCATTGTTGCTTATTCTATTCCCAAACAACGTTTGAGGTTGGAAGAAGTTGGCTTGATTGCGCTCTCTGCTGCAGCAACTTTTGCAATTTTGGATGTTTATGTTCCCAGCCTTGCCGTTTCTGCACGGTCCGGTGCCGGATTTGGTATTGGCGCCAACCTTGTTGGTTTCCCCAGGTGAAAATAACTACGTAACTGCGTAACTGCACATCTCAATATAAATAAAATATAATTTTATATGTTTTATTTATAAATACATCATCATCATCATCATAAAATAGCAAATGCTCCGCAATTTTCATGATATAACCAATGTTTTGTTCATCAATTTGGATTCGCGCACAGATCGTCGCAAACATTTTGAATTGCAGTTTTCAAAAATCGGACTTAACCTGCAGCGCTTTGCGGCCATTCAGAATGCGCGTGGTGCCATTGGGTGCAGCATGAGCCACATTGCGTGCATGGAGATGGCAATCCAAAATAAATGGGACCACGTTCTCGTGTGTGAAGACGACGCCACAGTCATCAATCCAGGTCAGCTCGTGCACCAAGTGAATCATTTTTTAAAACGGTTTAATGATTCGTGGGATGTACTACTACTAGCCGGAAACAATTATCAGCCATTTCGCCAAGAATCTCCCGAAGTTGTGCGCGTGGCCAACTGTCAAACCACCACCGCGTATTTAGTGCGCCGCCCCTACTTTGAAACGCTGTTGGCGAATTTCAAGGAGGGACTGAGCAAATTAAAGGCCATTGATAAACACTGGAAACTCCTGCAGCGCAGAGATCGCTGGTACCTAGTCGTTCCCATTACCATGATCCAGCGCCCCGACTACAGCGACGTTTCCAAAAGGCGCGTTGACTACGGCGATGTTATGACGCAAATCGATAAAAAACGGAAAAGTGTGTCGAAACCGAAACTTCGAAGGAAGTCTTTACTTGGTACTATTATTTTTTCACGGAATAACGAATAATACATTACGCCCATTTTCTTGTCAACTCAACCAAACCATTATTGACATGTCCTGAAATGTCAACACGAGCAGATTTATCTAAAAATGTATACAGCGCATTATTTTGTGTTTTTCTTTTTTCTAATTCAAAAAATAATTGAAACATCTTCAGTAATATACTGTTCCTTTTATTACTTGGAGTAGATGTAAACGCAAAACACAAAGCTTCAAATGCAACTGCAAGATAGTTTGTCTCAACACCCTCTACTTGCTGCTGTTTCTGCTCTTTCTGCTGTTTCTGCTGTTTACTATTTATTATTTCATTCACTTTATCCTCTAATAGAAGTATTAATTCTGATGATGGTTTTTTATGAAAACTAACAATCGCTTGAATTATCCAATTCATTTTAAAAATAGAATCAGTTGGTTCAAATGTAAGTGAACTATATTTTATTTTCATTTTACATCCCGCTTTATTTAATCCAATCATTATCTCAGGTCTTGCAAACTCGCTTTCCGCCAAAGGTAAATCTTCTAACAATTTTTGGCAAAACCTAGAACTACTTATTCGTAATTGTGGAAATGCAAACCCTACAAATGATAACGCTTGTGAACTGTATTTGTCAATGTTCTTCATAACGTCTATTATTTTTTGTTTAACGATTTCTTTTTCTTGTTTTGATGCAATGTCCGAGTACAGTTTTATATACCTGTACACTTCACTCAGTGTTGAAATGTTACGCACATCATCATCTGAATTCCATTTCAAAATCTTATTATGATATGTATGTCCAAATGGAAATGTCATATTCGACTTCATGTTGTCTAATAAAAATCGCGTAAACTTAAAGATAGAAACGTAACTGAATATTTCACCAGTCAAAAGGGTAATATAACTTGACTTTATCTGTTTTATTTTGTAAGCATAAAGGTTAAAATCTTGGTCTGTAATATTTGCTTTATTTTTTATAGATTCAATTAATTCATTCCAAGAAATATTCAAGAATACACCTGGCAAATAAGTAGCTCGTTGAGACTTGTCTGTTGTTTCAATGATGATTCCAAAGTTTTTATTTGAAAAATGTCGATTCAACGCTTCAACCACTCCTGTTGTTCGGTTTATTTTATAAATAGGGTTCAACATAAAGTCCAATTCTAACAATGAGTATGGGTCTGTTTGAATTGGTGGAAAATATTTATTACGACTGTCTGTCCAAACAGAGTCGTAAGAGACGCGCAGTAAATGATAAGATATATCTTTTTCTGTTAGTGAGTTGAAATTATTATCCCAGTAGCCTATACACCCATGTATGTCAACCGGATGCATCTTTAACTTGTTATGTCGTCGAACAGTACTGAACACACCAAATACATTTTTAGGGAAGTCTTTACATGGTACTTCTATTATTTTTTCACGGAATAACGAATAATACATTACGCAAGTAGTCAACATATTTTTGTTCATTATTATATGTCAAATAAAGTTGTTAATTATATAAATTATATAAATAATATAATATCATAAATAAATAAAATATATTTTTCGTGTTTTTAATAAAATAATAAATTCTTACACAATTTATATAAAATGCAAGTTAATTTTTTGGATTTAAAAAAAAATTATTTATCAATAGAAAATGAAATCATGGAAGAGTTTAACAGTCTATTTGACAAATGTGATTTTATTTTAGGTAAAAAAGTTGAAATTTTTGAAAAAAATTTTGCAAATTATATTGGTATTAAGCATTTTATAGGATGTGCGAATGGTACTGATGCATTGGAAGTTGCTGTTAAATCATTTGATTTGAAACAAGATGATGAAGTTATTGTTCAAGGAAATACTTATATTGCAACATGTTTAGGTGTACTCAATAATAATTTAAAATTAGTTTTATGTGATATTAATCCAGAAACTCATATGATAGATATTAATAAATTAAAAGATAAAATAACAACAAAAACAAAGTTAATTATAGTTGTTCACTTATATGGGTTAGTACCTGATATGGATAAAATTGTTTCATTATGTAAAGACCAAAACATATATTTAATAGAAGATTGTGCACAAGCACATGGTGCATATTGGAAAAATAAAAGAGTAGGTACATTTGGCGATTTATGTTGTTTTAGTTTTTATCCGGGAAAAAATCTTGGTGCATATGGTGATGGTGGTGGTATAGGTACAAATTTAGATGAAGCAAATGAAAAGATTAGAAAAATGATGAATTTAGGTTGTAAAATTAAATATCATCATGAATTAATTGGTAGAAATTCTCGTTTAGATACATTACAAGCTTCATTTTTAAATGTAAAATTAAAATATCTTGAATCATGGAATGAAAAAAGAAGATATAACGCAAATTTATATAATAAATATTTGACTGATAATAAATTTATCCATACACCAGTCATCAATGAAAATTGTACTCCAGTATATCATTTATATGTTATTCGTACAAAATATAGAGATAATTTAAAGGAATATTTGGATAAAAATAAAATTCAAACATTAATACATTATCCTATATCTATTGCAGAAACTGATGCATTAAAAGAATATAATTTTATGGATATTGAGAATTGTATTCAAAATTCAAAAGATATATTATCACTTCCAATGTATCCAGAATTAACAGAAGATGAAATTAAATATGTTTGTAGTACAATTAATAATTTTTTTTTAGAAGTTGATTTATTAAAATTAGACAGTATTCAATTGTTAAATAAACCTGGAATACTACATTGTATTAATAATTTAAGTTTTAACACTAAAAGATTATTTTATTTAGATAGTTTTGGTACTACTAATAATTTTGAAAAAAATAATAAAAGAGGATTTCATGCAAATATTAATTTTGATGAATTAATTATTGTATTAAATGGAGAAATAAAAGTAAAATTAACAGACAAAAATTTAAATGTTACTGAAACAATTTTGAATAAAAATGACACAAAAATAATTCCAAGAATGAATTGGTTAGAATATGAAATGATAGATATTTCTTCTATTATATTGGTATTAGCAAATGAAATTTTTGGAAATTCTATTTCAGTTAGAGATTATGAAACTTTTATAAAGACATAAATTTATAATTTATATATTATTTAATATTATAATGGATTATGATAATATTAAACGTTTTATACCAGGTTTTACAATGGGAATAGTCAGAGCAACTATATCACACCCATTTGAAATACTTAAATTAAAATCACAAACAACAAATAACATTATAAGTAATAACAATATTAATAATAATAATATTAATAAATCTTTTTATAAAAATTTATTTAAAGGGTTACATTATTCTGTCATAAGCAACTCACTAGAAAGAGGGATTCAATTTGGAATGTATGAAAAATTTAAACAAAATGATAATATTTTAATGTCTTCTATAAAATCAAGTTTAATATCAACATCAGTAAGTTTACCTTATAACATTCTTTTATTAAAAAAAGTGATATTATCATCTACAATAAGTGTACCAAAAAATATACTATACAAAAGTGCTGGATTAGAATATTCTAGAAATTTATTTGGTTCAACTATATTTTTATCTTCTTATAACTATTTTAAAGAACATGATGTTCCAATATTATTAAGAGCACCAATAGCTAGTTTTTTTGTATGGGGAATAACATATCCATTAGATTCTTATAAAAATATATTGATTGCTAACAATAATATGAAGGAAATAAAAGATATTACTATAAAAAATTTATATAAAGGCATACAATATCCAATAATACGTTCAATACCGTCATCAATAGCAGGATTTTATGTTTATGAATATATGTTAAAATTATTGAATCAGAGTTAGAATCAATATTATAATCAGACAATCAGACAATAGTATTTTTATTATTATTATATCTATCTATATAAATTTTATCTGATATTGTTGTGTTGAATTGAATATTTAAATCTGATATCATAAGAACCAATAAATCCAATTTTTTTCATTGATTGTCTATAATTATAAATTAGATTAAATATATTTTACATAATTAAAGACTTAAAATACTTATATTCATTTTGAAATATTTTTAAAAAATGAGAATTTAAATAGTTACTATTGTTATCAATTGTGTCATTTTTCATTACATTGTATAACCATTCATATGAAGATATTTCTTGACCACCACCTATTTTAAAATTTATAAAAAACAAGTTTTTTGTATTTAATTTATGAACATATTTATCAGAAGAAGGAGACAAATTATTTTTATCTAAAATATTTTTCTCATCCCGTCCTTCATCACAACTCCATCTTTCTAATACATCAGGATATATATCAAAAACTTTTTTGTTTACACCAAAAATACCACCTACATAATTATAAATATTTCTACCAGAATAATTAAATTTTCCATTATGCCAAAAAAATGGAATATCTTCAATTTTGTTATTGTTAAATTTACAATAATATACTGCATTATTACCATTATAATAATTATCAATTCCATATATTTGTAACTGATTTGGGTTATAAAATTCAATAAGTTGTTTAAAAAAATTAAAACATATATAATCATTTGAACCGGCCCATAATAGTATATCTGGATGTTTATTATAACATTGTTTCATACCATAATTAATTTTATTATTTAACATATTAAAAATATTTTTATATTTTGTATCACTTTGGTCAAATTCAAAATATGTTGTGTTATCAAAATTAAAATATTTTGAAACCAAATTCTTAGATAATTCTTTTTCTGAACCTATTATAGTAAATGTAATCATTGCATATTTTTCAAAATAATTTTGTATAGTTTTATAATGTCTGAATATATATTCTGTCAAATGATATCTATCGCTATTTATACCATACAAATAAATTGCCATCATTATATTTATATGTATTTTATTATTTGATAAATCAATATTTTCATTAACTAATTTAGAATCAGTTTCATGTAATATAAAATCTATAATATAATCTTTATATGATTCATTATAATCTTTTTCATATAATAAATTAACTGACATTATATATTATATAAATATATAACTATATTTATTTATATAAATATATAACTATATTTATATAAAATGCATTATTTGAAAAATTTATTTAAAAATATAAATATTGGTAAAAATTATACCGTCTTCAACTGTCGGATTTTATGTATTTGAGTATGTCAATAATTATTTAAATAGTATTTAATTCTTAGTTAAATATAATAAGTTAATCTAAATATATTTTTTTGTATCAACTTATTATATTCAAACAATAGTTAATTATCAATAATGAAAATTTTAAAATTTCCAAAAAGTTTAATAATGGGGAAAAATAATTATATTGAATCCGGTGTTAAAATTTTAGAAAATGTAATTATAGGTGATAATAATAAAATATATGATGGTACAGTAATTTACCCAAATACAGTTATTGGAGATAACAATATTATATTGAATAATAACATATTAGGTGAATTTAGTGTTGAAAGTGGAATAAATATTAAAACGTTTAAAAAAAATTTTAATGGACTCGAAATAGGTAATAATAATTTGTTTCATATAAGTAATAAAATATTTACAGGATATATTTCAAAAACGATAATTGGCAATGGTAACAAATTTCTTGCTGAAAGTCACATTGGTCACGATACTAAAATTCATAATAATGTTACTACATACCCAAGAGTTATTACTGGTGGACATTCCACATTATTAGATTATTCTACCATGGGAATGAATTCGTGTATCCAACAAAATAATGTTTTAGGTTCATTTTCCATGATTGGAATGGGAAATGCTGTAAGTCATAATGTATTTCCTTTTTATATTTATTTAGATAGAAAATATTTGCGATTCAATAAGATAAAAATACCAGAAGAACTTCAAATTGATATTTATAGTAGTGAGTTAATAAATTTAATAGAAAATTTGAAAAAAAATAATTGTGATAAAGACATAGTAAAACAATATGATTTACCTGAAAATATAAAGTATTATATTTATAAATTTTTAGATGTACTTAAAATAAATAAAATTTAATTAGTGATGACACTAAGTATAAATAAATAATATAAATAACAGTATGGTTTTACAGCAATGAATTCATCAATTACAAAAAATTCATTACCATTTTTCATTAATATAAACAATAAATATAGTAAGATTAACTATCATAGAATATTAAAAAATAATGACAATAGTGATATTAATAATATTAAAGACTATGAAAAAATATTAACAGAAATTAGTAATAAATATATGTCAAAAAAATTAATTATAGAAAAATACCAAGAACAATTTACCAAAAACTATTTATGAAATACTTTATTCTTTTTTATCTTATAAATAATATACTATTTATATCCAACCAAAAAGAAAAATGAGAGAAAATATATTAAAATTATTCACTCATCAAGCAACATGAGTGCCATGGCCGCATAGTTATGCAAATCAATGAGAGTATCTCGGATTCCTTCATTTTTTACCAAATTCACGCCATTTTTGGTAATTGACACAGACCGTTGCAGTTTGTCTTGAATTCGCACAAGAACTCCAATAACGCCATATTCTGCAAATGCATCGCCATAATCTGCATTTTTTCGTGTAAATAATTCCAGTGCTTCAGACTGAATCGCCTGCATTTGTTGAACTCTATCTTTTTTTTCGTCCATTGATCCTCTATGGATTGGTTCGTATCGTTCGTATCATAAAATGTGGTATACGTATATGTTTATATTGTTTACACATTTTATAAATAAACACGTCAAGCGTATGTCCCCCCGCTACGCAACACACGCGACAGACGATAAGCCATAATTTAATGCGTTAAATACATTACCATTTTTAAAACTACAAAGCTTACACCCAATGAAAATACAAATGACAGAGCTCCTCCATTTCCAGCACCAACCTCTTTATAAAATGATTCCAAATTATCAAAAACGTTCATTCGATATATAAAAACATCCATGGCATACCCAATCAAATATGCTATAACAAAAAATATAAAATATACCATAAATATACTTGTAAATAAATAAAGCGAATTAGTGTTTGGCAAGTATGTATTGAAAATAGATTTATACAAAATCATTAATATCAATGTTGCAAACCCAACTGTTAATCCAGCATAAATGCCGGCACCGACAATTGATTTTTTTTTAAAGTAGGGTGAAAGCAACTTGAATGCCTTTATTTTCGAATACTTTGATAAATCATTTAAAACATTGTCAGAAACATATGCCACACAAAAATTTATGATAATGAATAGTATTGCAACTTTCGTATCGCGGTCCATTTATTACAACAGTCTTCAATAATACTATTATATATAATAAAAATTATCATATATAATAAAACTACTTACTCTAAATAATAATTTCCAAATGAATAATTATATCCATTCTCTCTGAAATGTCATACATATTTTCCGTATTTATCATCGGAATGCCGCGCTTACGCAAAACAATCGTTTGGTGTGTTTTAAACTCAATATCACGAATCGGAATGTCAACTGAAATGTTTTCAAATATTACAATTGTGAAAACAGACGTAGAGAGATTAAATAAGTTTTCAACTCGTGTTCGAACGTCGATATAAATATTATTTATTTCATCGATGTATATGTATTCAGGTAATTTTGGAATGCATTTTACAATTAATTCTCTCCCATGATTCATATCATAATAAAGTTCGGTGTGCCAATTTGGAATATAATATATTTTTTCTTCATGTTCAATGACCTGAATATTATTATGGTCAAATAATTCGGTTATTGTTGGAGTCAATACAATTACATCATCCATTTTCATTTTATTTTTTAATATTTTTATAATTCCATCAAACCTGTCGTCAGTAATTTCTAAAATTACATAGTATTTCATAATCAAATCATAAATGAATAAAATTGAGCTCTTGTCCATATTGTCAAACATTGCAATTGTTAATACTTTGCACTTATCCATCAATGCTGTCAAAATCACATTCAACTCTGTTATTTTTGTTTTCGAAAATCCATCCATGAGAGAACTTATAAATGCAGCAAATAAATCACTATATTTTTTACAGTCATCAACATCGACATTGAAATTTTCTTTTTTATTATATTCTTTATTCTCATCATTTCCGCCATGATTATAAAAACAATTACTGTCAATATTTTCATGAATCAAAAACTGATACGCTTCGTTTATTTCTTTGAACTTTGCCGTTGACTCGTCAGAATTAAAGTGTTTATCTGGATGATTTTTTAACGCAGCAATTCTGTAATGTTTTTTTATTTCTGAAAACGTATATTTTTTATTTTGGGTCAAACCTAATATTTTTTTTGCATTTTTTATTTTGAGTTTAATTTTTGATGATTCCGTATCCATGTATTCTTGATATGATATTATACATGTAATTTTCTAAATGGTATATGGGTCTATAATTATTATTAAAATACTGAAGTGAAGTATATGTTTCAATTAAAATGTCTGATAAATCATCCGACTTTAACAGTCCAGAGCTGATCAAGTCATTTAAAATATACCATATGCATTCTCCCAAGTCATAGTTGTAAATAAGAATGTCATACAAGACATCTCGAAAAGTTAAAAATTTCAAATCATCCGGGTTTTTCAAAATATCGAGTATTGACTTGCAGAGCTTTTCATAAGGACACGAATGAATCATTTCACATTTATGAAGCGTCTTTGTTTTAACCGTTGAAGCAACAACAATATTTGGCGGGGTTGGCGGAAAAGTCATGTTGTCGTCTAAAAGATGCTGCGACGGTTGCGACGGTTGCGACTTTGCTGGCGAAAGAGGTTCTGGATGTGGATGTGGAACTTGTAAACATTTACTGTAATTCAACAAGGTGGGTTTTGGAACATGAATAATTTTACAATTTTGCATTATGTTATCTGGAATAAAACCAACATGTTCCGAAATCAATATATATTTCAATCGCACAGAGTTAATACCTTGCATGTAACTGTAAAAATTATCAAGCAACTCGCTGTTTATTTTATGAAACTGTGTGCAAACAATAATTCCAACCTGGTTATGTGAAGAGGAAGACACAATAACATCTATAATTTGCAAGTATATTTCATTCCACAAAAGTTTCGCATTGCATCCCAAGAGAGACATGTCAATTTCAAAATGAATGTCGCTCATTTTTATCAAGTATTGTTCCTTGTTGAAATTTACTGTCAATCGTTTCTCATATTTCAATTCACTCGGGCTGTATTTGTGTATACACGACAACATTTGACTATATTTCCCAACACCTGATGGACCATAAAATATCAAATTTTTTAAACTGTGAATTGTGCTTGGAAACTTATGAAACAATGCGCAAAGTTTTGGATGCATGGAATGTTTTTTATTTTTTTGTAAATAATCATCAAAATGACACACATGTGACTTTGCAACTTTCATTTGTTTATTCGTGAAAATAATCAATCGAATTATCAAATTATATTTATTAAAAAAAAACAAGTATGAAAAATATATATTTATTTGTTTATATTTATTTTTATAAATCTTTATAAGAGTTATAAACATGCGCGAGATTGTATCGAGTTTAGTTGATAATATAAGTAAAAAAAATATCAGCGAAAACAGTTGTATTCTTGACCTGGACATAACAATGAGTGGAGGAGCATTCAATTCTAATTACTTGGTCGGATGTTTATACTTTTTGCGCGAAATGCAAGAGAGACATTTAATTCGAATTCATAGAATGTCATCATGTAGTGCAAGTTCTTTGATTGCTTTTTTATTTTTAACAAACAACCTTGAACTATTTCATGAGAAACTATATGATATAGCAGTATCAAGTTTCAGATGCAACAAAACATTTATTTTCACAAAGTCAACCATTCAATTTATACTCGACATTGTTAAACACTCCCTACCGCATGATGAGAATTCCATTCTTAAAATGATCAATAAAAAACTTTATATTACTTATTTCGATGTTAAGCTTCGTAGAAAAATTATAAAAAAAAAGTATAAATCGATAAAAGATGTTTTTGAAACAATCAAAAAATCCTCTTATATCCCACACATCACTATGAACAAACTACTGTATCGAAATCGATACATGGATGGATGTACGCCTCATATATTTGAAAATGGTAAAAGAAAACAACTGTTCATTAATATGATTGGTAAAGATAAAATAAAAGAGTCGCTTATTTTAAAAAACAATAAAAATGGAGTACACAAAATAGTGAATGGAATTCTTGATGCATATTATTTTTTTTTCAAAGGATGTGCGGAAACATCAATGTGTAGTTATGTCGACAACTGGAGTTACTTTAAAAATATAAAATATAAACTGATATACACATTATCATTCATGCTTTGTTACTTTATTTTTTTTTATAATTTTAATATCAAGGCTCCGCTACTTTTATTTTTGGAACAAAGTTCAAATACAATTCAAATAAAAATTGGAATGGCACTCTTTTCTTTTTTAAAAACATCTTTACAGATACTGATTGAGCATTATTGTTTATAGGTTTATAAAATAAACGGAGATACATTATAAAAAAAAGAATATAAACCAAAAAAATGATTATATAGTAGTACCGCACAACTGTACATATTTTATGAACTTGAATTTAATATTTAAAACAAATAAAATGACTTCTCTCTCGCGTGGCGCCGCTGGAGAACACAATGGTGTTGAAGAGGAGGAGTCGCGCATCAACTTGAAACATTTATATTTTAGTGAACCCATCCAAAATTCAATCATTCATGACAGTTTTTTTATACGCATAAACTATTCAGACAATGACGTTTCACTAGTTGGGTTGATACTTCCTGTTAAGCTGTCATTTGTTACAATTTCCAAATCATTCAATAAAAATATCATAACCTACGATATGTATTCCAACAAGGAAACTATTTCAAATATTTGTCATTTAGAAACATCCATTCTCGAAAAATACAATCATTTTTTGAATTCAACAAGTAAAAGCAACACTCTTAAAACTCCCATTTATAACTTATCAAATCAACTGAAATCATGTAGCATCAAATTGTTTTCAGATACAACTAAAAATACCCAAGAATGCATCATCATGTTGAAAATTTCGGGAATTTGGGAAAATGTTAAAGAATATGGAATTACTTTTAAATTTACAGATGTACAGTGACATAACAAAAAATATTTTTTTTTATTATTCTACGTTTTTATTGTATTAAAGTTATATTTATATATAATAAAATTATTAAAAACTTATACATACTTTTTCAAATGTGGTACTGGATTTTTAAAGTATCTGTACTATCACTCATTTTTATTTTCCTTCTTCATTACCTTTACACTTTTTTTATTTCTACTCTCACAATACCAAAAGTAAAAGACCTGGTAACTCTTCCACAGCAAAAGTATGATGAACTATTTCATTCATTAGAACGAAAAAAAAATAATGATGGAATTGTAAAAAGTAACTTGTTACCATCATCATCATCTTCTTCTTCTTCACAATCAATGAAAGATGAACTTATTCGTTTTATGAAAGAAATTGGTGGCGGCGGCACATCTGTCGATTCAAATCGAAATGTAATGCCATCATCAACTATCTCATCATTTTCATTTTCCAAATAATTTTTGACATGTGACCGTGTGACATGTGACCGTGTGACATGTGACCGTGTGACATGTGACCGTGATTAATATATATTGCGATAAATGTAATAAAAACAACGTTATACTTGTAGTCAAGGATAGTGTCAAGGCAGTTAAGTCATCAAATACAACCAATGCAACAACATCACTTTGCATTTCATGAAAAAAAAACCAACGCCACCAATGATGAAGACATATTGAAACAGTTCCCAAAAATAAAATTTTCTTATGAGTCAAAACATTATAAGAAAGTTTCACAAAATACTAACCAGGATGAAATTGATAATAAAAATAGTCACGAGAATCACGATAATCACAACAATGACAGTAAAGATTTCTTTTATTTCATCATTCCAAAAGGAAAGAAATATTTTGTATGGTTCAAAAATAACAACTGCTATTTTTTAGAGTTAAATACTCAACGAGAAATCATTTCAATACAAACAAAAAATGTATCTCACACCTTTCCAAATAATACAATATTATACGGAACTCATTTTTATGTTCGACAAAACAATAATGGAAAAAATTACAATACATACTATTTCACAATTGAAAACATTCACTATTTTGATGGAATACACTTGGACGCAACAAGTGTAGTCGATAAATTTAAAAAAATAAATAAATTTTTTAATCAACAAATGAAACCTATGTCAAATCCACAAACACAAAAACAATACCATTCTTCCGTTGAAATTGGAATACCATATATTTCATCTTCATTCAAGGATGCGCATGATATAAAACCATTTTATCATGCATTTTGTATTCAGAAAAAATGTTGGAAAAATTCAAATAATGAATATGAAAATGTTTTTTATTTTAATTCAGTTTCAAACGTTTCAATTCTCTCAAACGTATCAACCTGTAACTCTTCATCATATACAAGTCAACCACGTCCGCCACATGTACATCATCATTCTCCTGCACTTACTATCAACAATAATCACAGTAAGTACAAAATTTTCATGGTACGAGCCGATTTACAAAATGATATCTATCACCTTTCTGACCCAAACGGTAACATTGATGACAACGAACTGATTGCATCTATACCCGACTATAAAACAAGTGTAATGATGAATTCTATATTTAGAAAAATTAAAGAAAATGACTCGCTTGATGCATTAGAAGAAAGTGATGATGAAAATGAATTTGAAAATATTAGTCTAGATAAATTCGTTGATATGTCAAAAAAAATATTGATGAAGTGTGTTTATAATCATAAATTTAAAAAATGGACACCAATATCACAAATCAGCCAATAGCTTAAAATCATGACGAACTTTTAACACTTTATTTTTTTAATTATATTATATTTTAATTATTATAATAAATATAAAATATAATATATAATAATTAAATCAATCAAAGTAAAAAAAATATAACAATAACAAAATAATAAAAAAATCAGTGAAAAATAAATGGCAACTATCGCTCCACCACCAATTACACCAGAGAATTTTAATTTTGAAACGATTCAAGATATATTATATTCAAATGAAGTAAACGTTGTTGATCCATTAACCAGTAAACCAGTCAACATTAAAAATAATGACATGTTCTCAAGAGCTAAAAATTTTGTTGATAGTAAAAAATTAGAAATAGAAGAATTAAAAATAAAAAATTCTTTGAGTTCCAACTCAATTTTTTTTGGTAGGATATTAAATGACAAAATAAAACGTAAAGAAAAACAAAAGTGTAGTGAAATACTTGGTTTTACTTTAAGACAATTATCTGTTAACGAGTTGACAAAATTTAAACTAGATACAACGAAAAAATATTACATTATTGATGGCATTAAATGTGAAAGTCTTGCAGCTATTATTGGTTTCAAAGTTGGTGACATAATTGTTGGAATGTACAACACAAACAATATCACAAAACAACTATTCGATTATGTTGATGAAGACGCATTATACAACCTGAATGGAAATTTACTAGATGACACAAAAACGATTCTTTATATAGCTATAAGCGTCATTAGATATAATAATAAATTAGAACTAGAAACCCAGCCACCAATACATCCAATATATGAAAAAGATTACATAAACAACAGTAACATATTAAATCACACAAAAAGATTTATAATTCCATATCTTAATTCAAAAAAAAATACAATTACAAAATTTGGAAGTTTGATTTTTAAAGATTACATTTCTGATTTGACCGATTTTACACAACTTGGAGGAATGAATGGAACATCACCAACAGAACCAGAACCACCAAGAAGGTCAGCAAGTTCAGTATTACCATCATCATCATCAATTATGGGACCACAAACAGCAGAAAGAGCAACACCATTTTCATCTTCAGGTTTCGACCCAATGGCAGAATCGTCGTCACCAGCAACAAGACTACCACCTACATCATCACCAATAGAACCATCAAAAAGGTCAGCAAGTTCAGTATTACCATCATCATCATCATTTATGGGACCACAAACAGAAGAAGAAGCAACACCATTTTCATTTTCAGGTTTCGACCCAATGGCATCGTCGTCACCAGCAACAAGACTACCACATACATCATCACCAATAGAACCAGAACCATCAAGAAGGTCAGCAAGTTCAGTATTACCATCATCATCATCATTTATGGGACCACAAACAGAAGAAGAAGCAACACCATTTTCATTTTCAGGTTTTGACCCAATGGCAGAATCGTCGCCATCAGCAACAAAACTACCACCTACATTATCACCATTAATGGAACCAATGGAACCATCATCGGCACAACCAACATCACTTCCATCAATGGAACTGCTGTCACCACGACAACAACAACCCGGATTACCAGAAGATTTTTCTTTACCAACACAACCATCAACATCATCAGGACTAAACTTTACGACATTGCCATCTGCACCGTCATCATCATCAGTACCGTATTTTTCACCCATGCCGACTGCATCATCACCTGATAAGATGCCACTGTCATTTGGCACAGTAGTGTTACCATTACCAGAAAAAAAACAACAACTTGTGGAATTCACCACTTTGCCAACAGCAAAATCATCAATTTCATTTAAACTATTATCACTACCGACGTTGGATGTGGGAATACTACCACTGCCGCCTGACGACTCAACAGTATCAGCACAACGCATCTTATTGATGAACTTGTACTTGAATGAAATATTCAACAGAATCATTTTCATTTACAAAAAAAAAGAAAAAAATCCATCATGGAATGACTTTCAAATAAAGTCAATATACAATTTAAACTTGAGGGGAAACCGTTTTACATTACCCAGATTTAATGAGATAAAAAATACTGACAAAAAAATTATATCAAAATTAAATTCAATATTAGACAAAGAAATAAAGTTTGTTTCATGTACCACCGTTGGAGGAAAAGGAAACAGAAATAAAATGAATAATTATATATTAAAAAAAAAACACTCAACCATAAAAAAGAAAATCAGAAATATAAAAAATAAAAAATCATTGAAAAGTAAAATAAATAAAAAAATAAAAAAATGTATCAAAAAAAAATGTATTAAAAATATTTTAAAATTTAAGGAAAAAGAAACCGAAGCACAACAACAAAAAAATAAACGCCGAATAAAAAAAATACTAAAATCAAAAATAAGTGAAAAAATAAATAAATTTAAATTAAATAACATGTATAACAAAAACAAAAATCATACCCGTAAACATTATCATTGAATAAAATATCAAATAATATTATTATATTTTATTATATATGTCTTTATATATAATAAAATAAATATCAATGTCCAGTGCGCCAAATGTTTATGATAATGACCCGGCATTACTTGCGGCACTAAATGAAAGTGCTGCTGAAGAAGCTGAAGAACACCTAGTCGGTGAGGACCAGTTACCTGAAGAATTAAAAAAAGAATTTGATTTTGAAAGAGTAGTTGGGGACGGTGACTGTTTTTTTGATTCAATTGCAAAAGGTATAAAACTATTCGATGATACGAGACCAGACATAACTAAAGATACTTTACGTGGTGCGTTATGCGAATATTACATGTCGAATCTTGAAAACCCCGACCTTTTTTTTGAGACATTTTTCGCAATAAAACAAATGAAGGATCCTTTGATGGCGTATTTTGAGAATGATTTAAAATTAATAGGTACTATATGTCAACGAGGTGAGTCGATACCATCAGTTGAACTAGGCGTATTTTCAATTTTATCTCCTTATCAATTTGAATTGTATCAAACAAACAATGGTAATACTCAAGATGTAACAGGTACGTATACAGATAATTTATTTGAAACTGGAATGTTAGATCAAGCAACTATAGAAGAAAGTATAAGTGATATTGAAGAGAAAAAACGAATTATTCATGAAATGTTAAAATTTAACAAAAGTAAACCAACTATTTACATGTGGTTTCATCCGTTAAGAATGCCAAAAGGCACTGTTCAAAATACAGCTGTTGAAAATACAGGAATAGCAAATCATTATTCATTATTAGTACCAAAAGACATAGAAGAAACAAGAGGTGGAGAAATAGCTAAATTAAGAAGTTCATCAAGTCAATTATCGAATTTTTTAACAAAATCTTTTCCAACTTCTATTTCTGCATTAAAATTTTTTGCAGCATGTTCGCCGTTACAATATAGTAACGATGTGACAAGACATATAGATGAAGAAGAAGGTGGGGCAAAAGCAAAGGCAGCGGCAGAGGCAAAGGCAGCGGCAGAAGCAAAGGCGGCGGCAGAGGCAAAGGCAGCGGCAGAAGCAAAGGCGGCGGCAGAGGCAAAGGCAGCGGCAGAAGCAAAGGCGGCGGCAGAAGCAAAGGCGGCGGCAGAAGCAAAGGCGGCGGCAGAAGCAAAGGCGGCGGCAGAAGCAAAGGCGGCGGCAGAGGCAAAGGCGGCGGCAGAGGCAAAGGCGGCGGCAGAGGCAAAGGCGGCGGCAGAGGCAAGGGCAAAAACAGCAGCAACAAAAGTAAAAACAACCCAACAACTACATCAAGAACTCACGAGTGTAATAAAAAAATCGATAATGACGAAAGTAACACCAACAGGACAACTAGCAAGGCGAGGAGGATATATAAAGTCAAAATTAAAATCAAGAAAATTAAAATATTATTCCAAAAAAAGAAAATCAAAAACAAATAAAAAAGTCTCAAAAAAAATGAGACTTAAAAATAAAAAAATGTTGAAAGTACATAAAATTACGAGAAAAAATAGATATAAGTTGTAGTAATTTCATTCACATTTTTTTTATTCAAATATACTTATTTCGAATTTACTTTAAAAATTTATTAATAAATATAAATATTATTGTATATTCATATTTATAAATAATAAATAAAAAAATTTATATGGACGAAGAAAAAGAACAATTAAAAAAATATAGACAAGGTATATTTAAAGAAAATGAAACACTTTATGATAGAACTAGAACCCCTAAGTCATTTTCATTTAATATACAAAATATTGTCAGTGGACCAGTTTGTAAACAATCTCAAGATTCAACCAAAATTGAATTTTTACAAACGACTACAAATAATGCAATCCGGTATTATTTTTCAAATGGAATACCTGGTGATAAAATATGTGCATTGAATTTTGCAAATGCGAGTTATGTAGGTGGTGGTGTGACAAAGGGAAGTATTGCTCAAGAAGAAACATTATGTTTAACAAGTCCTATGTTGTATTATTCTTTAGCGGGTGTTGGTAATGGTAGTGAATTTAATGATGGTTCTTTACAATATAGAGATACAAGTATAATTCACCGGAACGAACGCTGGAAACAACGCATAATATTATCACCAAATGTTCAATTTATAAGAGACGACGACAAGACCCTTCAGTTTTTGGATAAACGTGATATATATACTGCATCTATAATAAGTGCAGCAGCTCCAAATAATAAAAGCAAACATGAGCCATTGAGTGAAACTGAAATGCATGATATTGAAATGGTAATTAGAAATATTTTAGATGTAGCCGGATGTAGATATGACTTTGATGTGTTAATATTAGGAGCGTGGGGGTGTGGTGCTTTTGCACCACAGAAAGGATTTTCTAGCATTGATCCTCAGGTATACGTAAATACAATTGCACATATATTCAAAAAAGTAATTAAATCTTCCCAAACTAAATTAAAAATAATTTGTTTTGCCATTCCGCAGAAGAGTAAACATGATAAATTAGATAATTATGACATTTTTAAAAAGCATTTTATAGATTTAAAAAAAGAACAAGCAGAAGCCCGACAAGCAGTCGCAGTCGTTTCATCATCAGCTTCAGCTCCAGGTAGAGCTCAACCACAAACAATAGGTGTATTAAGCAATGCAATTAAAGAAATCATAAAAACTGCTATTATTAGTAAAATATTTAAAAAACAGTAATAAAATAAAATTAAAAAAATTAAAAATTATTTAAAATATCAAGATAATTTAATACAATTTTTATTAATATTTTTTTATTGCGATTTTTTGTATTATATAGAAAAGAATGGGTAATACTAAGTCTTCAAATTTGGGTATGAATAAGCCGAATTCTCCAGATTTTTGGGAAGGAACATCTGTAAATACTTGGCCAATTAAACGTCTGGGTATGAATGAGCCGAATTGTGAAATAAAGTTAAACACAAAAGTTGAATTCTTCAATGGTAGTGTTAATGAAGCAGCTGAATTATATTATAAACAAAATGATAGAGTGTGTATATTAGACGATAAAATACAAAAATTAGAATTAATGAGTACAAAACTATATTTAAGTAAATTAGGAGAATTATATAAAGAAATAGATGGTCTTAATAATATAGTAGAATTCCCACGTGTCAAAATTGATTCTAATAGTTCAGGCAATGAATTAGATGATAAAAATAAATATTATACATATGTAATTGTAGCAAAAGCTCCAGATAATGAAAGTAAACCTATTGAAAATGCATTACAATCTAAAGATAAAATTATAAATATTATTAGAAATATATTAAGTCTTGCCGGGTGTTTTATCGTCGAGAGTTTCGATGGTCCTACTAATGTAAAAAAAGGTCCTACTAATGTAAAAAAAAATACTGTGGAAAAATACAATGTCCTTGTAATAGGAGACTGGGGTTATGGTGATTATTGTGATTATCATTCTAAAAGAAGAGATTATTTACAATATGCAACTATGATTGCAGATGCATTTCAAGAAGTGTTATCTACTTCTAAAACTAAACTAAAAAAAATTTGTTTTGCTATTGAAAAATCTGATGTATATGATATTTTCAAGTCAAGAGGATGGACAAATCCTACACAAGAAAAAACAAAAACAGTGTCACCAATGTCACCAACACTACCATCAAGAAGTTTCACGCTACTACCAAGAAGTTTCACGCCACCATCAAGAAGTTCCACGCCACTACCAAGAAGTTCCACGCCACCACTAAAACCAAGAAGTTCCACGCCACTACCAAGAAGTTCCACGCCACCACTAAAACCAAGAAGTTCCACGCCACCACTAAAACCAAGAAGTTCCACGCCAATACCACCAAGTGCAGCGAGCCGCCTCTTTGAATTTTCTACTCCTTCTGCGAGTATTCCAACATCAATTAGCCCATCGGTAACCCTAGCATCACCAAGACAACTAAAAACAGTATCAACTAAACCATTACTACATAACCGTATCAAAAAAATAATAAGCGATAGTATAAAGACACGTATACAAAGTGTACAAATAGGAGGATACAAAAAATCAAGGAAATTAAAACTAAACAGAAATAAAATGTCAAGAAAATCCAATAAAATGTCAAGAAAATCCAATAAAATGTCAAGAAAATCGAAAACAAACAAATAAAAATACAATTGTTAAAAAAAAATAATATGAATATTCATTATACATAGTCAATTCATTTTCAGTAATGTTAAATAAATATCTTGTTGAATTTTTAGGAACATTTTTATTTTTATTTGTAATCATTTATACGGGAAATTTTATAGCCATTGGTTTCACTCTTGCTTTAGTCATTTATTTGGGTGGAAAAATATCTGGTGGAAATTTCAATCCAGCAGTCTCCGTCATGATGGCCGTTGCAGGAAAACTTCCTATACAGGACTTGGCTGGATATATATCAGCGCAAATTCTCGGAGGACTTGCAGCATTTGTTTTGTATTCTCAACTCGGAAAATTAAAAAAATAACAAAATAATAAAAAATAATAAAAAGCAAATTTAGTAATAATATAATATATAAAATAAAAATATTTGTATATTATATAAACACATTACTCGCGTTAAAAAAAAAACAAATGTCAAAAACACAAAAAAAACAACGTATGAGTCGAAGTCGAAGGCAACGACGATATCGACGAAAGTATTCGCATTCGCGCAAAAATCAGCGCGGTGGTTCTTTAATTATGTCACCGTCTGACTATTCAAATAAAAACAATGCACATTTTTCAGGAATCGGATTCACTGACCCAACAGGCGCACTTAAAGGGTGCACTGGGTCGACATCTAGTCCTGCTGCCTTGAGAGGAGCAGATGTTTTTACTACCATCGGCGGAATAAAAACGCCTGTTACGATGAAAGGTGGTCGCGGTCGCAGTCGCGGTCGCAGTCGCGGTCGTGGTCGCATGCAAAGAGGTGGCGGCGTTCAAAACACAAATGGATTTTCCATCGCCGGCGTTCATTTGAAACCGAGTTTGGTCGGCATTGCAAACAACTACCACACCGCGTATGACTCTTGCAAAGGATAAAGTAATAAAATAATAACATAAATATAATTACTCCTCCGTCCTAATAATAATCATAAAATGGTGCATAAATCATTTTCATAGGTAAGTTCATTGTTTTATATTTTTTACATTCACCCTCGTAACAATAATATTGTTTAATAACATCTTTTTTCATATCAAACTCTTCAACGGGTGCATATTTTTTATCATTTAACAAATACACGTATTTCTCTCCAACCGCATATGGAAAAGAATCATAATTTCCGCCAATAGACGAACAAAATTTGCGAATAGTATCGCCATCTTTGGTTGAAAAAGACATGATGCCTTTTCCGATAATTAAATACTTATCTTTTATTGTTTGTAAAAGAATTGTATTACCTTTTGCTATACCTCGTTTAAAGTGCCAATACGGGTCATTTGTTTCATTGTCACCAACAAATATTTTTTCATATTTTACACCCACTAGCTTATGTTTCAACTCTTCCTTATTCGCTGACTCGTTGAAATGATTATTGTAAATGTCTACACGCCCCCCATAGTCAAACACGACAAATGGAAATGCAGCATTATCATTAATTTCGTATATGTGTTTTGGTTTAACACCACCTTCTAATTCTTTTTTTAGTGTGTCGTTTTGAATACATTTTACAAATTTGGAAACATCAACTGAACCATAAACTTTTTTTTTATATACACATTTTGTATTATTTTGTGATGATGCGAGATTTGTTGTTGTCTTGATGGTTTTATTCTTCATAAGTTTATTCGTTTTTACCCAACGATATATACCTGTTTTATCGGGTTTTGACGCATATGTCAAACCATCATTGCCTTTTTTAGTAGAATCTTTACAATCCATTGCGGAATAAGGAGGGGAACCGCGCAATTTATATTTTTTGGTTTTTTGTTTTATACACACAGTCGTAGAAGTCATAGAATATGAATATGAATGTGAATATGAATATGAATGTGAACGAACGTGTTGAAAATATTGTAAAAAAAAACTCTGTATATATAATGTATATATAATAATTACTATTATTTATTAGAATTAGTTAAATGGGGGGCAGATATCCTTTATAGAAAACACTTACCGCTTAGTATCGGTTGCTTTCTATTTGAGTTGTGTTTTGTTACAGCAGCAACAGCAGCAGCAGTTCCCTGTGTATCATCATTATCATCGCTATCGTCATCGTCGTCGTCATCACCCATTGCTGTTGCAACCGCCACCACACCTTTCATTTTTTTTGGATTGTACACTGTGGTCCAGCATCCATTTTTTTCGTTGCTGTGATACAGTCCGCTGTCGGTCATAATTATTCTGTAATTTTGTTTTTTATAGTAACTTTTTCGTTTCTGCCACTGATTTTCAAATAAATCGTGCGCGTCGACAATGTCAATCACCACCGGCGTTGTGTGTTTCACTCTCAATATTCGCCCCACCGACTGACATACGTCTGTTTTTGGTGTCGCCATAATGAGCGTCGTAAGCGTTTTAATGTCCAATCCTTCCGACGCCATCGCATACGTGGCAATTATTATTTTCTTCGACTCGCTCGCCTTCAAATCGGCTTCCTTCATTCCGCCAAGGTAGTATCCAACTGTCGCAATTTTTCGATGTTCAATCGCTTTGAATAAGTATTGAATAAGCGACTTATTATGCGCCAAAATCATTATTTGCTGGTCTGTATTGTGTTGCAACTCTTTTACAACAACCTCCACGATGAATTCGCTTCGACGGTTATAGTTGCACAACTTTGAAATCATGGTGCTGAATTTCGGATTTCCGCGGTAATCGTACTCAACTTCGTTGAACTCATCGTCGTCAATCACATAATTAATGCCTTTTACCAAAACGCAGTGCTCCGATTCCGCCTTTTCTTTGTGAACAACATCACCCAGAAACATTTTGAATACTTTTGAAAGCCCGTCTTTGCGCTGCATGGTGCCAGAAAGTCCTAGCGTATAGGTGGTTGTCACCTTCATCATGCAGCGGCTAAACACTTCGGCCCCCATGTGATGACAATTGCTTACAACGATTCCGTCAACATATAAACTACTTTTATAAGACTTATTTACAGAATCTGAATATTTATCAACAGAAGATGCCAAAACAAAATTATGATTGCCTTCAACTTCTATATCGTATACATTTGGTGTTTTGCATCTTCCGTAACCTTTATTTTTTATTTTTTCAATTGATGTTACTGGAATCGTTCCCCAGTTTTCAAACTTGTTATTCCATGCATATTTGCTGCAATCATTTTTATCGTCATCGTCAATATCAGAGTTATTAAGTTTATATGAGAAATCATCATGTATATATTTTTTAACTATATTTATAAGCTTTTGAGAATTTTCTTTGTTCATCATCAAATAATTATACTCTTTATATTTTTTTGATGCTTTCGATGACGCACATTTGTGAATATTACAGCATATATCAAATTTAGATTTTAAAGCGTTCATTATTTTTGTTTGAGAATCATAACTAAAGGATTGAGTGTTGAAGCGTATAGAATTTACTTCGCCACTCTTATTTTTTTGAACCGATGCATCATCCATAAACCAAATTGCCAGTCCTCTTTCATCTATTTTTTGTAAAATGGCATCACATACAACATTTTCACAACTAGAAATTGTGGAACTTAAATCAAAATCCAAGTCGAATATTTTTGTTGTATAAGAATAAGCATTTTTTTTAGAAAATCCATTATTTTCAACACATGTCAAATGGTTCACGTTATCAGTTCGATTCCCATTTCCAAACATATTGGCTTTCCATTGACAGTAACTGTGTTGACGTTCACCATGAATCCATCTCAACCTATACCTTTTCAACACAGTTTGACTGATATTACCATCTCCTAAATAAGAACCATACACAATTTGCAACTGGTCTTGGTTTAATGCAGGCGCAATGATGCAATCAATATGTCTCGCATCATATTTGCATAATAATAAATCTCCGCATTTTAATTTGTTTGCTTCCACGTAACCGTTGCCAACTGTTAGTATTTTATGTTCTGGAGTGCATCGAATCACTCTTTTCGATGCCTTTATTAATAATAAATCTTCCCTCTCTTTTTTCCATGCATGCGTTAATTTTTTGTATTCAAACACATTTTTATCTCGATTATAACTCAAAATATCAGGTAGTTGTACTTCTGTTCCACCGCCGTCTTCATTGCGACGACACTTTTTCCATTTCTCATACAGTTGTCCTATTTTTAGCACTCCGTCAGATGTGTGAATACAAGTTTCATATGTAAAACACTCATCAAAAATAGTTAGCCCGAATGACTCAAATGTGCTTTGCGGGTACTCCTTCATTGACAGCGACTGCACCATTGCAATGACAATGTCCTTGTTGTCAGTGTCAATCACCTGTCCCTGAATTGTTCCAACGCGCGCACCCGGCAAAAATTGCTCGATGCGCTCTTTCCACTGATTCGACAAGAAACTCTTGTGAACAACTACCAGCGTCTTGGTTGACAGTCGCTCAATTATTTTCAACGCCATGACGGTTTTGCCTTTCCCCGGATCCACATCCAACAACCCGCCCCCTCCAGTTACTGCATTTTTTAGTGCCACATTTAAATACTTTTCTACGATTACTTGCTGGTACTCTCTCAACTCTCCATTGAATTTCAAATTTATTTCATGTCCACGAGCAATTTTACTTTCAACCTGAACTCCGGACCATTTTTCCAATCCAAAATAACGAGGAACATAAAGTTTCAAGGGCGATTCACGATATATTGGAAATGGTGTTGGTTGTATTGGCGATTTAGGAATATATGCACTCACCATTAACTCCTTTCTCAGCACGTGCTGTTCTTCTACTGTCAAGGTTTCTTTGAAAATAGAATAACCTTGATATCCCAAATATGCTTTTATTTTTGTTGTTGCCGTCATTCTCTCTTTCACTTCTTGTTGTTGTTGTTGTGTTTTTATGGTTTAGTTTTGGGAAACAATACTTGTCGACTTATCTATTATTTAAAAGTATAATATAAATTCAATTTTTGTATTATTTCAAATATTCAATCTTATCATAAATAACAAATAATAATAATATAAAAAATATATTTTTCCGTGGAATTAAAATATAATATTATGATATATACGGAAAAATTAGGTATACGAAAAAAATGGAAATGTTTAGAACATTGTCGCGTAGTGATAAACGATCAGAATTGATTCTGTTTATTCTTTTTATCATATACATTTTATTCAACATACGCACACCACACTACATTGCTTCGTATGTCGACTCTGTCGGCGGATATATTGTAGTTGTCGGTTTGTTTATTTTACTATGTAAGTCTGTTAGTGTTTGGGCTGTCGCCGCTCTTGGAGCCGTGGCAATGATCATATTTGTTCAACGCTCCCGCGTGAGCACAGGAACTGCCGGAATGAGCTTATTTTTACCAAGCGAAATGCAAAAAACAAATTATCTTTCGAATATAAATGAAATGCCTGTTACCCTCGAAGAAGAAATGGTGCACAAAATGGCACCGTTTCAAGGACACATCGCCGACGATCAGTCGTTTAAACCTGTTCTTAACGACACACACGATGCAGCGCGTGTATAAAAGTCACATTGCACGCACCGCACATCGTTACAAAATAAAGTAATTAAATGAATAAAATTAAATGAATAAAATTAAATGAATAAAATTAAATGAATAAAATTAAATGAATAAAATTAAATGAATAAAATTAAATGAATAAAATTAAATGAATAAAATTAAATGAATAAAATTAAATGAATAAAATTAAATGAATAAAATTAAATGAATAAA